TAATCATGCAAGCAAAGATTGAATCGGCTTCGATTCAGGATGCGCTCAAGACGGTTCTCCGTCTAGCGGCCCCGGCTTCCGGTAACATCACCCTCGACGTACAAGACAAAATCTATCTGCGGTCGTTCGGTGAGCTGAATCAGTGCCACGTCAAGCTGCCCGGTACGCCCAAAGGCAAGGCATCGTTTTCGATCCCTGCTACTACCCTGCAAGATGCAGTCAAGGGTCGCAAGGAAGTCAGCCTCGAGTTCAAGAATACCATGCTGAATATCACGGCTGGTTCTTACAAGGCTGACTTGGCGACCGTTGACGCCATCATGCTCGAAGCTCCGCAATCCGAAGGCAAGCCGGAGGTCGTCAAGATTTCCGGCGAGCAAGCTCAGTGGCTGAAGCAAGCTGTGACCGCAGTGAGTCTCAAGCCTAACGTTATCGTGTCGGCGTTCATGCCGTGCGGTATCAAGCTGACGAAGAAAGGCGCGTATGTCGCTTGTTTCGATTCGACCCACATGGCATTCATCAAGTCGAAGGAAATCACGGGTGACTGCGAATTCGTGCTGCCGTTGGACACGGTGCAAGCTGTGCTCGATATCTTCGCGCACTCCGACTTCACGATGGAAATCTCGACTTCGAACATCCGCGTTAAGAACAAGGTCGCTCAGGTGATCTTGGCTGTGCCGGAACTCGATCAAGGTCTGCCGAAGCTGACTCAGGTTATCTCGACCTCTGAGGAAGCGATCGCTGCGAAGGGCAAGTCGATTGAAGTACCGCGGCAAGACCTGCTTGCATTCCTCGACAACAGCCGAGCGGTTGCAATCAAGGAACGCGCTGAGATTGAATGCTCGGCGAAGGAAACGAAAGTGCAGTTCGCAATGAAGACTGCGAACGGCAATACCAAGGTCACTCTGGACTGCAAGGCTAAGGCCGTGTCGTTCAAGGTTGACTTTGAACAGTTTGACGAAGTGGTCCGCAAGTCTGGCGACGCCGTTAGCATCCGCGTGGTGAATGGTGCTTTCCTTCTTGCTCAGACTCCCAAGACGGTAATGATCGTTGGTTTGAATCAGTAGCATACACAAATGATAGTCTCACAGAATCTCGATAGCGGTTTGTTCTACACGATGGATTGCGGATACCTGTTGCCCCTTCAAGACTTGACGCAGGGGCAAGAGCTCCGCTTTGAGCCTATGGCGGCGAACTCGTCCATGCTTGAAATGGAAAAGGTGTTGATCGGTGATCAGGTGGTAGGCATGAACTTCAAGTCGGGGTTCCAGACTGTCAACAAGCATACCTACATCCTGGTAGCCAGTGCACAAGCGCAGAAGGCAGAGAACTACTCCGTACTCTTTCGTAGTGAAGACGTGGCGGTGTACAACTTCCCGAATCGCGGGTGCCTGGCCATCAGTACCAAGTTGTCTCCGATGGTACGTACCTTTGTGAAGGAGCAATGATGTGCAATGACCAAACTGAAAATTACCCGGAACCGCTAGGGCATTTCCAAGAGGGTCAGTGGTGGATCAACGAGTTGGATGCGTGGGCCAAGCAGCCCGGAACTACCGATGATCAAAAGCGCGCAGTGGCAGTCGTGCATCACATGCTGCGCAGTGCTAGAGCTTATGAACTAGCGCATCCGAAACAAGACCTGAATCATACTCTTGCTGCCCTGCACCGTGCTCTGTACGTTGACCAGCTTTCGTTGCCAGCGGAATTGCAATTGACCGAAGAGCAATACTGGAAGCTGGTCGAAGATTACAACCGAGGTGTTAAGGATGAGTGATCCTGACAACACCGACCCCGGTCCTATCGTCAGCAGGCTGTTCAACAAGCACGAGACGCTGGAAGACTTCGCAGAGGAAATCGAGCGGCTGATGCTTGAAGAGCAGAACGATCCTACGCGTACCAAGCCGTGGACGGTCAGGAGCCGTACTGAAACGGCGGACCGCACCATTACGATCCTGGAAGACCCGAACGACCCCAACATTACAATGCGCATAGAACGCATGGAGCTCTGATGGCAAGCCTAGTTGAAGTACTCAAGGCCGATCCTGAGTACAAGAAATTCCGGCGCATCTTCAAGACCATTAGTGGTCGCTTGAAGCTCGAGCGGGATCGCAAGGAAGTTACGGATATGCACTCAAGCCGTGAGATTCATTCGCTCTACGGCAAGGCGCAGTACAATCCGAACAAGCTGTACTCAGCACAAATGAATGATGCGCGTAATCGTGCGCGCATGACAAAGATTCGTCAGTCGATTGAAGAGCAGTATGATCTGCTGCATCGTGCGACCAAAGCCTTCCGGCAGTATGCGCTCGCGTACTACAAGGACGAGCTGAAGCCGTACTCGAATCAGCAGCAGCGCATGGCCGTTATCGAACGAGTCATGGTCAAGGCTTTGGACTTGGAGAGCGAGTGCGAGAACGTCATCAAGCACATCGACCGCTACATTCAAGACTTGGACCAAGCGAGCTACACGTACTCGAATACAACCAAGATTCTCGAACTCCTACTGAACAACAAGGGTAAGACCATATGAGCGACCCCATCGTAATTTGGAAAGCTGGCGAGTCCGTGTTTACTCAAGGTATGATTCTGGATCATGACGTGGTGATGCCACGCGACAAGTTTGAAGCTATCGAATCCCAGTACACCGTGATTGAAGATGGCGACAACTTCTGGAAGTGGCCAGTGCGTGACTTCCTCGGCATGCTGTCTCTGGCTGCCAAGTGCAGACTGACGGGCTTGACTGACGATGAAGCTGTAGCAGTTTTCATGCAGTTCCCTGATAGCCTCCATAAGCGGTTCGTATGGTTTCATACGCCATCCCGTAAATACGAGGCCAATAAGCACCTACTGAAATGCCAAGCTGAGATTGATGCCTACTCGGTACCAGCATAACCACACTACTGGAAGATACACAATGCCCGGCGCCTCGATTGGTCCCGGGCATTTGTCATTCGTGCAATGGAAAAAATAGTCAAGATTTACAAGCGCGAGGCATTCCTCATCAAGAGCTCGCAAATCAAGCGAGACGTGCGGGAAGACATAGAACGCAACTTCACCTTCCGGTTCTATGAGCAGAAAGCGTGCGACAAGTGCGAGTTCGTAGCCGATAGGTTCGACGAGGATACGTGCGGCAGTTGTCCTGCGTATCTCGGCGGCGCCTTGATGGCCAAGAACATCAAGATCAAAGAGAACAAGTTCATTACCACGCCGATTGGCAATCGCAAACTCCTAGTCAAGACTCTGGCAGAGCATGGGTACGAGGCCAAGTTCGTTTCCAAGCATCCGAAGAAAGAGGATACGGCGTTCAAGCGCCCCTTCAAGTTCACGGGTAAGCTGCGTGACTTCCAACCTGCAGCCGTGAGTGCGTTGATCGAAGGTCAACGCGGAGTACTGAAGGCTCGCCCACGTTCAGGCAAGACCGTTATGTCCACGGCTGCTATCTGCAAGGTCGGCAAGAAGACTTTGATCTTGGCCAGCCAGCACGATTGGTTGGTCGGCTTCTATGAAACCTTCTGCGGTTCCAAGACTCAAGACCCATTGACTACAGCGCGGGGGTCTGGCGTCACGGCGGCCGAACGTCGAAAGTACTTCAAGGAGAAGAAGCGGGCCAACGTTGGCTTCTGCAAGACCTTGGAAGACTTCAAGCGTCATGACGTATGCTTGGCTACGGTGCAGACGTTTCGCAGCGAGGGTGGCCAGAAGCTGTTGCGCAAGATTCGTGATATGTTCCACGTCCTGGTCATTGACGAAGTACACTACTCGGCCGCTCCGAACTACGCTAAGGCTATCTCCAAGCTGAACGTCAAATACTGTTGGGGTTTGTCGGGTACTCCGACTCGCAAGGACCAACGGCATTCGATCATGCACAATCTGATTGGTCCGATCTTGTTTGAGCCGAAGATCGAATCGCTCAGACCTGCAATCGCATTGGTCAAGACAGACTTCACCGATCCGCGCAAACAGGCGCAGTGGTCCAGTCTCGTAAATAAACTAGAATCCGACCCTAAGCGGTTGAAGCTGATTGCCAAGTGGGCAGTGAAGGACATTGAGAACGGCCACATGGTGCTCCTGCCATTCGCACGTATCAAGGTCATCAAGGCCGTGGTCATGGCGATCAATAAGATCGCGGGTAAGAAAGTCGCCGAGGAGTTTCACGGCAGCGTTAAGAAGGAAAAGCGTACCGAGCTGATTGAGGCGGCCCGTAAGTACAAGGTCAAGTGCTTGGTAGGCCAGGCCAAGCTGCTGTCGACCGGCATCAACATCCCCCGCGCATCGTGCATCTATGACGTGACGTTCAGTTCCAACAAAGAGAACTGCGAACAGCGCGTGGCGCGTATCCTCACTCCGTACGATGGAAAGCCCACGCCGTTGCTCCGCATCTTTATGGACAACACTGGTGTGCGGCGCGGATGTTTGCGAACAGAGTTCTGGCAGTGCATCAAGCCCAAGTTCAATCCGATATGGAAGGGCGACGATCAAGAGTTGTTCATCAACTACTTGTCGAACAAAGATAAGGACATGGAAAAATGGTAACGAAGAAGCAAGACTCCAAGGCTGCGAAGAAAGCAGTCAAGCAAGCGAAGCCCGAGAAGAAGACCGTGAAGCCTGCAGCGCCTGCGCACGTTGAGCTGCCGACCAAGATCGAAATCAAGACCAAGCACCCTCTGATCCCTGGCTACGTATTCCGGCAAGCTCCCTTCAAGTGGGACCCGATCATCTTTTCCCTTGAGTCGGAGAAGCTGAAGTCAGCGTTGATCGAACCCGCTGGTCAAGACGAATCGCTTGAGCTGTTCCTGAACAGTCCGATGGCTCCAATGCTCTACTCGGTGTCCGGTGCTCCTGATGATGCGAAAGCTTTGTACTTCGCAGCGTATCTCATGGCGCATCACATCAAGCACGTGCCGAACGCTAACCCGGTCTGGCATTCTCTGTATGGCGGCTTCAGCAATCCGCTACTCGACAAGGCGCGGGACGGAAACCTCTTGCCGTCCATGTTGATTCTCACGAATCTTACTCCGACCTCTACGGGTTCGAAGCTGGAGAAGGCACGCGATCTGCTGACGCACTTCCAAAACATTCCGCGCATCGTGGTGTCGGCGGGTATCGATCCTATCTCTTTCTTCGCCACGTCGCTGCACCTTCCGGTCAACGGCTTTGCATATTTCAGTGAAGCCCTCATCAAGTCACGAGTCGAGATTTACTAAATGAGTCGCGTCAAAGTTTCAAGTCCAAGAGTTGAGACCGCTGTACTACGTGGCATGTGCCACAAGGACTTGGCTGTCAGCGGTACTCTAGTGTCCAGCATGGATACGTCGTACTTCAGTTCTGAAATCACGACGGAGATTTTTGAGTACATTCGTGAGGCGTTCCATCAAGACGGCAAGAGCCCGCGATACAAAGTCTTGTTGGAAGACCCCAGCCTAAGCAAGGCTGCTCGGCAGTACCTGCGTGACTCCGAAGGTTCGATTGACTCGAAGAGCGATGCAAAGAAGGCCATCAAGGTCCTGAGCAAGTATCGTCAAATTCGTGAGATTGCAAACCTCGCACACTACCTGTCTGATTCTATCCAAGAGGATAAGCCGGACATGGAAGAAATGATGGACAAGGCAACGCAGATGCTGGCGACGGCACGCGCTACCAAGTCCAGCAAAGATGACTTCGTTCACTTTGGTAAGAAGTCGACTTCGAAAGAACTGGTCAATGAACTACTCTTCAGCAAGAAGTCTGAACGTGTGATTCCTTCGGGGTTCCAGACGTATGACTCAGTCTCTGGTGGGTTCTTGCGCGGGTCGCTGTTCACCATCGGCGGTACGTCGGGTGGCGGTAAGTCGCAGCTGGCATCCTCTATGGCAGTCAGCTTCTGCGAGCGTGGGTTTCGAGTAGTAGTCGTGCCTCTTGAAATGGGCAAGAGCGACATGCTGGCTCGTATGATGGCCAAGGTCTGCAAATTCGACTCGGGTCGCTTGCTTAAAGAAGACCTGCCCCTCGACATTGCAAAGAAGCTGGCAAAGAAATTCGCCAAGTGGGAAGCCAAGTGTGCCGAGAATGGCGGACGTTATACGATCTACAAGCCGCCTGGCGATCCGTACATTGAGGATATCTACGCCGCGGTAGCTCCCCTCAAAGCCGACGTTCGCGTCATCGACTATATCTCGTTGACCAAAGAGCGCCAAGGCGTTGACCAATGGAAGAAGCTCGGTCAGGATTCGCGTTACGGCAAGATTGATGCTGAAGCGAATCAATGCGTAAATATCCAGTTGTGTCAGATTAGCGAGGAAGGCAAGGTGAAGTACTCGTCGGCGATCAAGGAACACTCCAGTGATGCTTGGTTCTTCGTTGCTACCGATGAGACGAAAGAGCAGGGCATCATTCGCATCACGCAGGAAAAGTCACGTAACGGCAATGGCTTCCCGTTCACGCTGGGTATCTCTTATGAGCACTCGGACGTGTACGACTTGGAAGACTGGGACCAGAACCAACCACGCAACGCACTAGGTAACACTGAAGCTCAAGAGCAAGAGCTCAAAAACTTCAGCAATCAAGCGGACGTTTAAATGCTAGATAAACAGTTCAAGTACAAGATTCCTGACCACGACGAGAAGTCGTACCAGCTGTCATTGAGTCGCTGTTCCAACTGGAGCAGTGGCAAGGAGCGTACTCTGATCGTATTGCAGACCGTGCCGACTGAGAGTCTGTCGAGCGGTGTGCTGATGAGCAAAGGCTTGGTGGCGAACACCATCAAGAACTGCATCAACTTCTCGAAGGAGAATGCCAAGAAGCATTACGGTGTCAGCTTCAACAGCACGTATGCGGTCGTTAACTTCAACAATCGCAAGCACATGCACCTCAAAGGCCAAGGCCGTCAGGATGCAGAGGTTGAGTTCGGCAAGCGGCTGAAGAGCATCATCAAAGACTTGAAGCCGACGCGCATCTTGGTGTCTGGTGATATCGCAGCCGAGCAACTCCTTGCTATTGAAAACCTGGAGTTCAAGCGCGGCTGGATTCACGACTACAAGGGCATGACTGTCGTCAATACGCTGGACTTGGATCAGCTGCTGGCGAAGGGCGGTGCTCTTGCAAACCTGCTGGGCTATTGGACGCGTCACCTTACCAATCTGATGATCGGTAAGAACCCGTTCGATCTGTCGAAGCTCAAGGCTACGGCAATCTATGTAGACACGATTGAGAAGTTTGACCGCATGATGGTTCGGTTGAAGAAGGCATCCGAGATTGCCATCGACACTGAAACCAAGAACCTGTCAGTCCTGCATAACAAAATCTATACGATCCAGTTTGCGACTGATATCAATCCCGACGAGGGATTCGTGCTGCCGCTATGGCATCCGAAGACTCCCTGGTCGAAAGAAGACCTCAAGTACATTCGCAAGACGCTGCGAGCATTCCTGTTGAACAAGCATCCGAATGATGCCATGTTTGTGTACTTCAATGGGATGTTTGACTTGCGCATCATGCGTCAGCAGTTCAAGATTCCGATTCTGCGTCAGCGCACTTGGGAAATCACAGCGGGCGAACACTTGCTCGATGAGAACACCAAGGACTTGAAGAACTGCGGCAAGAAGACGAAGATGAAAGGCTCGGGTTGCGGCCCTGGCGGTTTGCTGCACACCTATGCACGGTATGGCAACGACCACTACTTGACTGCGGACTTCTCGAAAGAGGAGCGCACGACCACGGGTAACATTGAACCGTCCGACAAGAACTTCCTGCTGTACGCGGCAACTGACGTTGTGGCATTGCTCGGCATTCGCAAGATGCAGCTCAAGGCAGCGGCCACATACGAAATCGAGGGGAAGTCCTACAGGCCGTACTACGAGAAGCACGTCATTCACATGATGGGCTCGACGGCTCACCAGCTGTCGCACCTGATGAATGACGGCTCGTACGTTGACACCAAGTACTTGAAGAAGTTGATCGGCAAGGCCTCGCCTCTGCTCAACGAAATCAACAAGGTGCTGGAGAAGATGCGCACGGTGCCGGCCTTCGTCGATGCCAACGCTCGCATTCTCGCAGCCAATGGCATCAAGGCCAAGTCGCTGTTCGGCGGTCCTGCTCAGTGGGCGTTCGCTCCGTCGAAGACTGCGCATCTGCGCGTCCTATTCTTTGACGTGCTGGGGTTGGAATCTGTCGCAGAAACGAAGAGTGGTGCCCCTTCGACCGGCAAGGAATTCCTGAAGCACTACAAGTCTATTCCTGAAGTCGCGCTGTTCGCTGAATGGCAGAAGATGCAGAAGCTGCTTTCGACCTACGTGAAGGGCTGGGCTCGTCGCATGGGTAAGGACGAAGACTCATTGACCGATGACTTCATCCGCGCAGGCTATTCGTTCTTCGGCGTGAACACTGGTCGCTTGAACTCGCGTGATCCGAACTTCCAACAGATTCCGTCGCACGGCGATCTGGCGAAGATCATCAAGCGTCTGTTTATTGCGCCCAAGGGTCGACTCCTCATCCGTTATGACTATTCGGCACACGAAGTACGTGGCTGGTCGATCATTGCGAAGGACGAGGTACTGGCCAACGCATTCAGGGCAGGTCAGAAGCTGCGTCAGCAATGGATTCAAAGTCCGACTGACGAAGTGAAGAAGGAACTGAAGCAGAAGGGTGACATTCACATTCAGAACGTGTATCGATTCTGGAAGAAGTGGGTGGGCAAGGACGACCCGATGCGTCAAGCCGTTAAGGCTGTGGTGTTCGGCGTGCTGTACGGCAAGTCGGCAAAGAGCCTGGGTGTTGATATCGGCGCAGACGAGAAGGAAGCGCAAGCGATCATTGACAAGATGTTCTCTGAGTTCAAGATGGGTGCTCAGTGGACAAAGAAGATGAAGTCGTTGGCTGAGAACAAGTACTATGTGTACTCGATCATCGGCCGTCGTCGTAATCTCTACGCAGGTCTGACTGGTGAGAAGGGAATCATTAGCCAGCAGATTCGTCGCGGGTCTAACGCTCCGATCCAAGGCTTCGCATCTGAAATCGGCATGAAGGCAGGCCGCATCATCACCGAGTACTACTATGATGACGTGCAAGCGCTGATGCAGAAGTTCGACCCTGACCTTGAGTACGAAGACATGGTGCTGCAAGCTAACCGCACGGTGCACGATGCGAACTACTACTCGGTGCCGTACTCGATGGTGATTCCATTTATCCACATGCTGCAGCACGGTGCGACGTACGGCGTGGCGCGACGCATGGAGAAGGAGTTCGACTTCAAGTTCACGGTCGAGCCTGAAATCGAAATCGAAATCGGCGGACGTGACGACAAGACCTACAAGTGGGACTGGTCGTTGCCGAACCTGATTGAGTGCATCGAGAAGGCAGTGCATGACACGCACGACCTAGGTCAGCTTGATGGTACGCCGGCCGAGGTGATGGCGAAAATCATGGCTCCGTATCAAGACTCGAAAACTCGTAAATACCTGCAAGAGAAATATCCCCTGCTTGGTATCACGAAGCTTGAGCCGCAAATCAAATCGGCAGTACCTGACTATCTCAAGCAGTTGGGTACGAAGGTAGATAAGATTTCGGCGCAGGTCGATGACTTGATTAAGCTCAACAAGAAAGCCAAGGACGGAATCTTGAAAGAGAAGGTCGATGGTAAGAAGGTTGAGCGAGACGTTGGCAAGGAACTGAAGCAGGCTGAAGCTAGTCATGCAGCAGCTCTTGACGATCATCGCAGGTTCAAAGCGTTGCAAAAGGAAATGGCATAAGCCATTCCTCACTAGCGGGACTGCCTAAGCGGTGGTCCCGCTTTTACCCATTGAGGTGTTCATGTTTGGCACAATCACCCTGGCGTCGAATGGCGGCCTGGAAGTTCTACCCATCTTTAAAAACCATCTGAGTGGCACACATAATCCGGGCCGTCAGAATGGAACCTGGGTCCTTGAAACTTATGACGAGTCGGCAGAGGTCTACCTACCGCAACGTGATAAGCACGTAACGATCTGGTGCAACGATCCCGAGCACTACTTCTGGACTGAGTACTTGCAGTCCCAAGAAGCGACGAAAGATACGCAACGCGCAAAGCTACAGAAGGTAGCGCGCAACTTGCCTGGAAACATCAACTACGCTGTACTCAATACCGAAGGCGACCATGGGTCTATCTCGCTGTTGACTCCTGAGTACAATGGCGCCGCAATCGCCGTTTCGGTCGTCATCAGTCAGCGCTCAGCTCAGTTGCTGTGGTCGATCAGTGAAGACGAAGACTTGATCGAAAAGCTGCGCGCAAGCGATCCACGCATGTACTCGATCTACAGGTTCCCCGAAGTCCGCGGCGCCATGTTCATCAACACTCTGGCCGTGTGCTCGAAGTGGTGGAAGTGGATGCAGACCTTTGAAGGTAATACGTTGAAGTGCTGCAATGCACTCGAGGTCATGCTGTGTAAGGAACGTTGATATGTCGGACTATCTAGACCGGCAAGACAAGCTGGCATTCGTTCTCGACCAGATGCGTCAGTACTCAGGTGAAGCCAAGCGCCTGTCTGGCTCTACGATGATTCTCTGTCCGTTCCATGCGGACGCCACGCCGAGCTGTCGTATCTTTCACGGCTCTGATACGAAGTACCCTGGAGCATTCAAATGCTATGGATGCCCCGAAGGTGGCGGCTGGAACAAGATCGCCGAGCACATCGGACTGCAGCCGTACAAGCCTGGCAAGCCTACGACGAAATATGCGTTGGGCATCAATCTCGCGCTAGAGGATGATGAGCCGATTGACGATGCGTACTTCACGACTGAGCTGCCGAAGGGTAAGAAGTGGCGGTCGATCCCCACTAACTTCCTACGCAAAGTCGGGTGCAAGTTCTATCACTCCGAGAAGTACAACACCAAGTACCTGTTCATGCCAGTCATCGTGAATGGCGAAATGAAAGGCTTTGTGCGCGGGCGTCTCCGCAAGGAAGAAGGCAAGCCGTCGTATCTGAACTCTAAGACTGCATGGACTGCGACCTACGGGTTCTTTCCGTTTGACTTCGCAATCAAACGCGCAAAGAAGTACAAGCGCATCGTCTTGGTCGAGGGGCAACGCGATGCTCTGCGGCTTCTCATGATGGGCATTCCGGCCGTGGCTATTCTCGGGTCGCAGTCGTGGACAGAGTACAAGGCGCAGCTGCTCGAGCTCTATGGCATTGAAGAATGTGTGCTGCTATTCGACGGCGATCCTGCAGGCATCAAAGCAACGAAGACCGCACTAACGTTTCTGAAGCCGCACTACAAGTGCACGGTCATCAAGCTGTGGAAGCTCGAAGGTTCTCCGTATCACGAGTACAAGCAAATCAAGTCGAAGAAAAAGCGCAAGGCTTTCAAGAGCAAGCTTTGGGACCCGGGCAATTGCCCTGAATGGATTTTAGATCGAATCAAGGAGAAGTACTTTGCTAGCTCTGCTTAAGACAGGCTGGTCCGCATTCAAAGGATTCTTGCCCAACCCGTGGCTCATCGTCGTGGTGTTCATCGCTTTGTGCACCGTGGGTCTCTACGGCTACCATTCTGGCTCTACCGCAATGGAAACTGCGAAGAATCTGGAAATCCAGAAAATCGTAAATAGCAGGAACATGGAGCGTGGCGATTGGAATACGCGACTGGCCAATCTGGAAATCAAAACGTTTGACCAGTCTCTGTATTTCAAGAACCTGCAAATCACAAGCGCGGTCGAACGCGAGCGTATCGTTACCGAGTATGTGACGAAGTGGAAGACTCAGCCGGCCAATCAAGACTGCGGTCTGCCAGCTGATGCGATCAGCGTGCTTAACTCTCTGCAAGAGGTTCGCAAATGATGCGCCTACGCTTCGCACTGTTGTCTCTCGTTCTCGTGAACATTGTTCTTTTGGCCGGATGCGCACCCACTCCGCAAAAGCCTGACCAGTCGTTGATCCCAACCAACGAAGTCCGAGTCAGTCCCGATGCTCTTTTGCAATGTCGTAAATACGAGAAGTTAGAAGTGAGGAAATATACGCCGCCCGAAGTGGTGGAGATAATTTCCGGTCTCTACAATCTGATTGACGAGTGCTCAGATAAACAAAAAATCCTGTCTGAGTTCGTCAACGGTTTGAATTTGAAAAACGTAAATACCCAGTAGCCAGATTCCCTTCCCAACTCTAGTCTGGTACAGACAATAGGAGAAAGAAATGTCCGAAGCCCAAGTTAACGCCGCCTTTGATGATCTGACCGCCGGTGCCGTTTGGCAACGTGAGAAGAAAGGCAAGATCATTCAAGTGACGGTGTTGGGTGTCACCAACCTGCATCTGAAAGACGAGCAAGCGGAAAAGAATCCGCCGCAAGTCGTGTTCATCGACTCGAAGACTCGTATGTGCACCATGAACGTCGATCAGTTCCTGAAGGGTCGTGTGTTCTACAACGTCAACCCGATCGTTGAAAACAACCTCGAGTATCTGCTGATCGACCGCGGCATCGCCGACGAAGAAGCCGATTCCGAAGAAGACGAAGTTCAAGAACTCGAAGGTGATACTGGTGACGAGCTGCCTGACCTCGACCTGGGTGAAGACGCTGAAAGCGAAGAGCTGACCGACGGTTCGGTTAACGAAGAGCTGGACGAAGACCCCGTGCCGGTACAGTTCTTCAGCTCCAGCAATTCCAGCAAGCCCGCTATCGACGGCAGCGTTTTGGCCGCAGCTGTGATTTCCTACACGCAGCGCCCGAGCCCCGCGACCAATGAAATCGTGCATGAGTTCCTGGTCGATGCCGCGCAACTGAATGCCGAACAGCTCACGCAGTGCTTCAGCACCGCAGCTGCCAACGGTGGTCCGATCTACGGTGCCTTCATTCTCGGCGATGCGATGTATCAGTGGGAGCGTTTCCTCGGCGTGTATCCGATGTACAGCGGCGCCGATCTGTTGCTGACCGTCGTCCTGGGTAGCGAAACGAGCTTCAACATTACCGAAGTCCCGGCCGCTCCTGCAGTTCAAGTCCAGCCGGCTCCGGTCGCTGTCGAAGCTCCGGTGCAGCAAGCCCAGCAAGCTCCGGCTGAGCCCGAAGCTGAAATCCAAGTTGCTCAGTCGCCCAGCGCCGCTGCGGTAGCCGCGCAAATCGTTCAGTAATCTTTCGAGGGGCAGGCATTAACGTGTCTGCCCCTTTACTCATATGCAAATCAAAACTTCCGATTACGTACTGGTTAAGCAGGCTAACGGCAAGCCGTTCCTGTTGAAGGCCGAGAAGGTAACGAGCGAAACGGTGACGGGTGTGGTGGTCAAGAACTGTCACATTCCCGGAAAGAAGCAAGTGCTGGACGTGCCGCGCAGTGACTGCTTTGCCAACATGGGTGACGAACCTGAGCCAGGCAAAGCCTACGGCGTAGACCTCGAAGTCTATCGTGGTCGCAAGGATCATCACGAGTTTGGTATTCAGAACTTCTTCTACAAGCCGAAGAAGGATGTTACCAAGCAGTACCTCAAGATGTTGGACGTTGCCAGCAAGAAGCTGAAGGCCGCAGGCTTCGGCAAGATGCTGAACGACGAAATCATTTGGGAACTGTACAAGCACAAGGGTCAGAAGTGGGCAGGCTTCTACTACCCACGCAAGGGCGACACGATCCCGCCGCGCATCAAGCTGTACTTGGAAATCAACGGCGGTGTCGCCAAAGACTACATCGGTTACGTCTACCACGAGTTCGGGCATCACCTGCACAGCGCGTACCTGATGGAAAACACCAAGATGGACGCCAGGTGGATTCAGCTGTTCAATACGTCAGTCAAGGTCGTGAACATCAACAAGTCGCTGTGCGAGCAACTGCTGCAGGCTCTGCTTGATGGCGAAACTCGACCGTCCAAGTTCAAAGGCGACATTGAAGACGACGAGCTGAAGCTCGCGTATCAGTGGGTGCTGCGTACGATCCAGCAGAATCACGCAATTTCAGTACGCGAGCTCGACCGGTTGTTTGAAGCAGACTTCAAGTCCGATATCGAAGCGCTGTGGCCGAAGCATCACATCCGCAAGAAAGACTTGGAGCCCATCGTCTCCGACTACGCAACGACGAATTACCGAGAGCTGTTTGCCGAGAGCTTCCGCATGTATATGGAAGGCATCAAGCTCCCGAAGAATGTTCATTCGCTGCTCGAGAAGACGCTCACCTACATCAAGAATCTGTAGCATGGCAGAAAACATCCTAGAGTATCTCTTTCAGACCAACATTGATGGCTTGCAGGAATCAGCGGGCTTTACGCTGAGGCAACAGGATGCTGATCTGTTGCGTCAGTTTTTCTTTATGGGCGCTTATAACGCAATCATGCTGCAGCGTACAGGGCTCAAAGGTCTGAACGCGGCAAAGCCCGACGAAGTAGCGTGCTACACGCAGAACCAAATGCTCGGTGAAATCTTTGACGTGATAGGTACTGAGGAAGGCATGGATGATGAGTACGAAGACGAAGAGCAAGACTCCGACGAAGACGACGAAGAGCAAGAAGCCATTCCGCCAAACCGGAACCTACACTAAGATCAAGCAGTCGTATCCGGCTACGTCGATCTGCAAGCGGTTGAAGTTCGGCGAGACTTCGATCAAAGGTATCAGGCCTGACGGGTCTGTTATCAAGATCAAGCTCAAGGACTTCATCATGGCTAAGCGCTCAGAGGACGGCGGCACTATCATGGTGACGTATACGGTACGCTCGGATCAAGGCATGTATCTCGAGTTCGTTAAGCACATGAACGACGATATCAGCCAATACCGCCAGGGTACGACCTTGGTCTACATATCACGCAAGAGGGTAAAAGAATGATTGTCAAACTTTTGGAACTGCTGCATATCTCGCACGAAGAATTTCTGCAGCGCTCGTGTTATACCGAAGCCGAGTTCAACAGCTGGGGTGAAATCAACGTGCCTCGCCAGGCGTATGTCATCGCAAATCTGATTGCTGCAAATCGCAACCTACAGCAAGCACAACGTACGGTGATTCATATCGCAGCCGGCGACGAGAACTGGACGCCTTCGAGTGAAGAGCAGCAACAGTTGGCACGTGACTTCTTCAAGGCGATGAACGAGGGTACCCCCTTCACCACGCGTAACGGAGTCAAGGTCACGCCTGTGCAAGTCGGCGTCGTGAACAATCTGATTGTCGAACCGCGTGGTGATGAAGACACGCAATACGGCAGTGAAGCAGAGCGCGCCATGGGTGGCACGGCGGGTGCCGGAACAGTCATCACTGCGGGCGACGAAACCTGGCAGCCAACGCAAGAGCAGCTCGAGCAACTCGTGAAAGAGTTCAAGGAAGCCGAGTACGATCCCAACGGCGGCTGGGTCCGTAAGCCGTACACTGTCATCAGCGACAAGAGCAACAACCCATGAAGCAATACCTTGACACCGTAGAATTCGTCATTGCCAACGGAGTACGGCAGTCTAACCGTACCGGCATCGACACCATTGCATTCCCTGGCGCTTCCATGCGCTTCGATCTGCGCGATGGGTTTCCTGCAGTCACGACCAAGAAGCTAGCCTTCAAGTCCGTCATCGGCGAAGGCATTGGGTTCTTGCGTGGCGTTGAGTCAGCCAAGGACTTCCGAGACCTCGGCTGCCAAGTCTGGAATCAGAACGCCAACGAGAATCAGCAGTGGTTGGACAATCCGTACCGCAAGGGTGAAGATGACCTCGGCCCGGTCTACGGTTCGCAGTGGCGTCGCTGGAAAGGCACGAAGAAAATCTCGCGCTTTGACAAGAAAGCGAGTCGAGCGGCTATGGACTCGGGTTGGGAAATGGCTGGCGCCGATATCGCGGCTGAGGACGATCACCACTACTTCTTCTACGAGAAGGAAATCGACCAACTGCAGATGTGCTTGGACAAGCTGCGCAACAACCCGACCGATCGCCGCATTCTGTTCCACGGCTGGAACCCCGCGGTACTCGATCAAGTCGCACTCCCGGCATGCCATCTGCTGTATCAGTTTCTGCCGAACGTCGCACAGCGTGAGTTGTCCATGACTTGCTATATTCGTAGCAACGACTTGTTCCTCGGTGCACCGTTCAACATTGCAGAAGCTGCCTGGCTCCTGTCGTTGTTTGCTCGACTGTCTGGATTCACTCCGCGTTACTTGCAAATCTTTATCGGTGACGCACACGTATACGTCAACCACCTCGACGCATTCAAGCTTCAGCGCTCGCGTGAAGTCTACGCATCGCCGAAGCTGCAAATCTCTGATGAAGTTCCGACGCATACGCATCCGGCTGCTGAGAGCATTGACGAAGTAGCCAACCTCATTCGCCCCGAGCATTTCACTCTGGTCGACTATCTCCATCACGATCCCATCAAAGCCGACATGGCTGTTTAACTGAGAGCACTAATGCAACCCTTTCACGACTTCGTACTCATCAAGATCATCGACACCACGACCAAGAGCGCAGGCGGTCTGTACATCGCTCAGCAATCCCGTTCGCCGTACAAGCGCGGTGAAGTGGTCAATCTCGGCCCGGGTGCTGTGAACTTCAACGGCGTCACCATTCCCATGCAGTCGCAGATTGGCGACGAAGTGGTTTTCAGCTCGGACGTTGAAACCTTTACCGAGAACGGCGAAGAGTACACGCTCATCAAAGACGCCTTCATCCTGGCCAAGGTGTAAGTCATGATTGTCGGCCTCGACTTTGACGAAACCTATACCCGCGATCCTGAAACCTGGGATAAGGTGATTGCGGTTCTCCGCGCAGCACGCCACACGGTCTACTGCGTGACCATGCGTTACCCAGGCCTGGAAGAGTCGCTCGAAGTATCGTCGCAGCTCAACGGCAAGGTCGACGCGTGCTTCTTCACCGGCCGCAAAGGCAAGCGCGACTTCATGTATGCACAAGGCATCAACGTGCATGTGTGGATCGACGATATGCCCGACGCCATCATCATGGACTTTCACCCGCACAAGGTGAGCGAATCTGAAGGCCAAGGCCTGTGGGTTCCGGGTAGCTCTGCAACGTAATAGCGCAATATCGTAAATACAGGGATGTGGACTAGCTCCACGTCCCTACTCACTTTTAAGGATTATCATGGTCTGGCAATCTACCAAAACGTACGGTCATGAAGTTGGACTGAGCTGCGCATTCCGACAATGGCGCGCTCACTCGCATTGCCGTTTCGTTCATGGGTACGCACTGGCATTCAAGTTCGTCTTCGAGACTGAAGAGCTGGACAGCACGAACTGGGCAGTGGACTTCGGCGGCCTCAAGTCGTTGAAGCAAATGCTGCAAGACACGTTTGACCACAAGACTGTTGTTGCCGAAGACGATCCCGAACTCGAATGGTTCAAGGAAGCAGAGAAGCGTGGCATCCTCGAACTGGTGGTACTGCCGCATGGTGGCTGCGAGAAGTTTGCAGAGTTCACGTATGAAGCCGCTGAGCAGTGGCTCAAGGATGCGGGCTTCAGTCCTCGTTGCCGACTGGTCTCTGTTGAAGTCTCCGAGCACGGCGCCAACTCCGCAATCTTCAAGCGTTAATTATGAAACCAATCATTCTTCTGTACGGTGGTGGCATCGACTCGACTACGCTACTGGCGCACCTGTCTAAGCACCGTCGAGTATATGCAATGTTCTTTGCCTACGGTCAGAAGGCCGAAGCGTTGGAGCGCGAAGCCTGCAAGTATTTCTGCGAACGCTACCACGCTGAGTTCGTTGAAGTCAAGCTGCCCATTTCGGAACTCGCGGACTCCGCGATCCTGAACGGCGGTGCTCTGGCTGACAATCCCGCTATCAACATTGTTGATGGTCGCAACCTGACGTTCATTACCTTGGCTTCGATGTTCGCGGCCAAGGTAGACGTGACTGAGATTGCTGTAGGCTTCCATGTTGAGCCGGTAGCGCGCCCCTTCCCGGATGCGAGCCCCGAGTTCCTGGATGCAGTTAACACGATGCTGCCGCAAGCCTTCGTACACAAAGCTCAAGTCGTTGCTCCTTTCAAGGACATGACCCGCGCTGAAATCTTCCGATACGCGGATTCGATGGACTCAGAAATTCTGGCCCAAGCACATACGTGCTATGAAGACGTACCCGGTGGTTGCGGCAAGTGCAGCCACTGCCTAATCAAAGCAGAACTAACGGAGTAATCCATGTGTGGCATCATCCTCGCAGCCGGTCCCAAGTATCTGTCCGGCGGATACATGAGCACTCAACTGAGCCATCGTGGTCCTGACGCAGACACCGCAGGCGTGAACGGCAACGTATTCATTGCGCATCGTCGCTTGGCTATCGTTGACACTACATCGCTGAATGCTCAACAGCCACGATTTAAAGCGCAGCAGTACGCTTGCGTTTTCAACGGCGAGCTTTTCAACTACAAGAAACTGACGTGTGGTTCCGAGATTGAGCTGATTTCGGAACTGCTGTATGCTGGGCACGATCTGAGTCAGATACTCAATGGCTACTACGCCGTCGCCATGCACGATATCTCCCGCAATCGCATCACCCTGGCTCGCGATATCTTTGGCGTCATGCCTTTGTTCTATGCGAAGTACGAGGGTTCCTTCTTTGTCGCGTCTGAGCGCAAGGCAATGTATGCGCTGGTTCCCGAAGACAAGATCAAGCCGGTGCCTGCTAACACTCGCATCGACTACTGCTTGAAGACTCGAAAGCTCACGTTCACCAAGTACACGCAGCCTTGGACGTTCAATCTGCCGGGCGTCATCTACGGCCCGTACGAAAGCCACACGGCTCAAGTCTTTCTCAATGCAGTGCGCGAAGTTGCACAGCATAGCGATAACGGATTCTCGGTTGCTCTATCCGGCGGCCTGGATTCGTCGTTGGTTCTGGCAGCGTGCCGTGGCTTGGGTCTGACGCCCACCGCGATTCTCACGACGTACATTGCAGAGACCGAAACCGAAGAAATGCGCAGCGCCAAGGCTCTGGTCAAGCACTTCAAGTGGGAGCATCTGCATAAGCTCATCAAACTCGAAGAGCCCGACTACGACCTGCGACACTGGATCGAAACGCCGCCGAATCCGATTCGTGATTTTGCGTATCGTCGTCATGCTGCAGTTGCCAAGCACAGTCCGAGCAAAGTGATCCTGTGCGGTGAAGGTGCTGATGAGCTAGGCCTCGGCTATCCTCTAAATGGCGAGTTCAATACCCCGCTCGCACGATACATGAAGAAGGTTTCGCTGTTGAAGTCTCAAGCTACAATGACGCTCGATCGCGTTAACACGGCTGGTATGCAGTACTCGAAAGAATATCGCGTGCCGTTCCTACATATCCCATTTGTGCAGCACGCGTTGACTGTCGACCAAGTCGGCAAGACGCACTTCCGCAAGATGGCAACGTATCTTGGGATTCCTGACGGCATCCTACCGAATAACAAATACTCCGATGAAGAACGCATCGGTCGAGCCCAATGAAAAACAAGAAACAAGTAGCGACTGTCGAGCATGTTGGCTACGACTTGATGCCCGCCGCTGTAGACTTCTTTGATACTTTTGAGAGTGTCGGAGTCAAGTACGGCAACAACAAGCAGAGCAAGTGGTGGACTCGCGATCTGCGCGATGGTGTCCATGTCTTCTATCTGCCGGATCGTACGCTCTACCGTGGACGTGCCGGAGCGACTCAGTCGTGCATTGCCAGTGTTGAAGTCGATGAGTTCCTTGAGTACTCGTTGCTGAGCAATCCCGAGCTGTACTCTAGCTGGGGCCTGCGCTACGCAATGATTAGCCCGCCACATATGGGGTTCAAGCCGGCTCCGGTACGCAATCCGCATATCCGTTTGTTCGCGGACTCGGGTGGCTTCCAGATTCGCCAAGGCGTCACCGACTTCATTGATCCCAATACTCTGGTCGACTTCTACAACAAGACGACTGACATTGGTATCGGCCTTGACGTTCCTATGCACCCGTTGCTGTATCCGAAGATGCTGCAGCGCATGGCGCATGTTACCTGCATGAACGGCGAGTACATCAAGAAGCAACTGAACCCTGGCGTCATGCTGTACGATCTGAACCACGGCATGGACTTGGTCGACCGCAAGGCTTTCCTCGACGTGACCGAAAAGTACGAGCCGCTCGATGGTATCTCGCTGGCTGGTACGTCGAGCAATGCGCGTGGTGAGTACGGCGTGTCTGCGCACATCGTTAACGGCGTGGTTGGTATCGCATATGTCCTGGCTCGTTCTGCCAAGCGTTATCGCACGGCTCACATCCTGGGCACCACGACTCCGTTCTATATGTTCGTGTTCAACGTCATGACTCGCGGCAAGTTCTTTCCGCATATCACATCTGATAGTTCGACGTACGCGCAAGCGGCAATCATGAATACGCACTTGATGGGCATCCCCGGCATCAACATGCTGCGACGGAATCCGATGCCGAAGACTGATCTGTCGACTCTGCCATGCAGCTGCCCTATCTGCCACATGACGAAGTACACGCAGTCGTACGTAATCAACAATCGGTCAAACATGATTCACAGCATCTGGTACTACGTTCAGATGATGCGCTACACGGAGCACTTGGCTGACGAGTTCCTGGCAGGCCGTACCAAGGACTTGGAAATCCTGAAGGTGCTCGGACCCTCGACGTTTAGCCCTGTCCACATGAAGGGTACGATGCGATTCCTACGCGACCTGATCGAGCACGGCTACAACAAGGCTTATGCGAACAGCAAGGACTTCATTCACTCGATGCTGGGTAAGAAGACCACGACCAATCTCTTTGGTGGCGAGCGTTCGGCTGGAGTCTTACACGGTGATGCCGAACGTACGGACCGCATTCTCACCAGCTACGAAACGTACCATAAGAAGACCGGAGTGAAGAAGCGCAAATGAAAGTAGAAATCAAAACGTTTGAAAACGTGTGGGGCTGCGCTGTATTCAACGCCGAGCTGCATCGGAAGATGAAGCATCATCATTTGGTGGTCGGCGTCGATACGCTATTCAGTTCCAAATACAAGCCGGTCAAAGGCAAGACCACAATCGTCATCGACAACTTTGCACGTCTGCGCAGTAGCGGCGTTCCTATCATCGGGTACGAAAAGTCTCCGACGCAGACCTGGGTGAAAGTTAAAGCTAGCTGGAAGAAGCCGAAGCCCAACAAGCCCGAGATTAAGAAGCCGGTGTATCTGGCAGGCGAACTCAAGGTGCTGCTCCCTACGGTTCCGCTGATGCTCGAGTATCAAGCCGCCGTGACCTTGGAGCAGATGGAAGCTCTGGCCGAGAAGTACAGAGCTGAAATCGACAAGCCTAAGAAAGGCTCACACAAGTGGTTGCGTCGTTCGGTCAACAGCACGCTCAAGGTCCTGGCGCCTGAGAAGTATGACCCCAAGTTTAAAGAGAAGGCCGCAGCTGCTCCTAAGTCCAAGCTTGGTGCCAAGGCGAAGAAAGCGAAAGACGTAAATACAGAAGTCGCTAAGAGGAAGGGCAAGAAATGAAAGACGTGATTGTCATTCAAAACGTCGACCGAGTAATTCGACCTAAGGACTATGAAACCCTCGGCGAGAAGATTCGAGTAACGTCGATCTTCCGTACGATTCAAGGCGAAGGTCCGTATACCGGATATCCTTCGGTCTTCGTTCGACTGTCGGGCTGCAACTTCGGTAACAAGGCAGAGGACTCCGCGTGCCGTTGGTGTGATACAGCCTTCCAGTTCGATCAAGGCTATGATTACACGGCAGAAGAACTCCTGGCTGCAGTGCAGAATCAGCCTGACTTCCACGCCTCTGACGTTGTAGTCATCACTGGTGGTGAGCCGACGCTGCAACACAATCTGCTGAAGTTCATGAAGCTGTGCCATGAGAACGACCTGTCTATGCAGATTGAGACCAACGGCACACAGCCCTCGTTCTACCAGCAGATAGAAGAGCTTGATGAAGAAGGAACCCTGCCTTATACTTTTGTAGCGAAGGGTACAGGTGTCTTGCACGTCGTGAGTCCCAAAGCGATTTACAAGGCCGGCAAGATTCCGCAACCTAGTCAGCATGTCCTGAAGGCTACCGCGTGTCTCAAGTTCGTCGTGTCATCTGATCCTGAGAGCCCGCATCACGAAGTGCCCGAGTGGTCGCGTAGTGCCCGCAACAAGTTCCGAAGCATACCCGTGTATGTTTCGCCCATGGCCGTTTACAAGCGAGCGTACGCTGGTGAAGTCTCATCCATTTGGGACCGAGACCTCATCGACCAAGAGCGCACGGCAGCTAACTACGCGTATGCTGCACAGTACGCGATGGCTAATGGTTTCCTGCTATCACTCCAAACTCACTTGTTCACGTCGATACCATGAACAACCCCAATCCCTCCGTTGACGATATATTGTACCTTCTTCGTCGTGGCATCAACGGCGAGGTTGCCGTCACTTACAAAGACTACCCCTTATTCAAGGGACCGAGCCAGTTCATAACGTACTTCGGTAACTGCACTGTCGTGTTTTTCGATGACGGCGGCGGATGCCTGAAGTATGTAGAGAGCGCAAGCGACGCGCACGGCAACGTCGCTGTGTACTCCGATTGGCACAACGCTTGGCTCGAAGCTAACAAAGACGAAGAAGACGATTGGTTCCGCGATCCCATCGAACTGCTGAGCGACGCTGAATACATTGAACTGCTGGACGTGCTCCAGCGCGCAACAAAGAAGGACTGAACATGACTTACACTACCGATCACAAGACTGGCCTCGACGTTCGAGCACATCTGATTGAGCAAGGCGTAGAGACGCCGTTCACTCCGAAGAAGATTGACCAGACGCGCTTGCAAGTTCTGTTTGCAGAGCTGCACCGCGAGGTCGGTCTCGACTTGGCAGACGATTCGATCGCTGAGACTCCGCGCCGCCTGGCCAAGCTGTACTCCACGCAAGAGTACTTCCGCGGTCTCGACTACGCGAACTTCCCGAAGGCCACGGTCGTGGACAACAAGATGGGCTACGACGAAATGGTGGTTGAGCGCAACATCATCGTCAACAGCCTTTGTGAGCATCACTGGCTGCCCATCATTGGCGGCGCTTTCGTCGCGTACATTCCCGAGAAGAAAGTCATCGGTCTGTCGAAGCTCAATCGCCTCGTTGACTTCTTCTGCCGACGCCCGCAGATTCAAGAGCGCCTGGTAGAGCAAATCTATCACGCTCTGTCGTTCCTGCTGGAGACTAAGAACGTCGCAGTCGTGATTGAAGCAGAGCATATGTGCGTCAAGACGCGTGGCGTTGAAGATGCGTGCTCTGACACCGTGACTTCGAAGCTCGGCGGCAAGTTCCGCGATCCCGCTCTGCGTGCTGAGTTCCTTACTCTTGCCAAAGGACTGCGTGGATGAAACGCCGCGACGATTTAGATAAAGTAATCAAGACTCTTTGCGATGGAAACCGGAGATTCAGTTTCGCGTTCACTCGCAACGTTGCGCAGATTCGCGCAGGTCTTGATCTTGCAGAGGACAAGCGCCCACGCCCGGTAACGGATGAAGAGCTGCTTAACTCGGTGCTTGAGCTATCACTCGAAGCCTCTGCCTATCTCGCCGCACAAGGCTTCGTCTATTACGAAGGACACAACAGTGACTGATGAAATGCGGGGCACGTTGCTCCTGTGGGTATCCAATCGTGGCCGGGTGAAACAGCCAGTGCCTAAACCAGTCGTCTCGGAAGCCCTGTGGCGCCTAGCTTTCAGCGGACAAAATTTAATAGTCCAAGGAGGTACACACGATGCTAACATTCCCGCAAATCATCAAGCGCACCACGAAAGATCGAATCGCCAGCGCAAAGTACGTAAAGATTCTCAAGACCAAGTCCGGCTATGACCAGCTAGGTCGGGGGTACATTGCAGCGCAAACCATGAGCACTCACGAGTTCGATTACTCGACGGGTAAGTGGTATCCTGCAAAGAACAAACCGATGTATCTGACCAAGGCAGTCTTCTTTGACAACAAGCTGCACTGCCTTGTGTCTTGCAGCTGCCCTGACTTCCCCTATCGCTGGGAGTATGCACTGACGGCAAAAGACGCATCGGAGATTGAGTACTCTGACGGTTCTGCTCCGAACATCACCAACCCCACGCTCAGGCCCGGCGCCTGCAAGCATCTGGTTCGCTTGTATCTGCGTATTCAAAACAAGCTCAAGAAATGACAGTCGATATCAAAAACCTCAAAGCCGCTATCAAGGGACTACCCACTGAGCAGACGGACGTTAACCCGGTCGAGTCCGGTACGACTGTTCACGCGATGAAGCCTGACTACGAGCGCCACAACAATCCGCCTCAGGAGCAGCAGCGCAAGTCGTCGGTCAACATTGGGTGGATCACGGGCGGCATCAACACTGCACCGCAGCACAATGCCTCCCAGTATCTCGGCAACCTCACTGAAGCCGACAAGGCCCACCAACGCCTAGTCGAACACTTGAAGAACAAACAGTAACATGGCTAAGTATCAGCACTCCGAAACATTCAGGGCACTGAAGTCTACCAAGGAAGAAATCGAAGGCAATCTCACCAGTGCACAGTATCTACAGACGCTGGACTACTTTCTGTGGAGTGCGCTGAATCCCATCGCGGCGGAGTGTCCTGATTTCTTCTACTCGATGATCGCCAAGTTCGTGAGTCTGCAAACGACGAAACCGAATACGAAGTTCACGAGTGGGGACAAGAAGCAGCTGCCGCTCATCTTGTTCAATGCCTTGATAAACAAGAACGCAGAGAAGCGATTCGAGTCTATTAAAAAGATGTATTGGAATCGCGGGCTACTCTTTGGTCTGATCCTGACCTTTCAGAAGCTGACCAACGAGTACCAAGCTCTGCACTCAGTCTTCAACGATGTTGACTTGACCACTCGAGTCAATCGTATGCGTCAGATTGAGAAATCAGTCGGCGCGAAGAACCCAGCGTATCTCTACGCAACGATTCAGCAAGTGGCCTACTGGGACTCGAAGGCTCGCTGGTTCAAGTCGTTGATCGTACAGAAGTTCACGCGTATGGCGATGCTGCAAGCACAGCAGACCTACAAGGACTTCGACCACAAGGTTCCGCTGGATGATGTATCACACGTCTACATGATGGTAGTCAACAAAGCCATTGATCGCTGTAACTCCAACATGGGAGTGATCACGACCTTTGTTCAGAATTGGTTGCCTACGGCTCGAGCAATCGTGCAGCAGATGGCATCCAAGTCTACCGATGAGTCATGGGACGAGCTGGCAGAAACCCTGGGTGACAGTTTAGAGCTCGGTGCTACAATGCCGAACACTGACTCTGAAACCCTGCAGCAAATCTCTTACCTCGCACGACTGGCCGATCCACAAGGCTTGGTGCGTACCCACTTGCAAATCCCTCAATGGGTAGCGGCCAAATACCGCGCCCGCCTTCTCAATCTTGCTAAAGAGTAAAATGAAAAACATTCGTGAACTGTTGGCCCTGCAGTACGCTACCAATGACAAGCTGGCCCCTGGCTGGCTCGAACGCTCGGACGTGGACTTCTATTCCGCGATCCGCGATGAAGCAGGTGAACTAGCTGTCTCCGCAGGTTGGAAGCCGTGGTGGTCGAAGGCTGAGTCGAAGCTGGACCGCGACAACTGCAAGGTCGAAGTCGTTGACCTGCTGCACTTCCATATGTCGGCAGTGCTGCGTGAATGCTTCGAGCAGGAAGGCGACGAGCTGGAAGACCTGAGCGATGAAGCGCTGAAGCGTGAACTCATCGAGTCGGCCGCCGACAATTTCGAGTACGCCAACTACTCGAGCATCAACCCGGATCGTACGGACGTTCAGGCTGTCAATGACTACCTGGGTGACGTGCTGTGCATGGGCGCTATCTCTTCGGTCCCTCAGTTGATGGCTCTGGCTGAACGCTTTGGCATGATTGAGGCTGAGTTCGGTCTGCGCTACATCGCAAAGAATGCACTCAACAACTTCCGCAAGGCTCACAACTACAAGGGCGATATCGAAGGCATGCCTGCGTATCGCAAGATGTGGTTCGACGGCCAACAGGAAGACAACTACTACGTGACCGCGTATCTGAACAAGCAAGTCGAGAACGGTAAGACTCCGACCTATCAGCAGTTCTATGACGCAATGGAAGCCATGTATGTCGGAAATTACGACCCTACTCAATTTGCTTGATCGGCAAGTCAACACTGACTACGTTGAAGGCCTTGAGCGCGCAGTCCAGACCAGCGATGCAATCAGGGCTGCTGTAGCCGACGGCTTAGACGTTGCGCAAGTCATGACTCAACACCTCGCGCGGCACACGCAGCACAAGGCGCAGAGTCTGCAAGCTGTTATTGAGACAACCCTGCTTGCACTCCAAGCACTGCAGGGTCTTGATGACTCGAATCAGAAAATCGTAAATAAGATCGTCGATGCACTAACGACTTCTATTGGTGCATCCAAACTGAGGAATAACTAAATGGCAAAGCAGAAAGGTACTGACCTCGACGGTTACAAGTCGGGCCGCAGCAATGACGACCGCAAGCGTCCTGAAGATATCGTTGACGTACTGAAGGTACCCGACAACGGTGACAAGTGGACCACGGTTCGTATGATTGGCATCCTCGCCACGTACGCTGGCTACTGGGTCACGACGACGAAGAAGGACGGCAAGGAAGGCACGTTCTACACGCCCAGCCCTTCGTACGATCCCGAGTCGCAAGAGTTCGACCGTTCCAAGTATGACCCGTGGCTCGACGCAGCGGATCGTTTGAACACGCAAGATCGCCGAGTCATCAGCCCGCGCCGTGTGGCATACTCGAACGTCATTGTGCGCGCTGAGCAAAAGAAGGCGCCGAAGAAGAAGCCGAAGCCGACCAAGGCCGAGTTGAAGTCGGGCTTCAAGGATAAGGAATCGGAAACCTGGACGCCGGTCCGCGTTATGGCGTTCCCTTCGTCGTTGATGAACAAGATCATCAAGTTCAAGAACGCCAACATGGTCGAGACCAAGAAAGGCGAGAAGGGCTACCATGTCAACGATCCGAAGTACGGCTGCGATATCCGTATCTCCTACGACTCGAAGGCTTCCGGTACTGACAAGTACTCGGTGTTGATGGCTGATCGCAAGCCCATCACCGAAGAAGAATCCGAATACCTGCTGTACGATATCTCCGAACTGCAAACGGTGCCGGACGAAGCAGAGGTGAAGCGCGACTTCGAATCGTGGGCCAAGCGTAACGGCATCAAGCTCGGCAAGAACAAGTCGAAGGATGATGACGACGAAGAAGACGATATCGACGAGGACGAAGACGACCTCGATGATGACGACGAGCCGAAGTCGAAAAAGAAGGGCAAGGGCAAGGGCAAGGCCGACAAGAAGTCGAAGGGCAAGAAGAAGTCCAAGTCTGATGACGACGAAGACGAAGACGAGGATGAAGATGACCTCGACGACGAAGACGACGAAGACGAGGATGACGACGAACCCAAGTCGAAAAAGAAGGGTAAAGGCAAGCCCGCCAAGTCCAAGAAGTCGAAGGATGATGATGATGACGACGAAGACGAGGATGAAGATGAAGATGAAGATGACGACGATGATTCGGATGACGATGATGAGGATGACTCTGACTCGGATGATGAAGACGATGACGACGATGACTCGGATGATGACGAGGACGATGATGAAGATGAGGATGACGACGACGAGCCCAAGTCGAAGAAGTCCAAGTCTAAGTCGAAAGGTAAACCCGCCAAGGGTAAGAAGAAGTCCAAGTCTGATGATGATGACGAAGACGATGATGACCTAGACGACGATGACTCCGATGATGAGGACGAAGACGACGACGAAGATGAGGACGATGAGCCCAAGTCGAAGAAGTCGAAGAAAGCCAAGTCGAAGAGTAAGGAAAAGTCCAGCAAGAAGGGCAAGAAGTCGAAGGGTAAGAAGAAGTCCAAGTCGGATGATGACGAAGACGAAGACGACGACATTCCTTTCTAAGCAGTCGTAGGTAATCCATAACTCGAGGGAGCCCCTTTACTCAAGGGCGCTCCCTTCGTTCGTTTTCAGGAAAATTTTTGCATGGCAAAGAAAGAGAAAGACGCAAAAGCAAAGAAGACCAAGGTCAAGGCTGACGACAAGGAACTGAAGAAAGCCAAGAAGGCGGTCAAGGCTGTGATTGACGACGCTGAGAAGAAAACCAAGAAAGCCCTGAAGGCTGCAAAGGCAAAGAAGTCGAAGTCGCGGTCCGATGATGACGAAGTAGATGACGACGGCGACGAAGCTTCTGGTGAAGCGGGGTTCGATCCCTACGCGCATATGAACTCCGACCTGGATGAAATCGAACGCCAGGTACAAGTTACATCGGGTCTCGAAGAAGACGCATTCCCCATGTCCACGGGTCTGCTGATGAAAGACTTGATGCTGGGTGGTGGCATTCGCCCCGGCATGTACACGACTGCAGGTGGCGAGCAATCGACCAAGACCACTTCGGTTATCAACGACTTCGCGGCTGCTACCCTCGCTGGTGTGCCGATCAAGTCGTGGTGGGACTACGAAGGTTCGACGGTCAACAGCCATCCGTACGTTGAGTCGATCATGCGAGCCAACGGCATCAAGAAAACGGCGCGTGATTTGTTTGGTGTGCGTGACTCTGCTACTGGCAAGTACATCGTCACTCCGATTATCCGTTTCCAAACGGAGTCGATTCTCGAAAAGTTCTTTGACTACTTTCACGGTATGCTCAAGCGTCTGCCGAACAAGCGACTGCTGGCGGGCAAGTGGTGGTACATCTATGAGGACTCGAAAGAGAACCAGAAGAAGTACGGCGAGTTCGCTTCAAAGAAGATGCCCAAGATGTACGGCAAGGGCATCTACATTCCTGTACCGAACGACGATGGGTCGCTGCAAGCTGTGGTCGGCGTTGACTCGTATCCGGCAATGAATCCTCTGCTGAACGATGAGGACGAGGCCAACGAAGGTCTGGCTCTGAATGCCCGTCGATTCTCCAAGCTGCTGCCCCGCGTGAAGGGCCTGCTGGTACAAAAGCGCGTGGCACTCCTCGGCGTGAATCAGTTGCGTGATATCCCGATGGCTCGATACGGTCCGACTCAGATGGAACCCGGCGGCAAGGCTTTGCAGTTCAACTCGGACGTGCGCCTCTGGAATTCCAGCCGTGCCCTGTCTGGTGTGCCGTACGGCAATCCGAAGGGTGAAGGCAAATTTGAGTTTGAAGATTCGATCACCGGCGAAGGCAAAGATCGCTACCGCTACATTCATCAGAAGATGGTGAAGAATAAGCTGAGTCAGGAAATCCCCGAAGTGTGGTATCGCCTGTGGGTCGAAGACGTGAACGGCGAAGCGCAGGGGTATGACCCGGTGTGGGATACGATCTACTACTTGTTTGTCACGGGTCAGGTCTCGGGTAAGCGTCATGCCATGACGTTGAACTTGGAGAAGCTCGGCGCAGCCAAGAAGTCTACGAGCTGGAAGGAACTCAAGCTGTGGGTTCTCGGTAGCAAGGACGACAAGAAAAAGATCAGTGAGCGCTTGGGCTACAAGCCAATGGACCTTCGCAAGTTCTGCTTCTCGCAGATGAAGAAGGGCACGAGCAAGGAGTTGTACTTTGCCCAACAAAATAAAAACGCGAAAAACAAGGATTCATCCGACGATTCGGAAGACTGAATCCCGTGAGGTGAATCTTCACGAGTTGCTCTCGGAACCAGCTACTCTGGTATCGGAGTTCGAGCCCCTGCCAAAGAGAAAGGTGAAGCCGAGATTCAAATCGGCTTTCTTCTTTCGGCTGGGCGACAAACACGATGCAGAGCGTAAGCGTAGGGCCGAACTGAAACCCGCAGTTATCCAAGTGGCTAACGAAGCTGTGGTGGTCAGGTCGGAGTCCTACAAAGACGAGCTGGGTCCGCGAGTAGACAATGAAGCGAGCTCGGTCAGAGAATTTCTTCTGACCGAGTTTGCGATCAAGAGTACAGCGGCGGATACAGGAATGCTGCAGGCTGTTGAGGTACTGAAGAATGTCTCCGGGTCCGAAGTAGAGGAATCTATTCAGCGTCGCTTTGAACAGCTACGGCACAAGGCGATGACGATTCGACTAGCTCGGTACCTGGCTGATCACTTCGGCCTTGAAGAGTCTGACGTTGACCTGCTGCTCGATGCAGTTACGCCCCCTAAGCCAGCGAATATCATATTCCCTAGCCTATCAGAAGTAACGCCGGACTCTCCGGTCGGTGCAGCAAATGAAAAATCAAGATCAGCTACTAAGTCTGTTTCCAGGCCTGGTGCCAAGCGACTTCGTACCCCAGCAAAGTAAAAAGAAGAAAAAGAAGAAGCGCGACTTAACCGAGGCCGAACGCATCGCTGAAGAGGTTGCAGAAGCTCAAGCTAAAGCAAAAGCCTTTGATGACGAGCATGGCACGGACTTCGATATCGTGAAGCTCATGGACGAGGCAGTCGACCCATTGACCGGCACCTTGCGTGACCTCAAGATCGACGACCGGGACTTGCCAGTGGCTAAGAACTACTGGGACTGGAGCTTCAACTTCGTAGGCGGCTCGACGCAGCCTTGGTCGCGTCAGATGTGGGCAATGCTGAAGTTCTTCGGCGAGATATGCCCAGTCTGCTCTGACAAGAAATGGTTCCGTGATGTGATGAACGTGCCGAAGGATTACCCGAGCAAGGACCTGCCCGAGCGACTGGTCATGCTTGAGTACGGCGTGTGCCCCAAATGCAAACGGCATCGTCGGCAGCTGATTAAGAAAGGCCGCATGAACGACTACACTGAGTACGTTGGCGTGTGGGGTCAGCGGTCAGGCAAATCCGTTACTGCAGTGAACGCGGCTGGATATCACGGCCATCGATTTCTCAAGTTCCCAAAGCTGCCGGGTCTCACTCCTGGTATGGCCGAGGCAACGAACTTGACTGCGACGTTTACGGCACCGACTGCAGGACAGGCTTCAGCCGTTCTGTGGGAACCGTTCCTGAACGTTGTAGAGGAGTGCAAGTGGTATCAAGACTACTTCAAACTCCTAGACCACTACGGCAACAAGTATGGCATCGAGCTATACGCAAAGAAGAAAGAGTTCATCAAGTTCTTCAATAAGAAGATTCACTTTCAGCTTGCGAGTCCGAACAAGACTACACTCCGGGGTGCTACACGTATCCTAGGTTTGATCGACGAGCTGGGCCTGTTTCGCATTCCTGATTCAGAGGACGGCGAAGACGACAAGGAACGCGCCAACGCTGACGAAGCACACAAGTCGCTAACCAACTCGTTGCTGACGATGCAGAACTCATACAAAGAACTGTTGAGCCGTGGATTCTTCCATTGCCCTAACGGTTTGATGATGAGCGTTTCATCGCCCTTCAGTGACCGAGACAAGGTCATGCGGCTGCTGGCTGAAGCAGAAGGCGACATTGGTTCGAAGCTCATCTTTGGTACGCAGCTTGCGACGTGGGAAGTCAACCCGAACATTGAGAAGACTGACCCCATCATTGCTCTGGCCTACGAGAAGAATCCCGATAAGGCCGACCGTGACTTTGGTGCACGGCCACCGCGCATTGAGTCTCCGTTCATTCACGTTAACACTGTGAAAGAGGGAATCTTCGTCGGCACGAAGAACACGCACGAACTCGAGCATGCCATTCAAGGCGGCAAGCTTTACGGTACGTTGCGTCGTGTGGCGAATACGGGTGCTGCTACTCTAATGTCTCTGGACGCTGGCGAAGTCAACAACTCATTCTCTATGACGTTGTTTACGCTGGACACCAAGACGATGAAGCCTGCGCTTCAGACTCTGGTCGAGGTAATGCCGCGTGAGGGATATCGCATCGACCACAACCTGGTGTACGAGAACATCATTCTGCCGCTGGCTAAAGAATGCAACTCGCACGTCATCATTGCGGACCGATGGAACTCGCTAGATATCCTGAGCCGGCTGACTGCTGACTTGACCTGGGACCCTATCGTGCAACAGATTACGCCGCGTCGTAAGGACTTCGATGCAGTGCGCACAATGCTAGAGAACGACGGTATCACATGCCCGTTGCCAGAGATTCCATTGCACTCGTTCATCAACAAGTCGGTGGAAGACTATCGGCAGTTTTTCGTAAATAAGCCGATAGCACATTTGGCGCATCAGATGACGACGATTCGAGACGACGGACCCGGCAAGTGCCCAGTCAAAGGCCACCGATATACCGACGACTCGTTCCGTGCATTCGCGCTAGGTGCGGCACGCATTCACACTCCCAAGTTTGTGGAGAAGCTGCAAAAGGCAATGACCTTAAAGAGTCGAGGCCCGATGCCCGCAGCAGTCTACATATCAAGAGGCGGAATTCGCAGGTGACATATGTTTGAAGCAGTATCAGTAGGTGACATGCACTTTGACGGCGCCTGGGCGAACATGGTCGAGAACCACGCTCAGATGCTGGTCAATGAAATCCGCCGCGGTCCGGTCAAGTACGCAACGACCAAGGGCATTCGCCATATCATCCTCAAGGGTGACGTGTGCAATAAGCCCAGGCTTTCGTACGAGTCGTACCTGGCCTTGCTCAAGCTGTTTCTGAAATACTCAAAGCTCGAGTGGCATTTGATCCCCGGCAATCACGAAATGTTTAGCGTCGATCCCACGGTCGGTCATTCGCTAGATATCTTCAAGCCGTTGATTAAAGAGGGGCTGCTTCCTAACGTCCATGTGTATGACACAGTGACCGATGTAGAGATTGATGGTGCAGCCTTGCGCTTCCTGCCATGGCCGCATCAGAAGTTCTCTAAGTCACGACTGAACATTGCACACGTTGAAGTGCGCGGTGCCAAGTCTGACTCAGGCAAAGTCTTTGACAAGGCCAAGAATGAATCGGATGCCGTGGCTATTGTTGGTCACCTGCATACGCCACACACTGTACGCAATACGCACTACGGTGGTACGATCATTCAGCAGAGCTTTGGTGAGAAGGCAAAGAAGGGATTCCTTCACGTTCAGTGGAACGGGCCCGATGACTATGAGATTGACTATGTGCCGCATGTGCCCGAGTACAGTCTGCATACCATTGTGGTCGAATCGAAGAAAGACCTGAAGCGCATTCCGACGGACACCAAGAAGCTGGTACGGTTGGTGATAGAGAATGGCGCCGACGTGGATAACACCATGTGGGCCGGATTCTCAAACGTCATCAAGACCACGCCGTTCAAGTCGCAGGCCGATCTACAGGCCGTGCTTGATTCCGAAATGACCGATGGCAGTAGTTTGTCGATCAACACCGATGACTACTTTAAGGCTTGGCTCCAGCTCAAACAGCTTGACGCCAAGGACGAGAAACGAATTATCAAGAGACGCTATAGGGCTATCAATGGGAGCAACCTGTATAGTAATCAAACGCGAGCTAGTAGTTAGCCAATGCCCACTCCCTGACGGTGCTTGCTTCTTCAAGCATCGTGAAAACGGATTTTGTAAATATACAGAGACAGACGGCATGACTGTAAACCAGTTGGCCGACCTTGTTGGTACGACCCGAATAGACGAGGCACAGTACCAATCAATTCAAACCAATATCAGATCAAAGATGGAAAACCTATGAAAGAACTTACTCTCTCCGAAATCCTGGCCTTTCCCGCGAACTCTCCGCTGTGGGTGTTGAACACGACCAACAGCTCCGAAGTCGCGCAAGCAGGCGAACTGCTGATCCCGGTCCCGCGTCGTCATGGCAACGGCTCCGACGTTATCGCGGTGCCGATGAGCTGGCTGCCGTATGACTTGACGATGGACGCCGAACGCGAACTGATCGTCAATGCCTCCGAGTTCCGCAAGGCGCTGCACAATGGAAACCTGGTCGTGATCCCGCAAGAGGAAGCCGACAAGCTGCTGGGGGATTCGGAAGCTCGCGGTGAACGCAAGCGCCTGCTGGACAAGAAGCGTCAGATCGACATTGCACATGCCAAGGCTATCAGCGGTGGCGACAAGGAAGAGTCGGGCAAGCCGGCTACCAATCCTGAACGTGCGAAGCGTGACCCCAATCTCGGACCGAACGAAATTCAACCGGGCATCACTCACCAATTCAAGGCATGGGTTGAGCGTCTGAATCTCCTGGCCGATGACTCGGTCAAGTCCGAAATCCGCCTGCGTCGCAATTTCACATTCAAGGAACTGCGCTTCGCCATGGCCGGCTTGAACAACAAGCCGCAAGCTCAAAACGCCCTGCAAGATATCCTCCACGCCAAGAAGGCGAAGAAGGCCGCGAAGGGCGGGAAGTAATAACGCGACCTGACAAAGGTCAAAATCCCAGTGTTGTATTTTCGCAACACTGGGTTTTTCCATTTGTAAGACGTGATAAAATTCCTATGCGGGATAATCCGTCCCGGATTCTGTGAAAGTGAGAAACGAAAATGTTGATTACAAACGAGCGCGCTTTGGCAATCCTCGCAATGTGCGATGCAGCATTGAACGCGGGCCTAAGCGTTATCAAAGCGGCTTTTCCGGGCGATGACGGAATCACGGTAGAGGTCAGCTGGGCTTCTGATGCGGGACACGGAAGCATTCACGTCAGCGCAGTCAGCCGGCGTGGCGTTCGCGTGGCGCGTCCGGGTACTGGGGACTTCCGAGTGCCGCAATTCCGCGCAAAGTTCACTGAGCAGTAAGAGCAGTACTCGAGGGCTCCGGCCCTCGTTTGCAAATGTTCGATAAGGAAAAATCGAAATGTTGATTAAACGGACGCAGGCATCCGCATTCGCCGGAATGGTAGCCGCGGTGGCGAAACAGAAAGACAGCGGCAACGTTGTCCAGGTGCAATACGCGCATCCTGACGGGTTTGATGTTGAACTCCGATGGGTCGACTCTAGCGCGTGTCATGGCGGCGTGGTACGCGTCGTTGTGTCTGACGAGAACGTTCAGTGGCAGCATCCAGAATGCGGATTCGTTCCACTCGACGTATTCAAGCATCGCTATCAAGTCTAGTACGCAGTGACCGAGGGCTCCGGCCCTCTTTTTAACACTTCAATTCACGCAAACCCACGATTAGGAAAAATCGAAATGTTCACCATCAAAAACGCAGACACCGAAATCGCTTATGGCGTCGTTCGCATGAGCAAGATTCAGTTCGAGGCGGTCAAGGAATTCATGCACTCGCAATCAAACATCGTGAAGTTCCCTGGCTTGGTCACGTTGGTCGCTCAAGGTTCGGGTTACTATCGACTGCTGCCGAACTTCGGTGACCCCAAGTCGACCGAGCGCGTCAAGGGTGCCATGAAACTCATCGGCCGCGCCATCAAGGACTTTCAGGCTGACGTTGCGGCGGACATTCGCCGGGTGCAACATATGAAGACGACCGGCGCGCAGACCGTTGCCTATGTCGGCGACAAGAACTGGAACACGGGCAACTACCAAACCGTGCATCGCCCGGCTGCGCATCAGCCGAAGAAGCCGCGGCCGATTGTGCAAACGGACATTAACAAGCTGGCATCACGCTTTCGCGTTAAAGGGGTATACGCATGAATACGTACACTTTGGTTCTACTTCTCGTTTCTCTCATCACTGCCTTCTGGCAAGGCATGCGCCGAAAGAGCATCGAGCGCTACGCCAATCGAATGCGGGAGCGCAACAGTATTCTGCAATGTCAGCTGGACTCGTTGAAAGAATCTTATGTCGTGCGCAGTTCGCAACGGCGCGAGCGTGAGCTTTGTTCCATTGTGACGTGCTTTCATAGTATGCACATGCTGGACAAGGATTACCCGAACAGTCAGCTGCACCTGGATGTGAAAGACGCATTGAGCGGAGCACGTCTGGCAAACTTTGAGCATGACGGTATTCAAGGCACTTGCTACTACAGCGCCGAGCGCGATATGTGGGAAGGTCGCGTACTGCTCGAAGATGAAAACCTGCAGTACTACGCGCTGACTATCGAAGGCGCAGAGAAAGAATTTCACGGAAAACTAGGGGCACGAGAACATGACCTCAAGAAAGAAGCTGATCGCGGAGCGGGATCGTCAACGGAAGAAGCTTGACGCCGAACGCGAACAGGCAGCGCTGCAAGCAAACTATGAGCGCCTGGCTACTATGTCGGGCGGCTTTGCTAGAGGCGGCGCTGCCAAGACCGGCTTGAAAGACAAGCAAAAGAGGTTTGATGCGGCTGCACGTTTCGGAGTACGCTATTCAGAAGATGAAGGCGTAAAGATGAAAGCGCAGCCTTCGGTACCCAAAGTAAAAGCAGCACCGCAGTACGAATCCCATATGCTCGAGCGTGAGCATGAAGCCTTGGAGCAGACACGCAAACTCAAAGCGCGCGTCGGCATCGCGGGCAACAAGATGGGCCTTCAATACCTTACCGACTCTGACCTCGAAGACGAGAAGAAGGGTCTGCTACGCCGTCGTTCATAACTAGGAAATCTGACAATGGAAAAGTCAACTCGCATCAATTGGTCTGTCGAAGAACAGAACCTGGTCGCTGGTCGTTTGTTTGTTCTGTGGAATGTTACCGGCGACAAGCCGACGATGAACCGGCTGTTGGATCAAGCACAACGAGAAGTGCTGCCATCCAATCGTTGGCGCAATACGTTGTCTCCCAGCTCGTGCCTTAACGTCATGGCCCGATTCAACAAGCTTGCGGGGTTCCCCGTGGGCAAAGATCACTCGTCGCGCAAGCGCGTTATGAGCTACGCTTGGACGAAGGAAGAGTGCGAAGTGGTCGCGGACTTCGCTTGCGAAATCATAACCAGCGATGGTCTGACGATCATCGGGGCAATCAATCAAGCTCAGTCGATCCTGGGCAAGACCAACAAGAAAGTCATTCGGCAAGCCAACGACGTGCGCTCCTATGCAGAGCATATGGCTCCGGTGTTCATCAAGCGCGGCTTTGGAAAAGAATGGCAGACGGTTGCCGACGTGCTGAACCCTGACCGCGATCCACTGTCGGAGCGCAAGGCAGTCGAAAACTGGCCGGGTGTGCGAAGTGAGCCTATTGAAGTACGGACGTTGCCGCCGGTCGAAGATGAGACGGTGCTTGCTCATCCGGGTGAGCCTCTGCCGGTCAATCAAATGCCGGAATCCATCGAGGCTCCGAAGCCTGCTCAAGTCAATCAAGACTTGGTCATGGCGATGGTGGAAGCGATGCGCCCGCAATTCGATGCGCTGGTGAAGAATGCAGCCAAAGCTGCGTTTATGCAGTTGACTGCGAGCGTGCCAGCGCTTATGGATGAAATGTTCCAGGAACTTGCTGGCTCTCCCGGCATTGCCGTTGCGCGAATTCCGAACACTCCGGCAGCCGAGTCTTCACCAGCGAAAAAGCGTGGGCGTCCGCGTGGAATTGCGAACAAGCCGAAGCCGGTCTACGAAGGCCCGACCAAAGCTCCTGACATTTCTACGGTCGAACGTCAGGACGTAGTGATTGCAGGATTCCGCGGCGCACATCTGTCTCCCATTTGGGATTACTTGGAACTGCGCTATGTCGAAGACAGCCGCGAACTCCTGCATGAAGTCGACACGAATACCATTCTCATCCATATGACGGATGGCAGCTTCACGGTGACGAAGGAAGCACGCGATGCAGCCGGTACCTATCACGCATGCCGCATGCCGGTTCACAATCTGAAGACCCTGTTGACCCGTCTGAACAATGGCGCAGCGCTCGAAGCTGCCAAGAAGTCTGTCCGCACGTTCTCTGAATAAGGAAACTGAAATGCCGATTCTTCAAGGTCCCAGCGTTCCCGGTACTGGTTACAAGCCTGTCATTGGCTTTCGGTACATGGTGGCAATCTCTGAAGGTCAGAAGACCGTGGCGTTTCCGGTCCGCAACCCCGAACCTGCTATCTCAATCTACAAGAAGCCGAAGCTGAATCTGATTCTCTCGGTCAAGGTGCTGGTCAACAGCCTCGCATACGCAGCTCTGGTGGCTGTCATCGGCTTCTCTATTTTTAAGGCATTCGCATAATGGCAAAACCTATTCCTGAAATCGGCGGCTTGATTGCTCTTCAGTCGAATCTGATTGAGCACATGGGCGCAAACCAGACGCCGGTCTATCGTGTGCGCTACAACAAGGACACCGACACCTGGGAAGCTGTGGTCGGCTCGCGTGGCGGATTCCTGCTGTTCCTGAATTCGCAACCGGAGCCTGAGCACAACTTTCTCCGCGTTTCTTCAATCATCAAGACGGGCAATGGCGCATGGGCCGATCCAGTAACGATCTAAATCTTCACTCCAGTCCAAGCCTCGCTCATCTGTCCGAGTACGAGTATCAGAAGGCAATGTGCCTGCGTGAACGTTCGAAGTACACGAAAGCCATTGCCACTACGACTGCGGTGTTGCGTAAGTACGAGCAGCCGCACGAAGATGCGCTCAAGACCATCAAGGAACTGCGTACGCAAATCCGCGAGAACACGAAGGGTATGCCTACCGATCCGTTCGAGGACACGCTGTACATGGGCATGGCAGCGTCTCAGCGTGAGACTGATGCAGCGAAGGCAATCTGCAAAGGCCTGTACAAGGTGCTGGCGCAGAAGCTCCACCCGGACAAGGGCGGCGATCCTGAATTGTTCGCAGAGATTCACCAAGCCTACAAGCAGTACGATATCGACTTCTTGCGCATACAGTACACGCTGCTGGAGTCTGAGTCGAGCTTGAACTGGAAAATCTCTGAAGGCGTTGCCTTCTGGCACGCGCAGTGGGAGCGTGCCGCGCAGGACTTCAAAATCCTGCAAGAGTCAAAGTGGTTCACGGTCGTGCGGTTCCATATGACTGGACAGCAGGCTTTGGCCGAGAAAGCTATGGCCGAAACTCTCAAACATCGAATCTTTGAACTCCGCTCCGAGTTCAATCACCTGGTGACGAAGAAATGAAAGCGAAAGGAATGAAAGCGAAAGGAATGACCGAGTACCGCATCGAGGTTCGCAACGATCCAGAGTGCTACTATATCAAATCGCAAAGCCTGAACGCGCTGATCGAAGAACTGCAGCACGAAAGCCATGTGCATGGATTCACGCTGGAAGAAATCACGCGCATCACTCACGCGGGCAACGACATCACGCTGTGGCCTGTGAACACCAAGGCCGAGCAGAAGACCGTGAAGAAGCCCCGCGCTAAGAAAGCAAAGAATTCCACGGGCAAAGCCTTTCAAGTCTACACAGGCTCGGAAGAAATTCTCACGTTCTACTTCGACTCAATAGAAGCGATGGTCGAGACGCTGGCAGAGTCTGAAGGTATCCGTATGGAAGCGCCGGAGCGCAGCATCCACATTCACGATGTGGATCACATCACGGAAAAAGACACGGGCACTGTGGTCTGGAAGTATGAAGACCTGTGCCATACTTTGCGGTACGTCACAGGTGTCAAGACTTACGATCTGGTGACGTACAATACGCTGCCCCGCCTTCTCAAGGTACTCAGTACCAGCGGCTACGAGGCGATACACGCAGTAGTCACCCCGGAAAACACGGCTTGGATCAAGAACAAGGGCAAGATCGTGTGGAAGAATAACTCTTTGACGAAGACTCAACAGAAAGCAATGAAGAAGGCCAAGCCCAAAGCTGTGAAGTCGCCGAAGCTCCAACAATTCCAGGTGCATCTGAACTACGCCGACGAAGTTCTGGATTACTCTTTCAAAGACTCAGCCAGTCTGCTGAAGTACCTCAAGGCTCCGGACTCCGACTTGGACTTCTCTCTGGAAGATATCAAGTACATCACGCTCGCAGATTCGGATGAAGTGATCTGGAAGCCTAGTGCTCCAAAGGCTGCCAAGCCCAAGGCAAAGAAGGAAGCCCCGACTCACATTTTGTACTACCATGATGCGTTGGCCGTGCATCGTGAAGTCAAGGGCGTAGCGATTCAAGCTACTCTGAAGTCGATTCTCAGCGACATTGAAACGCACGGCGTGCTGATGATCCACGGCCACACCATCCATATGTCGGGCCTGCTGTGGGTCGAAGCCGAAGACACTGGTGAAGTCGTGTGGGGCGCACGGCCTGAAAATCCGCCGGTGCGAAAGCTGGAGCCGCACGAAGAAGAGTACTATGTATATCACTACAACGACAATGGCGACCTCCAGTCGGAGTACACCAAAGAGTCGTTGGCCGTTTTGCTTGCTCGCATCGGAGGTACCGACGCCCTCACCGTTGGGCAGAAGCTGATCGAAGTGCGCAATATCTCGCATGTCGGAGAAGTTGTCAGCGGCAAAACTGTGTGGACGAATCGCGTTCAGAACTTCACCATCCACACGGAAGCTGGCGACAACTTCGTGATTCAGAAGTACTCGTTGAAAGAATTGCTGCAAGAGCTGCGCAGCGAGCGGGGTCTGGATTACTGCGTATACACGTACTGGATCAGCGAAATTCAAATGATCTGCGCCGAGGACGGTAAGGTGCTGTGGAAGGCTGAGCCGATGACTGCAGAGAATCAAGTGCCGGTCTCGAAGGAATCAATGGCCATGACTGACGCAGCACTCGGTATCGTGCGCTTGCCGTCGATTGCGCTCTACACGGAAACCTATACGCTGTTGAAGAAACGCGCAGACGAAGCAGGCATGATTATGACCGCGTACATCAGACAGGTGTTGGAAAAAGCCAAGTAATCGTAAATATCAATTTCACAAGGCGCATTTGAATGAATCCCAACACCAAGCTCAGTCTGCCGATAATTGAGTTGTATGTTGCACAGTTCACGTACACGGTACTCCCTTCGGGGCGCGCTATCGTGTGCGAGGCTACGTTGAACAACGGCCACTGCGTTCACGGCATTGCCAATGTGATCGACATTGAAAACTTCGATCAAGCGGCCGGTGAAAGCGCTGCAAAGCGTAAGGCGCTGGACGCAGTCGCCGAGTACGCGGCCTACGACATGCAGACGCAGATTAGCCGCATCCGCATGGGTGTGACGCCTGATACCCTGGGCGTTCTGAAGAAGTAACACACGGGCCTGTAGCTCAAGGGTAGAGCAGTCGACTCATAATCGGTTGGTTGCGGGTTCGAACCCCGCCGGGCCTACCAAACATACACAAGGAACAGTGATGCTTTTAACTGGCAAGACCGTAGACGGCAAGGACGTGGAGTGGAACGTACTGGGTGTGCAGAAGCATGCCCTGTACAAAGCATGGCTGCGTTGCAAGGATGAGAACTCGATCATCTACGTGTGGACGGAAATGCAGAAGGATCGCAAGCCCTTCTTTCGTTTCAATGCTGAAGTAGCTCTGCTCTACTGCCCTGGTGACTACAAGCTGGCAGCGACATTCGAAGTGGACGGCTACAAGATTCATGTGCTGAAGAAGCAGAGCGTGCCGATCCCTTACATGCGCGTCAAAGAGGAGCAAGACAAGGGCGCACCAAGATCAAGCAGTGGTTCAATCGCATTGAGCGTATCGAGTCCGACGACAAGGAGTAACCCGTGAGCGAGACCACGCAAGAAGCCCTCAAGAAAGTCATGGAGCATATGCAATCTCTCAGCAGTGAAGAGCTTCATGCTCAGCTGGCTGAGTACTCGAACGACCCGATGACTTTGGCTTTTAAAGAAGCCGGCGAGTTCATGGAGTGGCTCAACGAGAAAGCCGAGGCTGATCCTGAGTTCCGGGAAAAGCTGCGTTTGCTATCTGCGCAATCGGAGTGAGAAATGATCTACTGGGTTAAGCACGGCGTCATGACGATGCCGCACTGGATAATGCACTGATATCCTGTCGGTGCCAGTGCGGCCAAGGATATGGCCGTGCGAGAATCAAACAAAGCAGTACGAATGGCAGAAAATGCCCGCATCAAAAACAAGCGCAAACGCTACTGGGGTGGAGATAACGACCCGCGCCGTGCAGGCAAAGCGTATCAAACCCCCAAGGCTTGCGCTTGTTGGATGTGCCAAAACCCTAGGCGTTCTTATACGGACGACACTCCGCGTGGTATGACCCACCAGGAAGCGTCTGACCATGAGTTCGCAAATCTCTTTACTGGATATCTTGATGACCGTGATTCAAACGAATGAAGCCGCTTTTGGCGGCGACGTTCTGACTCAAAACATTCCTGTGGTCGTTCGCTTCAGCGCTCCGTGGTGTGGCCCCTGCCGCAGCTACGCGCCGATGTTCGACAAGGCAGCTACTGAGCTGCAAGGCAAGGTCCGTTTTGTTCTCGTCGAAGCCGACGACAATCCGGGTCTGACGCAGCAATTCAATGTGCGCGGCCTGCCGACCACGCTGTTCTTCAGCCAGGGTGAAGTCAAGGCTGCAGTCACCGGCGTCATGACTTCGCTGCAGCTCAACGAGCGCCTGGCTCGTGAGTTTCCCGAAATCGTAAATACCTGACACGACAACAATACGAGGTCCCCGTGTACGAAGGCAAACAGTTATCGAAAGTTCCTTTTGATGAAGTCCAACTCGGGGACTTCGTTCAGTCCCACGCTACGCGCAACATCGGAGTCATTACCGCAAAGATTCCGAAAGAGCGCGCACGGCTCGCAGAGGACGGCGAGTTGATTATCAAGTGGGAATCGAATCGTCAGTCGTGGGCGTATCACTACCATTTTGATCGCGTTACCTACAGAGGACACAAATGAGCAGTCCCAATCAAGTCTTGCTTGACCGGTATCAGGAACTCCACAACATGATGGTGCTAGTCACTGCTCAAATTCAGAAGGCTGACATTGACTGGCGGCATCTTGCGGCAGCAGGCATTACGGTGGTCGCAGTTTCGCAATTGCGCAAGGCCGAACCTACGTTGTCGCTCGGCCAGGCACTTGAAAAGGTGCGCGCTTTTCAGAAATCGTAAATACATCAAGTAGCAAACATGAGTCGCGTTAGCTCAGTGGATTAGAGCAACAGCCTTCTAAGCTGTGGGTCATTGGTTCGAATCCAATACGCGATGCCAACAATCTCAATTTCAGAGACCTGAATGAACGAACTTAATCTGGTTCAGAAGCGCATCGCCAAAGTCATCGCTGACTATGCCGGCATCGCCGAAGAGCACATTTCGGCTGATGCAGACTTCGAAGCGTTTGATCTTGATAGCCTTGATGAGGTCGAAATCATCATGGAAGTCGAAGATGAGTTCATGATTGAAATTCCCGACGACGAGCTGAGCAACGTTCGCACGATTGCGCAGCTGGCCGATATTGTTTCTGCAAAGGAATATTCGTAAATGGAAAGAATGCCGGAGCTCTCCGAGAACGCAGCACTCCTGATCGCTAGTTTAGAGGCTTCGGTGCTGTATCGTGCCAGTATCGCGGATGCACAAAGTTTCGATGGCACCCGCGCTACTGATTTCGTAAATAAAGACAGACGGGCTTTGATAAAGTACGTTGCGGCTCTCGAAACCCAAGCAGCGAAGCAGGCAAATCCTGATGCGCAGATTGCGAAGATGAAAGAGCAACTCAAGAAGCTGCGTAAGAAAAACAAAGAGCTACGTGCAGTAGCACCCGGACGTTCATACATTCTCAAATAGGACTTACCCTACCCATGAAGAAAGCAAAGAAAGACCCCGGCGCTCTGCTGAAGAAAAAGAAGAAGGCAGCCGCCGAAGTCGAAACCACGACCAAGAAAAAGAAGGTCGATGGCAAGGCCGACAAGGCAGTGAAGATCAAGAAGTCGGTTGATGACGCCAAGAAGCTGAAGAAGGCCGAGAAGGTTACCAAGGGTAATCCTGAAGGCAAGAAGAGCAAGGCCGACAAGGGATTGACTCCTCTGCAAAAGGCGCAGCTGGCGAAGAAGAATGGTACGGCCAAGCCGAAGGCCAAGCGCAAGCCGTTGCCTACGTGGAAGGCTCCCTCTGATCTGAAGCGCTACGCATTCGAGATTCGCTTCACGACCGAGAAGGACGGCATGCCTGGTTCGACCATCAAGGTCACGCGCTATCAAGGCAAGATCGAAGCAGACAAGGACCCGCGTAAGATGTGGGACCTGGCGACCTACGATCCGCAAACGGTCATCGGTATCGCAGCACGTCTGTCTCTGACGCTGTTCCATGCAACGGGCAAGCCTTCGAGCAAGGGCGTTCCGTCGCGTCTGCAAGGCAAGACTGAGTACATCTTGCACGGCGCCGTCGGCCCGACCAAGGAAGGCAAGATCAAGGCTGCAATCGCCAAGGTCTTCGTCGAGCAAGCGAACAAAAAGGGTAAGGTCGTTCTGGTCGAACTCGACAAGAAAGATTACCAGACCAAAAAGATTCGCAAGGTCAACAAGTACTTTGCGGGTGCATTCGCCAACGTGATCGCCGAAGCTCCGAAGCATGAGCGCAAGCGTCGCAAGGAAGCGGACGACGAATAATGCTCAGCAGCGTTCAAATCCTCTACCTGATTACGGGGCACACCGTCATCGCCAAGGTTAGCGAAGCCTACAAGACTTCTGCTATCCTCGGCGGCGACAAGCAGGTTGATCCTGACAGCATCACGCTGGAACGTCCTGTGCAAGTCACTCTGGTTCCGCATCAAGGTCAAACGATCCCGATGCCGCAGCCCTTCGGTGGTCTGTTGACCGCAGCGACGGCACGCGAAGAGTTCCAGATTTTGCGGTCTCATGTGGTTGTGTCTGTTGATGCACCCAAGGAAGTCGAAGACCTGCATATGGAGTGGACTTCGAAAATCGCTATGCGGTAATTCCTGAAATCCAAAATCGTAAATAGTAGGGTAAGCAGGGAAGTCTGCAGTCTTCCCTGTAGTACAGAATAAGTTTGCGAGTTCTGAATTCAGAAATCGTAAATACATGGACAAGCGATGACCGTGAGCTTTGAATCGGTCGCATCATCCCAAACCTATAGGACAGAAACACATCATGGCAAAGAACGCAAAGGCAGCAGGCAAGAAGGCGGCTGGTAAGAAGGCCGCTGGCAAGAAGCAAGTCGAGAAGAAGGTCACGAAGGCTGCTGGCAAGAAGGGCCCGGCCCCCAAGAAGCAAGCTGCGAAGAAGACGGTTGCCAAGAAGACCGTAGCCAAGAAGACGGCAGCGAAGACCCCGAAGGCTGCCAAGGCTCCACGTGGTGCGAAGGGTGGCAAGCAAGCTGTGGCAGCGTCGCAAGTTCAAGTCAACAACGGCATGCTGATGGTTCAGGTCGTCAAGAGCATCGTTGGCGACAAGATCAAGGTCACGGCCGAGTACTTCGAAGTCGACGGCGTGAAGATTCCGCGCGCTCTGGTCATCGCAGTTGCCGGCAAGGAAGTGATCTATCGCGCTTCGATCAACCTGGGCACGATTCAAGACGCCAAGACGATCAAGGGCAATCTGGTCTACACGACTGAACTGGGTCAGGTCATGATTCTGGATTCGTCGGTCGCTTCCATCGTGATCGGCAACGGTGCAGCCGCCGGTGGTGAAGCCGAAGTCGAAGAGTCGGACAGCGAAGAGTCGGATACCGAAGACGGTGACGACGAGTCGGACAGCGACGATGAAGACGAAGCTGATTCGGATGATGAAGATTCGGACGAAGACGACGAAGACTCGGATGACGAGGACTCCGACGAAGACGACGAAGATTCTGATGATGAAGATTCGGACGAAGACTCCGATGACGAGGACGACGAAGACTCGGACGAGGATGATGAGGATTCCGACGACGAAGACGAAGACTCCGACGACGAAGACTCGGATGATGAAGACGACGAAGACGACGAAGATTCGGACGATGACGAAGAAGACTTCGACGACGAAGATGACGACGAGTAAGCAGTAAGGTAAAAGGTTGACGGGTTAAAATCCGTCAACCTTTTCGTCATTGAGGAAACTATGGATTCCGAAAAAGACCATTTGGCGTTGTACAGTCACGACTGCTTGTCGTGCGGGCACCTGGTTCAAGGCGCGCCGACCAAGCACACGAAGTGCCACGCTACCAAGGGTAACAAGCTCTGTCCTGCCAACGACGTGGTGATAGTCATTACCGGCAAGATCGACCAGTTGGTTGCCAAACTCAAGAAGGCGCGTAAAGCAAAAGACGCGCAGGCAGAAGCCAAGCTGTGGTCCAAGGTTGTCAAGGAACCGGCCGCAGTACAGCAGCGTATCTACGACCTGCTGGCATAACAGGAGCGTTAATTGGAAAAAGCAGATATCGGACTTATCAAGTATCGGCAGTGGTTGATCCCGGCTGGTGGCAAGTCCTATCAGAAGCTGGTTGACCTTGGCTTCCCGATTACTCGGATTCACGAAGACAGCCAAGAGCTTCTGAGCTACGCCCTAAAGAAAAAGGGTATGACCGCAAAGGTCACGAAGTTTCAAAAGGTCCTGTCCAAGTTTCAGGACGAAGTGTGCGAATGGTGGATGAGTCGTGATCCTGAACGCCGCGAGTGCCGGTTCGAAAAGAAGGCCTGGGTGTTCAAGACCACGAAGAAAAGCGCGAGCGTCAAAGGCTTGAAGGACGCAGAGCGCCTGAAAAGCAAGCTCGAAGACTTTCTGCGACGCTGGGGTTTCATCGCAACAGCAACGGTATCCGAAGCGCACGGTCTGGTGAAGGTGCAATGCGCTATCGCATTCTCCGAGAAGCCTCCGGTCATCACGGTCAAGGACACGCCGAACGAAGCGCCGCGCAAAATCCTGCAATTCGGATTCACGCGGTTTGTGTCGTGGACGATTCACGGCAAGTTCCATTGGCGGTTGGAAACGCAGACTGGAACCGAGTGGGTGTTCTTGAAAGAGGGCAGCTGCCTGGTCACCGAAGTGTGCGATCCTACCGAGCATCTTAAGTCTCTCATGGAGGTCTTCAATGTCTAACGAAGCGAAGCCTGACGAAGACGTGCCCGGCAAGGGTTGGATGTGCTACGAGTCGCCGGAGATTGTGGGCATCGTTCACTCCAAGCTTTCCGGTACAGGCAAGACTGAGGTGTCTGTCTACAATCGGAACACTGGCGAAACGCGATACGTTGAACATGGCAGCGCCGAGTGGCACGAGAAAATGCGCGCCTTGGGCGGCTAACTAACGAAGGAATCTAATGGCAAGGAAATCAGCCAAGCAAGAGGGCTTCGTCATTGCAGAGGGGTTGGATGGTATCCGTCTCAATCCCGCAATGTACCTCGGGGCACGCGGCCCTCATATGGTGCATCGCTGCATCAAAGAAGCCTTCGATAACTCCTACGACGAGCACGTAGCAGGTCGCAATGACACCATTGAGGTTGTCATGGACTTGGACCGCAATCTGTACGCGGTGGCCGATAAAGCGGGCGGCATCCCGACCGACTACAAGAAGTTGCAGGACGGTACGAAAGAAACGATCATGACGGCTGCGTTCACGCGAGCGCACGCCGGTGGCAAGTTCAACGACAAGTCGTACAAGACTTCGGCAGGCACCCACGGCGTGGGCGTTGCAGCAGTCAATGCGGTGTGTGAGAAGATGGTCGTTTTCTCGAACTACAATGACAAGCTGGTCCGTCAGGAGTTCTCTAAGGGCAAGATCATCGGCAAGAAAGACCCGGTCGGTGTGAAGGCGATTGACAAGGACTTCCAAGGCTTGCTGTTGGAGAAGACTTCGAAGTACGGCACCATCGTTTTCTTCGTGCCCGATCAAGAAATCGTTTCGGTCGATGCAGCGCGTGGCAAAGAGCTGCCGAAGAAGTACGAGAAGGCTGTGGCTGAGCCTGCATGGATTGGCAACTGGCTGCGCAACATTGCTGACCTGTACCCCGGATTGATTATCAAGTATTCGATCATGAAGAAGGGTCAGCGCAAGGACTTCACCTTCCTGAACAAGAAAGGTATCGAAGTCATCCCGCGCAAGATGGCAGAGAAGAATGAGTTGGGTCTGATGGCGAAGCCGATGACTCACAAGTCGGACTTCATCACGTTGTCGATTCAGTGGTCCGATCATACTGATACCGATATGTTCCTGTCGTTTGTGAACGCAAGCCCGACCATCGAGCACGGCACACATATGCAAGGCTTGCGTGACGCGATGTTCCAGGCGGTCAAGCCGTTCGCGCCGACACCGAAGAAGAATCAGAAGGGTTCGGGGTTCTCGGGCAACGATCTGCTGATTGGTCTGCTCGGTATGTTTGAATGGCGTATGCACGGTGCCACGTACACGTCGCAGATTAAGGACAAGCTGGACTCCAAGGTCGACCGCGAAGTCTACAATGAACTCCTGCCGGTCTTCGAAGCCTACTTCAAGAAAAACCCTGGCGTCCCGAAGACGTTGGTCAAGCGAGCACTTGTCGTAAATAAAGGACGTGAAGAGCTGGCACGTACGGTCAAGCAGTTGGCTGATGTGAAGAAGACGCAGCGCGGTTCGGTGCTCCCGCCCAGCTTGGCTGTTGCAGAGAAGGCGGACCCGCGTCGGCGTGAGCTGTTCATTGTTGAAGGCGACTCGGCAGCGAAGACTGCGATTGATGCACGGAACTCTGACTACCAAGAGGTGTTGGCAGCAGGCGGTAAGCCTCTGAACGTGCTGAAGGCTACGCTCCCGCAAATCCTGAAGCATGAAGGCATTCAAGAGCTCATCATTTCGCTGGGCGCTGATATGAAGACCTTCAACCCGAAGGACGAGAAGCCGCAGATTTCGAGCGAGGGGTTGCGTGCCGCGCACATCATTCTGCTGGTCGATCCGGACCCCGACGGTGGACACATTGCAGTTCTCTATCTCGCAGCGATCTATCGTTTGCTGCCAGGTCTGTTGAAGCAGGGGCGTGTGTGGTGCGTCGATGCTCCTCTGTTCGCGGGGCTGAAAGACGGCACCGTCTACGGCGCACCAACGCTGGATGACTGCGTCAAGAAGCTGCCGAAGGGCATGACTGCAAAGGACGTGGTCCGCATCAAGGGCTGGGGTGAAGTCGATGAGAACTGGCTGGAGCCTCTGGCGTTCGATCCAAAGAAGCGCCGACTGATCCAGATTAATCCGTTTGCTGACGCCGAGAAGGAAAAGTATTTCCGCAACATCGTTGCAGAAGATGCCAGCTACCGCCGACAACTCCTAGGTTTGGGTGACGATGATGCTCAAGAAGAAAGTCAAGAAAGTTAAGAAGGCCACCGGCCTACGGATGAGCGCAGTAGATGCGACTGAGGTTACAGTCAACGTTGACAAGATGCTCGCGGCCAACGTCGATAAGATCGCGGCTGATGAGTTCGCAGCACGTGCACTTCGGACTTACGGTTCGTACGTGGTCGAGGATCGCGCAATCCCTGACTACCGCGATGGGTTGAAGCCCAGTCACCGTGCGATCATTTGGGCGTTGGACGGCATCAACCTGCGTCCGAATGCCAAGCACAAGAAGTCGGCACGGGCCGTCGGCGATGCAATGGGCAAGTTCCATCCGCACGGCGACTCTGGTCTATATACCGCAATGGAAACGCTGGTCAATACGATCCCGCCATCCATTGACGGTCAAGGCAACTGGGGCACGCCGATCAACATGGCGGCAGCGCAGCGGTACACCGAGGCCAAGATGAGCAAGTTCACTCACTTGTTCCTGTTGGACAAAGAGTACCTGCAAGTCGTGCCGAAGGTTCAGAACTATTCGGGTGATGAAGTCTGGCCGGTCTATCTGCCTGCGTTGCTTCCCTACATTCTGTTCAACGGGGGCACTCCGCCTCCCGCGTATGGCGTGAAGGCAGGCAATCCGTCGTTCAGTTTCGACTCGGTGTCGAAGATCGTTACCGCAATGCTGCGTGGCGAGAAGTACGACGCCAAGCGACTGTCGAAGGAACTGCAGCTGTTCCACAACTTCGGATGCGAGCCGGTCATCACGAAGGATGAGTACTTGCAGTTCATGGCGACTGGCAAGGGTTCAGTGAAGTATCGTGGCGTCGTGAACACTGATCCGAAAAAGAAGATCATTCACATCACGACGTTTGTACCGAACGGGTTTGCATCGACCAACGGCATTGAGAAAGCGCTGAACAACATTGCCGAACTGAAGGGCGTCAAGCGTGCGTTCTCCAAGCAAGGTAAGAAGTCGCCAGGCTCTGGTCCGTACGGCGCGCTGTACGTGATTGAATGTCAGAAGTCGATCAAGGACTCCGAGTTTCAAAAGATCGTCGAGAAGGTCAAGCAGCAAGTCACCAACTCGGTGCCGTATCGACTGGGCGTGACGGTTCGTTCCAAGACTGAAGAAACCGAATTCAAGTATCTGAACTTCGTGCAGTTCTTCCAGGCATGGGTGAACTATCGAGTGAAGCTTGAGGTGCGGCTCATCAAGCACTTGATCGCCAAGGTGGAGCGTGAGCTCTACATCAATCGCGTGTATCTCTACGCGGTTGAGCACATGAAGGAAATTCTTGCGGCGTTGCCCAAGGTGTTGGTCAAGGATGATCCGAACACTGCACTGAGCAAGGCACTCAAGATTCCGCTCGAAGATGCGACCATCATCCTCGACCGAAAGGTACGACAACTCGCAAAGCTGGAAGCCGCGGCGCTGAAGGCAAAGATCAAGGAGCTAGAGACCGAACTCAAGACCCTAAAGACTGACTTGAAGAAGCCCGGAGAACGCGCAGCACGCGATACAGAGCAGCGCGTGGCGTCGTATCTGAAGGCACCGGACTCCACGAACTCGGGTATCCCGGTTGTTGTAAAAACGCAACAAACGAAGAAAATCAAGAAATCGTAAATCGTAAATATCCTGTATAATCGTCATGCGCAGTTTGCGACATTTTGAAACGCAAATTCCGCATGGCACAATTTCATTTCGTTCAATCGAACGAATCTATCCCGCGAATCATTCGCACCTTCCCTCTAGGAAAAATAAAATGTCGAACATCGTTAAGCAAGTCGCCGAAGTCACGAAAGCTGCCAAGGCTCTGGAAAAGCAACTGAAGGCCGCTACCAAGCGCGCCGACAAGGCTGAGAAGACTGTCGAGAAGCTGGAAGCAAAGCTCGAAGGCAAGAGCGGCAAGGCTGCGAAGAAGACCAAGGCCGAAAAGCCCGCGAAGGCTGCCAAGGTCAAGAAGGAAAAGGCCGAGAAGCCCGCCAAGGCCAAGAAGGAAAAGGCTGGCAAGGCTGAGAAGGTTGCCAAGAAGGAAAAGGTCGCCAAGGTCAAGAAGGCTGACAAGGCCGCGAAGCCTGCGAAGGGTGACAAGAAGGCCAAGGCTGACAAGGCCGGTAAGGCTGAGAAGGCGAACAAGAAGGCCGACAAGGCAGCCAAGGCTGGCAAGAAGGAAAAGAAGTCCAAGAAGAACGATGATGACGACTCGTTCACGCTGGGCAACTAAGTAAACAAGGGGTGGAGGCGATAGAGTCTCCACCCTTTTTGTCATTTAACGAGGACGCGCCAATGAGCAAACGTGAAATTTCCAACTTTGACAAACTCCAAGCGAAGCAGGGTCTTGCTGCTAAGAACCTTTCGCAGATGAGCAAGATTTCTGACTACGGCACGAGCACCGAGACCGAAGACAAGTTCCTGGCTGCTAATCGTACGAAGGCAGAAGCCACGTTGACCAAGCTGCGCAAGACCCGCGCATTCGTTCAGGCAACTCTTACCAAGGTATCGACATTGCCTCTGCTGGAAAGCAAGCATGAGCGCATGATCGTCCTGTCCGGCGTTCACAAGAAACTGGAAGCCGCACGAGCACAACCGCTACCCACTTCGGTGCGTGGCAAGTTCAATATGTTCTGCAATGAAGTCGCGAGTTTGAAGGACGGTGTGTTTTCGGAAATCGTGGACAAGCGCGAAATGACAGTACTCGGTGGAACCGAACTGCTGGCTACCATCGACAACTCGATCAGCCGGCAAGAAGCGCGCCTGCAACAAGCCGATGTGACTGCCGCGTCTGAGCATGACACCGAGAAGGCGTACCAACGAGCCGCAGAAATCATCAACAACAATCGCAAGGAAGCAGATCGTCTTGATTCGATCAAGAACCGTGAGTTCGTCGTGGCTCGTGCGCCCATCGTTGCGATGACTCAAACCCCGCTGTCGGTTGCAAAGCTGAAGCACGCAGGCATTGCGGCTGAGGACGTTTCGGGATATCCGATGGTTCGCAACCAGTTGGTCCTGGGTATCAACAAGGAAGCGCTGGAAAGCCCGACCTCGAAGCGCAAGATGAAACCCGAAGACGCTGCAGCCGAACTGCTGAAGTCGATCAGCGCTTCCATGAATGAGAAGGTTCAGTTCGTCACCGAGAAGCCGTACCCGTACAAAGGTGCGCTGTGGTACTGGATCGGAACCACGTACGAAATCAATGCACTGATGAAGGCTGCCGGCGGACGCTTGGTGATGAATCGCTGGGGCTTTGCATTCTAAGGGGTACGGCATGGTATTGAATCATTTGTTTGTCACTCCTACAGTCGAGACGCTGAAGCACCTTACGGACATGATGGCCGCAACGCCCATCCACGGCCTCGATCTTTCGAACTTGCGTGTCACCCTGTTCATCAGCCCGGATGAAATCGAAGCCGAGCCCACCAAGGTGTACAGCGCTACTCCGGGATCGTTGGTGCTGCAGCATGATGCAGAAGTTGATGGAACGTCGTTGGTCATGCCTCTCGCCAGTGACTCCATGTATATGGCGAATCGTCAGCTTCAGGAAGGCGGCACCGAGCCCGCATTTTTTGGTGGTTGGTATCTCCCGTACATGAAGCTGGTACGAGCACTGCCTCCTATGCGCCGCAACATCCGTGCTTGGATCAACTCCATCAGCACGACGCTGTACACGTATCAAGAGCCTCTGTATTTCACGAATGAACAAGTCGTGGCAGAGGAGTTCACTGCAATCCCCGACTATTACTACATGGTCGATACGATGCGCGCTGCCGGTATCGAAACGAAGAATATGCTATGATCTTCGCCACGATCACGCTCCCACATTGCTGGGTGTGCGGCGCACGCTTTAATGACCTGCCGGACAATCCGGGTAGCGCGATGCGAGAAGAGCATCACGTCGTACCAAGGGCAGCCGGTGGGGCAGACGGTCCAACCGTGAGCCTGTGTGAGACACATCACCAGATGCTCCACAAAGTTTCAGCTGGTAAGGAACCCCGGCGCTATTTATTCCACCCATTGATTCAGGCATTACCCAGCAAAGAGCAGCAACAAAAGGTCGTCTATTTGGCCACCGTTGCACACAACGCCTTCGCTGCTACCAAGGACGATCCCAACAAGAAGCGCAGAGTTGAGGTCGGGCTTGATGCACAAACTCAGCAGATGCTAGACCAGCTGCGAGCGATCTACAAGAAAGGTAACGAGGCACTGCTCAAGCACGCCTTGGCCGAACTACACAAGCGCCATTTCCTAAAGAGGACACAATGAAAGAGCAAGAAGTGCAGGTTGAAGAAACTAACGCCGTCAAGGCAAAGAAAGATGCGCCCCGCTGCTCGGAGTGCATCCACTTCAAGAACCACGCACTGAAGGGCAACAAGATGGTATGCTCAAAGCTGGGCATCCGTGGATTCGCCGAAGCACCGAAGGGTTGCTACACGCCAGATGTTACCAAGCTGTGCGGGAACTCCGATCAGTTCATTCAGCTGGCCGCTCTGTTGTCGTCCTACACGCCCGCAGAGAAACGCATCGTTGCCGCTCTGCTGCGTCAGCGTAAGAACGACTTGAAGTTCGGGCAGAAGTTGTACTTCCGCGCAGTCGGCGGCGACTATCTCTCGAACTACCTTTCCGGTTTCTATCTCTCGCGCACACGCTCGAAGGAAATCATTCTGTGCGGTGATGCGGATCGACGTAAGCGCGGCCACATGGTCACGGCTATCTTTCAAGATACGTTCGAACTCATGACGGCCAAGGAATGGAAGATCAAGCGTGCCGCATTGATCGACGCCAATCGCATCGAAGACCCGAAGCAGCCGCTGCGTAAGTTCAAGCCGCAGCAGACGAAGGAAGTTCAGGCGCTGATGAACTACCAGCCGCCGACGTTGGATACCGAACAGTCATTCCTGGACGCGCACTCCGAGAAGCGTAGCAAGGGCGGTAAGAAGAAAGCAGAGCTCACGTCGTTCAAGGTTCGCAAGGGTGGTGCTAGTTGATATGGCATATGATCCAAGACCGGACACCATGGAGTTTATGCAGCAAGTGCGGGCGTTGGAGGCGCAGCAGAAGTATCTGAGTCCGTCGCAGGCGGGCTTTCCAGCAGTAACAAGAAGCAAGACTCAAGGAACCGAGTCGTTGATTGTCATCGAGCGACGTATGTACGGCTGCTCCGACTGGCATCCATTTCATTCCACACATAGCAGTAAAGATGCAGAACGCATCCTCGGCAGCAACAACTCAACCTTTGAGTACAGGTTAAGAGAATGAAGCTACATGAAAAGCTGGGCATCACACCAAAAGAGTTGGTGTCCAGTTTCGATTACCTCTTTAGGTTCATCGACAATAAGACGTTCAAGGCCCAGGTGAACGACGGCTTTAACGTTAAGAAGCGCATTGATGCTTGCGGCTACATGCTGAAGAACTGCAAGCTCTATGCCTATGCGTGGCACTGCCACAAGCAGGGTCTCATCACCCGGCCGAAGGCAGCAGAGTTCGAAATCGAAGAATGCGACGTTGCAATGCTACGCAAGCTCGACCTGTCGCGCATACCGGCTCACTTCCAACCCTTCGCGTTGCGTGAGTTCGATGCGTACCTAGCAGAATTTCTCACGTCATCAGACTTGAGTTCGGTGCTAGGCAAGTTCATTACGAAGAAGATGACTTTTCTCATCAAGTCGTATGGACAGACCCGCGAAGCATTGAAGTCGGCAATGGTCGAGGCAGCGATCTATAACATCTATCGCTGCTTCCCCTACTACGATTCATACCTTCACTTCTGCAACATTGGAAAAGGGGCGTCAGAGAAATACGGACATTCTCTCATCAAGCATTTCACGGCAAAGAAGAATCAAGTTCTGCAAAAGAACGCGGACGGCACGCACGAATCGCGCATGGTCCCGATCGCTGCAGTAGAACATATGCTCGAGTCTCCGAATGAGACTAAGCAGACAATTAAAGATGTGCTCGAAGGCATCAAGCTCAAGCCTCGAGTGCGTTTGTTTTTCCAACTCATGGCTGGCGAGCACGACCAAGGCTTTTCCGAATATCTTGGCGTGAACAACTCGGACGCGGCCGACACCATGAAGTATTCGCACTACCGAGCTAGGGTACAGAAATATCTCGGCGTGACGCATACTCAAGTCAACAACCTCTTGGAACGTTTAAGGAACAAAGTAAATGGCAATGCCTAACACCCGTGAGTGCTCTGGTGGTATCGTTCTCCGTCAGAAGCGTGGTGAGCTGCGTGTACTGATGGTCAAGTCCACACGCAACAAGAAGTGGACATTCCCGAAAGGCGGAATGGAGCCTGAGCTTTCGGCGACCGAAAACGCGGTCAAAGAAATCTTTGAAGAGGCTGGGGTTGTTGTCTGCCCCGATCAGATGGTTGGCCGCTATGACTATGTAAAAGACGGCACATTGCAAATGGTGTATCTGTTCCTCATGCGTCCAGTGCTGCAGGTTGATGATTACCCGGAAGCGTTGATCCGCCGCCGCAAGTGGATGCGCATTGATGCGGCGTGCGCTTCTTTGTGCGATACGCAATCGGCGCTGTTGCAGCGCGCTGTGAACTCTTATGAGAATCCATTCGGCGCGGCGCTCTAAAGAAAGCTGAGCGCGGCGTGTTCGGTACATTGGTACACGGTTTTCGTTTCGCCTCATGTACCGAACAGCGCGCCGCGCTTGCGAAGATTTTTCTTGCACGTTTTTATTGAGCGCCCCTATAATTGTTTTGTTCGCAATGAAGCGAACATCAAACAAGGAACAAAATGCAAAACGAAAATGCGCGCAACGTGATTTTGAACATCGCACGTACGGCGAATGTTCGCTATGACGGACGAGACGAAGATGGCAACGAATGCTTCCTCGTCGGATTCGTAGAATTGGCATCTGTCATCGCCCTGCTCGAAGCTTCGGGCTATGGATACGCGGATATCGAAATTGATCTGCAGCAGCCGATCAGCGGCGGCGTATATCTCCGCGTGTACGTCGAAGGATAGCCTGTAAAATCAGGACGCACGGGCGACGTTTTCGGACGTGCGCCCGCGTGTCATTTCTGCGACGTCAGAAAATTGACGGTTGCCGGTTTCTCTCGGCCTGGAGCGGTGTTGTATCTACGCAACACCGGTCTTTACAGTCGGTTTTCGTGATATCATATCTACATGGGGAATCGGTCCCCGAAATCTGAAAAGGAACATTCAGAATGCAACGCGTCCAAATGATCTACACGGCAGGCACGGAAACGGAACAGTGGGAGCAAGATATCCTGCGCATCATTTCCGAGAACGTCAAAATCGAGCTGTCCCTCTACGTGCATATGATGCAAGGAAACGGGATGCCGATCACGAAGGTTCAGGCGCAGGCGATCAACGCGGCGCTCGTGAATGCGAATCTCGAATTCACGACGTTTCAAGATGACGACGTAATCCGCAATTTCTATCACGCGCCGAAGAGCCCGCTGTCTCTGTATCTCACGTCCGACGATATCGCATCCGATGATTGGACGGTCGGATTCAACGAAGGTTGAACGCACGGCAGGACAACGCAAGACACTGAGCCCTTCGGGGCTCGTTTGTATTTCTCAATTCGGATTTTTGATAAAGGAAAATATCATGGCATCGCAAACGAAAATCATCATCGGCGCAAAAATGGAACTGTACGACTGGGCGGCCGACATGCTCCGCGTCATCGCAGAGAACGTTGCCCACAATGTTGAGCTGACGTTGAATGTCCGCAACATGGGATCGAGCGATGGCGAGTTCATCAGCAAGCTGCAAGCCCAGGCGATCAACGCAGCGCTCATCACGCGGTACGCATTTGAAGATGAGGACGACCCCGAATGCGGAATCGCTCAACGCAGTTTCTTCGCAGACAACGGCGTGGGTTGCGGCATCTACATCTTCAGCGAAGATGGCTATGACACCGACGAATGGTGCATCGGATTCTTCGGCGATTCGGACGAGTAACACCCGGTAGCAAAATCACCCAGCCCTTCGGGGCATTTTCAACGTTAGACAAGGAGCAGTCAACATGAAAGCCAACGCCAAGCAAGCTAAGAAGGTTCTCCGCGCCATCGGTATCGACGCAACCGCGACCTGGTCGCAGCACGGTCGCCTTCTGATGGAAACGGAAACCCTGAGCATGAAAGCCATTCGTGCGAAAGCTCAGGAGCTGAAGGACGTTCTCGGATTCAAAGATGTATTCGATCAAACGAACTGGGGCGCCAAGCAGGTCGTTGTTAAGAGCGGGCATCGCGCCGTCGTGTTCACGCGCTACAACGGGTGCCCTGCAATGCACATCGAATTTCAAGACGGCGCAGCGCTCGTCTTCTAATCAATCAGCAACAGAAATCTCTGACAAGGAAAAGTCATCATGAACGCAACTTCCAAGCTCGTCGCTCTCACCCAAGCACTCGCACACGTCGGACAGCTGAAAGGGCAGCTCGAAGACATTGCCGACGAATGCGGCGTGGATTCAGAGGCGCTGTCCCAGGCATTGCAGGACTTCTACAACGCGGTAGTCGACAAGAAGCAGCAGGCGCGTGCCGCGTCTATCGAATCGGTCAAGGCGCTGAAGTCGTTGTCTGAGACGGGCACCAATCGCCAAGCCGGTCCGCGTGCCAAGAAGCGCCGCATTGATGAGAACGTGTCCGCGAATCTTGCGGAAGCAATCAAGACGTTCAAGGCACATACCACATACATTCGTATGTATCGAGCGCCTCTGCAATCGAACAAATACGGCATCGGCAATGTCCGTGTGAAGTTCTACGGCGCTTATATCAATCAGGTTTCACTAGTCGGCAAGCTCGCAAAGCTGGGATTCAAGATGGTGACCCAAGCGAACGTCGAAAACTTTCAATGCGCCAGCCTCATGTTGGTAGCCAAGTCGTTCAAAACGGCTGACACGGGCTGGATCGCAATCACGAAGTAAGCCGCACATTCCGGCCTCTAGTACAACCCTTACAAGCTACACAAGAATCATGGCACGCTACCAATCGAAACTCACGCTCGCAGGTACCAAGCTCATCATCGCGGGTCTTCAATTGAAGATCAAGCAGGAGCCGAAAAAGAAAGTCGATCTGCAAATTTCGGAAAAGACGATGAAGCAGATTGTTGACGTACCCGAAGGTAAGCTGCGCCGCCAGCTGCTCAAGATGTTCAAGCAGTCGGTGGCGATGTATCGCCCGAAGCACCAAGGCATCATTGTCGAGATTCGCCATGACCATGTTCGCGTGGCAGAGGTGATCACCGAAGCAGCGCGTGAAGCTCTGTTGTCTATGGAGTGGAAGGGTAAACGTCAATCGACGGATACGGCGGAACATTGCCGCATCGCCGATGCGATGGACACGATTAAGGCGTACAATCTGTACCCCGAGCTGAAGTGCGGTTGCTGCGGCAAGGTCGCCGATAAGCGTAGCCTGTTGGCATTTAACGGAATCTGCGGACGCCAAGCGTGCCGCGCAAACTAAGGAGCACTACAATGCAAATCACCAAGGTTGAGTTTTCGGTTGCGGCGGGCAAGTACGACCTGGACGAGAAGAACTACAAATACTGCGACACGTTCAAGTCGTTCGACGAAGCGCAGGAAGCGGCCAAGACGTGCGCGGGCTACCACTTTATCGAAGTGGAAATGTACGAGTACTGGGAGGCGGGTGGCGCTGAATACATGCGCCGCACCGACATGGACAACGGCGAACAGCGACGCTTCTACAAGAAAGGCGTTATCTGGATCGCGGACGGGGAGCTGGAATGATGCGCGCATTGATCGCAGTAGTTATGGCGCTCGCGGGGGCTTCGGCCCTTGCGGGTCCTGGGCAAGATTGCCAATTCGTCATGAGCGGCGACATGCTGGTGCCGCTTTGCAAAGCGGCTGAGCCGAAGTACAACGACAACTACCAGGTGCCGAAATTCAGCCTGCGTATGTCCTACAACGACTACGCGTGGTGGAAGGTACAGATGGTGACAGCGGTCGACGTTGCGAGCCCGTCGCGTCGTATGCAACTCATTCAAGAGTTCGACCGCAACGTTCGAGCGTGGGACACTCAAATGAATCGTGAGTTGCAGGCGATCAACGACAAGATCGAATCGAAGCCCGCGATGCAAGAGTGCCGCAAGGCAGTACAGGACATGGCGCGCATCGTTGATATGCGCGATAGCTTGAAGGCGCCAGGCGACGTTGTAGAAGTTCTAGGTGCTGGCAAGAATGATGCGCAGCGCGTGGTGCTTGCACGTCAGACAACGTTGGCATTCAACGAGCATTACGCCAACAAGTATTCTCTGGTGAACGCCATGAATACGTCATGCGACATGCACGGCAACGCTCGTGTCGCCGTTGACTATCTCATTCAAGGCGTTCAGAACTATATCCCCACAAAGGTAATCAAATGAAGAAGCAAGACACCGGATTGGTTGTAATCGACTTTCGCAACCCCAACTTCTTTGAGTGGGGCGCGAACTGGGCACGTATGGGCGAGCCGGAATCCGAAGTCCATCGCCTGATGGATGAGCAGTGGGAATACGAGCAGTACTCGACCGAAGACCGTGACGAGTTCTGGCGCGGCTACCACGCTACCAAGGAGCAGCAAGCATGACGGAACAACAACTGCAGGCCCTGACCGAAAAGCAAGATCGCATCTACCACAAGACGATTCAGCGCACGGCAGAGATTGCCGCGATTCAAGGACACATCACGTACTGGCAGACAGTGCTGATGACTGGAGCGTACCGCGACATGAACACTTTCCACCTCAATGGTGATCCCCTTTCCGACAAGGAAAAACGCGATAAAGCGCTCGGCATCATTCAAAATCACGTAGACCGGCTACAGGGTATCTCGGACTACGAACTCGGCTGCATCTAAAACAAGAAATCGACTGACAAGGAAAAGTCAATGAAGGCCCAACTCATCTTTCGCCGCTTCGCATTGGTCGCTATCGGAGCGTTCACCGCATTCTGTTTCATCCAACATGATCGCGCAGTCAAGACGCCGAGTGCTCCGTATGAATGGTTGACCAAGCTCAATCAGGTGCAGAAGTATCCGGTGGCTGATATCGAACTCGCCGCCGAGCAGCTGTACTCGATGGAAGACTTGCAGTGCCTGGCCAAGAACGTCTTTCATGAAGCCGGCGTTGAAACGGACAACGGCAAAATTGCCGTCGCGCAAGTCACGCTCAATCGCGTGGCTGCTGGTCGCTGGGGCGATTCGATTTGCGACGTGGTGTACAGCCCCGCGCAGTTCAGCTGGACGCTCCAGCCGCACAAGGTCAAAGAGGAACCGAAAGGTGAGCTGTGGGAATCGTCGTTGCAAGCCGCTGTGCGCGTCCTGCAAGGCGAGCGCAACGATGAGTTGGCCGAGTCCCTGTTCTATTACAACCCGGACAAGGTCCGCAGAACTCCAGCTTGGGCCAGCAAGAAGTACATGATTGGCAAGGTCGACTCTCACATTTTCTTTACACAGGATCGCAAGAAATGAGTGCTCTTACGAAATTGAAAGAGGTTCGTCAGCTTCTGGCAGAGCCAAGTGCCTGGCGCCAGGACAACTATGCGGGCTTCCGTCAGGAGGACGGAACAATCTCCGCCTGCTCGACCGAATCGCCGAACGCCAACTGCTTCTGCATTCTTGGTGCACTGATTCGCGTAGGCGTTGAGGACGGCACCGCGAAGGACGCAGTCATAACCCAAGCGATCCGGTTCGGTATTGATATTTTGTACCCGCAGTACTGCACGATATCGGAATTCAACGACGCGCCTGGCCGTACGCACAAAGAAGTACTTGAAGTGCTCGACGTTGCAGAGCAGCGCCTTCAGGTACTCGGAATCATCTGACATTAAGGAACAGCAGATATGAACAAGCAGTCATTTCTGAGCCGCTTCGGCTTCTCTTTGCTTATGTGTGTTTTGGTTGGCACTGCCAGCGTGGTCGGCATCGCGGTAACCGACGCAAAAGCCAAACCCAAGGAGGACGCCAAGCCCTATCTTGGTACGCACGTCGGAAACGTGGGCTACTCCAGCATTGAACTGTGGACGGCGCAGCTTCCCGACGGAACCAACTGCGTTGTCACCATCAACGCGTCCAAAAATCACGGCCTCGTCCACAAGACGGCCAAGGACCCTGGCGTTTCCTGCGACTTCTCGCAATCTCTCAAGGTTCAACAATGAAGAGCACACTCGAACACCTCAAGGCGGCCCGCGCCGTTCTCGCCGAGCCTATCAACTGGCACCAAGGTGACTTCGCAGCCCATCGCGCAGAAGATGGTACGATCACGCCGACGGATTCCGAACACCTGCAAGGACGCGCACCCAACTGCTGGTGCATCCTCGGCGCGTTGCGTAAAACCGATAAGTACGACAACGGCGAAGCGGATCAAGCGTTGCGCGCCGCTATGTTTGAGCTCTTCGGCACACGCAAAATCGTGGCGTTCAACGATCAGCCGGGGCGTACGCACAAAGATGTACTCGCCGTGTTTGATCGCGCCATCGCCCATGAACAACAATGGCAGCAAGGACAACAGCAATGACTGACAAGACCCCACTAGAAGTTCTGAAAGACATACGCGAGACCTTGAGCGACCCTGAGCATTGGCGCCAGGGCGACTATCAAGGGCATCGCATCGGCGGCGTGACATTCGATCTATGCCATGCAGCCGTTCAAGGTCGCGCACCCAACTGCTGGTGCATCCTCGGTGCCATGTTGAAGAGCACCTATGTGCGCGGCTTGGTGGTCGAAAAGAAACTTGAGCAAGCAGTCAATCACTTCCACCCGCGCTTCAACTCAGTCGCGGCCTTCAACGATGAGCCCGGTCGGACGCACGAAGAGGTACTGCAAGTGATTGACTACGCCATTCAACGTGAGCAGGAGCAAGCGCAATGAGCAAGACCACACTAGAAATTCTGAAGGAAGCGCGTCAGCTTCTGGAAAAGCCTGAGTCGTGGATCAAGGGCTACTATGCAGCCAAGCGCGAGTCTGATGGTCGCATCCAGGTCCTCATCAGCGAAGAAATCGACGGCGGAAAAGGCGTGGTCGTCCGGGCAGTAGGAGGCACTGATCCTCGTGCTGATTGCTTCTGCATGTTGGGCGCGTTGCAACGTGCAGGTGCGTTGGAGCGCAACAGCGAAGCCGAAGCCGTGCTGCGTGACGCCATCAAGATCAAGATCGGTTTTCACGATCAGGTACATTCGTTCAACGACTCGCCGCAGCGTACACACGACGAAGTACTGGCAGTGTTCGATATCGCAATTCAACAGGAGCAGCTGAAATGAGTTTCAAACTTGTAGTTCGCATCGAAGTTCAGAACGAAGAAGGCGAAGTCGTTGATGCGCGTGGTTACGCGACGCATCCGAAAATGAAAGGCTGGTCGCCGTTGCAGACCACGAAGCAGATGCGTGAGTTCGCGCACATCGGAAACGCGCATGAGGCCATGAACCACATGCACAAGGTCGTCGGCGCAGTTGCCGATATCATCGGTTAAGCAGTACCCAATCCAACCTCACAACATCAACAAGGACAACATACATCATGGCAAACAAGAACCGCGGTGCTCGTGCTCAGGACTTCAAGCAGGGCCGTACCATGTACCTTGCGTACTTCGGCGAACTGCAAGTCGTTCACATCCTCGGCCGGCCTTACAACCGAGGTGGCGGCTCGATCATGAGCGCAGTCGACGTTATGAAGGTCGACTACAAAGGCCGCTATGAGAGGGACACTCTGTTCCTCGGTGATCGCGGCGTGCCGGGTTTCGCATACGATCAGCGCCCGAATGAAATCTTTCTGTCGCGTGGGGCGTGCGAGCGCAACCTCGAACGTATCAAGGAGTACCGCGATGAGTTGTGCACTCGAATCTCAAACGACATGCCCCTATCGTGGATGGATTATCCCGACTACGACGACTGGCATGAGCCGTCGCCCGACGAGCAGGTACGGAATGTCCTGAGCCGCATGGCAAGTGTCGGCACGCGTGAAGGCTACTTGCACGAAGTGCCCGAGCGCCTCTATGAAAACTTCACCATGAGCGATCACAGTACCACGTACGTCTGCCGCAAGCTCGAGTCTGACTGCATCGCCATTGACTACAAGCGCGACGACGCCACGGGTGACTGCAAAGACGTGCATGAGTTCTACACGTTGCAGAAAGGTATGTGGCGTCGAATTCTCGAAGGCCGTTTCCATGATCGCAAAAGCCCGACGGCCTCGAAAGACTTCTGCAAGTTCCCGGTCGCGCACGAAATCAACGAGCTGCTGAAAGGCCTCGTCACCTACGCAATGGAGAGGAACTAACATGCCGTATCGCAATATGACTTCTCACAACATTGCAGTCGACGCAATCGAGCAGGCGCTGCGGCACTTGATCCAGTCGCAACGCGGATTCACGTTCGACTTCAAGAACGGCAACGGCTTGCAGATCAAGCGGCAGCTTTCGCACTACGCGCAGTTCAAGCCTGGGTACGAAGTGATTGTGCAGTTCCTCGAACATCGTGCCGATGACGGGTGCTACGTCGTGTGCGCAGTCGAGCACTTCTCGTTGGCGAATCAGGAGTCGGCCATCGAGGCGTTCATGACGCGACTGATGGGGCCGAATCCACACCGCGCTACCGACCTCGGTCAATCGGTCGAGTCCTTCTTCGTGAGGAAAGAATGAGCAGTCGGCCCAACTGGAGCGGTGTCCGCGTGCTGGTAACGCCTACGGAACGCCTGAATCACTACTCCAAGGTCGCGGTAGCATTGCAGGATGCAAGCGACGCCCTTGGTAAGGCAATCGCCATGTGCAGTGATTCGTGCGGCGATTCTATCCACGGTACGGACTGGGGCACCTACAGAAAGATGGTGACCACCAAACTTCGCGTTGAAGAATTACATCGTAAATACAGGGAGCGCGCAGAGCGTGCCCTGAAGAAACAACATCAACAAGGAAAGTAAATGAAGCTCCGCATTGGTCAATTCGACGCCAACGAGGCCATCACGCATAACCTGCGCACGCTGGCAGCGTTTGGTACAACGACTCGCAAAATTCGCAGAGGCTTGCAATTTGCATCGGCGCCGCTCGACCAAGTAGGCACGGTCACGCTTGTACTGCTGGACAATCAGCAAGCCACGGAGTATCAGTGGCGCAAGGCTCGCGAGTCGGCCGTCAAGTTCCTCAAGGCTCTCAGCGACGAACTCGGGTCGCTGCTGCAGTGGGTGGGAATGCCCGCGCCGACTCCTGATTCGCAATGGTATGAACGCGAAGCCGAGGCGCGTGTACGAGTGCAGTTCACGTCGGACAAGCCGCAGCGTCAGCTGGAGCTGATGGTCACCCCCATGACCACGGACTTCGTAGAGACCGCTACGATGGCTCAGCTGGTAACGTACGTGTACATGACGCTGAACGTTGCGCATGAGTTCCAGCACTTCCCCCACTACCAGGTACCTCAACAATGACGACTCCCGAAGACGTACTGCATTTCATCGAGTGGCTGAAATCCAAAGGCATGCAAATCGGCGGCATGGCACCTTCGTTGATTGCAGGAGTTCCGCAGTTCCGCCCGCTGCACAAAGACGACGTGCCGAACGTCGCACATGACTACGCAGCCTTCGTCAATCACGGCGACGGCGGCGAATCCGACAACAGCAACAATGACCAGCCGGTCATCCATTAAGGAGTTCTGAAATGAATATCGTTCGACGCATGGCCCAAGCCGAACTCGACCTGTTGATGCTCGAGACCCAAAGCATCCAAGCGAGCCAGCATGTGACTTTCCCCGACGCTCTTGCGCAGAGCCTGCAAGCACGATACGGCGTGCACTTCATGGTTCCGCCCAACATGATCGACGCGCTGACGTGGCTGCATACCAACTACGTGGAGCTTCCCGATGCCGAAGCCATGGAGCGTCGCCTTGAGTACTTCAAGGACTTCTTGGTCAACGACCCCGAAGACTACGACGGCAAGATGAAAGCCTTCTCGAAGGTCGCAGTCGGCCAGCACTTCATGCACTCGTTCTCGCACAATGGCTTGTGGATGCAGGAACAGCGCAGCTGGAAAGATTGCGAGTTCGCGATCTATCGCAAGCTCGACGACGAGTTGGTGATACGTGCATACGTACACAACAGCAACATGCAGCTGTTCGAAGTCCTGCCGTTCCAGTCGCTGCTCGAAGCCATGTCAATGGCGGGCGATTCCAAAGTCGTATTCGTGGACTAAGCATGTACCTGCAACTCTTCTTTCTTTTCATCATCGTCTACCATGTGTTCCGCATCACTGAGAACTTCCGCCAGTGGTATGACGGCAGTATCGAACTCGGCTACGGCTTGTGGTGCATGTTCTGCAATGTCGCTTTCATCGTAACGGCAGCGGTGTTTCTTCTCAAGCGCGTATGACGAAGGCGATGCGCGTCCACTTGAAGGCACTAGCCAAAGGTACTAAGTGGCTAGAGAACAATCTCGGCGGCGAGTGGGCGTGCATCGGAGCAGCACAGCCCATCCGCACCGGGTACTTGATCTACAACCTGGTCAATCACGAAGACCGAAGCGGTCAAGTGATGGCAGACATTCTCGAAAAGAAGTTCGAGATTGTGGCATCCGTAGAGACTAAACGAGGCAAGGTCATCTACTTCCGCCATCGCAAGGTCGGGTATCCGATTAGCCTTTTCATTCACAAGCTGTTCATGTCGGTCACGCTCTACAGCGAATTCCATTTCGCCAAGACTCTGATCGACGTGCGCGAAAATCCAAGGAGCAAGCTATGGCAGTCAGCTATGTCAACTTCGCAGACATGAAGAATCCCGAAACGGGTGCGAGCATGCGCGAAGAAAATTTCGCACGTCAGCACACGATTCCGCTGGGCGCGTTGGTCGAAATCGCAAGCCTCGACACTGGCGCTGACGAGTACAACGGCTTGCGGCTGCGTGTGGTATCGCATGACCGCGACTGCGATGGTACTCCGCTGTACACGTTGTCGTTCAGTCTCGACCTCTACCAGCGCGCAAAGGATAACGCCAAGGGCTCGTCTGGTGTCTACTGCGTCGCGTATCTCGCAGGTCTCGCGCTCAATGGGATGAGCGAAGAACTTCTCACAGTCATCAAGGAACAAGCATGAAATCTTTTCTCGTCGCAGTAATGCTCGCAATGGCGCCCATCGTTGCGCACTCGATTGAGTACGTGAATCAGGGCACCTGGGATGCGACTCCGCGCAGCGAACGTGCAATCTGCAAGCCGAACAAAGCGGATGGCATGATTGTACTGACCAGTATTTCGCACCCGCAGCATCCGAAGTTCAAGACGGTCTTCGGCACAACTCCAGCGGGTCCCGTAGTCACTGGCTACTGGAGTACGATTGGTGACACCACGTTCAGCATTACGTGGGATGGCGTCAATCAAGTCAACCTTCACGAAGTGAACTCGTTCAGGCTCTGCCGGTTCTAAATCAACACTCCAATCACCCAACACCTACAAGGATTAGCATCAAATGAAAAAAGCTCCGAAGACGCCGAGGACTTCCAGCGCTCTGCGCAAGCAAAAAGAAACCGCCGCCGACTACGCAGCCCGCGATGTGTGGCCGTATCTGGTTCGGCTCACTGGCGCCACTGCACGGATCGAGTGCTACAGCGATGACTCGATCTTGGAGAAGCTCGAAGCAGGAGTGAAGGGCAAAGAGTTCACAATCGTTGCTGGTCCAAAAGACGCGTTCCATAACGGGTTCAATCTCAGCAACGTTCTGCAAGTGGTGACTGAAGTTGGAGGGCATCATATTTGGCCGCCGCTGGCCAAGAAACCTGCGACCAAGACTGCACAGGTGACGTTCACCATCGAAACCTATAGCTTGGGTACATTCCAGTATCAAGCGGAATGTATTGACCAGTTGCTGGAACTGCTGAGCGACGAAGGGGTGTTTCCAAGCGACTGCTCGTTGAACAACGATGGTGACGACGTGGACGTTGCTGATATGGACGAAGACGATTTGGCAGTCAGCCTATCTGACGTGAAAGCGATTCGAGCCGCAGGCCTTACGGTGTGGGAAAACTCCAAGCCTCAACGAGCAAAGAAAGTTCGGCGTCCGGCGGTGACTTCCGAAGGTGCTTCGGAAATAGAACTCAAGCGTTGGTTCGATCTTGGCACTGGCGAGTTCTTCGACTACCGAGACAATCCGCAATACCGAGCGATCTTGAATCTCAAACGTCAGACGTTCAAGTCGCTGGTCTACAACATTCTGACCGGTAGCCGTTGCAAAGTCGAAACCGAAATCGACGGCTTCCAAATCAAGGTCGGCGAACCCTACGAAGACGTTGACGGTCACCTGGCAGTCGACGGCCGACTGTTTGCTGCGCACTACGACGTGGCTGGAGTCACTATGTCGTTCGCTCTCGGCCAGGGCGTTGAAGGCAAATCATGGGTCAAGTGCGCAGAAGATCAAACCGACAACTCGGGTGAGGCCTCACAGTCCCTTTACTCGAAAGGACGTTCTCTGGAAATCGACATGGAAACTCTGATGGCGGAATTCCTGCCCAAGACCAAGGCGTGGTTCTAACATGGACGAGTCATACGGAGATTGGAACGAAGAAGTAGAGCAGAGTCCGCGTAAGCCTCGGCTTCTCCGCTGGACGTTGATCGCATTGCTTAGCATAGCGACTGCAGCTGCGGTAGGCTGGCTCTGCTACTACAATTATGACCGCGGAGTCGTTGGCGGGAAATTTCTGCCTGTGGTTCGCGTTCAGTGGGGTTCGGTTATAGAGACTGGACAGTGCACGAAGTACCGATGCGCGGTTAGCATCAAAGCTGACGACGGGCGCATATTCACGTCGAGTGAAAGCAGTCCAAGGCTGATTGGTCAGCGCGTGCCTCTTACCGAGTACATTGTGAAGGGCCAGCCTGAACAGGTGTACTTCAGTATGCACCTGCCCCGCTTCGGTCCTTTCGCACGGGAGTAGATGATGAGCGGCATTCGTGTCTTGATAGCGCTCATCGTGTTCACCGTGCTGTGCAACATAGGGTTCGCTGTGTGGCTCGTGAACTACACGCCGACACCGGAAGACACGGCACCGAAGACTGTACGGTGTCATCCACTCAAGCATTGCGGGAGATAGCAATGGCAATATTGGTTCGCGTTTCACCGCACTCTGAACGAGTCGGCACATTCTGCCTAATGGGAAAACCAGCGGACGAACCAGTCGTGGTCTACGAAGTACACGCCGGCCGGGTCCTCTGGCTAGTAGATGATGGGCCCTTCTACATGAAGGCTGGCTACTGGTGCGAAGAGACGAAGACGACTAAGAGCAGGTCGGCGTACAAGGGGTCAACAGTGGACGCCCCGCCCGAAGTACGAGACCTCGCAGTCGCATATCGTGAGTACCAGAAAAGAAAACGTAAAATAATGGGTGAGCGAAATCGACGGCTGCAAGAGCGCGCAAGACGCGCAGTCTATCAGCTCACCAAGTATCAGTTCTTCAACCTTTCACGCTTGACCTACAAGCTAAGCAGAGCCGAATGGTCAATCGTTCACCAACTACTAAAAACAAAGGTTTTCAAAAGTGAGTTTCGCAAAAAGTCTGCTGAAAAAATTCGTGACTGGCTTGAGTTCCCTCGGCAAGAGTCTCCATTCACCGACCGAGAGTGGTGGGACCTCGGCCGCGCCGCAATTAATAAAACGCTACGTGCTCGTACCGAGGTACGTCAGGTCGGCTAACGACGGCCAGTTCCATTACATCGATGCAACCAAACTCCGCGCCTGCTACAGACTGGCCGCGCATGAAATCGCATCGCTGATGAGCACTGAAGCACGCGTGGCAGTCAGCAAGGCGCAAGAGCGACCGGTCCTGGTCGACAACGTAGTCTATATCCCGCTGAGTCCTCGGTACCACGGTGACTATGACGAGTACAAACAACAACGCGACAACGAAGTGAGGTTGAAATATGGCTGCTGAAGTGAGGTTCCTCAAGTCCAACAATATCTCGACTCAGAAGATGATGCTCGAGATTCACGCACGGCAAGCTGGGTTGATGTTCAACATGCCGCGACGCGTGCTGGTGGTCACTACCAAGCCGATGGTTGCATCGTGGCAAGAGCGTCTGCAGCAGATGCCGATTGTCACTCGGGTCGTTACGCCCTACAGCTTCCAAGCTCTGACTGCAGAAGCGATGGCGGACAATCTGATTCTGATCGACATGCTGTACCCCGATCAACTGCAGCGCGTCTTTGAGAAAGTGGCTGCCGACAACTTCAGCTATGGAGTCTATCAAGCATGAGTGATGAACTGATGCGCGAGCTCATTGCAGAGCAACGCCGTACCAACAAGCTTCTGCAAGACTTGATTCTGGTGCAGACCAAACACTTCGCTACTCACATGGCTGCAGCGGCTTCGAACAATACGATGACTCGCAACGTCTCAGCTATGATTGCCATCATGACCATACGTGGTGAAGAGGCAGTGAGTCCGGGTAAGGTCACTGACTACGCACGTCAAGCATTGCAGCTGCAAGTTGCAAACGACAATCTCAACAAAGAACTTATCAAGGTCTTGGAGAACGCAGTCCAATGATGATCTACGCGCAGGCATTTCTAGCAGCATTCATGTCTGCCGTACTCCGTGGTGTTCAGAACAAGAACATAGTCGGCGGGTACAAGATGTTGACGTTCATCACCGGCGCTCTGATGTACACGGTAGACGCAGTCACCGTGGTCGTCATTGCAAAGAACGTCCTTACCAACAACAACTACACGATCATCGCTGCGTCTGCTATCGGCGCGGGCTTGGGTTACGTGGCATCCATGTCGGTGCATCGCATCCTTACTGCAAAGAAGGAAGCCGAGCTCAAGGCTGCGAAGAAAGCGAAGGATCGCAAGCGAGTGATCAAACTTCTGCGCGAGCTGCGCGACACAGGAGAGCTTTAACATGAAACGTAACCTCATCATTGTGCACTCGGATAGGGAGACGCGCACCGGCAAGAAAGTGCTGGCAATCGTCGACTGCTTCGAGTACACGAACAATGAGTATAGTATGGCGTCGCGCAACACCTGGGAGCTCTTCGTCAACGACCATGACAGTCTTATTAAGACGGATGCGTGGGTGCGAGCGCGCAACGAAGAAGCTCGTACCGCTGCGGTCGTGTATGCAAGGCAGCTGGCTGAAGAAAACGGCATGGTCCTTTGGCTGGACGGGGGCGACGATCAACATGAGTACCTGGACTAACGATGAGTACATCAATCATTTCTGATGGTGCAGAGCTGGAATTGTCCGCAGAGAACACCGAAATGTTCCGGCAGTTCCTGTTGGCTATGCACCGCTACGACAAAGCAACAAAAAATACGAAAGCCGAGGCGCGGTTCGCAGTTGAAGACTGCTTGGGTAACCTGCTCATCAAATGCCAGCGCCTTGAAAACGAAGTGGAGAAGCTGAAGTGCACTCAATCACAATCCTGATAGGCATCAACGGTTGCGGCAAGACTGCATGGCGCAATCGCTTGATCGAAGAAGAGCGCGGGCATCTGACATTCTCAATTGAGAACTGCGTACGCGGGTTCTACTACTCGCACCGCGGCCGTATCGTTGACATGGAAATCATGGATGCGTTTGCCAAAGAGCATCCGAAGTTTCCCGAGTTCATGTGGCGCAAGTTTGAAGCTGCCTTGGACAAGTTTCAGTCGGTGATCATCGATGGTGACTTCATTACGCCGGAGCAACGTGCCCCGTTCATAGACAAAGCCCGCGCACGAAATATTCCTGTGTACGCAGTCGTATTCAATACTCCGTTTGATATCGCGTACGAGCGCAATCGCAGACAGCGCAAGCCGTATCGAGTGACCAAGCGTGAGCTTGAGTACCAAGTGCGTAGGTTGGATATCTCGACGTTGAAGGCCGAAGTCGATGATGTGCATTACGTGGACAACATTCAAGTCAAGGGGTTTGCATGAATACTGGATACATCAATCTGTTCGCCGCGCTGGTCAGCGTGTATTTTATTTGGGTCATTCTCAGCGGCTTGCCGAAGTGGCGGGACAAGTACCCGATGTTGCCGTGGAAGGACTTAAACTTCTATGCGTGGCTCGGCGTTGTCGTGCTGGTGTTCGACGGCATTGACTTTGCGATGCGCGGACTGGAGAAGCTGCAGTGGTTAAACTGATTCCACCGCCGCTGCCCAAGGTCATTATGGGCAAGGGTCAAGAGTTGGATGCTCAATGGTTCTCGCGCAGCGAAGTGCTGCAAATTCAACGTGACGCTATGGAGTCTGCTCGACAGCAGCTGCAACAGCACGACAAGTCAGAGGAAGGCGAATGGTAAAGTACAGCCTGAGTTGTGTGGGCAAGCCGCGCATGGCAGTGAGTGCAGAAGCGTTGCCGTTGGTTGGCAGCTCGATCTTTGTGTTTGGCGACGAGCATATCGTTGATGAAATCGAGTTCTTGATTTACGGAGACCCCGAAGATCAACCGCTGCGTCAATCCATAGTCGTTCACGCTCACCTGGTTGAGTAAATCGTAAATACGAGCAGCAAATGACAACAATGTACAAGCGACAACAAAGGAACGCAATGAGCAATTCCAACTGGCCGCGCGCCACGCAACAGAAGCAGTCGGGATTCTTCGATTTGCCGGTGGCACAATTCTGCACTCACCCTGAACACAACTTCCCCACCCACCTCTATATCCCGCCGGGTCAGGGCTATCGTCATGTGTGCCCGGGCTGCAAGCGTGAAGAAGTCTCATACAATCACGGAGTATTTGCGTAATGGCAAAGCTGAACATGGTTCAACGCGAACCTGCAACTCCATCCGCCAAGCGGGTGTTCGCGCATCAAGACCTGCCGCTGGACAAGATGGTCGTGTCGGTCACCCGGGCTCAGAACATCTTTGCTTGCATCGGGGCCTACATCGACAGCAAGGCCGAGAAGTGGACGAAGGATCACGGCGAATTGGCAGCGTTCCACGAAAGCCAAGACGACGACCTGAGCAACGACCTCGAGCTCCTGAACAAAATCTGGTACGAGTATCTGCGCATGTCGATCCTGGTCAAGGTCGGCATTACGTACGACGACTACTTGCGGGATTACCCCGAGTACTTCGAGAATGCGAATTCTCAGAAAGACCCTCACGTACGAGTCGAGCAGCTGCGTGCCAACTCGATGCACTCGTGGGTAAGGAATGCCATTAGCGAGGCATCCGAGGCAGCAGACATTCATACTTGGGATCGTGACCGCAGTTACACGCGCCACGACAGCACCCCACAAGTGTATCGCCCGCCGTTAAGCGAATATCGCACGGATACGCTCCCGCCGATTCGCGTTTACGGTAGGCCGTACAAGCCCAATGTTGCACATATGGTTCAGAAGAAGTGGGCTGGGTATGCAGATGACGCCGCGGTCGCAGAGTATGCAGTGCAAGACTTTGCGGTCGGACGTGAGCACGCTACTATGTTCCGCGACGTGGAAAACGGTTCGCTGTTCACCAAGTGGGAAGAAGAGTACGAGCAGCACATTCGCCAGTTCAATGCACGCTGGGCTGACCTCCGCAACATATTGCGCGAAGCGCTGGAGCGCATTGCGTTTGTATCTGGCGAAGCTTCAGTTGCCTTCGAGCAGAAGCAGAAAGAGAAGCAAGAGCAGGAAGCCCGCGCTGCAGCAGCCGAAGCAGCCCGCAAGATCGCAGAAGAAAATCGGCCCGCGGTCTCTGTGGTGGAACGCGGCGTCATCGGCATTACGCTGTTCCTAGTCGTTGCATACTTCGGCTATCAATACATCAAGCCGTACATCTAACTCGCAGTCAACCGTTCACAACCAACAAGGATTCAAATGAACGATCTTCAGAAGAAAGCTCAGAAGTACAAAACGCTTTTCAAGTTTGGTACCCTGGGCGTCATTCTTTTCGTGCTCGCACCCATTCTGTACACTGTGCTGCAAGCCACCGTCGCCGCAATCGCACTCGCGGTCATCGGCGGTACGACGTGGATGCTCACTCCGTATCTCTCGACCAAGTTCGCGAACATGCGGCTCAAGCTGGTGAAGGAAGCCGCGAAAGAGAACCCGATCGAAACTGCGCAACTCGAATTGCAGCGGCGTCGAGCAGAGCTGCAAGAGCGCAAAGCTGCCATTGAGAAGTGGGGCGGTTACGTGCAAGGCTACATTCTGAAAGCCAAAGAGCAGGTCGACAAGTATCCGCACAAGAAGCAAGAGTACCTTGAGCGCATTCAGGGCATGCAGGCGTTGCATCAGCGTCGTGCTGAACAGTGGCGTGAGACCCGCGCAGCCTTGGAAGTGTACGCCGCTCAAGTGCAAGAGAAGATCGACGAGTATGAAATGGCCAAGGAAGAACTCAAGGTCCGCGGCATGGTCGATGGCATGGACGAAGCCGACTTGTTCGCGCAGATCAAGATGGACGAAGCCATGAAGGAAATGACCAGCACGGTTGGTATGGCATTCTCCAGCCTCGAGTCCATTACGCATGACATGGACTACGATCATGAGAAGGGCAAGAAGCTGATCGCAAACAGCCCGACTCAGTCTCTGAACAACCTGGAAGTTATCGACGTTGAGGCAGTCCTGAAATGAAAACCTGGATCATCGGTGCAGTTCTCATCGCCGCAGTCGTAGCACTCGGCTTCTTTGCCGGCAACAACTCTGTGCCTTCGGGCTCGAAGTCGCAGCCTTCGCAGTCTCAATCCAACAAGTACAAGTTCTAAACCAACCCCAACAAAAAGGAAATCAAATGCGTATCACTCGTATCGTTGTCGCATCCCTTCTGTCTCTGGCAGCCTTCGCCGCTCATGCGCAACAGCTCAAGGTCGCTACCGGCGGTCCGCAAGGCACGTACTCGCAGATGTTCAAGGAAGTCGCACGAGTCTGCCAAGGTCAGATGAATCTGGTCGAGCAGAACACGTCGGGTTCGGTCGAGAACGTTGACCTGCTGGTCTCGAACAAGATCAACGCAGCCATCGTGCAATCGGATGTGCTGAAGTTCCGGGCGCGCAACGAAGCGCAAATCTCGCAGCAAGTGCGCACGGTCTTCGGTCTCCACCCCGAAGAAATTCACCTGGTGACTCGTGCGGATGGCCGCAAGGTCGGAGGCTACGGTTTCGGCAACTTCAAGTTCGGCGCCGAGCTGGTTGTGCTGCGTGACTTCCGCGACATGGAAGGCAAGGTTGCTGGTGCAGTCGGCGGCTCGTATCTGACGGCGCAAGTCCTGGCCAACAACTCGGGTATCAGCTTCAACGTCGAGCAGTTCGGATCGAACGATGACATGCTGCGCGCATTGGCTGAAGGCAAGATCGACGTTGCGGTCATGGTCATGGGTGCTCCTGCAAAGGCCATCACCGAAATGGGTCCCGAGTTCCGTCTGCTCCCGATTGAAGGGAAGCAAGTCGAAGCGTTGAAGGACTACTACGACGTGACGCGCCTGACCTACAACAACCTGAGCGACTCGCAAGGCGTTGCTGCTCTGTCGGTGCAAGCTCTGTTTGTCTCGCGCAACTACAAGACCGATGCAATGAAGAATGGTCTGAACACTCTGCGTGAATGCGTGTCCACGAAGCTGGATGAGCTGAAGGAAGAAATGGGTACGCATCCGAAGTGGCAGCAAGTCGAAGCCGGCCAGAATGGGAAGTGGCTGGTCTACAACAACGGTAACTAAGTAACGATGGGCAGGGGCTGCGGTCTCTGCCCATTTTTCATTTGTGGCATTCAAAGGACTAGACATGCAAGGTCGTAACGTATTCATCATCGGTTGTGGTTCCATTGGTCAGGGTCTGATCCCGCTGCTGTTCAAGCACTTCTATATGGAGCAGTCGCGAGTGGTCGTCATCACCGCCGATGAACGCGGCAAGGCTCTTGCTCAGTACTACGGCTGCTCGTTCCTGATCGAACCTCTCGGTCCTCTGAACTTTGAGTACGTGCTGGACAACGTTGGTCACAAGCCGGGCGACATTATGATTAACGTCTCGGTCGATGTGTCGAGTATCGACCTCATGAACTACTGCAACGAGCATGGTCTGATGTATACCGATACATGCGTTGAGCCGTGGAGGGGTGGATATCAACAAGGCATGACCAACGCGGGACTGCGTACGGCGGCGCTGATGAGTCGTAAGATCGAGGACACTCCGACGGCCTTGATTGCACACGGGGCGAATCCTGGGCTGGTTACGCACCTTCTGAAAGAAGGCTTGCGCGAACTCAGCTATGAGCGCCGTGTGATCTATGACCACGAAGCCACAGCGTTCAGCGCATTTGGATTTAAGGCGGTCCATATCGCAGAGCGTGACACGCAAGACAACGACGAAGAACGACCGAGTGGCAAATTCGTAAATACGTGGTCGGTAGACGGGCTTCTCAGCGAACTGTACCAGCAAGCTGAAATCGGCGTTGGCACTCACGAGCCTTTCAATCACAATATGTTTCCGACTTCGCGTATCAGTGCCAAGCTCCCTACGCGCAGCGCAGATACCAAAGTCAAATCGTGGGTGCCTTCGGGTGGCGCACAAGACGCTTACTTGATTACGCATCACGAGTCCATTTCGCTTGCAGCGTTTCTTGAAGACTCGGACGGCAATCGACCTACGGTGCTGTACGCGTACAATCCGAGTCGGTTGACTCGCGAGTCCATTGAAGAATGGCGCGCTACTGGATTGCAAGAGCCGAAGCACAAGGAAGTCATGAAGGGCGTTACCCAAGGGTTTGACGAACTTGGCGTCCTGATGATCGGTCCGAGTCACAGCTACTGGTATGGGTCGAAGCTCTACGCAGAGGATGCGCGCAAGCTCATGCCGCAAGACTCCCTGCATTTGATTGAAGGTTTTAACGCAACGACGTTGCAGGTCACAGCCACCCTCATCGGAGGTCTGAAGTGGATGCTGAAATGGCCCAACGAAGGTGTGGTAGAAGCTGAAGATATTGATAGCAGCTTGGTCCTCAAGTATGCTCATCAGTACATCGGCGATGTGCGCGGTCACTTTACCGCATGGTCCTTTGGTAATTGTTCTTTCAACAACTTCTTGATTCAAAAATAAATGAAACGATCAGCGAAGATCACCCTGGTACTTCTCGGCACGATGGCACTTACGGCGTGCGGCGATGGCAACGAGTCTCGTCAGACGACGCGCCAACAGTACAAAAGCATGGCCGACTGCCAACGCGAATGGGGCACCGACAGTCGGAATTGCACAACCTCAAGCAGCGGCCACTTCTTTGGCCCGCTTTATTTCTGGAATCACTCGACGGGTACGCCGATGGTAGTGGGTGCGGGCGGTGAGACTCGCGCAGTTCCTAACGCCTATGCGAATCCGGCCAACAGTGCAGTAGCGCGCAGTTCTGCAATCAGCACTTCGACCAGCACCGCAATCGTCCGTGGCGGCTTCGGCAGCACCGGCTCTTCGTTCTCCGCAGGCGGCTGATACATGCAACGAGTCAAGGTTCAAGAGCGTGCCGACAAGGCAGACAAGCTGGAAGCGATCGGGCTTTCGTTCCATGCGTGGGATGACTACTGGAACGAGGGAGTCGCCTACAAGTTTGAGTCGGCAGAAATCGACAAGCTCGAAGCCGCAGCCAATGAACTGCATGGCATGTGTTTGAACGCAGCGCGCTATGCGATCAATCACAACCGCCTCGGCCAGATGGGAATTCCCGAGCAGTTCCATGAAGCGATTCGCCAGTCGTTCGACCGCAACGAGTTCTCGCTGTACGGCCGCTTCGACTTCGCGTTCGACGGCGATCAAATCAAGATGCTCGAGTACAACGCAGACACTCCGACCTCGCTGTTGGAATCCGCGGTGGCTCAGTGGGACTGGATGGAAGAAGTCAAGCCTGGCACCGATCAGTTCAACAGCCTGCATGAGCGACTGATCGAGCAGTGGCAGAAGTTCCGCGGTGCGAAGAAAGTCTACTTTGCGTCGTTGCGCGACAACGAAGAAGACTGGGTCTGCGTTCACTACATGATGGACACAGCCGCGCAAGCTGGCTTGGAAGTTCAGCACATCTGGCTGGATGATATCGGCTACGATCCGATGAACCAAGTCTTCGTTGACGACCGCAACCGACCCATCGAAGCGCTGTTCAAGCTCTACCCGTGGGAATGGTTGATGCGTGAGGACTTCGCGCAGTACTTAACGACGACCAAGACCCAGTTCGTTGAACCCATCTGGAAGTCGGTGTTGTCGAACAAGGCGCTGCTGCCGATCTTGTGGGAAGTCTACCGCGATCATCCGCTGCTGTTGCCGTCGTACTTCGAAGCCGACAAGCTCAAGTCGTTTGCCAAGAAGCCTTTCTTTTCGCGTGAAGGTGCCAACGTCGAACTGCATGAGAATGGCTTGATGCAGGACTTCGACACCGGACCGTATGGTGCTGAAGGTTACATCTACCAGCAGCTGATCCAGCTTCCCAAGTTCGACGACGTGTATCCGATCATCGGTGCGTGGATCGTGGGTGAAGAGTCGGCTGGTATCTGCATCCGCGAAGATCGGCTGCGCATCACCACCAACATGAGCCACTTCATTCCGCACTACTTCACCGACAACGAGGAAGCATGAGCGCCCTACAGACCCTGAACGAACTTCGTGCGCGTGTACATCTGCGCACTCGTGTCCTGCCAAATATCATCGACGCCGCAAAGCGTATGATGACGCTTGGCGCTTCGGTAGAAGAAGTCAATGAGCTGCTCGACGCTTTCGGCTACGAAGGCATGAAGGTCAAGCTTACCGCAGAGGATCAACGAGACACGTACGCTCTGTCGGCTACCTTCATGGGCTACACGGAAGTCAAGCTCTTCGAAGTGGTAACCGTCGATGACGAAGCTGCATAGATTTTTCGCCATCATCTTGCTTGGCATCGCTATCGTTTACATAGCGTACGGTGCAAGCATAACCGCATATCTGTTTTTCAAAATCTACAACCTACTGGAGCAATCCCGCATGGCAAACATCCTGAATACCTTCCTGTACTTCTTCACGTCGCTGGCTATGCTGGCACTGTTCATGGTCGTTTACGAGAAGGTCACGCCGTATCGTGAATGGGTCGAAATCAAGAACGGCAACACCGCGGCGGCTATCGCATTCGGCGGCGCGCTGATCGGCTTTGTTCTCCCGCTGTGGTCCGTCATCATGAGCACGCACTCGGTGCTCGAAGTCATCAAGTGGGGCTTCCTGGTCGGTGCCATTCAAATCGTTTCGTTCCTGGTCATTCATCGTCTGCGCGGCTTCGGCGACTGCGTACGTGAGGGTCGAGTGTCGAGCGCGACGTTCCTGGCTTTCGCATCCATTGCTATCGGCATCATCAACGCAGCTTCGATCAGCTACTGAACCATGCAACTTCCCGACAATCGCTTTACTGCAGAGGAAGCCCGCGCCAAGATGGCAGAGGCTTTCAAGATCAACCCGCGCAAGGTCATGCTGGAGCTACGCAGAGCATACGGCCTGATTGAGCAGGACATAGCCAAGGGGTCAGTGGCCTTCTTGATTCGAGGTTCTGCCATGCGTGAAGCCGTAGCAGAGCAACTGCGCAAGGATGGTTACACGGTCTCGCTGTGTGCGAGTTCTGACAAGATCATCGTCTACTGGAAGTAAAGCAATGGGTGGGGCCTTCGGGTCTCACCCTTTTCGTACATCTATAGAACACTAGATACCAAAATGAGCAAACGTTATCAACGTGGTAATCTGTCGCAGGTTCAAACGCAAACGACGGCTCAAGCCGTGCCTGCGCTGCCGACACTACAACATCAAAAGCTGCCCGATAACAAATACCACTACTGCACGAACTCCTGGTTCGATCAGCAGTTTCGCAAAGTCTCTAGCAGTACCGACACGCTCAAGGCCATGACGCCTCTGGCGATCCTACGCGAAGCCGAAGGTATTGAGCCTGTGTCTTCGACTGCACTCCGTATTGCAAAGACAGACTGGTCTGGTCGCGAGCAGTTCATCCTGTCCAGTGGCTGCCGCCTGGGTAAGAACACGCTTATGCGGGAACTGATGAAAGACTATCAGAGGGATGCGCTGGTAACTCTTGACTCGTGTCCGCCTATCATAACGGGTGAGCTTGGCACGCTCGAAGGCGTGACCATCACTCATGGCGTAAAGCAGCTCGCAGAAACCCCAGCTTTTCAAAATGCTGTTAGCCGGCCGATGGTACTGACTATGGACCCAGGCACTTCGTTGAACGACATTCACGAGTATGGTTTGTACTCGGTGGGCAGCGGCTTGATTGCCACGAATAGCCCGATTCAAGGTGCATCAGTGGACAGCACTTCCTACTGGTCTCACATATTCGACGGATTCGACGAAGACCTACAGATTCGACGTGAGGCAGTTCGTCAGCGCGCAGTCAATCAAATTCTCAACGACGAGCAAGCACGCGGTCGACTGAATCGAGCTACTATCGGATTCGCACAACCGCACATCATGCAGATACCCCGCGAGCGGATGGACGACTACTTTTACAGTATGCGTGCCTTCAGCCGTGAAGGCAGTCTCCTGAGTGAGTCGCTTCCTGGAGACCCTGTTAAGGATCGCCGCGAACGTCCAAAGAATCCGATCAACGTTGACACCTTGAAAGAGGCGATCACCAAGGCGGTAGCTGCGTGGAGTCCCGAGATTCAGAAGTGGATGCTGAGTACCGCGTTCAATTGGGCACGGTCCAATCTCGAAACTGCGTTCTATCGAAATACGGAGTCCGAAAAGAAGAACGCCCCCGACTGGGTGCAAGCTGCTTGGGATCGGGGCGACAACTTGGTACGCTTCGATGTGACTCGTTGGATGCACCCCACTGCATGGAATGAGGTATCGACTCGCAATTTTCAGGACCTCATCAATACGATTTCTGTCAAAGACGATTCGATTTGGCACGCAGCGGGCAGCATATCAGTTCATTCGCTGCGTACTCAGCTAACTGCTCTCGGTCTGTATTTCCAACAGTGCCGCTCGGAACTTCCCGCTGACCTCACCCATATCTCATATGAAGATGCGCGCAAGAAAGCAAAAGAATGGTTCGAGGCCTCGGCGTATCAGAAGGTTCTGAATCGTCGCCTGGAGCAAGAGGTGTGGTTCTCTGTCTTCAAGAATGGCAAAGCATTCAACGTCGTACCACTGCACACGCGTGAGTCTTTTGAGGATGAGCACGTTGCCAATCGCGTGTGCATCAACAACTCAGAGTACCGTCAGCGCAGCAACGAAACGGGTGCCATTTATCTGTCGGTGCGTGATGCTGAGACTGGCGAAGGCTGCCTGACTATCGAACTGCGTACAGAGCATGGCGAGCCCAAGTTCAAGGGCGGAAAAATTCAACGCGAAGTCAGCTATCAGGGCGAAGCTATCTCGCACACCGGCAACATCTATGCTGCGAAGTACGAATGCTTGGTGGTGCAAATTGAGAAGCACCTTGGCATTCCCTTGACTCACCTCTACTGCCAGGACTAACAATGAGCAATCTCCGCTATAAGGATATGTCGGTATCCAAGAGCTCCGCAATGGGACAAGCTATGCTGAACAAGGCCAGCCCCAAGGTGATCGAACAGCATTACCGCGAAGGTAATGCGCAGTTCCATCGAGACTTTCCTAAAGACGTATGGGAGCGATTGCATGAAAGCAAGGGACTGGTTAGCCGAACTGAATAAGCAATGTCAGTTCGGCTCGCGTGAGCAACGTGGTAAGAAGGTTACGCGTGCCGAGCTGCAGCGCTGGTTAGATCAGAAGGCCGTACTCATCAATGGTGAGACGGTCAAGCAGGATGAGGAGCTAGACTTCCCGATCATATCGGTGGTCTTGCATCCTGCATCCAAACATCGCACTACTATCTGGTGAATCAAATGATTAGCTTTCAAGACAAGTCTCTGGACGAAATTCTGGAACTTGCGCACATCGGTCAGATCGCATTGCGCTTCGTTGATCGCGCAGGTGACCATGATCCGCAGCACGATCCAGCAGAGCGTATCTGCGATGAGTTCAGCAAGGCCGTAGCGGACTTCACGCACGAGCAACGGCAGGTGCGTATGCGCGAGACGATGGAGCACGGTCAAGTGTGGCGTGTGTCTTTCCGCACGTTCCATCGTACCGCAGTGATCGAAGTCGATAGGTTCAATGACTTCGGCATCACCTTTCGGTTTTATGATTGGTTTCGTCAGCCGCAACTGCCCGAAGCACTTCAGCACGGATCACGAGTGCGCTACAGTTGGGAAGAAGTCGAGTTGCTCGGGCAGCTGACTGGAGAAGAAGGCGAAGACTGGTCGCTCTAAATCGTAAATATGCAATGCACACAACTTCAACAAGGAACGAAATGAAAACCCTGAAAGACATGATGTACCCCGCAGTCATCTACGCAATTTATGGCATCCTGTTTTACTTCTGGCAATTCCAAGGCCGTGAGGCTGCTGGCACCGCACTCATCACTCTGCTGTGGGTGGGTACGTGCATTGGAGTCCTCGGAATCTTCACCATCGGCCGAGTTGAGCCCGAGAAGTTGAAGCGCACTCCGCTGGCCATGTTTATCGGCATGCTCATCAGCTTGGGGATATTTGGTGTGCTGGTGTGGGCGGGCAACGTGGTTCTCGGTACCGTGTACATTATCGTCAGCTTCATTCTGATGGCACGCCGTGCTGAAATTATGAAAGAAGCTGGTGCCGCTAAAGCCGTCTGGAAAGAGGTGCAGTAATGAAACCGTGCGAACTCATCGTGTACAACGGCCATCAGTGGGGCCGCCTCGCAAGTGCTATTCGCTACATTCAGATGCCGGACACCACCGGCGAAGGTCCTGACATTTGGGAGCGAGTGTTGCCCACTAATCTGATGTTCGAAGCGCACTATGTGCGAATCGTCGGCAACGATAAGCCAATCAAGAACAAGGGCAGCTATGTAGAACCTGATTACGTCATGGAGTTGCCGTTGGCAGTTGCTGAGGAAGAAGACCTCGGCGGCTTCACGGGGTTTCGAGCGGTTCGGTTCTTTGCTGAACACGACGACTACTTCTTTGTGCTGGGTGCACCCAAGCTGCAAACGCTGGACCAAAAGACAATCTGGATCGGCGACCGTACACATACGCTGCGGCTTCTGCGCAAGGTCTACCACGAAGGGGCGCATTACATTGTGCGCTTGGAGCAAGACGACCAAGGCGCTGCGCGCTACACGCTGTTCAATGGTTTGACAGACATTCAAACTGCCCGCAGCATATTCAACAATGCAAAGAAGTTGCATCAACCGGAGACTGCATAATGCTGGTCCTGTTCAAGCAAGTAAACAAGGATATGCTGGAAGCTAAGATTGCAACTCGCAGCGAGCAAGAACTCGAACTGAAGCAGTACCACGACGAATACTGCGAGGCTATGTGGCCTGTAGGTGGAGCAATGTCCAAGATCACCGTCGCGTATCAGAACGCTTGGTACGAAGACTCGGAGAAGACCAAGCTCGTCAACTTCGATTGGTCCGCCGCCCGTGGCATCTTTTCAATCAAGCACACGAACAGTGCGCGTGTCCGCTTCGACCTCGCCAAGAACTGGGAGCCGCAGGACTTCAAGATCGAAGTTCTGGAAGAACTGAACGAAGCGCTGCAATACAGCGAAGGTGATATCTACGTGACGGTAGAGCAGGCCAAGGCCTTCTACCAAAGCCCGAAGGTCTTTAAGGCAATCCAGCACGCCAAGGAAGTCATTGCGTTGGCAAAGGAAACCGCACGGCTGATGCAGCTTGACGAATTCAACGCAGTCTTCTTGGAACCTCTGCTGAACATCAAACGGCAACGTACCGAAGAAGAAAAGCTGCAGACAGCTGGCTTCCTAGCGTCATGGCTGGCATCGAAGACCAACAAGGAGGCAGGCAAATGAGCACTGCAGATTTTCGAGTCGTTCGCAACTACAGTCAGCGCGAGTTTCAACAGGACGTGAATGATTTGCTCAATGATGGCTATACGCTGCATGGTCCGATGATTACACACCTCGCAGGCTCCAGCATCCTGTACATTCAGGCGCTGGTCTACACTCCGCCCAAGACCAAGACGCGGGCCAAAGCCAAGGATGAAGAGTAATGCTATCAGGCTGCTTGCTTCTCTTGGCCGCATTCCTGATAATGCAAACGGCTCTCGGTCTTTACACATCAGAACGCGCAGGCGCTATTGCATCCCTGATCGCTTTCCTGCTGTTGATTCTATCACTCGCGCTCGGCCTGTATGGCGTCGGTCGCATTCTCAAGTGGCTCTGGTAATGGACAGCCCCGCAAACATTTGGGAGCATGGGATCGTCAGTCCCATCATCATCGAGTACGGCGGCGAGCAGTTGATGCGCGACATAGTGCAGCTCATGGCGGAGTATGTCGCGACCTCGGGCAATGCACCTGAAGACTTCTACCTGATACTCGAGAAGCCCACGAAGCTGCCGGTACTCGGCGTAGAAGAAATGACGAGGACGGGGTGCTATCTAGGCTTGTACGTCAATACGCGGGAGTTCCACGACGGCGTATCCAACATGCTCTGCGTTCACAGCATCACTATCGAAATCGACGACTCATCCGATCCAATGCGGATGACCAAGGCATACAACTCCATTCGACCAACTCTACAATAAAAGATCATGAACTACAAACGCGCATACGAAGAAGCACAGGCCCATCTGGAAACCCTCGCCAAGTTCGGCGGCACTCTCCAGCAGGCACGAGAACTTGCACAGGTTGGGCTGACTCGCAGTGAAGACTTCGTGGTAGCAGAAGCGGCGGTGGCCGACACTCCGGCACGGCGTGACCCGGACGATCAGTTCGCTCACTATGTGGACCTCAAGCGGTCGGAACTGACGCTTGGAGACTTCACGGATGACGAGCTGGCGAACTACGCATTCATGAATTACGACCGTCGGCCTTCGATTGAAGACTTGCTGACGGGCTGCGGTTACCCGCCCATCGCAATCATGACCGCAGTGAAGGAACGCATTCGCTGGTTGTCGCGCAAGTTGCTGCAAGCGCAAGGTCAGTGATGGAAGCCCCAGTTACTGCTGTCATCCTGGGCCTAGGCTTGCTAGGCTACGCCGGGTGGCTTCATCGCACTGGTGACGATAGGTCTGCCGGAGGCGTCATGATCGCGGTGTTGGCTGGAGCTGCTTCGTTCCTTACTGGAATCGTGGCGCTCGGATTCTACATACACGTATGGCTTGGACTCGGGCTGACTGCGTTGTTCATCGTGGGGTATGTATACTGGGCGGTACGCCTGTTCAGAGAACTGTAATGAGATTCCGCAATCCAAACTGGCATAAGTGGTGGGCCTGGCGTCCGGTAAAGCTGGATGACGGCACTTGGGTGTGGCTCGAGTACGTGCGGCGCCGATGGGACTATCAAGGCAAATCTTGGTCCACGGTTCCAGGTGCCCGCATTTCTTTTTACACTGGGTGTTATGAATACACCTGGCATGTTGACTACAAAAACTAGGACGACTATGACTAACTTTCTGGAAGCACTAGATCGAGACCGTGAGAAGCGCCGGCTGGCTAGCGAAGCATTCACTGCCAAATATCCGTGGATCAGTCCGAACGTTGAAGGTGACCTCGGCAAGTATCGGCCTGAAGTCTTTGAGCGTCATCAGCATTACGCTGTACGCACGGGCGCCGCGCACAAGAGCATGCCTTTCATGATGCCGATTCATTCGCACGGGCTGGAGCGCGTCGATGGCTACGACTGGGAAATCTTCAGCGCCAGCCACCAAGGCACGATTGATGGCGTAGAATACATTTGGGGTTCCTTCGTGGAAGGCATCGGAGCATTTCACGTTATGGCGCCTATGGAGTACGTGCGCGAACTCTCGCAAGCCGAACGCGATACCTGGTCGAAGGTCGTACTCGGCATGTACGGATCGCACACGGGCAAGCACTCGTACAACTTGAACTCTGGCGTTGAGCCATGAAGCTTTTTACGTTCACGCACCCTACCATGACCGAGGATGTTGTGGTGAAGCGTATCAAAGGTAAGAAGGGACAGCCCGACCAGGAAGGCTACGAGCTTTACGTATCGTATGCTGTGGTTGGACGCGACGAGGAGCATGCCCGTACGTGGGCCGCTCGCAAGATCGAGTGCCGTCCTGACATTGACCCCGGCGGCTTTCTCATGCACGACTGGAAGCTGATTAGAGAACAACAACTCCCATCTACTTGGGACAATTACTGGACTGGAGTATAGAATGGATATTTCAAAGTGGCGGGTGGAACTCACTCGAGAAGAACATGCGAAGGTGATTGCCGACAAGATCGAAATGTTCGAAGCCGCACATCGCAAGTACTCTGAAACGGAGAGTCAGTTCAAGAAAGTTTTTCAAACGCTCGAGTGCCGCATCAGCGCACTGGCTGAGAATTTTGCTGCGCGGTCGCAGATCAGTATCGAATTTGACAACGAGTCAGGCAAGCGCATCCGTCTGGAAATGATGATGGATGCCAAACGCTTTCAGCCGGGCCCGAATGATGACCAGTGGTTCTTCAACGAGAACTTTATCTCGGCGCGAGTGTTCCTGCAGCGGGGCGACATATACTTCTCTCTGTCCAAAGCCATTGGTGGTGAACCTTGGCTCGACAACTACTCGACGTACTATGCAGAAATGAAACGTGCGAGTACGTTTCTCGAGCATGCAGCGCGCATTCAGCTACCGGCCGATCAAGTGCAGTGGCTGGCCCTGAGCAACAATGACTTCGCCAAGCTGTGCGACTCGCAAGCCGCGAAAATGCAAACCGCTATGCTGACCTTGGGAGTCATCAACAATGTCGTTGATTCGATTGAGTCGCTCAACAATCTGCCGAGTACTCGATAGCGATGCGTGGTTCACGCTCATGGTGTTTATCACGGCGGCGAGCATCTGTATTGCGTACGCCGTAGAGACCAAGCCGTTTCTACTGTTCGCGGCGATCATGAGTCTGCTGGCGCTGCTCTGGTCCTACTACCTAATCACCACCTCATGGATTGAAGACATAAAAGATGGCAACGAAGAAAAGCAAGGCTGATAGCCGGTCGGTGCACACCGATGCACTGGCCACTCTCGGTACGATCCACAAGCGCACGGAATTTCGAGACGCGATTCACTTGGCAGTTGAAGCAGTGGTTGCTGCCAAAGACTTGAAGCCCGGAGCTCACATCGGCTTCAACTCTAAGGGGCTGGCGTCGGATCGCGCACAGAAGAAGCTGGGCATTGTCGATCCGTTTCTGACGGCTCCGGTGTTGAAGGGTCAGCGTTTCTGGTTGGTGGTGTATCCGCGAGCCATTACGAGTCTGCGGCATGTGTGGAGTCACCCCGACTTCCCCGAGGCAGAGATTCCGATGGATTCACCGAAGCCTGTTGCAGAGCGGGCCACGCCCGAAGAACTGCAACGTATCCATTCAGTCGATTGGATCAAGCGGTTTGCGGAGTCGGTGGAGCGTCCATACGAAGCTTTGATGGACGGCGCGAGGGGGTACCTGAAGTACGGTGCCTGGATGAATGGAGGAGCCGAGTTTGAAGGCACCTTCAAGCAAGAGTTTTGGGACCACTACGAAATCGTCACGGGTGAATCCGTGACAAACCGTAATCGTGGTTCTTTCTTCAACTGCAGCTGCGGCTGATAGGAGTATCTAATGGAAACGCAACTTCAAGCAATCAAGAATATGATTTCTGACTACTTCGGTGACACCTCGCGGCCGGCGCATGAAACGCGTGAGGGTCTGGAAGACATTGCCAGTCACCTCGACTCGCTGCTCGACGTGCTGCCCAGTGATGATGACGCAGACGACTCGGACTGGGACAACGAAAGCGGTGATGACGACGAAGATGTGAGTGACTGGGAATGATTGAGTCACCGGATGACGGAGTAGACGACCTCGACGACGAAGATGGTTGGTTCGGCGATGAGGACGCATGGTGTGAAGAGTGCGGCGGCGTCATTGGTGAGGACTGCGCGGCTTGGTGTCAGAGCAGGATAGAAGACGCAGAGAACGAGCAGGCAGAAAGCGACGAGCTGGACGAGATAGACCGGATGTGCGATCCGGCTATGCTTCCGCCCTTCACGAAGGCGGAGATAGACGCCGCTAAAACACGCGCAGAAGAACGCGCCCAATTGATGCGTGAGATTGATCCTATCTAATAGGGGAAGCGCGCATACGGCGTTCTACGGGGACTACAGCGGTGTTGCATAAAAACAACGCCGGTCTGTAGTCCCTGTTTTCGTGATATCATATCTACACGGGGAAGTACAGTCCCGACATTCTTGTAATCCGTCGAATAGGAAAATCCGACAATGAAAAATCCCGCACAAGCTTGGCCGTTTCCCGTTGGTACAGACGCCAGCGGCAATGGTGTGTATCTCCCGCTGACGTGGCCGGTTCAATCGAAAGAAGAAATTGAACGCGACGCGAAAGAAGACGCCGTAAAAGAAACCGTACGCGAGTACGTGCGTTTCAATTGGCCGTTCACTGAATCCGATGTGAACTTCCAAGCCGTGGTGCAATTCGTACGCGACGGCAAGCTGTTGAATGCCGAGGACGCTTTGATGACCGACGCGATTGAACGCGGCATTGAAGACGCATTCGAGGACGCCCGCAACGACTGGAACCAATGCGGCGGCCTGGTCAACTAAGCAACAGCAACGCAGCAACCAATAACAATCTGTGAGTAGCGCAATGAAGAAACCTGCCAATCCTTTCGCACACATCCCGCCGGTCAAGAAGTCGATTGATGATCCTTTCAAGAAAGACAACCGCGCAGTACGTGCACCCATCGCGGACAAAGATGATGGCGTGGCACTCAGCGAAATCTTTCTGACGTTTGCAGCCGAACGGCGGCGCATGGCAAAGGTTGGCGCGATCAGTGACGAGGCCTGCCTCCGCGATATCGAACGCGCAACGCAGATGCTCAACAAGCTCACTACTCTTCTGTAATCCATCGGGCCTACGGGCCCTTCTCTCTTTTCTCTGTGGAGCATTTCAAATGTCTATCAAGTCCAACTGCATCGAGCTGCAAACGTTGATGAACGCGCAAGCGTATCTGCGCACGGGTGGCGAGCTTACCCAGTCGATGGAAGCGGAACTCACACCCTGCCTTCAAAAGATCGAAGGCGCGGTCGCTATGTGGGAACGCATGGAAGGTGTTCACCCGGAAATGTCCGAACTGATCGCTGCTCTGGTCGACAACAAAGTTTGGGTCAGTTCTGCGAAGCCGGACGACGTTATGGTTATTTCGTTCGCCACGCTGCAGAACGTTGTTGCCAAGTTCGCGCAAGACCGCAACCCCGAGCATCGCGACCTCGGCTTCGACACCAAGATAGGCGGCGTGCCGTTGTCGGCCAAGAACTCTGTTGGCTACGCGCTGCGTGTCGCTAACAAGCTGATCGACGACGCGTACCAAGGCAACGAGCCGGGCTGATAATTCGTAAATAACCGACAGGGAGCCAGCGTGCTCCCTACTCGCACATTCAAACGTTGTGCTTTCTGTGGAGCGTGTGCCATGACGCAAATCTCTAGCGAGCTTGCGAACATCAAGCAGGTGTGGGTGAAGTTCAAAGAGGGCGACACTCTCGTTACCTTCATCGAGTATATCGGCCTTGACTACTACACGGCGGTTCCCTTGAACAGCGCGCCCACCATCTACGTGCATAAGAGCGGCGACCAGTGGGAAGCTGCGTGCTTTGATGGCCGGGATCAGCGAGCGGTGTCTAGTCTTATGGACACTCCCGAAGAAGCGTTCAACCTGTTGGTCAACGAATACTGGAAATAAAATGAAGACCAAACGCAAGCTCAAGGTCGTGGTGCCCTGCAAGTTCAAACACCACACGTACGAAGTAGAGTACGAGCGCTCGTACTGGAGTGGGAAGTTGCCGCAGTACTCAGCAACGGTGCAAGGCGAGTACGGCCACCTGTATCCTGTCATCGTGGTGACCCAGCGCCTGGACGGATTCTTTGTCGGCTACGTTCAGCTTGGCGCAGATAACGGATACGTTACCGTCATCACGAATCCGAAGCTCACGGCTGCCGAAGCGTACGCGATCCTGGCCCGTGACTACTGGGAAAATCGCTACTGAGCTAGCGCCACAATCAACAATACAAAGGACAAACATGGCACTCAATCGTTACCCCGACGACTTCTTTCCGTTCACTGTGACTGCCTCCGAAGGCCAGCAGCCTTGGCGTCGAGTGAAGGGCTTTGAGCAGTGGGTTCAGTCGAACAGAGAAGTCTTCAAAGAGAAGTACGGCCGTCAGGTATACACCTCGATGGATGGCAGGATCGGATATCACAAAGTCTGGTCGTACTATGAGGCCGACCTCGTTGTCACCAGCGCGACGACTGCAGTTGTGAAGTTCTATGGGCTGGGGCGTGATTGGGACTTCAGCGGCGACTCAAAGCGCGGCGATCTGCAAGAGCAAATCGAGATTACGCTCGACGAGTTCGACTTTACCGAAGTGGTCGAACGTAAAGCCTGGCTGTACTCAGTCGAAGTGCAGCAAGCCCGCGAAGCCGAACGCAAGCGCATTGCGCGAGTACGTGAAACCGACGCCATCCTTATCGAATTCTTTGGAAAGCAGCTGTAATGCAAACCCTGATCCGCAACATCAACCAGTTACTCCTCAACATCTTCATCATCGTACTGCTCGCAGTGGTCGTGGTCGCCAGCTTCCACCTGTGGGGATGGATGGGCGTGTTTATCTCCGCACTCGTGATCGCAATTCTGCTGGCCTTTGGCAGCGGCAAATAAGGAATACTGCAATGACTATCAAGTTCTCCGAACTCACCCTCGCTCAAAAGAAGACTCTGTACAAGAAAGCCTGCGAGTCGTACTACGCGGGCGAGAGCGGTCGTGGTCCCAAGCAGAGTACGGTGATGACCGATGCGCAGTTCGACCGGCTCGAAGACCTCATCAAGGCCGAGCAGCCGGACTGGGTTGGACTGAAGCGTACCAACACCAATGCCATCGGCAAGAAAGAGAAGGTGAAGCTGCCGCACTTCATGCCGTCGCTGAACAAGGCTTACCCGGAGCATGTGGAAGCGCGCAGCAAGCACCTGGAGGGCAACTCTGTTGTCATCATGGATAAGCTCGATGGCTCATCGATCTACGCGCAGTACAAGGGCAACAAGTGCGTGAAGCTCATCACCCGCGGCGACGGGATCACCGGCAAGGATATCTCATTCTTGATTCCGCATTTGAATCTGCCGAAGATTCAAAACGACGGCGTGACTGCTTTCCGCATCGAAGCGCTGATGAAGAACTCGGTCTTCGCAAAGAAGTACGCGAAGCTGAAGGACAAGGACGGTGAGCCGCTGTACTCGAATCCGCGCAATCTGGTCGCTGGCATTCTGAATCGCAAGCTCGACCACAAGACGGACAAGGGCCAACTGCTGGATATCGACCTGGTCGTTCTCGGCGTGTTTGCAGAGCCGATCAAGTACGGCTTGGAGTGGGCACGCAAGGTCGGCCTGAGCACCGTTCAGTACTCGGTGATCAGCAAGAGCAAGGCGAAGGCAGAGCAGTTGTCGAAGCTGCTGGAAGCTCGACGCGCAAAGTCGGACTACGCAATGGATGGCTTGGTCGTCATCGGCTCCGAGCAAGTATTCAATTACGAGTCGTCCGACAAGCCGAAGTGGACGTGGGCATTCAAAGAGAACTTGACGGAAGACACCGCGCCGGATGCGTTGGTCAAGCGTATCATCTGGCAGCAGTCGCATTCGAACCGTTTGATCCCGAAGGTTGAAATCGAACCTGTAGAGATTGACGGCGTGACTATCAAGTTCGCCACGGTGCACAATGCGAAGTGGATGGTGGATCGTAAGATCGGCCCGGGTGCTGTAATCAAGATCGTTCGGTCGGGCGACGTGATTCCCAAGATCATCGCGGTGGTCAAGCCTGGCAAGCTGCAACTGCCGGATGTTGATTACGTGACGAAGGGCGTGCACTTCGTCGCTACTGAAGCGACCACGGAGTCTTCTGCAAAGAAAATTGAGCGCTTCCTGAAGGCTGTTGGTATCGAAGGATGGAAGCAGTCTTCGATTGAGAAGCATTTGGAAACGATGGCGACGATTGACGACTACATCATCGTCGCAGGCATGGGCGCCAAGGATGCGGAGCGCGCACTGTTGGATATCGGAGTCGGCACTGCGGCCGCAAAGAAGTTGGCAGCAGAGTTGCAGAAGCTGAACGGCATATCTGTAATCAAGCTCATGGCCGGCTCGGGCATCTTTGATGCAGGTGTGGGTGAGCGTCGTCTGACGGAACTGGCAAAGCACATCAAGGTGTCGAACTGGTTCAAGTACAGCCGCACTGAGTTTCAGCTGCGCATCCTGGAAATTCAAGGCTTTGGTGAGGCACTGGCCAAAGAGATTGCCTGGGGCGTCCACAAGTTCCGAGTCTCTTACAACGAGTGGAAGTCCTATATTGATATCAAGCTTCTCATCAAGACCGAGAAGAAAGCGAAGCCTACTTCGCTGGACTACCTTGGTGTCAAAGCATGCTGGACTGGCTACCGTGCGCCGGAGCAGGAAGCAGAAATCATCGCAGGTGGTGGCGAAGTCGTGTCGTTCACGGGCAAGACCACGCACTTGTTCTACAAAGAAGGTGGCAAGACTTCATCCAAGATCGCAAAGGCCGGTGACCGTGCCATGACCTGGGAACAATTCAAAGGACAATAATGATTCATGCAATCAACCCGTACGTCGGCGCTGAAAAGCTCGATGTAGATTTCCCGCACGTCTCCAAAAGCGTGTGCCTGAAAATCCAGCGCGGCAACTTTACCATTTCGATTGTCGCGGACAACAGCCTCGGCACGATGGACAAGCTGCGCCGTACCAACCTGCGAGTCTTCTATGCGCAGCCCGACGAATCCGACCGCGCACTGGAAGTTACCGATAAGGTCTTCAACGGCGAAGACAACGTTGAAGGCACGTTTGACACTCTACAGTCGGCCATGTTTTGGATCGACGCGCAATCGCTGTAAGTCAACTCCATAGACAACTCACAACGCAAACAAGAAACTTCAATGGCTAAAGTAAAAACTATCAACCCGAGCAAGTACGTACTCATGCCGTCTCAGCTCAAAGCGCCGGACGGCGCAGACCTCTTTCTCGTCAAGGCACTGCGCGACGGCCTGCATTTCAAGAAAGGCGACGTTGGTGGATACGTCAGCAGCAGCTACAACCTCATCCAGAAAGACGACTCCTGGGTCGGCCCCGGCGCTATGGTGTACGGTCATGCGATAGTGTCGGGCATTGCGCTGATCGCAGATAATGCTCGGGTCTTTGACCAGGCACGAGTTAACGGATACTCACAAGTCCGCGACTCCTCTGTGATTTGTGGAGAAGCCCGCGTAAGCGATACGTACGTCAATGGTACGGCTATGATTCGTGACGCATGCCTTCGTACCTGCAAGATATCCTCGAAGGTCAAGGTGACCGGCGGTTCTATCACTGAGAGCAGTCTTTATGACTCGGTGCAGGTCCACGGCTCGGGTCTGTATATCTCCAACTGCGAGCTGCAAGGACACACCCATGTCAGCGGTAGTCACGACTACGACGTTTACAATCTAACTGTGCGGGACGCGCGGATTGAATCCGCCGACGACTACATGGTGATTACGTCTATCGGGTCAGAGCATGGAATACTCTACGCGTTCCGTAATTTGGAAGGCATCCTGATGGTCAATCGCGGATGCTTCGAGGATACCTTGGACCGGTTCCGTGAAAAGGTTGAGCGCGTTCACGGCAAAGTCAGGAAGCGTGAGAAAGTGGCTGCTGAGTATCGGCTGTTGATCCGACTGATGGAGCTGCGCTTCAGCCACCTGAAGCATTCAAAAGAGGCTGCGAAGCCGGGTAGGGCTGTTGCTGTCGAGCTGGAACCGAAGGTCGTCAGCCGTGCAGTCGCTCGCAACTTCTTTCTGCGCCACCAGCTGTTGAGCAAGGTCTACGTGCAGCACGAAGTCTTGCGCCGCGCGGTGCAACGCGCGCAACGCGATGCGGCCAGTGGGCGCGGTCCGTACAATACTCTGTACCTGGCGCAACGCGACCTGCGGCAATACCTCGTGACCCATAAGGACGTGTTTGCGAACGACTCAGCAGCGTTTGCTGAGGTGTGGGGTGACTCGACAAAGCGTCAGCAGTTGCTGGCGGCGTATGAAGCTCACAAAGAGCTGCGCGCAGCTGCGTCTGCCGATGACGCAGAGGACATCGAAGCAGGCTACGATCACGCATAAGGAGTTTTGAAATGAGAGAACGCCATTTTTGCTACGGCTGCAAGAAGCACTTGTACGAAGAACTATTTCCGACCGATACTGACTTCAAAGCACAAGGTCGTAAATGCACTCGTTGCCGAGACAACATTGCGAACCGTACGCGTAACGCCGGTGCATCGCAAGCCACCCTCAAGCAAACCAAGAAGCGCTACGCCAGCGGCGAGTCCGACAAATTCTTTTCCAAGGTGAACGAGTAACATGCAAAACAACATCGAGCAACGCCTGAACACTGACTTGGCCGACATGACTGCAGCCGAAGCAGTGGAGAAGCTGAAAGAAGAAACGGGGCTGAATATCATTCATGCCGACCAGGCCAATCCCGTGGTCATCGGCGCCGGAACCCTGGGCGTGGATGAGTACATGCTGGGCACTGATCGTGACAACATGGTCCGGTCTCTGATGGCACTCGGCGCAGGTCCTGGCATCGTGTCCATGTTGAAGGACGAAGACTTCCAGGCCAAGGTCCGCGATCCTGAAACGGAAGAGTCCAAGCGTGCGCTGAGCGCTGCAGAAGCAAAGCGTCAACGCAAGGCCGAAAAGCTGAAGCGTCAGTTCTCCAAGTAATCACAACTCCGACAAAAGGATACACGCATGAACTTCGCAAACTTGCCCAGCATGTTCACCAAGCTGCCGGCTTCGGTTAACCTCGACGAAGGCAACCCCATCGTGTTTGTCGTCAACGACCTTGGCCGCGACATTGACTCGGACGTTCGCGTCCACTCAGTTGGCACTAAGACCATGGCCGCGCTGATGGAAGCGATCCGCGCTTGGGAAGTCAACAGTGAAGTGCTGGTGATTCATCAGAACCAACTGAAGTGGATTTTGGGCAACCTCCCGCCTGATACGTGGGTCTACTTTGGGGAACCGGTGGACAAGCCCACGCTGAAGACGTTGAACAGCACGAAGCGAGCCGCAGCCGAACCCAGTGATCATGTCGTGCTGATGCCGACGCCGCCGAGCGAAACCATCTATGCGCATTACTCCCGCATCAGTGATGCGTTGAGCGAACGGTACACTCGCGCTCTGGTCATCTGCAATCAAGACATGGTTGACCGAGCAAAACTCGCGGACCTGTGGACCATCGACAACAGCGAATCCGAAGACGACCGGGTGCTGTATATCACTATCGACCAGTTCAAGCGCGACCTGCTGCACGTTGAAGCCACGGTCTTCTTTGACTACTACTGGGCCGATGAATGGAACCGTGTGTGCAAGATCGTCAACATTGCAGCCAAGCAGTGGTTCCAGCCTAAGCCCGCGCCGGCTGAGCTGCTGTCGTCGGATATCGACGTGTACAAAATGTCCACGGCCGAACGTCAGAAGCTCTTGCTGAAGTTGCAGGACTCCATGCAGCCTTGGACGTTCTACGACGTGGTGACGTTGGCGGATGAAGCAGACAGCGAGTACAAGAAGCCGGTCAAGATCGAAATGCTGGACACCGGCACGCACTACTCGGTGGTCGGCCACCATGTTGACCAACAAGGCAGCATCGTGCTGCACGTTGCGTAAGAGTATCTCCATGCAGTTGATACATGGAGTGCGCGGTTCGGTCCCAAGCATCACTGGATACTGGATCGCCGCGGATGGTACGGTCTACTCACTCAACAAAGGGGCGTACCATTCACGACTTCTGGCAGAAATCGAAGCCAGCGAGGCAGCCGCTGATGGCGTGGACTTCACGCACGCCTTGATAGACCTCGAAGATTTCGTGGCACGTATGCAGACCGACAAGGGATGGATTCGTGTCAACAGTAGGTATGACGAGTTCACGGTAACGGTCGACGCCAACGAGGCGAAGTTACCCAAGGCGCAAGTTGAGGCCTTGAACGACCTAATCAACATTCACAACAACCAAGAGCGGCTCGTGTTCAACGAAAATCGAGCACGTCTTGGCCGCCGATTCATTCAACAACTGAGGGACCAATGCGTAACCTGAGCAAAACCATCGACTGGTGCATCAATCAAACTCTGCCTGTGGCGCTGATCGACATTGATGGTGTCGTGTGCGACAACCGGCACCGCCTTCACTACTTGGTCGAAGTCGTTGATGGTGTTCAGCGTGAGAAGGAAGTCACTGACTGGGCGACGTACGAATCGGAATGGCGTAAGGATACGCGAGGTGCGGGCTGCCCGGTCGTCAAGAGCCTGGCTCATGTGTACAGCATCGTGTTTCTCACGGCGCGGGAAGAAATGTCTGATGAGGACCAGAAGGAGCTGCTGCACACGCTGGCCGAATGGTGCGGTCTCAATCGTGCGGCGCTGATTATGCGCGAGCGCAACGTGGCAGGCATTCAGCGCCCGCCGGCGTCTGTATTCAAAGCAGAGGTTGCGGAATACATGCAAAACGAAGGCGTTGAAATCGGCCTGTTCATTGATGACTCGCAAGATAACGTCATCGCAATGGCCGGCTTGTCGATCCCCAGCATGCGCCTCTACAACCACCTGAACGAAACCAACCTGCACTACTGATTGCACGGGGACTGCAGCGGTGTTGCGTAAAAACAACACCGGTCCGCGGTCACCGTTTTTGTGATATCATATCTATACGAGGCACAGTCCGCCTCGGAGTCTGTGAATAGGAAAACGATATGAGCAAGAAGCATCCGATCAACAACGGTCTGCCTGCCGGCCTGCATTTCTCCGATATCAAGATAGGCGACGAGTTGGTCATCGGTTGGAACGACGCTCCAGAGGAAAAGGTGATCGTGCTGGCGTCGCCCGGCCTACTCCATCCGAAGTCGTACAAAGGTGGTGTAACTATCCGGGTTATGTCTGACGCTGACAATCATCGAACCCTGCATAGCAGTATCGACGGAGCGCAAGTGATCGAACGTACCGGGCGCAACATCTTCCAGCTGCTGTAATCCCATCAAGACCCAGCCCTTCGGGGCTGTTTCCTTTTCTAATTTCTCTGTGAGACAACACCATGAGCAAGAAGCAAACGCTGGTCAACAACGGCCTGCCCGAAGGCGTACACTTTTCGGAAGTCGAAGTCGGGTCGGTCATGCGCGTGCTGTTCAAAGATAGCGAACCGCAGCACGTGCTGGTCATCCGGTCACGCGACGCGAATCGGCGGCCGACGTACAAAGGCTCGGTGTCATTTACAGGCGTGAACGGCGAGGGCGATATCATCACCTTCGACGGTGACCAGGTGCACGAATGGATCGGCACGCAGCCGCTGGCGCAACTGACGGCGGCAGACATTCTGATGAACGACACGCTGCAAGCTCAGCGTTATCCGCGTGGCACTGTTGTCCCTGACCAAGACAAGATCGACCCTGCATACGACCCAACGCTGTAACGAGCAAGACCCAGGCCTTCGGGCCTGTTCCCATTTCTGCGTTCTAACTTTTCTGTGAGTCAACTAATGGATATCGTTGTTTGCATTCCCACCGCCGTACGTTTCGTCGTTGACGAAGAGCGTCATACCATCGCCGTCGTTAAGCGTGTGAACGAGTGGATGACCCAATGGACTGTCCCGAACAACATCAAGGCGTATGTTGGCCCGGCACTCGGCGCGGGATGGATTCCCGAGGCAGCCGTTCGTGCATGGTCGGTTCGGTTCAATGCTGCGATGACGGCGGCCCTAGGCGCACCGTCTGCGTTCCTCTCGGCTTCGGACTTCGAGTTCACGGTTGCGGTCTCGCACCCTCATGTGCATTCGACCGAGCGCCCTGTCGGCCTGGACCCGAACGTTGAAGGTATGATCTGGATCAACGGCGATTATGTGCGCCAGCTTCGTCTTTATGATCGGATGGAAAACAACTGATGACTTTGCCGGACAAAGGTGATTTGGTTCGTGATCTGCGTGAGCGTGAAGCGCGGGAAGGCATCGTAGGCTTGACGGTTGATCTGCGGCCCGTCGCAGTTGAGACTACGGTGACCGTTGAATGGATGGACGGCTTTGGTGGTGAAATGTTCACGCTGAGCCAGCTTCGCAAGATCGCTGACCATCACTGGGTGATCGACAAACACCCGGATACACAAGACTTCGTGATCTATGTAGGCGAGCTTCGGTTCGGTTACGTGTGGAGCTGGGATCATGAAGACCATACCGCTTTCGTCTTTTGCGCAGACGACATACTCACTGCGCAACAAGCCTTCTTAGCGGCTGAAGAAGAATTCGCACAAGTTCCCGAGGACCCAGACCTCGAAGCGCAGTGGGTGTGCAAGCACCCGAACATGAAAGCGATCCCGTTTGACGATATGACATGGGATCATGAATGGCAACAATGGGTCGTGACGATCTAAAGGACTATCTGTGAAAAGCAAACGTGATATCTCAATTCTGAACAAGCAGATGAACGACGTTGAGAAAGTGCTGCGGCTGCCCAAGCAGTTCAATCACTGGCTCAAGCAAGAAGGCTTGACTGAAGAGCGCTTCCGCGGTTTTCGTCGCGGTCACAATCACTACTGGAAGGGACGCGGCCGCTACTGGCGCATCAACTGCTTCGGCGTGTTCGAGTGCTCGGAGCGGTTCGATACGTTCGATCGCTGGGCGAACTCGAATCCCCAGGTCGGCGTCTCTATCGAATGGATGGCCAACCGTGCGCAATTCCGCCGCGCGTTCTTGCAGATGCTGCGCGACGTGCGCGCCAAGGGGTTCTGACGTGCCGCATTCCATTGTCTGCATTCCGGCGCCTCTGTTCCGCGAAGCACGTACCGAGCTGAAGGTCAAGCAACGCTTCGGACGTGAACTCATCGTCAACGATGACGGCGACCCACTGTGCGCAGGCGAAGCCTTGTTGGTTGAAGCAACACTCGAAGAAGTCGCAGCACAACATCCCAGCGCGTACTGGTGCATCAACCCGATGTGCGGTCCGTGGTATCCTGTCCCTACCCTCTAATCTGTGGAGCATTTCAAATGTCATCTATTCTGAGTCTGTTGAACGAAGTCGCCAAGCAAGCTGAAGAAACTGCCGAGAAGATCACCAGCACTGTCGAATCGATGAGCGAGGATATCAAGCACGAGTTCGTCGGCTCGCTCCTCAATCATGACACCGTGGCCGAGTACGAGCAGGAGTGCGGAGGCAAAGGCATTCTTAGCGATATCGAGTTGCTGATAAAATCCGCAAGCATGAATGCTGGGCGCAACAAGCTGCTGGAAGCCTTGGGCGACACGTCGATGAACTCGGACTTCCTGCAATTCGTCGCGGTCGCACAGGCGAACGGATTCGAGACGGTGAAGACCTTTACGTTCTGGCCCATCGACCGCGATACCGGTCTGGAAAAGACGGACAACGTTATGCGCCGCGAAGCGTTCCTGGTTATGGCCGATCCCAAGCGCAAGCTGATCCTGACAGTCGAGACTTACACTGTCTACTACGAAGTAGAGCAGCAGTACAAGGTCGGCGTGAATACGGCGAATCTGTATTTCGCGTGGAAGTCGAACAACGACAAGGCCTATCCGTTTCATTGCTCGGGCGGCTTCGAGTCTGCAAGCAATCCCGACTGGCGTAAGCACGCAGAAGAAAAGCAGCCCGACGACTTGGTCTTCTGCGGCTACAAAGATGTGCGCACCGGGCTGGTGTGGTCGATCAAGCACTTGGAGCGCACGGGCACGTTTATGGATCATCCGCAAATCAAGCGCCCGGCGTTTGGCGGGTCGGTCTACGGTGTGAACTTCTACACCGACTACTATCATGCACGGCATCAGCGTGCCGATGGCAGGGGATTCGACTACTCGAAGTCGGATGAAGTATCGGCGATGCGCAAGGAGCGCATTGACACATTGCCGATCTGGTTCTTGAAGATGGCTGGCTATTCCGTTTAAGAAGTGGAGATTTGGTATGAGCAATAGCGTTCAATTCCAAGAAGTACGTAAGGCCGTTCTCGACATTGTTGAGAACGCACTGGACCTGGACCTGGATCAAGAGGCCGTAGCGGACGGTCTGACCCGCGTCGTGATCGGGCTTGCCAACTACCTGGCAGAGAAAGAAGACAAGCAGCCGATGATGATGCGGTTCAGTGTCGATGCAGTGCGTTCGATGTACACCGGGCATTCGAGCTCTGACAAGATTGATGACGAGGAGTTCATCGTTGGCGAACTGTTGCCCGAAGTAGTCGCCGACCTGTACGGGCTGCGCATCATCGAGAATCCGCACTTCAGCAACGAGTTGTTCCTCATCAACTTCCCGGCCTACATGGTGACGCGCAAGCGGGTGTGGAGCGCTGAAGGGAAGTGGCTGCGCAAGTTCTCGGACGAGCGTACGGCGCCTGGATTTTTCCAGCCTTGAACGATTCGTAAATAATCTGTGATTCTCTAAGGAGTACTCTGTGAGTTACCGACTTAATCAATATGCAAAGCGGTTGCCTGTGCAAAAGCAAGTGATCGACCGCTGGCTTTCTGAGCATGCTGATGTTGCTCAATGGTTGGCATCCACCAACTCGGAATTCGCTGTAAGCCTTCGGGCGCAACTTAACAGCCGTGGCTATCTGTCCGACAATCAAATCATCGCGGTGCGCAATGCGGTGAATCGTTCTGTTGAGCGTGTCGCTGCTGCACCCCAAGTCGATATGGGTTTGGTTGAGCAAGCGTTCGCGACCGCGAAGAACAACGGCATCAAGCAGCCCAAGATGAACCTGGGTGAGGTCAAGCTCAGCGCAGCGCCGGCTTCGGGCAGGAACCCCAACGCGGTGTACGTGAAGTCCGTCGATAACGTATACCTGGGCAAGATCGTCGGCGGTAAGCTGTTCGCAACGCCGGAGTGCACAGCAGAGCAGCAGCAGTATCTGCAAGAGGTGGTGCGCGATCCTGTCGCCGCTGCAAAAGCTTTCGGACAACGCACGGGTATCTGCTGCATTTGCAGCCGTACTCTTACCAACGGCGAGTCGATTGAACTGGGCATCGGTCCAATCTGCGCCGGCAACATGGGATGGGCAATGTAATGGCACTGATACAACACCGCGACGGCATGGGTCGCGTTACCGGCGGGACCGATGACACCTTCAACTACGAAGACATGGACCCCCAAATGCTTGGATACATGCGCGACTACATTGCGCGCAATCTCAGCGTCAGCGTTTCCAATTACGGCTACGGCAACCGCATCGACCTGCGCGTTCATGTAGTGCTAGAAAACGTCGTCATCAGTCAAGACGCCCTCGAGTTCACGGTAGGAGAGTAGAGTGATTTTTCTTAACACCTGCGAGTACGATAAGGCGCTGGCATTGGCAACTGCATTGACCGGAGTATCCGGCTGGGAAGAAGTCGGGTCTGGCAACGACGGTACAGCCCACGGCATAGAAATGTACACGGAGCTAGAAGTAGAGTTGTCCAGCTCCGCCGTCGCAGCAATGCTGCTGGAAATCGAAAAGAACTTCAAGTCCGCGTTCTGGAAGCCGACCAAGCATTTCGAGTTTGCGGATGACGACGCGCCCACGCTCCTGGCGTACAAAGCCATCGGCGCCTGGTCCAAGAACAATGCCAAGCGCGTTGAGATTTCGATCTTCAATGACGGCACGCTCGCAACGGTGAATCTGTTTTTCGTGCATGGCTACACGTTCGAGCAAATCAAACGGCTGGACAAAGACGAGTAAACGAAATGGACATTAAAAAATTGCGTGAGAAAGAGCAGCGGCTGGAGCGTCTGACCAATTGGGTAGACGCGTTCACCAGCTACTGCGACAAGGACGCCAACGAGTGGCCGGTCAAGGCCTGGTTGGATACGTACCAAATGGCTAACGTCGATACGCTGGTCGCTACGCGTGAGCAGTCGCAGGCTGTGGGATTCATGGCATCGGTTGTGCACTCGCGTGCCACGCAGTGGGGCCTGACTCTTTCGGTCGGCGCGGCAATGACCATCGTGTCGGTGTCGCAGACTCCGGGCATCGCAGTGATGCTGCTCGCAGTCATCAAGCACCACGCGGTTTGCAACGTCGGCCAGGACTTCATCACTGCGGAGTTCATCTTCAACGTTATGCCGAACGCACCGACGCCAAACAACCTGGCTATAGCGTGGGACGCACAGAAGACGAAGGACGGTAATCTGCTGGATCAGCTTGGGCCAGATGACTTCATCATGACGGCCGAAGAAACGAAGCAGCTGGACGACTTGTTTGGGGAATCGCCATGATTGAAGAATCAAAGCCAAACAAAATCGGATTCTTTCGTTCGCTAGCTCGTGAACTCGGCTGGTCGCTCCTGAGCTGGAGCAGCAATATCAAGCCGGACTCGAGCGTCATGGTAATGATGAACGAAGGTCGGGAAGTCTTGCGCATCGTTCTTTCCGGCACGCCTGAAGCGCGGCGGAAGTTCCGTCATTACTTCTCGCATCAAAACACCAGCCCTATGGAGCAGGCAGATGAAGGCAAAGAATAAAAAGCAAGACAAAGAGTTCGCGGTTCTCGTTCAGTGGGGTGGGTACTGGGATGGCGCCATCAACACCGTAGCATACGAAGTCGTGAAGCTCAATCCTAAGACCATCGTGTACCGCGATTCTTTCGACAACAAGACGATGGCGCGGGAATCTGTGATTCACAAGTGGTTCACGGACAAAGAAGAACTGCAGCTCTTCGTTCGCAAGAAGGCAGCCGAAATCAAGAAAGAACTGCGCGAGTGCATCAAGCGCACCGAGCAAGCTTTGCGTGAAGTCAACTCGGGCAAGATGCCCGTGATCGAACAGCAACAAATACACAAAGGCCCTTTCAAGCTATGACCGCAAACAACGAGTTCACTGTCGCTGCCGTTGCTGACGCACCGAAGTACGTGACGAACAAAAATGGTCACCTCATCAATGCCGACGGCAGGCCGTTGACTCAAGAAGACAAGTGGGCCATCATGGCTACTCTGAAGCCGGAGTATCTGCGTGAGAAGCGTAAGGCTGTGGCGGCAAAGATGGACCCGCAGGAGCTGGCGCTCATCGGCGTGCGAGCAGACGGCTCTGCGGTCAACCCGCAAGGCAGTGTTTCGATCAACGAGTACGAATCGGACTGGGGCGTTCGCGTTGATGAATACATCAAGTTCGACTTCTACGGGGATGCGTTGACGTACGCCAATCGGTACAACGAATTCTTCGACAACTCCAAGTCGCCTAGCTGGCGCATGTGGGCAGTTGCAAACAAGTAACCAAGGAACTCTGTGATGACTCCGATTGAAACTCTGAAAAGCGCGCTCGAAATTCTGCGTGACCCCAAGCATCATACCGATGTTTTCTATGCGGCAGACAAGCATGGTAACGTGACTGACCCTTTCGATCCGTCGGCTTGCAGCTTCTGCATGTTCGGCGCGATGGTTAAGGCCGCCGAGTTCAACTACAACGAGACCGATGACCATAGGCCGTCGTGGCGACACCGCGATATCATGGCCAAGATCGTGGAGCGGTTCTCTGAAGAAATTAAGCTGCTGGTCCCGCACTTGGACCTGGACTTGATCCGCAGCAGCTCGGAGTTCAAGCTCAAGCAAGAGCTTGGCAAGACTGAAGACCCGGCGGATTTCGCGCCGTTCCACAAGATCACGCACTTCAGCGACTACGCGGGCCACTCGGCAGTCGTCGCCGCATTCGAGGCAGCTATCGCGGCTGCCGAAACCAAATAAGCAAACAACGAAAACAAGGAATCTGTGATGAATCACAACGAATTCGCCGGCAAGTACAATCTGCCCAAATGGCCGCAGATGCTGGTGTGGGGTACGCCGGTATCCATCGAGCAAGCGCAGGATGTGATTTTCCGTACCGATAAGTTCCTGCATCGCCTGTCGGATATCTACGGCGGCAACAACCAGAAGTACAACGAAGCGGTGCACCGCGAACTCGGATATGATCGTGTCAAAAAGGCCTTTAAAGGTCTGCAGCAAAAGCACGGTGTCCACAGTAACTGGTCTGTCGACTACGAACTTGAACAGTGGGCCGAAGAGCTGATCGAAGAAGCTCTCGGCGTAGTCTATACCGTGTACGTCAAAAACGACTGGACCAGCTGCGCGTTCATCTACGGCGGCCATGGTTGGCTGCACCCCGATGGCAACATCGGATACTTCGACAACATCGGCAAGTATCCCACGTACGAAGAAGTGTTCAATGACTGGTCGAAGATCGCAGCAGCGTTTCCGTATCTGGACCTGAAGGTTACGCTCATGAGCGGCGAGTCTTGCGAACCCAGCAAGCCGGTGTTCACTCTGGTAATGTCGAACGGCCAGCTGGTGACCGCGGCAGAGACGATGATGCCAACGCGAGATTCGGTCATCGAGTATCTGGCATGGCAGCGCTCGGATGATCGCTACATGGTAGAGGCAGTGTCGAATCGTTCGAGTGAGAATAAGCTGCCTTGGTCGTGGGTGCAAGTTCTCGGCAAGAAGCTCCACCCCGTGGTCGATCAAATCATCAGGAACGCAGAAGTCAAACTGCTTCTGATTCTGCAAGAGCGTGAAGAGCGCGCACAAGCGTTCAGCCAACCCCAACAAAACGAGGAATAAGAAATGGACTATCGCTACCACATGCGCCGTGCCTTCAACAACCACGGTTGGCTGACGGCACTGAACGAGAAGTATCCGCGCATTCCCGTCGGCTGCTACGCGTGCTGCAAGGTCGTGAAGTATGACAACCTTAAGTGGATCGAAGAATCCGACGGCGGCAAAACTGCGTGGTGCCCGCACTGCGATACGGATGCGATCACCGCGACCTCCAATCGTCGCAAGCTGCAAGTCATACGCGACTTCGCATTCTCTGGTTTCGTTCGCACTCCGGTGCGTTATGTGCATACGTCGTCGCAGGCATCTTTTGCAGAGTCGGCGCAGCTCAATGGGTATCGTGAAATCACGTTCGGATATCGCATGGCACGACATGCCGTGCAGGTCAGCCTGGCTATGCTGTATCCCGATGACAAGTGGACGCGTCAGCAAGGACGTGAGTTGGTGTGGGCACGTTTCCGTGCCAAGCAGTATCTGGAACTCACCGCGGACGATCTGTTTCCGAAGCTGAGGCAGCGGATCAAACTCGAGCTTGTTGATCCTCAATATCTGCGTGACACGTTGACGCTGTATGTGCATGCCAATGCCAAGGCGCTGCTCAATCGTATCAAGTACGAGACGCCGATGACTGAAGTGCGCACGTATCCCGTCGAAGACGACGAAGATGATGCAGTGTACGCAACGGGAGAAGAGTGAAGTGAGCGTTGCACGAGAGATTGACCAGTACTGGAATGCGTGGACTCGTAGGAATCGGAGTCGCCTCCAGCCAACATACCGACCGGAGCAGTTTGTGTTCGGGGCGCATCCTGCAGTGCAAGCTGGCTTGCTCACACCGACTGGCGTGGCTTGCGCAGTAGCAGTGATCCCCGAGCAGGAACTGAACGCTATTGTTCTGCCCTAACTGCCAGCACGACGGCAACCACAAAGTGATTGAGACACGCCACCACGAAGGCTACACCTATCGTAGGCGTGAGTGTCCGCAATGTGAGTGTCGATACAATACGCGAGAAGCGTTCTTTGATGCGGGAATCCCCCAAGGTCCTAGAACGCGTCCGCGTCCACCGAAACGCAGGAAACCAAAGGTTGAACCGATGAGTGAAATTCTGAGTGGATTGAAGATGCCGGCTGAGCCGCAAGTCAACCAGTCGGTCCTGGGCGACAAGGATGCCCGCAAGCGTGCGCAGCTTGAGCACAAAGCTCGGGTGCGTGATCTGTTGAACTCGAAGCAAGACAAAGACCTGGAGTGGTTCTGATATGTGGACCTGGGAAGTTATCGCAATCGTTGCAGCGGCGGTCATGCTGATTACGTCGTTCATTCTACTGTCCTACATTCAGGACATTATGGGCGATGCTAGGCAGGCGTTGAGTGATGCACTGGAGCACGAAAGGGCGGCCAATGCTCACAACGAGTCGGCGTTGCGACACATGAACCAAGCGCAAACGGGTTTTAAAGAGATACAGAAGATAGCAGGGGTCGTGGCGCAGGACCTTTACATGTCGAAGCGCCAACGTAAGAAGGCTCAGCTGTTGCTGGACGAAGCCCGCCAAGTGTTTGCCGACTCCCAGTTGATGCGGCAGGCTGTGTTCAAGACACTAGGCACCGAGCCTGACGTCGAAGCTGAGACGCCGGAGACTGAAACCTATGTCTAAGGTCTTGATAGCAGCGGCAGTGGTTCTGAGCCTGACCGGCTGCGACCAACTGACTGAACCGAAGCCTCGGCCACAAGCAATGACTGAGGACGGCAAGATCATTACGCTCGGTACGTACTACGGCGAAATGTGTCTCGACGGATTCGTGGCGCTCACCAGCACGCATCAAAGCTGGTGGAAGTTGGACAAAGAAACGCGTCAGCCCATCAAGTGCGCACCCATTGGAGAAAAGCAGTGAGCAAGCTCATCAAGATTTCCGAGCACAAAGCATTCAAGGTCCAGCCGGTACTCATCAAAGGTGAGAAGCTGATTAGCGTCCGGCAGATGTACACGACCAAGAACGATCCCGAGTGGAAGCATGGCAAAGCCGGGATCACCACGACGTACGAAGAACTGCGCAAGGTGTTCAAGCGCGCCAAGGCTTTGCACGAAGACGAAGCTACTGAGTACGAAGATATCTTCGGGGAACTGGCGAAGCCTTCCGACAAGGAAAGCAAGAAGGCTAAGCCAGCCAAGAGTACGACCAAAAAGAAAAAGGTGAAGACGTGAACGACGAACTGTGCAATATGTTTGAAGCTGACTATATGGAAGCTCAGGACGAAATCGGCAATCAAGCCGACCAGTCGTACTGGGACCATATGTTCCGCCGATCTGATGACGACGGCCAATATGAGGACTATGCAATTCAATGGTCCTATCTTCTGTGGCTCAAGGGTTACAACCGCAGTCCTGAACTGCCTGACCTGGAGTAAACCAAAATGATCGCACGTATCAAGTACCAAGGCAAAGAAGCCTACTTCTCCTTCGTTGGTGGATTCATTCCGAACTGGATTCGCCACAAGGCTCAATCAATCACGGTCGTGGCCTTTGGCAGCAACTTCCCTAACGGAGTGCCGCTGCTCGGCCAGATGATCTACGATACGGTCGACACCAAGGCCGGTCGTATCAGGACCCTGGTTGGTTTGAAGCAAGAGTTTGAAGGCTTTTACATGATGCGTCAAGGCGATGGCGTACCGCTAGACCTTCTTCCAGAGGGAGCCCGGCGTAGCCTGGTTGTAATTTAATACATAGGCTAACTAGGAGGCCCTCATGCGAATTACTGCAGCACAATTGGCGTCGCTTCTCGACGTTCTCTACACCCTCGTCATCGTCTACCAGGAAGTAGGCGAGTCCAAAGCTACTGGTCAGAATGCACACCGGCTGAAGCAACTCAAGCCAACCGCCAAACAGTGGACGGCTGAGTTGCCCAGTCTCGAGCATGCAGTCGATGCAGAACTCACTGGCAAGGATACGGTCTCGACCCTGGTGAATCTTGGGTTCGAAATCAAAGACGTGTTCGAGCAGCTGAAGCTCAACGAAGGATTCAGTTCGGCTGAGCTTCAAGCGCTGAAGGCCGCCGGTGCATATCTGCGCACGGACTCGGAACCTGCGCTGAAGACTCTGATGAAGCTGGCTGGCCTTACGGGTTCGCCCTGGGTCAGTCAGCGATTCAGACCGCAGGTTGGTAAGCAGTCTGACACGCAAGGCCGGCTTGAGAAGTTGGTGAACAAGATGGTCGGCCGCAAGGGTACAGCGTTGACGATGGAAGAAGCTGTACTGGCGAAGGCCACGTACCCCGAGGAGTATGCGGAGTACTTGTCCCTTCGCCGGGCGTTCAATCAGGTATGGAAAGATGCTTTGGTTGATTACGTGCGAGCATCCGGGCAGAAGCTCGTGCCGTTTAAGGATGCAAAGGCATATCTCGATTCCAACAACATCGAGTATGCTCTGACCGATGGCTTTGATGGTCTGATGGATGACCAGGGCCGCTTCTATACGCGCAAGGGCGATCTGATCGAAGGTGTTCCGGCTGCGGTGAACTTTCCGCAAGTGGTGATGAATCCGGACTATCCGAAAACGCCCTGGGTGTTCCAAGCCATTCGACCGAACGGTGAACGTGGCGCATATTTCTATACGGCCGATTTCAAGAAGAGTCAGGCCAAGAAGAAGTTTGAAAAGGTCGACGGCTTGAACGCAAAGATGCCGAGCATTCGTGGCAAGTGGATGAAGAGCGTGAAGGCGTTTGACCAAACGAATCCGGTCTGCCTGGCGTCTACTATTCTTGAACTGCTGTATGAGTTCTCGGCTCGCGTTGGCACTCCCAACAATCCGACGTATGGCATTGGCACGCTTTTGGTCAAACACTTGAAGGTGCAGCCTAACGGTGACGTGCTGATTGCGTACAAGGGCAAAGACTCTGTGCCCCACAAGCACTTGGTGAAAGTTTCCGATCCCGACCAGAAGTTCATTGCCCGCAATCTCCGCGAGCTGATCGATGGCAAGGAACCGACCGAGCGCGTGTTTGCTATTGGCCGCAAGCCCGTTGGTCCTGCATACGCCAATCAGTTGTTCAAGCAGCTGTCTGGCATGCCGGAGATTACGGTGCACAAGATTCGTACGTATCGCGGAACCAAGCTGTTCAATGAGCTGGTTGAGCAAGAGCTGCCGAAGCTACAGTCGAAGAAAAACCTTGATGAGAAAACGGCTCTTGCAGTCTTCACCAAGATTGCAGAGAAGGTTGGCAAGCTGTTGAATCACGTTCGCCGTGGCGCTACTGGCACCAAGGTAACGGGCATGACTGCAATCGCAAACTACATCGACCCCTCGTCGTCGGTCGCATATTTCCGTCAGTTGGGCTTCCGCCCACCCAAGGTGCTCGAAAAGTTCGACGTTTGAAATATCGTAAATAGAGGATGGAATGGCAGCGTTGAAAGATAAGCAGTGCGTGATATGCGGTGAGGTAGGCGGCCTTAAAAATATTGTAGAGCATGCCAAGACACGTAAGGGTGTCGAGTACATGCGATACGGTACGGTCTGCAAGTACTGTGACGCTGACTACACCACCAGCGACCAGTGGACCGCATCCATGAAAAATTTGAGAGAAGCACATGACGAAATCGAAAGACGCTACCAAAACCCCGAGCAAGCCGAGCTTCCGATTTAGCGATCAGAAGTTTTCGCTGAAAGAACTGGAAGACATGGTCGAGCAGAGCCGCGACTGTGGTGACGGGCTTGACGCAATGATGGGCGACGAAGGTTTCGGCTGCGAAATCGTCGCTCAGCTCATCGCACACATCAAGAAACTCAACAAGGAAAAGAAGTAATGTCGTACTTTGAAGAAACCGTTCGACTGTTGGACAAAGCTTGGCGTGAGCCGGTGCCTGTACGTGCCAACATCTGCGCGGCGCTACTTCCTCGAGTCATCAATGCGTACCAAAAGGTAGCGGCACGCAATATGCACGAAGAAGCAGCAACGCTGTCGAGCTGGATCGAAGATATCGGGGCCCTGCTGTACGTGAATGCGCAGCTTAAGCTGGAAGGCGTGGCCGCCAAAGCAGAGTAAACCAAAGGGTGGGCCACTAGCGGGTACCACCCTTTATTTTTGTCTATGGAGCGTGTGACGTGCCAACTTCGTATTTGAAGACATTGAGCGAGAAAGGCAAGGGCTCAGTGCCTGAGCTGGAGAAGCAGTGGGAGAAAGCTAAGGCAGACGCCAAGGCGCAAGGCCAGGCGGATAACTGGGCGTATGTCACGGGTATCTTTAAGCGGCGTATCGGCGCGTCTGCGTTCAGCGATAACTGGATGGACAACGAAGACCGCCTGGCCGCTGTCGATCCTGTAAATCAGTTTGCGACTGAGACGGTCGCGGATGTGAACGCAGAACATCGACTGAACGCCGCAGCCTTTCTGAGGTCGTTGCCCGATCAAGCGAACCGCGGAGCATGCCGTACGGCGTTGTTCTCATATCTGTATGGTCGGAACACTCCGCAAGAAGTGGAGTTGGCTCTTATGCGCCGCCAGGTCTATGCCGGGCGTGAGAGTGGCAAGGGTGCGGGCATTTTCTTCTACTGCCCAGGTACGGACCGATTCCTCATGGTCAAGCGTTCGGCCTACGGCGATGAAGCCGAGTCCTGGGCCACGCTGGGCGGTGGAGTAGACGAAGGCGAGGAGCACGAAGAAGCGGCGTTGCGTGAAGCTCTGGAAGAAGGGCGGTTCATAGGCGAGGTCGAGCTGATTCCTATGTACACGTCTTATCAGGAAGACTTCAAGTACTACAACTTCCTTGGCATTGTCGAAGAAGAGTTCACGCCAGTCTTGAACGAAGAGCACACGGATTATGGTTGGTTCTATGCAGACGACTTCCCGCAGCCGATTCTCGAGCCATTCCAAGATGCACTGAACGAATCCCCGATCAAACAACACTTCGGATTTTGAAATGACCTGCCCGATGGTTACCGTTTATAGCAAAGATGGGTGCACGCTGCACTCATTCAAGATGGGTCAGAGCGATACGTGGACCAAGCTGAACGCAGTGCTTGCCCTGCACTACGACCAGCCGTTCAGTGTGCGCGTTACGGTCCCAGCTCGCAAGCACGCGACTGCAGGCACGTGGGAACATAACCCCGACGACGAGTTCCCTATCTCTGTAGAACGTCCGGCATTGAAGTCGTGGTATCAGGAAACGATTGTCGAAGTGCACGAAGTCATGTTGAACATCGGCACGTTTGAGGAGCGCGGCCATTACCTGGCTGGATATCTTGATGGTCGCATCGCCAAAGGCAGGGCGAGTTCGCCCATGGTCGCACATATGAAGTCCGATGTGTCGAAGCTGCGCAAGATCATGGCCGAAGTTGACGACGCCAAAGAAACGCTCGGGCACGCGCTGAACAAGCTCAAAGACTTTCTGGAGCGCAAGTAATGGATTGGCTAATTTTCATTGAGACGTTTGGCAAGTGGGTAGTGTGCCCAGTAGCGGTTGCCTGGGTGCTGGTAACCATGGTTAAGAACTGCTAAGGGAGTTACAAAGTGTTCAAGCCGGGTGATCTTGCAATCATCACTCGCGGTCCAGGCATCGGGCAGATTGTACAGTTGAAGTATTGCCCTCTTGGATGCAGCCACAACGTTGAGGTGGCAGAGACGGGTGATAACATCAACGCAGTGAAGCTGGAAGGTCAGACCTGGCAGGTTCACACAAAACATGGCACGCCGTGGGTCGTAGAGGCTCAAGGCATGCCGGTATTATGGGTTAGCGGCGGCGGTGTCCCGCGAGCCTTTCATCTATTCATCAAGGGTGAGACGCAATTGCGCAAACTCGAAGATGATCCAACACCGGCCGAAGTGCTGGAAACTGAACTGGAGTGTGTATGAAGAATGATCCTGTAGAAGCAGTCGAGTGCGAAGAAGCTGAACCGCTGCGGCCTGAACCTGAATCCGAGCCCGCGCAGAGCGAAGAGTTCTACGACATGGGCAAGCCCCAGCCCGTGCCGGCTGAGCCTGTGACGACTGGCAACGACTTCGAACCGGAAGATGCTGAGCTTCTGCCGCCGGCTGCTGAAGACACGTACACGGACGAAGAAGAAACCAGTGCGTCGTATGTTCCGGTCTCCTGGTATCGCGTGATCGCGGTGACTGGCATGGTGGATCGACTGGTCAAGGATGATCCGGTCGAACGTACCAAGACGTTCACTACTGAACCCGCTACGATTTCGATTGTGGTGCAAACGATTGGCAACATCGTGGCCGACTTCCAAAGCGTCAAGACCCACCTCGGTGCTGCGTGGTCGAATGTGCGCCTGCTGTCCTACACGGAGCTGCCGACCACGGTCACTCTTGAGCAACTCAAAGACCTCGGGTTCAATCAATAATGCGTACGTCATACGTCAAAGGCCTGAGAGAGCGCTTGCACGTTTCCGCAGCCAAGCATGGCAGGATTGCGGATCACACGGTACGAGCTTCCTATCTTGATGCAGCACAGTGGATTGATATGCCCGGTATGAGCTGCGTCCGTTCTGGTTCGTCTGTCTTGTGGCGACGGCCAGGGCTGAGCATCAAGGTCATGCCTGAATCGAAGTCGATCTATGTAGATCGCGGAACTGGTATCAAGATCAAGTCTGAGATTGTGAAGTACGAGGGTATCAACGGCTTGCAGCAAACCCTGCTGCAGCTTGCACAACCCCAGCACTAGCACTAGCAAAAGGAAAACAAAGTGAGCACTATCAAACTCCTTAGAGGCGGTCGCATTGAAGCGTACACGCCCGACCGTGAGAATGGTTGGCAGCATCGTCAGTATCACGGTACCGCTATCATTTCGTTCCTGCAGTACCGTATCGATTACTGCCGTTGGACTCTGCGTGACTTTCTGTTCGCGCTGAACACCGGACCGGGTCGTACCGTCTTCAAGTACGAAGGTATCGAAGACTACATGAAGCTGCTTGACGTTGACCCCGTCGAGTCCGGTGCTCGCTTTGTTGACCTTCAACGTTTCTACGAAGAAACGGATTACACGCAGCTGGGCATGGGTGGTAAGGAACATGACATTTCTTACTGCGCTAGCCTGGTTGGTGAGAAGCAGCAAGAGGATTACTACGACGGCGACTACTTGATGGTGCCGATTGGTAAGCGCCGTAGCTGGAGTGCATCATACACTCCTCTGGCCGAGTTCATTGATCTGCCGCTGGTGATTCGACCTGAGCTTCCGTTTCACGGACACAAGCCGCAAGAAGACAAGCGCACGTTCCATCGCAACTTTGACGTGTTCGAAGTCTACCGTTGCATCTTTGACGACATTGGATTTACTTGGAGAGACGAATGACTGTTAACGCAGCCGGCATGATTGATACGCCGGGCTATCTGGACAGTGAATACAAGATGAAGTTGAGGCCCAAGTGGCCGCTGGCTAAGCAGGCCCTGTATGATCGCCTGTATTTGGATATCGCTTGGCGCTTCTCCAAGATGAGCTATGCAATGCGTTTGAAGGTTGGGGTGTGCTTGGTCAAAGATGGACTGGTCGCTCCTGGCTGGAATGGCATGCCGGCCGGAGCGGACAATCAGTGTGAGCATTTGGTTGGCACCGAGTGGGTGACGAACCCCGAAGTCAGCCATGCTGAAGAAAATGCGCTCGACAAGATCACGCGGTCTACGCTGTCATCGGTCGGCGCCGAACTCTACATGACGCATAGCCCGTGCGGTCATTGTGCAAAGCAAGTTGCCAACTCCGGTGTCGTGCGCGTTCTCTACGATGAGTCGTACCGTTCGGATGATGGCATCATCTATCTGCGTAATCGCGGAGTGCTGGTCCAGTCGTGGGCCGAGCTGTATGGCGCAGCGCGTCAACCGCAATGAAGTGAATTTGCAGCTACCCAGGTAAAAGAAAAGCCCCTAGAGACGAAAATTCTCTAGGGGCTTTTTTTGCTTTGTGCCTAGTACTTAGGCGTCGCTACCTTCAGCAATGAAGTCAACGATTTCATCAGCGTACTCGGGAGCGTATGCGAATGCGCGCTTCCAGTAGTCAGCTTCGCTGGCCTTGGTCGAGGCTTTGACCGGGAACGATGCCATGATCTTGTGGTGAACTTCACGCGGAATTTCGACAGGGTAGAAACCTGCAACCATGCGATTCGGCACCACCACTTCAGTCTTGGTCGTATGGCTCACCACCTTGCACTTGTCAGGAGCAGTGCGGATGATGAAGCCGTAATCCATGTCACCCGAGGGAGTCACGAAAGCGGCGACCTCGCCACGACGGCCTTGGCCGATAGTCAGCTGATTGACCTTCGGCGTATAACCACGGCCAAACTCGGCGGAAGCTTCGACTCGATTGTCGATCAACTCCGACAGGTTCTCATTGCCATGACGCGCAAGGTACGAACCACCCGAGCCACTCTTCACTTCCCACAGCGACTCATCGGCTTTGTCCATAACAATGTTGGCAGCCGAACTCAGCAGGCGGTACTTGGCAGTCAGCTCTTGCTTCTCGATCACGCGCACTTCACGATTGGCGCGGACGAAGCCGGCATACACGCCCTGCTTGACCTTGCGGAAAGAATTCTCAACAGGAGCACCAAGGTACTGCAGCTGTTCGCAGATGGATGCGTGAATTTGCGACTTGGTCGGATTGCCCGTGGTGGTGACGATGACCTTAGCCAGGGTCGGGGTTTCCATAACGCGGTCAGTGATGTTTACGGTATACATTTTTGAATCTCCGATTGTGAACCTCTAATGGGTAGCGGATTGAGAGCCCTATTTACAGGGCTTGGAATGAAAATGCGTTATGCGATTACGCTTGGATGAGCGACGGAATCATGTGCTCAACCAATGCTCGCAAACGAGGTGCTTTCGCAAGCGCTTTACTCTGGCTTTGGCGGGAGTCAGCAAACTTTCTGACCAGCTCTTTCTTCGCAGATGCCGCATCCTTGAACTTGTTTGTGTCGATTTGGCCCACTACGATGAGGTTCTTGGAGGTGCCCGGTACTTTACCCTCGACCGTAATACGGAGTTGTCCGTACTTCGACATAGCGATTTCGCCACGAACTGGATATGCGTCCATAGAATCTTCGCTAATCGTCTTAGAGAACGAAACGATCTGAACCGGTCCTTGCTCCTGGTCTTTGCCTTTGCCTAGATACTTGGTAAACACGGCGTAGCATTTACCGGCGACTTCCATGTCCATAGAGTTGGCCACGACCTTGGCAGCGTTGAGGCGCGCTTGAGCTTGAATACGCATAGCCATCCTTTATTGAACGAGGAACCAGTCGGTGTATTTGAACGAGACCGAGATTTCAACCGGACCAGAAGTCGAGCCGTCAAGGCTAGTCTCTTGCAGGTTTTCGGGCCAGATGTAGTTGATCTGCCACGTCTTGATCGGCTGCGGAATATCGTCGTACGTCACCAGCAGGCACGGCACTGCATAGGTATTGAAGTACGAACCAGAGTTCTGTCTCCAAGACCGTGCAAGCTCAATCCAGTTGGTGAAGATATCACGAGTGCCCCAGTCGGCCGTTTCGTGCAGCGTAACGTTCAGAGTTTGAGTGAACATACGGCGGCCAGCATACGGAACCACCACGCCATGCAGCGCGACTTCCAAGGGCTCCAACTGCGTACCGGGCATGTCGGTAGTCTTCACGCGGTAGGTCAGACTGCGAGTGTCTGCCATGCCGGGGATCGACGGAAAGAACAAATCGAAGTTCCAGGCCTGTGCGGGATCGCCAAGACTCAGAACATCTTCAAGTGATGTACGTGCCATGTAATTCTCCTTTAGTACCGGCTATCCATTGCGGTGACAGAGTTGCCACTGTAGCTGACATATAGGCCGAGCTTCTTACTGATGAGCATGTTGCCAGCGGCTGGGTGAAAGCCTTGGTCACGCAAAATTCCAACCACCGAGTCCTTGGGTGCGGTGAAGACTGCGGCACTGACTTGACCCTTGATGCTGAATTCCATTTGCAAGCCTTGCACCGAAGGCACCATCGTTGAAATAGACAAGCAGGGCTCGCCATCAATCAAGTTGCGGAATGCAAACAGCAGGTCGCGGAATTTGGGGAGCACTTCGCCCAGCAGGATCACCGTAGTGCCCCAGCCGTTCGAGTTCTCTTTGACCAGGATAGGCATGCGTTCGCCAATCGCCAGAAAGCGTGCGCGTCGCATCTTCGAGTCAATTTCCCAAGCTGCGGGCTTGAAAGGCTTGAACCCAAGGCCGATGAAGTCGGAGAGCACGTCCTCGATATCCGAGTTACTGCGGAGTGTCAGGTCGATGCTGTTCAGCGAGTAATCGTTGATCGACGTTACCAGCTTCTTCATCAACTCTTCAGCGGCGCGCTTAACGTCGCTTTTGTTGGTAAAGGTTCTGGCTTCCATCGTAGATGCCCGCATCTTCATCTTTGTCTTCTTTGCTACTTTCTGCATGGTCTGCCCTTTACCCAGCATGATGATGCGTGTTTCGTCCTTCTTCATGACTTTCGGATCAACAGATTCGCCCAAGTACGTGAGGTCGCCATTCATTGCATGGTGGACGATGAACTGCGGATACTTCTGACCAAGCTTGGCCCATAGTCCGCTGGCGCCTTGGCTTTGAGTCTCACCCGCCATAAACACCATACCCTTTTCCAAGAAGTAGGCGTAGATGGAATAGGCGAGACCCTTGCCTTGCTCAGTCTTCGCAATCAAAACGTGCGGAGTCCACACGTCTTTGTTCATCGTCTTCTCAAGCTCGAATCGTGCAACCACTTGCTTGGCACCGTCGATCACGGCATACGCATAGCCGAAGCGCGTTTCGCTGAACAAGGCCAGAGTGTATCCTGGCCGAAGTTCGACTGGCTTCTTCAGCTTCACCTCGCCCCTGGCAATGTCCTCAGTCATGCCGTTCAGCGTTGACTTTAGATTCTTGTCAGTGACTCGGTGGTTAGTGCGCAAGGCTTCAAGGTTGGGGGTCATTTTCGCCCCCACCAGAAGCTGGACCAGGAACCAAAGGCTCTTCGAGTTCTTCCGGCTCTTCTGGATCAGGAGTGACCGGAGTAGGTTCTGCAATCACGGACTGCACCAGGACCGTGCAAGTCATCAAGCGTTCCGACTGATAGTTGAATGCTTGGATGCCAATCTCATACAGCGCCGAAAGGCCGCCGACGATCATGGTTTGCGATGCCAGTGTTTGCGAGTACACATCCAGCGCGTTGTCTTTCCAGTCCTCAATCGCCAGTCGCGTATAGCGCGTGAGAAAAGGATTTCCTTCGATAGCCTTCACCACGGTTTCTACACGATAGAACTCAGAGGGGTCCAGACCCTTGCAATCAGCACTGACGGCAACCCGCCAAGGGAGGCCATCGCTGCCAGTGTTAGAAATGATGTTGATCCCTTCCGCCATTGGAAGCGCGCCGTCCGTAGCATACAGCACGACGCCAAGCTCCAAGCTGCCATCGGTCACCACAGTCCAGCCCGTTGCCGGAGCACCTGGAACCAAAGCACCAATAACAGGAGCAGCGCCGAAGCGCTTAACGAAGTACGGCTGTATTCGGGGATCGGCAGGGAAAACCAGGTCGCCTTGTTTTACCGGGGCTGCCATATGCACCTCACTGAGCGTTGATGATGATGGACGCAGTCATCAGTTGGCCGGTGAACCGATCTTCCGATGTGAGCCCCAGGACATAACGACCACGCCGGGTGCCGAAGTCGAGCTTGAAGATTGCAGACTGTTTGTCTTCTGGGTCAATGAAGTAATTGCCCAAGCGGTACTGTTCCGTCGCCGGAACCCATTCAATCGTACTGCCACGGCTCGGGTGTTCAATCTCTTCACCTTCAAAGGCGTTGATGACAGTGGTGATGATCTTGGACTGATTGACCGGATTATCATGCCGTGCATACGCAGACAGGATCACGTACCAGCCTTCACCATTCGTACCAAAGCGGTCGATGGTCACTTCATTGGCCGCATTCGATTCGAGGACCGTAGTGTCGTCATTCGTGTAGCGAACGGCAACGCCGAGTTCGACCAGACCATCACGGCACACAGTGAAACCACCTTCATAGTCAGGCGGAGTGATCGTGGCGTTTTGAGTCGGCACAAAGTACGAAGGGAAACGCGAGTCAGCAGGAATGTGCTCGTTGGTTTCGGGAACCGGATTTACTGGACCTGCAGCGAAGGCTGATGCAGTTGGTGCATCCTGTACGCTTGCGCCATCGGCGGCGGGATCGTCGCTGGACACTGAATCATCAGATTGTTGAAGGTCACCTTCAAGGCTAGCGCCGAGAGCGTTGACTTCGCCAGATACGTCAGCAGCAGAGTTGTCGTCATCACTGGTTCCTTCGACTACAGGATCAGGTTCTTGGGATTGGTCGGGCTGAGTCACTTCTTGCTCAGCAGCTTGTTGTTCACCAGAGTTGTCCGTCGGCGTTTGTTGGCCCTCAGTATTCTCAGGGGCAGCAGACTCGGGCGGAGTTTGCTCGAGGTTTTGATCTTCTACTTGGTCGGTCATTTAGTACTCCCTTTATTCCATATGAAATTAGCAGCCCGGATAGATTAGTACCCAGGCTGCTAGTTCGATTACCCCTGACCGTACAGGTTACGCAGAGTCTCGGTAAAGGAGACGCCGACCTTCGAGATAACAAAGTCGATCTGCAGTTCATGCACAGGCAAGACCGGAACAATGATCACCGTGGCACGCAGGATGCCAGAGTTCACATAGGCTGCCGGGTTGTTCGAGTCATCGCAAATCACAGTGAAGCTCGAAATGCCGCGAGCAATGCGCACGGTTTCGAGATACTCACTGAACGTGCCTTGCAGCTGGCGACGCGTAAACTCGTCGTTCGGCTGTTGCAGGATATAGAGACCAAACTTGTACAGAGAGGTCTTCATCACGTTGACGATACGACGGACTGACAACCAGGACAGTGCCGACTTCTTGGCTTGCAGCGTCTGTTGCTCCCACAACGAGATACCCTGACCGATGAAGTTTCGAGTGTAGTTAACCTGAGCGTTAAACATCAGGTTCATTTCACCTTCTTCATAGATGTAGCGGGTCTTCAATACAGGAACGATACCACGGTTCAGACCGGCGATAGAGAACGACGCATTGGCGACGCGATCAGTACGCGCGCACAGTGCAGCAGCCCAGCCAGAGAACGGGATATACAGTTGCTTGCCATTGATGTTGTCGGCTTCCAGAACATCAGGATTGAACAACGAGGACCAAGACGAGTTGAGGTTCAACTCGATGTTGCGATAGTTCACTGCATCCTGGGCACGCTGCTTTGCGCTCGGCACGTCGAGGAGTGCAACTGCATCCTGACGCTTCTGAGCGATAGCATCCATGGTCATCTGAACGTTCGGGTTCGCAACGCCGCCGTTAATCAGAAGGTTGACCGTAATGGTTTCACGATTGCCAAAGGACTCCCAAGCACGTGCGATATCAAACGGCGTCGGTGCCGCACCAGACCAGCCGTTGTCCATTTCCACGATACCAGTCGACTGAACGATAGGCGTAACCGGCAGGGCAGGGACGTTGGTCGTAACTTGGATATACTGCGAGTACGGATTGATGCGCTCGGTCAGCTCGGTCGCCACGCCGTCACCGTCAACGCCTTCATCCAGCGTGCAAGGGAAAGTCTCACGCGGAGTGAACGGCGAGAACGTGTAGTCGTACACGTTGACCAGAAAGATCGGGCTCGGAGGCGGAACCTGCGCCGGATCAGTAATCGGCTTCTTCGTCGTGTCGGGAACCAGACCACCGGTGTCCGCCATTTCGTAAGTGCCTTGACCAATCTCAGCCAGCAAGCCAACATCGGCTGCCGTTTGCGAACGACCATAGACTCGATACGCGATAGCGCCTGCGACCGGGTCCCACTTGATGGTGTTGACGTTGGTGATGCCGCCGCCTGCTGCGATCACAAGAGTGACCACCGGGGATGCCAGAGTCTCACCCGTGCTCGACACAGCCGACACCTGATAGGCATACGTACCGACAGGTAGCTGACCGCCAGTGGTAGCCGTGGTGCCAGAAGCATTGGCCGGAGTTTTGACTTCCGTGGTTTCGATTTCAATGCCGATGGGCGAATCGCCGTCCACGTTTGCGTAACCACCGGGGCCCTTGTTCGGATAGAACATGGCGATGGGCACCGCATTGGTCGGCACCATGTTGGGCCAGGGCGGAACTTCAGGATTGGTCACGTCGACCAGGCCAGGAGCCAGATTGGTAACGCCACCATCGTTGTACAGCATGACGTTTGCGTACTTGGCACCTGCACCAACAACGCGACGACCCCACAATGCGTTGCCTTCCTTGAAGAAGTCCAGAGCGCAGTACACCGAGAAAGAAATCTTAGCGTTGGGATTGCCGAACTCGGTCAGCACCGACTGCCCCGTGGGGTAGAAGTGCATGCCAGTACGACCACGATCAGAAACGAAGACCGCGCCAGCCACACTCGAGCTAGCGCTGGTGATCACTTCCGACATATCGAATTCTTGGATGTAAACATCCGAGTGTCTGTTTTGCAAGATACTCATTTATGCCTCCTCGTCTTCGTCGTCCAAACTTTCAGCCGGTTGGTCATCGACTTCCCATCCATGCTTGTGCGGTTGGTTCTCAAACACAACCAGCACGCCTGCGTTCATGACATTCCAGTTGTTGTCCACCGTGGTACCGGGTTCAACGTTCACGCGGGAAAGTTCTTGAATAAAGACCGAAGTCTTCTCGCCACTTGGCGTTCTCAATACAGGGTTCTGCGCCACACGCGTGGTGTTCGCAATCACCGTGACTACTCGCTTCTTTGCCATTTAAGACTCCGGAAAAGGAATTGTAACTGCGCTGTGTCCTAAGACTTCCTCAATGTTTACTTCTTTGACTATGCCGGTTTCACCCAGGACTGGTTCACTGATGAACCCACGCAGCGTGAATGTAGATGTACATTCGTACTCGGCAGTGCTTTCGGTCTTGTTTTCCATGGTGGGTGTCGGAACACTTTCACTCATTTCCAGACCTACACGCAAATTCAGGTCTCCGTATTTCACAGAGAACTTTAGGCCACCTTGCCGTCTAACGAATAGCCAGCGCCGTTGGAACTCCAAGACTGAACGTTGATTAGTCCCCATCATTTGATTGGTAACGTACGCAACTTCAAACTCGAACAGCGCAGGCATCAGCCGCACACGATAGAACTGATTACCATCACTCTGTATCACAACTGGCACGCCTGAACGTGCGAGCGTTTGAGTGTGGAACGACTGAGCATCGTGTCCAATGCTAGTCAAGCTCAAATACGCATACGGATACACGACCGATTTACCGGCAAGCAGCTTCTCGATAGTACGGATGCGATCTACTGAGTTACCGTACGCCACCATGCACTGAAAGCGTTTGGCGAAGTACTGAGCAACTCCTTCGAGCATATACTCTTCAAGCGGTTGCAGGGCTAATGACATATTCAACGTCCACAAATGAGAAAAGGCCCAAGCAGTAGCCAGTTATAGCTACCAACTTGGGCCACTAGGCTACTGCTTACTTTTGCTTTTCAGCGAAGCTGGCCAGCAGCTTGGCGAAGCTAGGAGCCGAAGCCTTAACGGTCTTCTTGGCAGCGACCTTCTTGCCAGCAGCGCGACGGGCAGTCACGGGGGCGGGAGCATCGTCCTCATCCTCGTCATCTTCCGGTTCGTCGTCTTCGTCTTCTTCAGCCGGCTCGTCGTCTTCGGTGTCGTCTTCGTTGTCGAAGGCAGCTTCGATATCTTCGAGGTCTTCGGCGGCGCCTTCGTCTTCCATGTCGCCTTCAAGCTCTTCGTCTTCGACTTCGAGTTCGGCTTCAGCCTTCAGACGCTTGCTGGCCTTGATAGCCTTGGCCTTAGCAGCTTTGACTGCCTTGGCACGCAGGGCCTTGGCTTCCGGAGTGTGCTCGAACGCAGCGCGGAGATTCTTTTCCAGCGTCATGATCGTAGCTTCCACATCCGATTCAGCCATCGCCGCAGCGAAGCACTTGGCCGATTCCTTGTGGTTGCCGTTTTGGTAATGGGCGGCTGCAAGCAGCATGCCGTCCAGTGCGCGGAGGTGTCGTTTCATCTTTGATCCTTGGTTGGCCATTGAACAAGGGGTAGCCTATCAGACTACCCCGTGCGCATCTTAGTTGCGGATGCCCTTGGCAACAGCACGCGGGTTGGCCAGGGTCATAGCGAACGACTCCCAGATCACCCAGCCGCGGCCCGGAGTCTTTTCGACTTCGATACCGACCGGTGCGGATTGCAGGCCGCCGCGATCCGAGTAAGCACCCAGGTTCAGAGGATCGGCGAAGACAAAGAATTCGCCTTGGTTCAGAACCTTATGCTCCGGGTGACGATAAGCATCGGTCACCAGGGTAGCGCCCCACAGGACACCCAGCTCGCCGGTCAACAGAAGCTCGTGACGAGCAACCGGGTCGATGGCGTTTTGCATTTCGGTGTTGCCGATAATGTCTTGCAGCAAGTCCGAAGCCATCAGGACATACGGAGTCTTCAGGCCCCAACGGTTGACCTTCGTCAGCACACGAGCAAACGTGTACGGAGTCAGCTGACCGGAGATAACCGACAGTTCGTTTTCCAGGTTCACGACAGCGTTCGAAGCCATGTACAGCAGACGGTCTTCAGCAACCATCAGGGCTTCTTGACCTTCGACGAACTTCTCTTCCAGCACGTCGTTGTTCGACTGGTTGATTTCGTTTTCCGGCACGAAGGGACGGGCAACGATTTGGAATTCCGGCGGAGTGAACCAACGGTCCAGAGCGATTTGCGCGTCGATTTGCGTGGGCGACGTGGAGTACACGGCGGTCACGTTCTTCGAAGCCATCTTGAAACGCGGGATCGAACCCTGGTCGACAGTGTTCTTCGTCAGGAACTTGCGCAGGAAGCCTTGACGGTTCGCGGTGATGTACAGAGCTTCAGCCATCTTTTCGCCGAGGACGCGATAGCTGCGCGAATCGTTGAAGGCGGCGGTCAGAAGTTCACGGTTGCGATTCTTGAAATCGACTGCGGCGGTCAGGGTGGTGTCAGCAACGACACGGCCTTCGGCAGCAGCTTGCATGAACTTCGCGTTTTGGCGCCACAGGTCAGCCTTCGAGCTGGCGTTCATTTCGCCATTCGCGCCGACCATACGCGCTGCACCCTTCTCGGTGCGGAATTCGGAAGCAGCCTGCACAGGAGTGCGAGCGGCCTTAACGGGAATGCTTTTAGCCATTTAAATTCTCCTTGGTTTTCTGAAGCGGCTGATTACTTGAATTCAATGCCGAGGAACGGAATGTCCGTGGTGGGCAGATCGACAACCCAACCGTCGATGACTGCGCCAGTGCCCTTGTCAGCAGTGATGTAACCGCCAGCGGCCGTTTCGATAACCTTGGCTTCGGCCCAGTTTGCACCGGTATCGACAAACGAGGTATAGATCGTGCCACGCGTGACCAGACCGATTTGGCCCAGCTGATCGCCAGAGTAGCCACCGGGTTGCACGTCGCCGTACGTACCACGTTGCTCCAGGCCGGTCAGCACAAACTTGTAGGTGATGGTGACGAAATCGCCAGCCGTCAGACCCGAGACGCGATTGCCAACGACAGTCACGGTGCCAGTCACGGGGACCGGAGCGCCGGTGGTGTTGTCGAAGATGAACACGTCGGCCGGCGACTTGGGAGCGCGAGCCAGAACCAGGACGCCGGTTTGCGGCACTTGGTACGATTCGACGGTGTTGGCTTCGTCTTCACGGAAGGGATAGGCCGACGTTTGGACCATCGTGAAACCGACGAACACTTCGTCAGCCAGAACGCCAGTCGAAGGAGCTACGCCCTCTGCGGTAGCGCCGAGCATGCGCACAGCGGCTTGGCCTTGTGCAGTGAAAACAGCACCGGGGGCGATGATTGCCTCATGGGACAGAGTCGCTCTCGTTTTAGGAAAGTAAATCATATGTTTCTCCTGATTGAGGTAGAGGCAGATTGTTGTCCTCTGACTCTATAAAATTTAGAACTGTGATTCTCAGAAACTGAGGGGTGCGTCACCCGCCAGGATAGCGTGGGCTTCCAGGCTGGTAGCGTTGGCACGACCATAGCCACCGGACACGCGGGCATTACCCGGACGTGCAAGGCTAGCGGTGATCGAAGCCGGGAGGAACTGCTCTACTTCATCAAAGTCTTCAGCCTCGCCTTCAAAGCCGTCAGCGTCGGCTTGCATGTCGGGCACGTCTTCACCGAATTCTTCATCTTCCACTTCCGACTCAACGAAGTCGCCTTCGTCGTCGATCAGATCAAGAGCCGCAGCGAATTGAGTACGCGTCGTTTCAGGCATAGCAGCCAGCTTGGAAGCCAGGGTAACGATGGACTTGGCGTAGCTGATGCCATGCGTAGCGAACGCAGAGTTCACGACACGGTTGGCATTACGGATACCGCACTGTTGCAGATTCGCAATCAGGCTGGCAGCCAGTTCATTCGTTTGGTCCTTGAAATAGCGACGGTTGATACCGACCGAAGCGATAGCCAGGCATTGTTCCATGGCCTTGTCCTTGGCACCGGCAACCTGACGCACAGCAGCCGTGGTCTTTTGGACTCGGGCTTCAACGCGACGATTGATGGCATCGGACTTAGCGATGTTGATGGTGGACAGTGCAAAGCCCATCGACTTCAGACCAGCACGAATGCCCGCACGCTGCATGGCGACCGTGGTCACGTCTTGGAAGTTGTCGGACAGATACACGTCAGCGCAACGAGCCTTCACAGCTTGCTTCTTGCCCAGGGTTGCGATCACTCGATTGGCCTTCAGGACCAAGAGACGCGAACCAACCGAGGCAAACACGCACGACTCAACTTCGGTGTCGTCCATGCCGTCCAGGTCCATAACGCTGAAGTTGCCTTCAGCTTCATCAACCGGAGCGTCGATCGTGATTTCCTCGCCTTCTTCTTCAACGTCAGCAGACAGGTCACCCTGACCAACTGCGTCGCCTACCGGCAGGTCGATTTCTTCTTCAGCGTCCCAGTCGCCATCGGTGTCACCCATGTCGAACTCGTCGTCTTCGGCTTCGGGCTCAGCGTCGTCTTCAAAGTCTTCAGCGGCTGCGCTGAGGAATTCGTCGATGTTTTCTTGAGCGTCGATTTCGCCGGCGTCGGGGATGTTGGGATCGCCAGGAACGGGTTGGACTTCGCCAGCGCCATATGCAATACCTGCGTCTTCGCTTTCGTCCATGTCGGCAGCGTTCTCGTCTTCGTCACCGAGATTGGCTTCGACCAGCGGACCAGCAACGGCGCCAGGCGAGTTCAGTGCGATTTCGGGTTCGGCATCTTCCAGGTAACCTTCAGCCGGGTTAATGTCGTTGTCGATGGTCGAAACGTTGTGGGACTCATTGGGCAACGTGTCGTCAACTGCCGACATGATGTTCCAGCGAGGCTTGGGTTTGTTCTTACCCGGTTCGGTCTTGGTGTAGGTCGAGCCCGGTTCTTGTTTGTCGTCGTACTTCAGGTCGCCCGGGGTGAAAGCATTGTCGATACCGTACTCTGGCTTTTCTTGCGCTTCCAGAGGACCGTTGTCGTAGTGCAAGCTCGTCGAGTCATTCGCTGCGGCGACCTTGAACTTCTTCTGCTTTGCTACTCCGGCGATTACTCGCGTCTTAGCCATGTATTTCTCCTAGCTAGTCAAAATGGACGTCTAGTCCTGATATGAAATTGTGGACTGTGAACTAATATGGACTCTTGTACTGGTCGATTCCATTATGGATCGTGTCAGACAGAGCTACAGGCCACGCCGGTTCGGCAACCACTGAGAACTCGCAACCAATGATATCGTGCGCATTGAGGAATGCCAGGTGCTGATCGCCGTTGTAATCGCGCACCACATTCCATTGCATCTGCGCGTTGGGGTCCAAGTGTTGGCAGCACTGATGCTTGTCAAACACTGCACCGCAATAGCTGCAAGTGAAGCCGCCTGCGTCCGCACCCATCGAGTAGGTGTTGATTCGCTTATCGGCAACGTCCTGCACCACATCGGTGTACTTGGTCTTGTCGAGTGCAACCAATGCCATGACTTTCCACAGCTTGCCGCCACCGTAGCCGTTGATCTTGTGCAGCGACGTATCGAGCACCGCGCCGAGAGCTTTGGTGCAGTCTTTGTTGTCATGCTCCAAGTGCATCGGTACGCCAGCCCAGCTCTTGTACACCATGCGTGAGACAGGCGGAGGTTGGAACTTGGTCAGCTCGGCCAGAGGAAAGCCGATGCCGTTGCGGTTCGGAATGTCAGACGGGCACAGCGGAGTCGTGACGAAGATGTAGTCTTCAAGCCTCGGACTAATGTGGTACGTCTTGGCTGCAAAGGGAAGCCACACGCGGGCATCCAGTTCGAATGCACCGTACGCTTCCTTCAGACCATCACGCCCTTCTGCCGTATCTCCGTCGAACGTCATCAATGGCTGTTCGGTGTACGAAGTGATTCGTGTCATGCTTGTTACCTCGAGTAGAAATACACTTCACCGTCGGCGGTAAGCTCTACACGTACTGCAGTAAAGAGCGGGGCTTCGCAGGTTTCAATGGTGCCAACGGCTGGCGTTTGATCGTTGCCCCACAGCACCTTGGCTTGCACGTCCGCGTCGGGATTGCAAGCAAATGCGGGATGCTGGAGGGTATACTTTAAATTGCATGCTGCGGCGGCCATGACGCAGAACGCATCATGCGCCCCGACGGTCACTGCAACTTGACCAACGTCTACGTAAATGACTTCGCCGGCTTTGCCGCCAACTGCAGTCCACGAGCCGACGATGGGATAGCCCTCAGCGCCAAGACCCGCAGCGCCACGGCCTTTGAAGTTAGGACTGTTAGGTCCAATGATGTATGCCATGTCGGCTCCTTAGTTAATCGTGTCTGCGTAGACCTTGGGCTGAAACTCAATCACGACGTGGTTGTCTGCGAGATACGCATTCATTTGATCCACGAGTCCCGGCACTTCGTCATGGAACTTGCCGAGAGTGATGTGAGCGTTGTAGTCAGGATGCCCATGCTTGAATCCCTGACTCACAAGGTGTTCATGTATTGCTTGAATCTCGGGACTGTAGACTCGGAGTACCAAAATCTGGCGCTGTTTGTGATCGGTCCAACATTCAACGCCAGTAGCCAATCCCGTGATCGTACGATCTTCGGGCATTGTTGCTTCTTGTGGAAGCGGCCCAGTGTGATACATCAGAGTACAATGCAGGGAAGTGGTGTTGTCGTACTTGAGGTCAGGATTACGAAACCTACGCTTAAGATCAGACAACGCCAAGTAGCCAGCCTCACTCGGATCGGCCCATGCGTAAAAGCCATCGTCAACCGTGCGCAGTACAGAGTACAAGACCTTTGCTGCTACGCGCATACTGTTCTCCAATAGTGGGTGAGCCACCGAAGCAGCTCACCCGCGTGCCTTAGATTTCCAGAGCGCCCGCATCACGAACTTGATTGACCTTCAAGCGCTTAACTTCGCGCTGCAGTTCTTCCAGGTTCGTAATCACCACACCGGCTTGCTGAATCTTCTTCATCATAGCCAGCAGCTTTTCCTTCGTCAGTGCGTAGTAGCACATCGTAGGATCAGACTTGTACCAGGTGACGCCAGGCGCTCTGACCTTGATGGCCTTGAGCGTACCGACTTGACCACGAATCGGCAGAGCCAGATACACCTCGCCGTTTTCCAGAATCGGATAGGGCTTGATGACCTTGGTGTCAGTCGACGGCTTGTGCTCCATGCGGTAGAAGTTGCGCAGCTGATTGCGATTAGCCAACTTGAAGGTCAACGAGCTTCTGCCCATCTTACCTTCCTTCATCAGATTGTAGATGCCCAACAGTGCTTGCATTTCGTTGGTCATCAGCGGATCAGGAACAAAGCCAGCCTCGTTCCATTTCGTAATCTGCTTCTTCAGTCGCAGCGGCGTTTCCATGTGGGCGTAGAAGTAAGGTTCGATAGTGCGGAACCCAACCGCCTCAAGGGCACGAGTCGTTGCTTCACTGCCTTCCATGCTCGAGTCGAAACTCAAACCAAGGAAGCCGTTGGTAATCAGCAATACCAGGTGGGCATTGAGCGACTCTTGCAATGCAGTCTTCTCAGCCTCACGCTGTGCTTCTTCTTCAGCCTTCTTCTTCTCAGCCAGCTTCTTGCCCTTCGCAGTCATTTGGAAACTGTTGGAAGGAACGAGCACGGGATCGGAGACGGGCATTTGGCCTTGCGCTTTCAGAATCTGACGGCGAATGTCTTCACCGGAGGTCAACTCACGGTTGATAACAAACACAGTCGAGAACTTGAGACGCGCTTGCGAGCCATCGTCATACATCACCAGCACGGTACCGATTGCAAAGTTCACGCTAGTGACTTCACCTTCACCAAACTCGGTGTGCACTCGCTGACCCTTCAGGAACGCAGCAACATCCTTCTGCGCATCCTTGCTGGTCATGTCTACCTTGCCTTCGGATTCAACGTCCGTTTCATTGGCGAGGTCATCACCCAACGTATCGGAACGCAAGTACAGGTCGAGACGAACCAAGCCGAGCTGACCTTGGCCGTAGAGTTCAAGGCCCGGCACATACGGCGTGTACTTCATCAGGGCTGCATCACCCGGAGGCGCTGCTTCCTTGATTGGAATCTTGAAGTTGTGACCGTACTTGGCTTCGAAGTCCTCACGGTACGCAGCGTAGTCGGCTTCGATGACTTCTTGATAAGTACGATAGGCTTCAGCGTACTCCATCAAGTTATCGTTCCACGAGTTCAGACCAAGGATGTTATCAAGACTCATCTTGATCACCGGCAGGTCCGGAATTTCTTCGTACGCCGGAGAGTCCGCGTTCTCAAACTTCGTGACCGAGATCAACTTAGAGATCAGGCGCGAGGCCTTCGCAATGTCAATCGTCTTGTCAGCAAGAATCGTGTCGTAGTAAATGGTGTCGCGCTCTTCGTCGATCTTGAGGTTCGGACGATTCAAGCGAGCATTACCTTGTTCCAATGCACCAGGAGTCCACGGGAAACTAACACGAATCAAACGCGAGCAGAACTGCAGGTTCAAGCCGGTGTTGATCGAATCCTCAACGCCAACCATCCACAGCAGATTGTCGTCAGTCTCGAACGACGCTTGCGCTTCGACCTTATCAGCAGCCTTGTACAGCAGACCGCGCGCTTGCAGGTCCGGAGCAATCGACTCGTAAATCTCATCGGCCGTTTCGTTGTAGGACGCAAAGATCAGAATCTTGCCCTTAGCACCAATAGCGATGTGCTCACGAATGCGCTCTTCGATTTTCAGAATCTTCGGGCTCTTGCGATCAGCACCCTTCAGTTCCAGATTGCCCAGCGGGTCACGAGCAGGCGCCATGACGAACTTGTCGGCACGTTGCAGGTACGGACGAATCAGGGCTTCAACAGTGTTACCGGCATCGGGATCGTCTTCAAGTTCGTTCTCGTCGGTATTCTGCAGTTCAGCAATCTTCGCCATCAATTCCTTGTTGGCGCGGATTTCTTCTTCAGCCTCACTCATAATCATCTGGTACACGCGCTGCTGCTCAGGAGTCAACGCAACCGGGATGAGTTCTTCGTCCTTCGGAGGCAACAGTGCTGCCCACTCTTTACGCTTTGCACCCGCGACCACAACCGTCGACTTGATGAGCGCCATGATTTCTTGCTGAGCACCAGGACGCCATTCAACCACGCGTCCATTCTTCACGCCGTCTTCAGCAGCAAAGCGCTCGTTGAACTCGTCACGCGTACCAAAGATCGTCGGGTCCATGATTGCGATTTGCATCGCCAAGTCCGACGTGGAGTCGTAAGCCATGGTGCCGGAAGCCAAACGCTTCTTCGGGATATCGGCAACCAGGTTCATGACAGAACGCGTACGCTGCGAGTCCTTACGCAAGTAGTGAGCCTCATCGAGCAGCACATACTGGAAGGCCATCTGCTTCAGCATTTCAGCAACGGGGTAAACAGCAACCGCCGTCGTACCGTAGCAGACCGAGACGCCTTGCAGCTTCAGCACGTTGTAGTCAAATATGACCACGGTGTTGCGCGGAGCTGAAGCCAACATGGAAGTCAATCGCTCAAAGCCATGCTTGCGAATCACATAGGTCGTAATCGGAATGACGTTCAAACGCGACTTGGTGAAGAACACAAGTTCCTTCACGTACTGCGCAACCAAGTGACCCGGGCAACCAATCAGATACGGAGCGCTGCGGCCTTTCGAGAACTCTTGCAGAATGTCGGTGATGGCCAACATCGACTTACCGCCGCCCGCGTCAACAGGCAGGATCGCAAAGTTCGGGCTGTCACGCAAAAGGTTCGCGACCTTCTGTTGGTGAGGCAGTCGGATAACCACTTCACCGTCGATCAACGGAAGAGCCGGAGCTTCCCAGTCTTCTTTAAAGCCTTGGTTCTTTGCAGCGCCACGCAGCTCAGCGTCTTGGCCTTCGATTTCGTAGTACTGATGCGCATAGAAGTACATCATGAACAACCATGCCACGTGCTGCGTGACATAGTGAACCGAGTAGCGCTCGTACACGTTATCCATGCGCTCGAGCACAGCCGCGCCTGCTTTCTGGAACCAACGACCGAGAGGACGGAAGGGGGCGAAGTCCGAGTTGTAGGCCAAGTCGAACCAGGTCACATCCTTGTTCTCGGTGAAGCGCAAGAACAGTTCACGAGCACCAGCGAAGTACGCTTCAGGCTGCGTGTTAGACAGATACTGCGATACCAGACCTTCTGCTTGATCGTTCAACCAGATTTGTTCGCCTTCGCGTGTAATCCAGTTGTCCGAAGACTTGAGGTGCAGCTGAGGTTCGATACCAGCCGCCTGCGCGATACGAGTCAGAATCGTGAGCAGCTTAACGTCAACCTTACGCGACAGCCAGTTCTTGATATGAGTAGCCGTCGAAATCATATTCCGGCTAACGTCAGTCACCGTCAGAATGCCGGAAGCGTTGGTGTACGCGAACTTGCAGTTCACCCAGTCCATCAGAACCGGGATGTTGCTCGGCAGGTTGGCGCTGAACGAAGGTGCCTTCTCATCAACGAGACGGAACACTCCGGTGTCGTCCTGATTACCAGCTTGACCGAACAAGTCTTCGTAGCGTTGCGTTTGATCCAGAACCAAAGGCAGATAGATCGGACGGCCACGAGCATCAGTACTGATACCCTTGTCGTTCGCCTTCACCGTGACGCTGGTCAAATCCTTCGGCAGAGTCTTGGCGATGCTGGAGATAGCAAACGCAGACTTCGGCGGCTTGGACTTCTTGTACGCACCGTAGTAGTTCACAGCCCACGACTGCAGAACCACGTACAGGTCTTGCGGACGGATCAGGTTCCATGCGGTGTTGGTGATGTACTCGCACTCGGCACGACTCAGAATGAACTTCAGGAACACGACGCCACCAGTGCCACGCTCGACATAGCGAACGCCTTGGAAGCATTCTTGCAGACATGCCTTCGCCGGTGCAGGCATATGAGTGCCGACCAGATTGATCGCGTTCTCTGCCTTCAGGATGCCGTACTTGATATCAACGACAGGCCAAGCGTTGCTGTCTTCGCCGTCGTCCTCTGTCTGCTCGTCCTCGTCAATCAGACCAGGCACCGAGTCGAGGTCGTCTTCTTCCGATTCAGGCTCTTCCGAGTCCATCGAGTCCTTGGCTTTCTTCACCGGAGTGAATTGACCGAGTTGACGTGCGAGGTCTTCGGGAGTGCCGTAATTCAAGATCGGCAGCTGCACTTCAAAGTCGTTGGCATTTTTCTTGACCTGCAGCATGCCAGTGACGTTGTTCGTCATCATTGACAGCACGCCTTTCGCTTTGGCACGGTGCGCCTTAGCGAACTTGGGGTCATTCATCTGCTCAGGATACAGATGAGTCAGAGCCAGACGAAGAAACAGCTGAGGATTGATCCGCGGTGAGTTCAGGTACAGGCCCATGAACCCGGACTTCAGCTGAGTACGATCCAGCTTGAAGTCGGGGTCGAGCTTTAGCTTTGACTTTTCTTTTAACTTGTTCATTGTTATATCAGATGTGTGACTGAGTTAAGCGGACGATACGCTCGGAGCACCGAGAGGTAGAGATTGTTCATGACGAACTTCTCTAGCTCCGCGTTACTCGGTGTGAACTTACCGGGGATCACCGGAAACACGTCAACGTTGATGACGTATCCGTAATGCCAACGCTGCGCGAGATTGGCGCCTTCGTTCGCAACGAAGAACTCTAGGTTGCGCTGCAGGTCACGCTTCCAGTATGCCGGATAGCGAGGATGCGAGCCTTGGCGAATGCCCATCGCGTAGATGAATGTTGGGTCTTGCTTTACTGCATGACACTTCACATCAACAGTCAAGGTAAAGCCGGTCGGCGTCATCGCAACTCTACGCTCCACCTTGTAGCTCTTCAGTTCGCGATGAACCGAATGCTTCTCCAAGAACTTGACGATCGCTCTACGCGCAGTAATGAACGCAGTAAGGATCAAATCGTTCTTGGAGTCTTCAACGGTGAAGGGACGCTGCCCTGCCTTCTCACATAGCTTGATGAACTCGGCAATAGCCTGAGACCAAGCGGCCCCAGGCTGTTTAGCTTTCACCATACCAACAGCGACTGGCCAGTGCCGTTCACAGTTGGGATTGAACATCATAGGATAGGAGTCTTCGTCGGGTACCGACTGCTGCTCCATTTGCGAAACACCAAGACTGGATAGGTTCATGTCATACCTCAGTCCAAAAAGACGTTAGGCTCGCCATCGTTGTACAGCACGTCGCCAAGATCGTCTTCAGTCTCGCCGCCGTCATCATACAAAACGTTTTGCATTTCGTAGTTCTTGCTGGGAGACGTTTCGCCGTCGTTGATGGTGTTCTTAACTGCCGGCGTCGTTTCAGGATCGTAGTCACCGTCATTGATGCGTTGATCCAGCGTCAATGCGTGAAGCCGCGCAGAGCTATTAACTCTGAACGGCTCGGTCTTGTAATTCTGCGGCTGGTACGTCGTGCCTTGATAGAGCGACGGCGGACTGGCTTGCACGTCGTAACCCAAGCGCTCACTCAACATGCGGTAGAAGTCAGACTCAAGTTCTTCCTTGTCTACGCCGAGAGCATGGGCGAAAGCATGTACCTGCTCATCGCTGGGTTCCGGGTTGTGCTCGAGAAAGTTCTCGATGATTTGGTCATAGCAGGCCATGTAAAATCTCCTACGTTTATAAGTATAAAATTTACGCTTTCGATCTGGCCCTGAACAAATGTGTATGGCGTTTGTCGTGACAAGACTTGCAGAGACCGACCAGATTGGTCAGAGTGTTGGTGCCGCCTTTCGATAGCGGAATGATGTGATGCGGCTCACTCATCTTGTTTGAGCAGCCCTGCACTTCGCAGTAACCGCCGCATCGTTTCTTCACCTGAGCATGCAAGTCCCACCAGGAGTTGTTCTTGGTGTAGCCGTTGACCGTTGCATAGGAAGAGTGTTGAATTCTAGCAGTACCGTTGGCACGACGCGTAGACTTCGCAGCCTTGAGCGTCGTGCGTCGGCCTGCAAGCTTTGACCAGGGGTTCGTCATTTGGTAGCAGGTTTGAGTTGTTCAATACCGCGCTGCTTGAACAGGATTTGCACGGAGTGATTGGGCTTGAACTTGTACTTCGGCAGCCAGCAGAGCAGCCCGAGCGTTGCCGTGAACATATTGCCTTGCGACGTGATGACCTCAGCGGCTGCACGTTGCTTCCACACCTTCAGGGAGAGAATCACGACCTCGCGGATCGTCCCATCCTTCGAGTTGTACATGCCGCAGATGGTGCCGCGCCCCTCGTCCTTCGGGCTGAGCTTGTGGCTCTTCACGTAATCAGCGACCTTGCGCTGCTCAGGCGTCAAGTAGTCATCGTTCGAGTTCTTGTCGTACCGACTTGGGTCGAGACCGCACTTCACCATCCATGATTTCCAGACCGGACCGTGTCCAGCTTCCGGTTCACTGTAGACCATAGAGATTTCAGACGTGGCTTGGTGGCACATTTCATGCACCAAGATTTCGAGAAAGATTTCCGGCTTGGCGTTGAACAGTCGAGGACTCAGTGCGAGATTACGACCAATGCGCTGCCAGTAGCCACGCAGTTTGAAGTGCGAGCCTTGATCCTTTAGCAGCGTGAAGTTCGGTTCATCCAGCTCGCCCTTGAACTTCGACTTGTTGAGCAGGTTCCACAAATACTTGATGGTCAGCAGCTTCGCTTGATTCGGACTGTTGGATCGAATGGAGTCCAGCTTATCCAACGCCGACTGCTGCAGCCCGTACTTGTTGAGCGACGGTGCGGTGTCATCAATCAGGTCTTTGTCTACGACCGGAATGTCTTGGTCTTCGGGATCGGCAACAGGATTGCCCGAAGGCCCTAGCTTAACAGTCTTGGCCTCAGCGTAACCAGAAGCCGACTGATACATCGTGACCTTGCCATTCTCGACCTTGAGCTTTAGGCCCACGTCTTCCGAGTAGTACTGACCGCCTTTCGGAACGAAGCCCCACTCTTTGATGAACTGAGTGGGATTGGTCAAGCGAAACTCGATAGCGCCGAGAGGGTAGGTGGTGTTTGAGAAAGTGGCCGTAGCGTAACCAGCGACCTCTTTCAGAATGTTGGTCCAGTCAGGTACGGTCTCGCCCATCAAGATCACGCGATCATCCAATACCTGAATAGGATAGTGGTTGCCGTTGTGAACCCATATGGCTGGATTGCGAGACCACGGGCTGAAGTCTAGCTTCTTGAGTATGCGCGTGACTTCGTGAGGAAGCCACTGCGTGTATCCAAGCACTGCCAGGGTCTTCACCTGAACTGGGTCCATGACGGGCAGGCCGCCTAGCTTCAGACGCCGTTGCAGCGATGCCGCCGACTGCTGTAAGTTCTGATTGCTAGAAAAGGCCCGTGCAAAAATGGGACCGCAGAATGTACATTGCATTACTTACCCTTTGTTCTGTTGCGCGGTGTGCTCCGCCTTCGTGAGCTCCGCGAGGTCCCATTTCTTTTCGAGCTTGGTAACGTACCAGCTTGGGATAGTCTCTTTAATACCAGACTCCGGTACGTTGACATAGGACTTGTTGTGCGGTATGTAAACCAGCCAGGCACCGCCAGTGCCGTGACCAACAATCAAACCAATGCCCTCAGTGGTCATGTAGAATTTGCCGATGAGTGTCGGCGATTTCTTCTCTGCTTGCGCACCCGGTTCTTTCTCTAGCTCTTGGCGTCTGGACAGTGCTTTAAGGAAGTAGGAATGGAACTCGTGCTTCTTGCTGTAGGGCAGCGCATGTTCGACTTCTTTGCGATTGACTTTGTCCCCAAGCACTAGATATGAGACAACCTCTGGATGCTTCCAATCAGGATGCCAAGCCTTCATGTTGTCGCCGCCTGCCAGGTCTGTGACAATCAGCGGACCGTAGGTGGAGTTGAATGTCCTGGCGACTAGATCGAAACCATACGCTGGCTTCGGCCCGATGCTCGGCAGCTTACCGCCCTTTTTGAAGACGTTATCCCACGGCTTATTAGGTATGATTTCGCTTTCCGGTTTCTTCTGTGCATTGCTATGCGCCATCTGCATGAAGGTTTCGTACTTGGTCATGTCGGACGCCGGCACCGCAGCCTTGAAGGCACCTAGATAGACTTGCATTTGCAGTGACTTGTAGCCAGTCTTCTTTGGAACATTCCACCCAGGCTGCCATACACGTACGAGGGAAGGCTCATCAATGCCGATGACCAGCAGTGGACCGAACTGCGAATTGAAAGCCTTGCCCAGCAACTCGGGTCCGAACTTGGGCTTATATACCGTATCCTTGAGCTTGCTGCCAGGACCCCAGTTGAAGTTCTGTGTGGTCGGCACTCCGGGCAGGCCTTTGCTTGGCTTGCCAGGCTCGAAAATCGTTTTCGCGTTCTTGTCCAGTATGGGATTGCGGATCACCGTGGTCTTAATCGACTCGTTGCCGGGAATGAATACGATGAACTCGCGCTCATCCGTATAGTCATCCAGCTGCTTGTGAGCACGACCCCACATGAAAGCAGCAGAGCGATAGAATGTTGCGAACTTGGGGTCACCGCCTTCCTTGTGCGCGGCATCCAGCGCCACGAACATTTTGAATAGCCGATCAGTGATGATCTTAATCGACGCGTGGTCTGCAAGAACCAATCGACGGTCAGGCTTCCATGAAACGGTCAGCTTGTCATACGCTTGAAACTTTTTGAGAGCCACATCAGAGAACGATAGGATCGGACTGAACGTGTTTTTCTTATTCAGCTCCAGCGTACCGCCAACCGGAATCTGCTCGTCTTCTTTGTTGACCTTGGTGCTACGATACAGCAGCTTGGGGACCTTCGGCTTAGCCAGCACCTGCAAGTGAGCCATGGCGACCGCAATGGCATCAACCTTGTCATAAGTGCGGGCTTCAAGGGCAGCGCTGTGCAGACGTTCGCTTTTGTTCTGCATCATGAAGTCGCCGCTGAACCAACCAGTGACCAGCGTCGGCAGCTTGTGCGCCAGGAACTCCCGCTCATCAGCGCCAAGCTTCGAGTAGAAGGCCCACGTCTTCTTTACATCAGGCGTAGGCTTCAGCGCTAACAGTCTATAAGCTGCTTGGATTTCCATGTCTAGTCCTTACTTCTTCGATTTGTAGCGCTGATCCTCTGGAACCTTCGACCACATCTTCTGCTGCTTCACAGCCTCAGCCTTCATTTCTCTGTAAATAGACTTCAAGTTGTTCGGCACAGCCTTATCAACTTTTTCTTCGTACAGCAAAATCCCCAGGTCAGCGAACTTGACGTAGCCCCAACCTGTTTGCCAAGTCGGGTTGAAGACGCCGGCGATCTTACGGTCAGCGTCGACCATGACGACCAACACCGGACCTTCCTTACTGTCACGGTAGGTATTGGGTTCGGGCGTTGCGGCGGGTGCGCGCCTCGGAGCCGCCGCAAGGCGAGCGCGTGCTTGAATTTCCATGTTTATTCCTTAGTGAAATTTGTACTTCTTACCGCCTGGGCCCCCGGTCTTGGTGTTGCTCTTAGAGCCCCACTTGTAACTCGGCTTAGACTTAGCCGGACCGCCGCCTTTGTAACTCGTCTTCTTTTTGAAGCTAGGCGGCTGCATCCATTCGTCAGACTCGTCGTTGCCGCCGTCGAAGTCGAAGGGCTTATAGCCTTTCGGCAAGCCTTTCTTGAACACCTTGTACACCGGCATCTTCTCGAACTTGAGTCTATTCTCTTTGCTCAAGTCCTCCATGAAGTAGTCAGCCGATTCGTCGGTACCCATAACGTTTTTAACGTCAGTAACAACGGTCTTCATTTGATTGGTCAAGACTTCGACCTTGGGGCCGACTTTGGTGATCACGACATTGCCGTACTTCGGCCAGTAGCGAACAGCGCCAATGTTCAAAGCGAACGGATTGCGAATTACCTTGACCGTCAAACTTTCGTTGCCCGGGATGAACACGATGAACTCGCGTTCCTTCTCGAAGTGTTCGATTTCGCTCAGCGCATCTTCCCATTCATCAGAAGCCTGACTGTAGAAGTTGATGTAAGGGTCGGAGTCATCTGACTCGCGGTCGTCGTGAGCGTGCATCAAGTCGTCAAACATATTCTTGAACATCGAACATATTTGAACCATCCAATGGAAGTCACCCAACACCAAACGCGGGTCTACCTTCCACTCAATAGTCAAGTTATCCGACTCTTCAAACATCGTAGGCTTCTCGTCAGCAAACGACAGGATCGGACTGCGAGTCGTCTTGGCATTGAGTTCCAACGTGCCGCCGACAGGAGTGAGCATCTGCTCTTTGTTCACATGCGTGGCACGGTACAGAACCTTCGGGACTTTGAACGGAAAGGCTTGCTTGATGTGTCCAAGCGCGACCGCGATGGCATCAACCTTGTGATACTTCTTGGCAGTCAAATGCGAAGTCAAGCGTTGCGTCTTATTCTGCTTTGTGAACGAACCGCGGAACCATTGCGCAAGCAACGGCGGCAGTTCGAGAGCAAGGAAGCTGCGCTCCTTCGGGCCAAGCTTCGAGTAGAACGCCCAAGCCTTTTTGCTGCTTGAGGGCGGCTTCAATGCCTCAAGCCGAGTGGCTGCTTGAATTTCGTAGGTCATATTATTTGCTCTTGTACGCTTTGGGTTTTGGCTTCTTCTTTTCCAGGTTACGGTTCAGCAGCACGGTGCACGCCAGTCCCTCGTTACCCGGAACCCACACGATGTATTCGCTTTCAGCCCTGTATTCTTTCATGGTCTGGTACAGCCGAGTCCACTCTTTCAAGCCCGCTGCATACTCCTTCTTCAGCTGCGGCGTTAACTTATCAGCCGGAGTATTCACTAGCAATGATCTGAGCATCTTGGCAGTAGACTCGGCGAACATAAGAAGGTAACGCGGAGTCGACAGGACCAAACGCTGGTCCGTTTTCCATTCGAGGTCCAAAGTACTGTGGCCTCGAAAGTTAGGCTGAACCTTGCTAGAGAACGAGAGGATCGGAGTCAACGTCGATTTCAAATCCAGCGTTACCGTATCACCTACCGGAGTCTTCTGCTGCTCTTTGTTGATGCCAGTAACGCGATACAGCTTGGCCGGAGCTTTAACGGGAAAGACCTGCTTGATGTGAGCAAGCGCCACAGCAATCGCGTCGACCTTGTGATACGAACGAGCTTCAATCGAAGACTCCAGGCGTTCGCTCTTTCGATTCTTGCCTTGGTGCATGAACGACCCACCGAACCAGCCTTCAAGCAACTTCGGCAATTCAACGCGAAAGAATTTGCGCTCTGCCGTCCCAAGCTTTTTGTAGAACAGGGCGAATACTGTCTTGGGCGAAATGTCGTTAGCGGTTAATGCTTCAAGCCGCGTGGCTGATAGGACTTCGTATGTCATGAGTACTGCCCTTCGTTCATTTGGATATCGCCTTGCGGAGTCGGCTGAACTCCATCAATGGTCATGACTCCCGTGTCCACTGTGACGTTTCCCAGGGTGTCAGGAGATTGACCGTTGACCGACAGGACCGGATTGGTCGACGGTGGCACAACAGGGCGGTCAAGAGAGTCGCCGAGTGCTTGGTGAACAAAGAGCTTCACCGGCACAGTCGAGACATTTTTGACAATGAAATTGGTAGTCAGCTCATCCAACACCAGCAGGTTCTTGACGTAAATCGTGACCTGCGTGTCATCCAGTTTCCGCGTGTACTCAACAGAGATAGGACCATCGCAGCGAACGATCAGCATGTTGGAACTGGCGCCAGTCCATACTTGATTGGGTGCGAGTTCGAAGATCGAATTTTGAATCGAGGTCTCGCTCAGATAGGCTTGCGAGTAGTCACCCACACGCTGGCGAATCTGATTGTAGCCTTGCTGCACACCTACGCTTACCACCAGAGAGTTCCTGGGCTTTTTAGCCGGGGTGATTGAAACTTCGTAATCCATTTTATTTCTCCAGTGCCACGATATAGTCGGTGAGCTTTTCTTTGTAGCGCACGAGCTTTGCCAGTTCGGTCGACAGCGACTCGGCGCCAGGACCTTCACCAAATTCTTTCAGCTTCGACTGCACTGCCGTAATCTGATTGTCGATAGAGGACAGCGCAATGTAGGCTCGGTCGAGTTCGGGGTCACCCGTTTCTTCCGGCTCTTCCTGATCGTTGTCGTCAAACTCTAGCTGCAGGTTCGACGGGTCTTGACCAAGGTTGATGATATCCTCGGCTGCATCTTTCATGTAGCCCATGAACTTCTGCATCTTGATTTCGTCACGCTGCCGTTGCGCTTCACGGTCTTGCTTCTCTTGTTCAGCCCGAGCTTTCCGATTCTCCGCCGCCTTATCTTTGGCGTCTTGTATCATCTGCGCGTCGTCTTCTTCAGTAGAGAGCGACTCAGGCTCATCGCCGTCCTCGTCAGGGATAATCTCGTCGTTGCCTTCGTCGGGTCCGTTCTCGTTATCGTCAGCAGTGCCTGGTCTGAACTTCGACTCGGGATGCTCGGCCAGCCACTGCTTTTGTTGCGACGAGTCCCACGATTTAAAATCCTGTTCAGAGATAGCGCGAATGGCTGTAGCTTGCAGTCGAGTCGATGCGAAGATTTCCATCATCAGCTCTTGCTGCGACGGCAGAGTGATATCTTCCAAGCGCTCTAGCGTTTTCGGATCAATGGTTTCAGGAATGCCCTCGAACGATTGCGGGTGGCCGTTCTTGTCCACCATATCGCCGCCGGCATCATCACCAGCTTCGATTCCAAAGTCATCAGCTTGTTCAGCGTTCGGCACATCAGTACCAGTGAAGGCCGACGACGCTTTGATGAACGCAGCAGCTTCGGTAATGGAAGCTTTCAGCTTTGCGTCGTCGATGCACTTACTGCAAATTTTGGAGCCACCACAGCGGGAGCGCTCGCCGTTAGCATTTGCAAATACATGACCGTGCCCAGCGCCCATAGCGGCACGTCCATCTGAAGTCTGTGGTACTCCGTCGAACATGGCGGGGTATTTTGTTTTGAGCATTGCATCAAATTCCTCTTGGGTTTCACCACGGCGCTCTAGTAGGCGCTGCATTCGTTGGTCTATATCCATACTAGCCCGGATTTCCCACAGTGTAGAAGTAAACCTTGTCAGGCGTGCTAGGCATCGTAACGCACCAGCACGTCTCGGAGTCTTGCTCAACGATTGCGCCTTCAGCTTCGAGTGCCGTGATAGCGCGCTCTACATCATCCGGGTCGTTGTCGATAGCCAAGCCCTGCGAGCTGACTTCGGCGGCGAGGCCTGCGGCGTTCAGTATGTCGTGTACCTCGTTGACTGCTGAGGCTTTCAGTCTTGCACGGGCTTGGATTCTCATTTACGTCACCTTGTATGCGATAGAGAAGTCGTGACCGTCTTTGCCTTTGCTGATGTACTGGACTTCGATGCCATTGCGCTTCAGCATTTCGAAGTAGCGGAAATGAATCGTGCCATCAACAAAGAAGAAGCCCTCGTTGATTTTTGCATCGGGGCTGTCTTTCATTTTCTTGTGAAAGGCCGGAGGGATCGAAACGTTCGGCATCAAGTGCAGGTCTTCGATCACTTCGGAGATAGGACGCGCTGCAGCAGTCAGCCGTGCCTTTGCTTGGATGTGCATTACTTCTTCCTGTTAAACGGATTGATCGACATGACGACCGGCACGCGCCACTCAGGGCCCCACGGCTTGGTGTCCGAGTACCACTTCAGCTGGTCACGGTCCCAGTAGTTCCACGCCTTCCAGCCCAGCTTATACGTGCCGTACTTGCCTTGGTAGTTGATGTTCCACAAACCATTGGTAGCGGTAGCGATGAACAGCTGATGCTTACCATCAAACGGCTGCCAGGTTTGGATCGTCCACTTCTTCTGATCCATCACTTCGCCAAGCGGGTAGTAGGAGAAGCCGTAACCAGAGTTGCGATTCAGCCAACGCCACTGGTAGTATTTGCGACGCCAGAAGCTCGGCAGATTGTCTTTGCTGTATGTGCCCTTCGGTACGAAGTAGCCGCCAATCCAACCAGTGTCTAGCGACGCATCAAACGTCTCTACCCACTTGAGCCAGTTCGGCAGGCGCTGTTCCAATCCTTGCCATTCAGGCTTGGCTTGCGAGTACATCCACTCCTCGGGCTTGACCGGACGTGCGACAAACACGACCCACCAGTTGAGAAACAGAACGCAGAAAAGGTTGAAGACCAAATCAACCAGACCCAACGCCAACCACTTCAAAGTTTGCACTACATACTTCATTGACTAACTCCTATTTGAAAAGACGCTCTGCCTTACGCAGCAGATGCGACGCCATCTTGATGTTGCCTTGCTTCAACCAACGCTCGACCTCTTCAGCGATATCCAACATATCCCGCTCTTCGGATTTCACCAAGTCGCGAATCAGTCTCGGCATACGACCTAAGGCATCAGCATCACCCTTCAGTGCTTGCTGGAACAGAATGGAAGGCCCGTTGAAGGCCTCTAGCCTTGACGCTGCTCTTATTTGAAACCCCATAGCTCAAACTCCAAAACGAGTAATGCGCTCCGCCAGTGTATCAGCATAGCGATCCATGAAGAAGGCCTGAGTCTCTAGCAACTCTTGATCGGCCAAAGGTAAATCCTTGAACAGCTGAGTTTCAAAGAATGCCTTGAGCTTGGTCAAGCGTTCCATGAGTTCCGAGTGTTCACTTACTACGCGTTGCTGATGTGGTGCCATTATTTTTCCTAGTTATAGTGGGCCTGCGCAAGCACCCCAGTTGTAGCTGGCGGGTGCATAGCGTCCCCACACAGAAGCTGGGCTGATAGTGATACCAACAGCACCAGTTGCCCCTCTTGCCACGCCGGCTCCACCCGACCCGCCGCCAGAACCATCACCGCCAGTGTTGCCACGGATAATTAGGTTTTGCTTGAACGGCTTCAGCTCGTTGTCCAACCGCGATTGAATCTTGGACGCAGCGCTGTCGAGGTACTGAGTACGATCCACGTTCAGGCTAATGGCTTGGCCTTGGAAGTCGAATGCCTTCTCACCTTCGGCGAGATACTGCGCTTCGATTGCAAACAGCTCGGCCAACATCAACCAGTACTCGCGAATGCCACCCAGTGCATTGGTCATGGTGAAGTTCGTAGAAACGCCCATCCAACCATTGAACGCATCAGCCGCACGTCGCAACCAAGTCATGATTGTGGTCGGTGGGAACAACAGGTCAGGCGCTCCGTAGAGAGTCGTACGCGCCTTGTTGATCTTTGCCTTCACATCGTCAATCGCATTGGCTAGCGATGCGTTGATAACGAATAGATCGGTGCGTTCAGTGTAGACGCGTGCCGAATACTTCGATTGCCAGAACTTCCACACCACCGAGTACGGATAGACCGCAGCCGGCAGGTTGTCGGTGACCAGCACGCCTGCATAATACCAACCAGACGCGACCTTGATAGGAGCATCGGTAGCAGGCTGCGACGTATCCGAAATCATCGTCAGCGGAACCAGCTGCTGATTCTGCCTAAACAGTTGGATGCCTACTCGGTCATACATCTGGTCAGTGACGAGCTCCAGCGTTGCAGGATCGCCCTGCATTTCGACTTGCGGTTGCACACCAATGGGCACGGTAACGAGACCGACCACGGTGATGGCTTCGCCTTGAAATTCACGCACGGTCGAGCCATCAGGCTGCCGACGTTGAATGGTCCAACGCAGTTGATACTTCTGGTTCTCAATCGTAGGCGGAATGTCCGACGGTACAACGATGACGGCACGCGCCAGTACGTTGTTAGAGAAGCCGTTGACCTCTACGCGATATTCAAAAGCATTGCCTGCAGCGTAGACCGTACCATCCTCGGCCAACAGCTCATACAGAACGAAGCCGCCAGAGGGGTCGATATCAACTGGGTACGAGAACACGCACGTACCGATGACCGAGTCGCCGGCCTGTACCGTATCGACCAAGTCCTTAAATGCGTCAGGGCTCTGCGTCGAATACGGAACCAGTTCGCCGGATTGCGTATTGCAGGTCACGGCTAGCAACGCTCCGAACTTGCGGAGGTTGGTGGTGACCACAACATCAATGCCGTACGAGATACCGGGGCTGCCGCCAGTCATGCGGACTTCGATGGTGACGCCATCAATGCCGAGATACGTAGCATTAAGTGGGGTGGTGGTGACTGGAGTCGGGGCACCCAGTTCAACCAAAGTGATCGTTTCGCCTGGTTGAAGCAGTGACCCCAACTGCGCTTGCACTACAGTGTCGCTGTTAGTGTCTTTGTAGTAGACGAAAGTTGTTGATGCCATTTATCCTACCGCCACAATGTCTAGGAATCCCCTGCGGTCTACGTTCATAGAGAAGCGTTCGCCGCTCGGTAGTTGAGATATCATGACCAAGTCGGTGCCGTGCTTCACGACTTGCGAGGGCTTCTTGGTCAAGAACTGTACGCCGAGTTTGCCAAGCTCAACCAGGAAGGTCAAGGCCGACACATCGGTAGAGAAGTGAATCATGTCCAACCCATCAGCTTGCTCGACCGAGATTTTACCCTTGGCCAAACGGTTAGCGGCTTTCATGATCGCAGTTTTCGGATCGGCTGCGGCGGTGACCCGCGCTTCCATGTCAGCACCGTTAGCGAGTTCATCAGCTACAGCGCCATCGGCCGAACCTTCAATGGTTTCATCTTCGACTTCGGAGACGACACCGGGAAACATGGATTCAATGACGAAGGCCATCGACTTCCCACCATCGGTCTCCAGCTCATCGGAAGTCACGACCGAAGGGTCTTCTGAACTCGTGACTGCTTGGTACATTGCATCGACTGCGGATGCTTGGGTGATCGCGTAGGCTTTCACTTTATCTCGTCCTTTCAATGATTCAGCTTCGTCTTCACCGTCACGTTCAAATTCTGCATCGGTGAGTTCTTGCTGAAGTTCATTTGCGTACTCGGTGTCTCCAGTACGCTTGGCATCACGAATCTGATTCTTGAGGTCACGGATTCGCTTGTCCAATTCTTTCGAGCTATGAATACGCACTTTTCGATTTCTCCTTTATGCCGGTATCGACGATTTCGATCTGCGCCATACCTGGAGCAATATCGAACACCTTTACCGTACCATGAGGGAACTGTGCTTCGTACCGGCGCTTGTCTTTCAGGTGTACGAACTTCGCCTTAGACATTTCCTTAACCAGTACGTCTGCACTCTTGTTAGCGGAGTACAAAAGCGTATGCCCCAGGCCGTAAGTGACCTGGGGTGTTATGTTGGACTTCAGCCCTAGCTCTTGCAAGAACTTTCGTCCGGCCGCTTTGTCGCTCACTGCATGAAGCCGGAGTGCGGCGAGGATTTGCATTGTTAACTCCAACGTTTAGCGTGGTTCTTCCAGCGCTCCAGCTCTTCGGGGTCGGGATTGTTGCGCCCGGCCGCACTGTTGCGCCAACCGTGGTACCACTCCTCGGCGTCGAACGAATTAGCCGGATAGGGGCAGTCATTACGCGCTGCACCGTTGTCACCATCGGCTTGACCTTTACGAAACGCCGGTGTGATATCGCCCATCGAAGCTTGCAGTCTCACGGCAGCTTTGATTTGCATTACTGCTCCTTTGCAACGACGCGGGCTTTAGGAGCCAGCACTTCGTAGATGTAACTCGTATTGTTGTAGCGATGCACCGACAGATTCAACTCTTTAGCCTGAGCGGCATCAATCGGCTTACCCGTGTAGTACCAGAGTATGACCTTTTCGATCTGCGGCAGCGTCACGTTCTTTGGTTTGCGTTTGATCTTGCCAGCCTTGTAGCAGCCGTCACGCTCTAGCACATCCATCAAAACGTTCAGCCAACTGGAGTGGCCTGCTGCTGATTTGCCAACAGGTTCCATGCGGTACACGTTGTCGCCGTACGGTGCAGAGTCTTTCGGATTCCGTGACAAGAAAATGCACTTCATGCGAGAGACTCCGATGCCAAGCTGCGCACGAGCCCACTCGAAGACTTGCTCTACCACACCCATGCGTTGATTCGACGGCTTGGCAGTAATGACCTTACCGATCGGCAAGTCCGCAGTCGTTCCATGGTAGAGCGGCTGCGATGCTTGCAATCTCACGGCAGCTTGAATTTCCATTTTGTTAGCCTTCAATAGCTTTGATGAGAGGCAGCAGTTCTTTCAACTTGGCTTGAACGATCTTGGTCAGCTTTTTCTTCGACGCGCTTTCCAGTGCCGAAGCTGCTGCATCCAGTTGGCGCTCAACATCAGCACCACGTTGGCGCAACAGTGCAGGAATGTTGCCAATGTCGCCAGTCTTGATAGCATCGGCAATCGCATTAGCTGCCACACCTGCTTGAAGTCTTGCCTGTGCTTGGATTTGCATTTCAGTCCTCACTTAACGTTCATGACTCGGAAGATGATGCGCACGTTGTCGCCGTCCGGTACCACGACCATGCGCGTAGTCCACGAAGGAGCATCCTTGTTAGAGAGCGCCTTGTTCCACGAAACATAGGCCTTAGCTTTCGGGCCTTGTGCAATCGGCGGGTCATACTTGGACTTGTGCGCAAAGTCGAACTGGAATTTGCGGACCAGCTTCTTCACAGCCTCCTTCGCTTCTGCGGGACTAACCGTAGCAGAGTACGTAGCAGCGCTGCCGCCTACGCCGTGATCACCAACGAGGTCGAGGCCGGATACTTCTTTGAGCAGTGGAGCGACTTGGTAGAGCGCACGGCTGTTAGCTGTGACTCGAAGTCTTGCGCGTGCTTGGATTAGCATTTCAGTCCTCACTTGATGCAAGAGGCAACGAACTTGTCGATACCGTCGCGCATGGTCCTGGATTTGAACTTGACGCGGGCAGCTTCCTTCTGCACTTGCTTGCCAACCGTGCCCAACATAGCAGCGTGTGCCTTTTTGAGGTCGACCGGAATGACCACGTCTTGATTGCCCATGTCGAAACGAATACGCAGAAGGCCGCTCGAATCGAACTCGTCAATGACTTCAATCTTGCCACGACTGTTATCCGATTCTTCTTGCGAGAGCCACCACAAATACATGGGTTCGCCGTTAGCCGTGCGCTTCACCTGAGCCGTGATTCCGAAGGCAAAGGATATACGCGAAGTGACTGCGGCGATTAGTTTGGCAACCGGAGAGGGGCGTTTGGCAGGCACTCCGGCAGCCGTGAGATTAAGCCGTGCTGCTGCTTGAATAATCATTTCATTCCTTTAGAGGTCTAGTTGCATAACGGGTTTCATGGTCGTAGCCGAACTACAAATAGCGATGACTTCTTTCTGATCGCCGTAGTCTAAAACCTCTTGAAAGTTTCGAGCGCGAGAGTCTTCGATCTTGGCGGACTTCAAGTACTGCATGATTTTCTTTGCCCACTCAAAAGTGAAGACTTGTTTGAAGTTGTCCACTTGATACACTGTGCCATTCAGCTGACCAATGCTGTCACCTAAGAACTCCCACTCTTCTGGTTTGTTCAGCGTAGTGAACGAAGCTACTCTGCGCACATCGAGCTTCGTACGCTCCGATATCCAATAGTAGGGACCACGCACGGGTACGAAAGGAACTGCGTCTACAAGGGGCCGTAGATGCTTCACCACAAACTGAGGAGTCAGATACTTAGAGTGCACACTGGACGACTGAGCCACGTAAGAATTAAGCCAGTCAACAGCATCCAATACTGCCTCATTAGAAGCATCAGTGCTGGCAGCGCGTAGACGCAACGCTGCTTGAATAATCATTTGACTTTCCCTTGCATGATTAGCGCGATCTTGCGCAATTGGTTGTCGGTGAGCTTGAACTTGTCGCGCATGAACTCAATGTCGTACAGGTTCAACGTGATGCCGCCTGCAGTCGAATCCAGAGAGAACGAAATGACATACTGCTCGCCGGCCTTCTCAATCTTGGCGCGCATCTTCGCGTTCTTCTTCGACTGCAGCATTTCCTTGATTTCTTGATTCAGCTGCGCAGCCATCTTGATTGCCGACTCTTTGTTGACGCCAGCATTCTTGCGAGTCTTGAAGACCAGACCGGTATCAGAGACGGTGACCGAATCAAGATAGTCACGGTAGCTGAAGTCGGAGCGCTTGATGGCCGACGGATCAACCTTGAGCTGCAACGCCAGAGGAATCACACCCAAAGAACTCGAGAAGTTTTCGAGGTCGAGTAGATTGGCAATGGCCTTCACGGCTTGCTGCACATTCGTGACTTCGATTCCCGAACCAGAGTTCTGGAGTTGCTCAGGCAGTTCGAAGTCGTGCGTCAGATAGACCTTGACCGAAGCATCCTCATCGGCACTGCCCATCACCCACTGCACAGTGATGTACAGAGTCTTGGCGACTTCGCCATCAGCATTCATCGCTTCCTGAATCATCAGGTAGTTGGTGAACGTGATAGAGCCTTTCGGCGAGACGTTGATGTAGAGGAAGCTGTGTGCATCCGAATGAACAACGTGCTCACTGACTTCGGCAGCCAGAGCATCAACGTATTGCTTGAACTGCTTGGGCACATGCGCGCTGGCCACTTCGTTCAGGAACGAGAAGGCAGTCTGCATCTGCTGTTGAATCGCTTGCTTGATGAACGCGATTTCGTTCCTGGCCTTTTCAGTCTGCGACGAGTCAGCGAACTGCATACCCATTTGGGTTTCAATCGACTCGAGCGCTTGCCACTTCTGATGCAAGTCCGCGAGAATCGAGTACTGATCCTTCAGCTTCTTGAGGTTCGGCACGATTACCTTCTCGGCATTCGGGTCGATCTTGCGCTTCAGGTTCTGCAGTTTCTTTTTGTCCGAGCCACCGGGGCTGGAAATCTTGAAGGTCTCCAATGCTGCCGACAACGGGCGATCCGTCTTGGCCTTCTGATCCAGAGTAGCCAGCACGGTCTTGGTCGACAACGCTTTGATAGTGAACTCGGTGGGTCGCGCCAGCTTGGCCAAGAGCTTGACTTGCTGATTCAGCACTTGGTTGGACTCGCGCAGGTCCGACTTCATCTTTTGAAGATACTTGATAACGTCTTCAACGTATCGAAACTTGGGTAGTTCCATTTCAATCCTTGCTGGTTGATTATTTATGTACGGTACGGGCCGCGTGAATTATCGCGAACCTCGACAGTGGTTCTGTTCTTGGTGGGGATGCGACCGCGCACCGGCAGTAGGCGCTGAGGCTCGCCAGGCTGTAAGACTCGGACGTTAGTTTCCCAACCCAACGTTTTTCGATTACGAGTGTTCCATATCGGAGTGCCCTGTACAATGTAGTGTTTGCCGTAAGTCGAATCGGTGATGATATCCTCACTGGACACTGCCACGATGTTCGGACTCAGCACGATTTGGAACGGCTCCGTTTGGTCGAGCTTAGAGATATCGTTGCCATCGGTCAGGCGTGGAAACTCGAACCACATGGATGTTTGGCTAGTATTAAATTGAAGTTCCAAGTGCGTCCATGCCTCTGCCTCGGGGTCTTCACGTTGAGTACTCTTCGGCACCACGCGTAGCACATGGGGCTTGCCATCGCACATCGTAACCAGGTGAGGCGCGCTGTTGACTTTCACCGAGTCTACATAAAGGTCAAAGCCTTTCTTCTGGTCGTAGTTGAACAGCGTAATCGAGTCCATGTGGATGACCAGTCGAGGCAATACGACTCGCACTTCGAAGCTGCCGTAGCCGATGAACGGGCGCTTCGATTCATCGAGATAGCCTTGCGATCCGAACTCAACATCCTGCGGAGTAACAATGGTGCGCACGGCATTGGTCGGAATGTAGCCGCCGATGAAACCCGTACCAAAGCAGATGGGACATGCGTAGTCCGTACTGCCCAAGGTGTTCTGATCGAAATCAGCAATCACCTCGTCGAAGTCGAACTCAGTCAAGTTGCCGTTGTCGTTCATGCCTTCAGTCATCACCAGCTCATTCGGATACTCACCGCCGTGGCTGCCAATGTCATAGGTGTTACCGCGGAACTTCTCGCCCCCATTAGGGCTGGTCTGCGTGACCTTGAAAGGGCTGAGCACTTGGTCGACTGGCTGGTCAAAGACTTCGGCACCGTAAGGTCGAACTCCAAAGTCCTTGCCGGTCAGCAGTTCGTTGATCGTGCCCTTAGAGGCTTTACCCTCACGGTCCAAGATTGTATTTACGATTGCGCCTGCGCCTTGGCAGCTGCAGTTCTTGCCACTGTGCATACGCTGGTACAGGATACCGTCGTAGCCTTGGACTTGAAAGGCTGCTAGGTAGCGGCGCTGCTGCACATCAACGATGCCTTCCAAGGCTTGCTTGGCATTGTCGACTGCTCGAGCGTTGGCAGGCAGCACCCGATTGTTGGTTCGGTTAGCTGAATAGAATGGCATGATTATCCTTACGGTGGATTGATGCTTGCAAGAGGAGTTCGGTACCAGCCTGCGGACGATCCTGCTATCCAGTACTTGGTTGTCGCAGCCAGATACGACAGGATCGTCGGCGGATTCGGCGGCAGCTTGTAATACTGCCACGTCGGCCAGACGGTACGAGTCGCCATCGGAGTATTGGCCGGAAATCCAAGCATCATGACAACGCCATCCGGACCTGCTGCTCCGCGAGAACCCGCAGAATTTAGGTTGATCGGGAACCACGTTGTCATATTGTGACTATAGATCGCATAAGTCAAGTCGCCTGGAGCAGAGCCAGCATATCCGACCCACGTATCGACACCTGTGTAATCACCAGCGTAGAAGAAGTTATGTGCGATAGGAGTTCCCGTTTTTCCTTGCACCTGAAGCGTCTGTATTGCCGACCACGATGCTCCGAAGTTCGTCGAGTATATGTATTCGCCACGCTGAGGGCTTCCGTTAAAGACGATGTTGGCGTAGACGTTTCCTTTGCCGTCGGCGACGACTTGACGGAAGGATCGAGTTCCGGTGATCGTCACGACGTTCGCAGTGGGCATCGTCGCCATGCCATTCGTGCTGATCCGCAAAACTTGAGGGCCAGTAACGTACACTCGATTGGGGTCGCTCGGCTCAACGCAGTAGCTGCACCCATTGGAGAATCCAGTGTCAATCGCAGTTCCCCACGTTTGGCCCGAGTCCTCAGTCAGATAGTATTTGGATACGTCGCCAGCAACCCCGGTATAGAAGACTCCTAGATACTTGGTCCCTGTCAGGTTGATGGAAGTGTTGAGTAGGTAGCCATTAGGAAGAGGCGGAGTGAGCTCTGACCAGGTGTCTCCACCATCAGCACTGTATGCTGTGTAGCCCTGGTAGACGCCGGGAGTCGCCGTCGTAGTGTAACCTCCAACAAATACGTCATCGCCGCCGTTACCAGAGAGCGCGTTGTTCCAGACAACAGGTGGAGTGCCGGGAAAGGTTGAATTTGGAATGCTCTTCCATACGGACTGAGCTCCGCCTGAAGCTGTGATGCCAGGTATCATGTTTAGCCTTTTGCTATAGGGGTGATGACAAGCTTGGTGCCGGCAATCATGCGTCGGGCACTCCTGCTCCAAAGATGAACAAGTCGTCAATGTACTCGTCACTCCACTTCATTAGGTCTTGCATGTACTTGACGGTCGGCGATTGGCGACGCCAACTGGTCGCACGTTGATAGGCCAGCCTGTACAGCAGAGGAGTCTCGGGGTCGCTGAAATACGACTCGATGATTTCCAAATGCCCATAGTGCGCCAGAGCAGCCAAGCCTTGGAACGGCGTGATTTCTTCGGGAACCGGAGTGGTGACCACAGGCTCAGGCAGCTCATCAACTCGTACCAACGTCAATGGATTGTCGAGCTTCAATCCAGTCGACGTATAGAACTCAAGGCCCAACTCAGTCTCAACCACTTGCACGTCATCATCAAACGACCAGTGCTCTTCGGTCGCAGTGTCCTTAAAGTATTGCATACCAGTTCCTGTTATCTAAGTTCTTGCCATTTGACCACGGCTGCACCAGACACGTCTACTCGATAGATCGAACCAACAGGAACGACCAGCGTTGCGGGTATCGAGTTGCCAGCTGTTGGATAGTAGGCAACGGCTGCTGGATCGCTGTCCATAGTAATCAGCACGTAGCCGTTGGTGGCTTGCGTAGCTGCATAGATGTAGACCACAATGGGCAACGAAGTTGTGTTTTGATAGTTGGTAGCCACAGAACGGCTGGCAGTCACGTTCTGCTTGGTCTGCGCAACACCAAAGCCGCCACCTCCGCTACTGCCACCAATCTCAACCCAATCGTACCACGTCAGCGAAGTCGTGAATCGATTACGAACGAAGATACGAGGAGTGAGCCCCGAGCCACTGCGCGTCGTGTAGCGCTGCATCACTTGCAAGTTGCCGAGAGGTGCTTGCACGACTTCGAGGACGCCAGCGACCTGCACCGGATAGTTCAGAGCGCCTGTCGCTGTAGCATCCGAGTTCACGTAATACGTACCCGGTGCCGTAACGTCATTTAGATTTTGTGTGGTCAGCTGATTGGCTACTGAGGTCGTTGCCCACGGAGTCCAAACGTTGGTGACCAATGAGCGATAGAAAACCATGTTCAGGTTCGCTGCATAGTAGACCTGAGTAACGCCAGACGTGACCGCAATGCCTGACCCGTAAGCCGCAGTCGAATACACTTCCATGTAGCCAGAGAAAGGCGCCGGGAAGTTTGTACCAGACTGCGCAATAGCCGTAGTCGGAATCTGATAGACGCCACGCTCCAGCACGTTGTTCAAGTCCGCACCGGTATTCAAAAATGGGTTGTACGTGGTGCCGTTGTAGTTGGTTAAGAGTTCAACCCAAGTGGTAAAGCTGCCGGTGCCTTTGGTGCGGATAAAGCAACGACGCGTAACTGCATTGGTCGTGAAGGTCGTATAGCGTTGCAGCACTGTGGTATTGCTGTTGGCGATCACTTCGAGGAAGCCAGGCAGAGCCACTGGATAATTCGTACCTGCGTCTGCACCACCTTGAGTAGCTTGAACGAAAGCATCAGAGCTCACGTAGTCATCAAGGTTGTGCGCGCTGCTAGGCAACAATCTCGCTAGCTCTTGGTTCGTTAGCTCGCCCCACTGAGTCCAAGTCGTAGTGTCAGCGCCGGTCTTGACTCGGACATAACGACGCACTGGGTTCGTGCGCGTCGTGTACTCTTGGACTGTGGCACTACCGAAGGCGTAGATTTCCAGGAAGCCCTGCTGTGCAATCGGATAGTTGTAGTCGGTCAGCGGGATCGCGGTCGTGCCTTGATAGAAGTTGCCGGGCTCCAGGTACGTATTCAAGTCGTGTGCCGTGGTGGGCAGTAGACTCGAGTACGAAGTCCTGGGCTCTACAACCTGACCCGATGCGTTTGCGAAATACAGCCGCTCGTCTGCAGTGTTGAGTGCCAAGCGGCCGGCAGGCATGTTGCCTTGAGTTGGCTTAGCTCCCGGCGTGCTCGATCTGTAGACTTTGAAAAGATTAGCCATTTGCGGACTCCAATGTTGATACTCTAGTTTCCAGAGCAGCGATGGCTTCGCTAAGTGTTGTAATCAGTTGGGCTTGCGAGTCGATCAGGTCTTGTTGCGCTCCGCATTTCATATTCAGTGCTTGGATGGCACCGACCATTCGGGCGATAGCTCCGGTCTTATCCAACTGCTGAAAGCCTTCACCATCTGGCTCGCCTTGCACATAGTCCGGCAATTCCTTTTGATACTCATCGGCGATGAAACCCTCGCCAATGGTGCCAGTCGTGCGCCATATCCAGTTGCATGGAATCAAGTGCATGATGGACTCGAGCGCCTGCATAGGATCAATCGGCGTAATGTCTCGCTTCAGCCTACGATCGCTCGAAGTGTTGAAGGTCGTGGCCGTAGCAGAAGTGCCAATGGAGCCGACGGTTGCACCTGCTGCGTTCTGCATCAAGATCGCAGTGGTGTTATCTTGAGCCGGTCGATACTGCGTGCCGAACATATTGTTGCTGCCAGTGTAGTTCACTACCGTACGCGAATTCACTGATGGCGCAACATAGTTACCGAACATCCAAGTATTAGTGCTCTGAAAGATTGCACCTGCTTGACCTGTAGCGGAAGTAAAGACCAAGTTTCCTTTGGCCGCGGTGCCCTGTGCTGAGAAGTTCAGCTGTGCATCGCCGCCCGGTGTTTGCACCAGAGATACATAAGCGTTGTTCACGCTATCGGCATGGCGAGCAATGAAGCCTGCCACTTCGCCGCTTGTCCCGGGTACGGCGTTCACATAAGTGGGCCCTGCGTTAGTCTGGAAAACCAAACCCGAGGCAGTCCAAGCACCTCCAGAAGAAGGAGTCTTGATCCTACCACCCGCAGACAGATTGAGAATACCTGCCGAATACAAAGACTGGACGGCAGCGTTCAGCGTCGCATAATCCGACGCTAGCTGTGCTGCATCCGCACTGCCAGGATTAACTACTGCACCGAAGGCCTTGATGACCCACACACCGTTGGAGTTAGTGGGATATGTCGTCGTAGCAGTACGCGCCGACAAAGCCGAATCAAATGTAATCGTGGCGTTATCCAGACCGCCTGTACCAGTTTGTGCTGGCGTAGATCCGTACGCCGTGGCTCGCAATGCTCCAGTGCCAGCAACGTTGCCAGCTCGGAAAAACGAAGCGATGGAACCTGTGATTTGTTGCATCGCATCTTGTTGGATTGTGCCGTTCAGAGTCGATGCGTTCGCGCCGTCACCGGACAGGAAGGTACGGCCTAGAGCCCCAGCAGACTTACCGTTATAGTCTGGAAGACGAATGGTGGTAGTGCCATTACCTGGGGTGTAGCTTGCACGCTGCGTAACGTCAGCCGACCAAGCAGCTTCAGTAGCAACCGGAACCTTGGCGCCTGTGACCATCAGCGTTAGGTCAGGATATGTGGCTCGAGTCACCGTCTGACCATCAGCAGGCAGATAGCCAGCCGGTACAGACGAGCGTTGCGGCCACCACAGCACTGCACCTAGTGGTACAGCGTCCTGTTGGACCAAGGCATACGCCGAGCCATTCCAGCGATAGACGCCTTGACCGTCAACGTAGATATCACCCATGTCAGAGCTGGGCAGACCAGTCGGTGCGCTCCAATCGCTAGTGGACTTCCACGGCTGCCAAGCATTGGTCGAAGTGTTACCAAAGCGCGTGAACGTCCGAGACTTCTGACCAGTGACGATGAACGTCAGCTCTTGCGTGACCTGAGTGGCGGCTGCATAGTAGACACGCATGTAACCCGCTGCAGGCCATGCAGTAGTGAAGGTCGGGAAGTTCGCACCGACGGCTGCACTGGCAGTCCACGTATAGAACGTGTTATCGGCGATCATGGTATTGGCATCAGTCGCGGCGGTCAGGAACGTATGAGTCATTGCCTGGTCAACTCGTGCGAGCTCAAACCAGGAGCCCCAAGCCAGACCGCTGCCAAAACGAATACGGACAAAGGTACGAGGATTCGTTGTCGGATTCGTAGTGTAAGTTTGAGTGCATTGCACGTTACCGGAGACTGCGGTCTCGACAGTAAGCAAGCCAGCGAACAGAACTGGGTAGTTCAGCTCTGCAGTAGCTCCGGCATTCGAGTTCATGTAATACGAACCCGGCGTCGTAATGTCGTTCAGATTCTGCGTAGTGAGCGCGGTGGCTTCACGATTGGTGACTTGTGACCAGGGGTGCGTGTGAGCACGAGGTGCGGGCTCAACGATAGTGCCCGAGTTGTTTTTGAAATACAGTCTTTCATCTGCCGTATTCACGGCCAGCTTGCCCTCTGGCATATTTACCGCGGTGGGCTTCGCGCTTGCGGTTGCTGATCTATACAGCAGATACTTGGTAGCCATAGATGCCTCAATGAAAAACGGGCCTGCAACTAGCAAGCCCGCCGGAGTCGATTTAATACGTGCCTTCGTCCAACAGCGGAAGGTCTTCGACAGCGATAGCACGGAAAGTCGGAGCTGCACTTGCACCCGAGACAGGACCGGCAAAAATCAAGTTCGGAGCCTTCACCGGCAACGACACTGCCAACGTACCCGAGGTAGTGATGGGCGAACCCGTGACCGTCAACAGTTCCGAAGGCACAGACATAGCAACCGAAGTCACAGTGCCAGAACCAATCGAAGACTTCGCAACCCACGTACCAACGCCAGAGCTGTTCGTGGTCAACACCAAGTCGTTGCCTGCGTTGGCGCCGAGGATCGAAGGAGCGATAGTGCCCGATGCAATCTTGCCACCAGACAGAGCCGGGATATCGTCTTCAACCAGAGACCGGAAGCTCGGCTCAGCTGCAGCGCCCGTGGTCGGACCAGCAAAGACAATGTTGGCCGCACGGTTGGGCAACGTGAATGCCAAGGTGCCGGCTTCGGTGATCGGAGAACCGCCGACTGCGAACAGATTGGCCGGGGCCGTAGCAGCAACGGAAGTGACAGTGCCACCACCGAGGGAGCCTTGCGTAACCCAAGTGGGAACGCCCGTACCGTTGGTGGTCAACACCATGTCGTTGCCAGGCGTAGCACCCAAGCGTGCAGCAACAAACGTGCCGGATGCGATATCACCAGCGGCCAGGACCACGACTCCAGTCTTGCCTGCAACGCTCACGACCTCATCGGTGTTGTCGATCTTCTGCCAAGCCGTGCCGTTCGAGATTGCCCAGTCGCCATTGTTGAACGAGATACCCGAGTACGTACCAGGGCCTTGAACGATGTAGTACCAGCCACGGTTCGCTTCGGCAGGCGCATCCAGAGTCGGGGTATCCGTACCGGCGTTCCATTCGCCTTTGTACTGAATGGTGCCGATGATGGACTCGGGCATGAACTGGTCAAGAATCTTGCCGTTCACATCCAAGTAAGGCACACCGTTGGCGCCAATGTTGGCCGGTGCAAGAGTCAGAGCTCCAGCCGCATCGGGGGTAATGCTGTTGACGCTGACAACAGAAGAAGCGGCACGAGTAACTGCTTCTTCACTGGCAACGGTAACGACTTCACCGAGGTTATCCAGAATGAACAGTTTCTTGTCCGCGTAGTTCATTGCGATCTGGCCGAGCACGATCTGCGAACCGGTAGGTTCGACACCCGCTGAGCCTGATCTGATGTGACGTAGTTGAATAGCAGATGCCATTTAAGCACTCCTAAGAAAGCCTCTAGTGAGGCGTTGATGCCCGGTAATAGGCATTTGGTTACTCCTATGAAATTAGACTTGGATGGCGGTCACGCGACAATTTCATTGCATTGATGTATAAGCAGACGGCTATGAAATTCCCAAAATTAAAAAGACGAGGGACTGCCATTCTTTCCTTAGACCCAGGCAGTTCTAACATGGGCATCGCAGTATCCGAGTTCGCGAATGGTAAGCTCTACCACCTTTGCAACTCTGTGATGGAGTCGCCGATTAAGGAACTGAAAGGCGACATTCAATCTAGCCGTGCAAAGTTCATGGCCGAGATTGACCAATGGGTTACGCACTTCGACTGCAAGGCAATCATCGCTGAGCGCTTCCAGACTCGTGGCTTGATGGGCAAAACGATTGAGTCGGTTTCGTTGATGCTCGGGTGTTTGCTGCAAGGCTACCCGCATTTGAAGGTCAAGCTCATTCCTGCATCGCAATGGAAAAACGATTTCACACGTACAGTTGGTGCCGGCGACAAAGAGTTGCTGAAGCAGCTGTACAAGATCGTGGGCACGGAGCCTCACCAGCTGGATGCAATGCTCATCGGTTGGTATGGATTGCAGTTGGCGTTCAAGACGCCGGTTCAGTATTCGTTAGAGTATCTGATTGACTGCGCCAACGATGGCTCGCTGATCGATCTGCACAAAAGAAAGATGACGTTAGGAGATTTGTAATGAGTAACGCAAGAATGCCGAGTGCCTGGGGCACGAGTGAAGAGTGTTCGACTGAGACGCTGAAACCCATCAAGCTATCTGCTGGTAAGCGCCAATCGGCTGTGCCTTCGGCGTGGTTGACTGCAGGATCGAAGGAAAAGCAAAGGGTGACCGCAGCTGGTACGCGATTGATTACCGATATGTCTGCCGATGTTGCAGGCTCTGGCCTGTGCCCGGTGACCAAACAGCCGATGGTTCGCATGTTTGCTAACGGCCACCCGTGCTTGGTGTCAATGGACGCTATGGTGTGCCTGCCTACTAAGGACTGACTGTGTTAGACTTCGACGACATTCCCGACTTGAAGCCATTCAAGGTTACCCCGGCGAAGAAAAAGAAAGAGCGCGAGAAAGAGAAAGCCAAAGCAGCTAAGGCCAAAGAGAAAGAACGAAAGCAAACGAAAGAAGCGAAGAAGAAAGCGAAAGGGGTGATCGGTAGCAAGGAGGCAAAGAAAGAATACGTGCTTGCCTTGGCTAACGAGAAACCGAAGAAGCGAGTGACGCGTTTGAAAGGCTCGGCCTTGCAAACCATCATCGGCGAACAGGTCGAAGACATTCACCAGCTCTTGCAATCGGGTGATTCCGATTCCGCAAAGACTCGAATGTACAAAGCGTTGCTGCAGTCGGTGATTGACGTTCTACCGCACGCTGAGCAGAACATCCGAAAGACCAAAGGCCAGAAAGGCGTCTATCAGTTCACGTCGATGATTACGACTATCCGTGAACTGCTGATCGACGTTCAAGCATCGCAAGATCGTGGCCGGGTTGGTGAGCTGATTATCGAAAAGATCATTCAGCCGTCCATGTTCGATTTTGCTAACGCGATGATTAACCATTTTGAAATGGTGAGTTCTGACGCGAAGCTCCGAATGAAGCGCGATGAGTACGAGCTGTTTAAACAAGAACTGGACAAGACCAAACGCGGTCTTGCTCAGACGTTCCAAGAAATGTTCTACTCGATGCGCGAACAGATCAAAGAGTTTATGGAGCGCTGATGCGCGCCGGGGATTTAAATGCTAAAGAATAGAGTGCTCGGTATCAAGGGCCAAGGATTGCAGCTGGCTACACAAGGTCAGCAGTCGCCGATGGCTACCTTCAAAGCGAACAGCGCCCAGCAAGTAACCGCGGGCCTCGGCCTGTATGAAGGCTCGCAGAAGTTCGGCGGTCAGAACGTTTCGCTGCAAACGTTGTGGAGTTCTGAATATCAGTACATGCTGACTGGCTTGTTGAATCCAGCCACGCCTGATATCAACGACCACTCTGGCCTGGCGTTGTTCTTTCGGGATATCTACAAATACGACAACACCTCGGGGTCGGTTGTAGATATCCTTTCTACTTTTCCGTTCTCGGACTTCGAGCTTCGTGGCTTGACTGCCAAGGAACTGAAGCCGTACGAGGAAGCAGTCACGCGTTTGAACCTGAAGCGCATGATGCCGTTGACGGCTTGGGCGTATCTGACTGATGGTTTCTTCTGCGGCTCGCTCATTTATGATTCGGTGCAGAAACAATTCCTCGATACCTTTGTGCATGATGCGCTGAACTGCAAGGTCCAGCACGTGCAGTGGTTCAACGGCCCGCCGGAAATCACGGTCAAGATTTCCAACTATGCACGACGACTGCTCAGCACTGAGGATGCGTACACGCGCCGCTACTTGAACATGATGCCGCAGAAGTTCATCAACCTGCTTGAGCGCGGCGTGTTCAATCTGGAACCGATGGCTACTCTGTACGTGCCGCGCCGCGTCATGACCGACTCTGCGTATGTCTCGTACCTGCACCGCATTCTCCCGATGTACTTGATTGAGAAAGCGATGTTCCGTGGTACGTTGACCGAAGCGCACAAGCGTCAACGTTCTATGACTCACCTGACTGCTGGTGATGACGTATGGACCCCGACGACTGAAGAGCTTGGTCAGTTGGTTTCGCAATTCCAGACTGCTGAGTACGATCCCCTGGGTGGTTGGGTTGCAACTCGTAATGCTGTGCAGTCGACGGACTTGCGACCGGCTGGTGATTTCTGGAAGTGGACGGACATGGTTGATATCATGGTCCAGTACAAGCTGCGTGCCCTCGGCGTTTCGGAAGCATTCCTCACGGCTGATGCACAGTACTCGAACCAAGAGCAGGCTATCTCTGCGTTCATGGAATCGCAGCAGGCATTTAGGGATCACTTGACCGAACAGATTTTCTACGAGAAGATTTTCCCGCTGGTTGGTGCAGTCAATAAGATGTACAAGGAAGACGCGGGTGGTCGTTTGCTGGAGCGTGATGCTTCGCAGTTCTTGTTCAACCCGGTTGCTCGTCAGTCGATCAAGATTCCTGAAGTCTATTGGCACAAGCAGTTGACCGCGGACGAGGAAGAAGGTCAAATGGAACTGCTGTCGACTCTTGATGAGCGCGGCGTTCCTATCCCGTTGAAGATGTGGATTACGGCTGCAAGGCTTGATCCCGATACTCTGGTGCGTGAGCTCGAAGACGATACGGCGTTTAGAAAAGCGTTGGAAAAGTACACGGGCAAAGACACCAGCCACGACATGGGCGATGACTTTGATGACGGCGGCGACTTCGGTGGTGAGGATTCGATTGAGGCCCACATCTACTCGGTCAATAAAGGCCGTGGTCAGCGCAAGCCTCTGCTGGCACGTGAGTGGGGCGGTGACAAGTTGATTCACGGCTACACTCGTACTGGCAAGAAGAAGCACATCATCAACCAACGTGCTGCCAAGCAAGAACTGAATCACAAGATGGTCAAGGCTCAAACGAAACTGAAGGACCCGAATCATCGGGAAGCCATGAAGAAAAAGAATCAAGCACAGTTCGGCTTCTCCAAGATGCCGGTCGGTGTTCCTGCATCTGTAAAGGGGAAACTCTGATATGTACAGCTTCTGCGTTCAATCCGTTCAGCGCTTACACGCGCAAGTTCAAGTACAAGCTCGCATCAAGGACGAAGACGAGTACGACTGGTTCCGCTATACGGGCCCGGCTACTGAGTTGGACTTCCGTGGCAAGCCTGAAGCATTGAGCAAGGGTGCCGTGTTTGGTGTGCGCCCATCGTCCAATGGCAAACACATTCGACTGGTCTTCAAGGACAAGCCGACTCGAGTGTTCACGCTGCCGATGGATCAAGCTCAACGAATCGCCAAGCACGTGAAAGCTGCTTGATCGGAGACCATCATGGCCAAGCCTAAGATTTACAACATAGGTGTAGCCTGGGATGAGTACACGTCGGGAGTAGAAGGCAATCTCGCTCGCGACTTGATAGCGTTAAAGACTGCGGCTGAGAAATGGCCCGGCACTACGCTACAGGTCGTGAGTGAAAGCGATGAGGCTGACCGAATGCTTCGTGCACTTGGTCTTCAGCGCTCATCTATTGTCACGCTACCCGGTACGTGGATTCTGTACCAGGCTGGTGAACAGCGAGTCAATCTGCCTGAAGGCGTTGAGTACTCAGTCAAGAAAGTCGAGCGTTGCTTGTTCCAGAAGTCGAAGAAAGCTAGACTGGAAGATTGCGATGACCAAGGCTTTGCGTTGAAGGAACAGGGTAGAGACAATACGTTCGACCCCTTTAATAGGATGCCTTCGACAAGTACCGACTGGCATATGACTGATCCTCTGATCACTCTCATTTGGTCCAGGTAAGATCAATTTAATACTGTCACCATGTACATAGGTTTGTTGGGAAGGGAAGGGTACTATGTAGATGTTAGGGGTAGCAAGTGCGAATCGTGACTAGCGGTGGGCTACCTGTTTTTTCTTTACCGTTGGGACTTGGCAGTCTCTCCAGGAGTATTCAGCCGTTCTATTAGCCAGTGCTCCGCAGAGCAACAAGTCCGTACCAGGACTCTCTCATGGCATCAAATATTCGAGACGTATTCAAATCAGTACAGAGGCAAGCCAACGCAGACATAGCCGGTGCCAAGCAACAAGTGGTCAACGGTGTGCGTGGTCAAATCAATAACATCAAGAACTCAGCCAACGCTGCAGTACGAGGTGCCGTGAATGGAGCAGTGCAAGCTGGCGTCAAGGGAATCCTTGGTGCTACTTCGCAAGCCTTGCAGGGCAATCTCTCTGGCGCAGTCGAAGGCTTGGTCAATCTCCCGAACTCTATTGGCAATGGCATCGCTGGAGCTGTCGGTCGGAACCTCAGTGGTCCTGGCGGCTTCGCTGGATTGTTCAATGGTGGATGGAACTCTGGTGGCTCGCAGGTCATGTACCCAGTCGGCAGAGAAGGATCGAACGCGCTGTATGGCATCATGCAACGCGCAGACCCTATGCAGTCGACTGGCTGGTATGCAATGCTACCGGTTGTCACGTCAGCATACGGCACATCGTCGTTGCCGTGGTACTACGTTGAAGAAACGAACGTGCCGCAGCGTCAGATTGAAACCCATTCGATCTTTCGTGAGGGTCGTGAGCAACACTTCCCCGATAAGTACTCGGTCGACTCGTTGCGCATGGGCATGTATATGGATGCCGGCAACGTGACGCTGAACTATCTACGCAGTTGGCAAGCCGCTGTGATTCAACCTACCTCGAGTAGCAATGCTGTGACTCAGGGTGGTGGCTACTTGCTAGCTCGTAATTTCAAGAAACCGATTTTCATCTTCTTGGTTGATGTGACCAAGAAGGCAGTTGTGGTGTACGAGTACATTGAGTGCTGGCCGACGAACCTGGATCAACTCCAGCTTGAGTCTGCCAGTAATACCCGACTGATCCAACAGGTGACGTTCTCTGTTGGTGACGTGTTCATGAACACTCTTGGTGTCAGTGAACAAATTCTGAGTGGCATTACATCGGGCGTACGTTCTACGGTTGGCACCAACCTGATGAACCTAGCGTCTTCTGTGTCGAGTAGGGCAATCTCGGGTGCGACCTCTGCCCTTGGTCGCATGACCTCTTTTACATAATTAGAGAAAATGGAAAATCAAACCAACGAAGGAAGCTTCGGCTTCGAACGCAAAGACCTTCCCGCATCGGTCAAGCTCGGTGCTCAACCCCTTCGCGCTGAACAGACAGTGCAGCCAGGCCAGGACATTACCAGCGGAGACTCGCCGCATAACATCCATGCGCAGCTGCTGGCTGAAGCTCCCGCGAGTGCTCCGCGTAATCTGGTCGATGAATTCCCGCAGTTCAAACCTGTGCACTTGCGCAAGCCTTTGGCTACGCCGGTCACTCCTGTAGAGAACCTTGGGCTCAGCAATGCAGCCACTGCCGCTATGGAACGCATGGCGCCTGGTATGACTGCGATGCTTGAGCAAGGCATCACTGGTGGAGTGCCTCCCGCTCCGCACGTTGAGTCTGTGGCTACTGTGCGCGAACCTGTTGCTACTGCGCAGATAACTGGTCATCAAAGCCCCATTCCGCAGCAACAAGCCGCGTCGATCCCGCCGCAAGGTCAAGTGTTTATTCCGCAGCTCACGACCGACCCTGTTGTTCAAGCGCCTGGCATCGTGCAACGTCCGAACCTCGGCTACATTGATGTGCCTGCTCATGCAGCCTCTGAAGCTGTGCCGGTGAACCTGCCGTCGCGTTTTGGCCTCTATGGATTCCAGGACCTGTACGTCTATCCGCTGAAGGGTAAGCACCTGGCCAAGTTCGCACGTGCTCATGCAGAATCGAGCTTGCGGTTGACTGTCGAAGCTGTGAGTGCAGCTTGCGTCACCACCAACCAAGCTTTCCGTGGTGTGAGTCTCGCGCATATGTTGTCGGTGCAAGACTTCTACTATCTCATGTACTTCATGCGCAAGGCGAACTTCCCGAAGACGGAACTGAAGCACACGGCGTACTGCTCCAACCGCGATCACCTGTTGCAAGTCGCTAAGGGTGAGCTGCCTGAAGAGTCGTTGAAGATCATGGAGACGGTGCAGCACACACAACTGATCGTCACTGAGCTTGAACGCGTGCCGGAGTACTCGAAGCAAATCATGGGCGCTGTTGCATTGCGACCTGCTACCATGATGGACACCATTGAGTGGGCTGAAGACCCGAGGTTCCAAGATGAGGATGTGAAGTGGCTCGGCCATTGTGCATCGTACATTGCGGCGCCCACGTTTGCTGAACGCATCGCTATTGCTGAGGAACTCTCGGCTGCGCAGATTCAGCACATCATGGATTACGAACGAGCCTTCGATCACTACGGTGTTGAAGAACGAATCACTGTCAAATGTCGCGGGTGTGGCGCATCGATGAGGACTACGGTCAACATCGATGCGCACTCTTTTCTTCCCAGTTAATACGTTTGAGGCAATCAAGGATCGGCACCGCATCATCATGAGTGAGTATCATACGTACTTGGGTGATGAGGCGCCGGTGTGGCAGCTAATGTCGCTATCCGAAGATGCCATCGCACGAAGGGAAGCGCGGATCAAGGCAGCTCAAGAGAATAAGGTCTATATCGACTAGAGGTTAGACAATGCCTAGTTTCCGAACCCCATACGAGCAACAGCAATGGAACAATCTGGACAAGCAGTCGTCGCAGATGTTCGAGCGCTTGAAGAAAGGCCAAGCCACTTCTCAGGACTTGAAGGACGCACAGTCCCTGGTTGCTCAATACTCTGTACTCGCCAGCACGACGTTTGAAGAAGGCGTTAAGGCGATGTACATGAGCGCTGAGGCTGCGGCCAAGGCAGCGTCTGATGAAAGAGTAGCTAACGGCGGCGCGCCGTTCGACGAGGTTGAGTTCGCAGTCTTCATTGATGAGACTGTAACCAAGATCGTAAAGGACGAAGGGGTTGAGCTTGCGCTGACAGTTGAGGACATTATCAAGTCCGAGCTGACAGAGCAAGACGACCGTACGTCATCGCTACTCGAAGAAAAGATCAAGCAGTTTCAATCGGACAAGCGAGACGAGCTGCTTGATCCTGAAACCGAACAGCGCATGGCGGAGTTGCGCGAGAAGTATTCGGGGTCGACTGAGAAGGTTCCTGATGCTACTGCGTTAGAAACTACGACCACGCGTGCTTCTGCGTCTGCTCCGGTGTCTCAAGCCTTTGAAGCCGAAGTGACCGATGCTGCGCAGTCGAGCATGGAGACCGACAAGAAGCTGCGCGACTTGTTGGATGAGTACGGCAACGAGAATTGGCGCGACAAGCACGAAGAAGAAAAGGCTTCGATCTGGTGGCGCAAGTTCCAAGACTTCGGTGGCGGTAAGGTCAAGGCTGCTGGTAAGATGGGCCTTGGGTTGATCGCAGCATCGCTTGGTCTGATTGCACGTACTGCCATGATGGAACTGTCTGGTGCTGAAATCTGGAAGAAGGTAGAGAGCTGGTTCTCGCTGGATAGCATCAAGGAAATGGGCAGCGCTGCGTGGGAGTATATCTCACGCAAAGGCCGTGAGCTTGCAGACTGGATCAGTGGTCAATTCAAGTCCGCTAGAGAAAAGCGTGACGAGAATGCAGGCGTGAAGGATACCGATACTGAGGCCGTCAAGGAACTCAAGATCAAACTCCTGCAAGCCGAGACTCGAGCCAAAGAGGGCTACGCTCTACACGGTAACGAAGAGCTGACCGAGATTGATAAGAAGGAAGTGACGCGACTCAAGTCTGCTCTTGAGCAAGCCATCAAGGATTCGCAAAAGGCGAAGGGTCCGTTGACCGATGAAAACGGAAACCCTATCACGCTACATGCTGACGGCTCTACCACGGCATCCTCTGGTGGTGGAGGCTCGGGCGGCGGAGGTGGTGGCGGTTCGACTGTAGGCGGAATGCCTGCTACTCCGGGCACCGCTAGTCAAACCAATCCTGTCGAGCAAGCTGCGTCGTCTACGGTTAACAACCAAGTCGATATGTCTCAGACTGCTGGGTCGACTACGGTCAATCAAGACCAGACCGTGACTCCGGGATCGACGACGCAAGTTAGCCAAGACCAGAACATGACGCCTGCGGTATCTGTTCCTGCACCGGGGTCGGCTCCTGCCGAAAGCGCATCGCCTAGTCGAGCTGCTCCGCAAGCCGGTGGTGCTCAGACTGCTAGCCTTGCGACCATTCCTAATCAGAGTGGCATGACTGACTTCCTCGGCATGTATAACTTTGGGATGTTCACGTAATGAGAAACGTTGCTGAGGTACATAGAGTATATGCCTCAGACTTGAAGGCGGGGCCGTTCAACGACGAGCGCAACGGTGAACTCTATCAGTTCATCGTGGCAGCGGATGCGGCAGATGCGCCGCCCGAGTCTGCGCTCAAGCGTGCGGTTCAACGCAACGTAGAACAACGCGCCCGGCGTGAGGAAGAAGACGAAGAGCACAAGTCTGAGTCCAAGCGCAAGGGCGTGGGTAAGAAGATCGCAGCGAAGATTATACGCACTGCCGGTCGAGTGATTCTCCGAGCTGCTAAGGCCGGCCTGCGTATGATGTGGACCGTTACCAAGTTCCTGGGCCGCATCGTTGCGCGTTTCATCCTGCCTGGTATCTTGCAGGGCTTAGCCGCAATGCTAACCACGCCGCTAGGCTGGGGCTTAGGTGCATTGGTTGGTGCAGGCGCACTCGGCTACTTCCTATACAAGACGATGTTTAAGGACGAAAGCCCTGATGTGGTACGTGCGCAATCGCAAAACCTTACCGGCGATCAGCTGAATGAAAAGCTGGACGATGAGAACGTGTTTGACCAAGCTGAGTCCAACATGCTATCACGACTCGGTTTGAGTAGCGACGATATGCTGGAGCTGCGCACAACTCAACTGCAACGTACGGGCCTCGAAGCTACGCTCTACGCTGTAGATGAAATGGCAAAGCTGCAAGGTCGTCCTGCAGCTACGGGTGTTGCTGTGACTGGAACCCTAGGCACTGGAACATATGGTGCGGCTGTGCCTCAGCTTAGCCCGAACTCCGATAAGTCGTATCCTCTGAAAGGCGATGCGAAGAGTAGGCTCGACTCAGTCGTACGTGGCATGAACGCTGCAGGCATGACGGACCCGAATGAGCGCGCAATGTTTCTTGCGCAGCTGGCACACGAGTCTGGCAACTTCCGCTACATGCGTGAAATCTGGAACCCTGCTCAGGTGCCTGCTCAAGGTCGTTATGAAGGTCGTAAGGACTTGGGCAACTTGCAGCCAGGCGACGGCTTCAGATTTCGTGGTCGTGGTTTCATTCAGGTAACGGGTAGGACCAACTACAGACAAGCTGGGCAATACATCGGGATAGACCTCGAAGCTGATCCAGACTTGGCGAGTGATCCTGATGTTGCGGTGAAGATTGCGCTGTGGTATTGGCGCAAGGCCCGTCCAAAGATTCCGCAGCTTGCGAAGGCTGGAGATATCCGCGGCGTCACCAAGTTGATTAACGGCGGCTACAACGGCTTGCAGGATCGGGTGAACAAGTTCTATCAATACCAGAAGAAGCTAGCCTCTGGTGAGATAGGACAGACCGAAGCTACCGCAGACCTTCCGCCGGCTACTCCGCCAATGACTCAACAGCAGCAACAGCTTGTGGCAGAGAAGAAGCAGGTCGAGCAGAACGCTAGGAACCTGCACGTATCGCAGCCGCAAGCAACAAACACACAATACCTCAAGATGGGTAACAAGGTCATGGCCGTGAACCCATAGGAACTGATATGGCATACAATGGCAATCCATTCTACTCGGTGTTGATTCTCAGCACCAACTCGGATGATCCGAAGAAGAGTGTGAACGTTCGAGCTCCGCTGCCGCAGTCGTTCATCTACGATACGGCCGCGCAATACGAAGCGCCGTTTGCACAAGGCTTGACTGGTCGAGGCTTTCTCGACTCGATGCTCAAGGCCGGTAACATCCGTTGGGTCAACCAGACTCTGACTGCGCAGATTTGGCAGGGCACTACCGATACCGTGCTTGGTCTGGAACTCGAGTTCCAAGCCACGTACGATGCGGACGCTGAAGTGCGGCAGCCCATCATGTCGCTGATTAATCTTACGACTCCCGATACGTTGGGTGACAACGGAGTTCTAACTTCGCCGGGTCCTAAGCTGGACCTCAAGGTCCTGCAAGAGCTGAACGCGCAGTCAAGGGAAATCAATGCAGCTAACGAACAGCCTACGGCGTTTGGTGCTGATGCGAATCTGAAGACCACGACGGCTAGCGATCCCTCGAAGCAGGTCATCAACGGTGCGTCGACTTCGGTCAATACGCAAGCGCCTGCTGATAACTCCTCGTTCGGTTCGAAAGAGGCAGTCAAGAAATACATCAAGAACCAAATCTCGATCCAAGTTGGCAACTACGCATTCTTCGATTCGGTCGTGATTGAGTCGGTGCAGAAGACGTATGAGTCGCAGCTTGATGCCGTGACTGGTCTGCCACATTACGCAAAGGTCGCCATCCAGTTCAAGCCGCTGTTCATGATCGTACAGAAAGACCTGCCGAACATCTTTAGACCGCCGCAGGTACGGAACACCGGAGTGTCGAGTACGCCTAACACTGTCGGCGCTGCCGTTGGTGCTAATGCTCCGGGTGCTGGTGCTCTGATTGTTGGCGGTGGGTTCGGTGGTGGCATTCCTGGCGGTGCGGGCAACAACGGTGTGGCTCAAGCGTCGCCCGTGAACTTGCAGAACGCAGTGCCTGTGCCTTTGGATAATCCTGTCGCTCAGTCTGCGCCGATCAACGTTGCCGCAGGTCCTGCAGCAGTACCGTTGGCATAAGGAGTAGAGAATGGCACAAGACTATTCATGGAGCAAATACACTCCAGTCGACAACACCGGCAACAATCGTTCGATCTTCAAGTCGGCATATAAGAACGTTCGGTTTGCTTTGGTTCCGAATCGCCGTATCACGTTGGACGAATCGCAGGCAGCGAACCTACCAGGCTTGAGCCATGCGGAGTACGGAGTGTGGGACTTTTGGGAAATCTTGCTGGCCTACAATGGCTTGCAAGACCCCATTCAGGATGTGGTAGCAGGCATGCCATTTCTGCTCCCAACCAAAGCGTCGATCATTTCCTACCTGACAAGACAACAAGCAACGAACACCACAACGTTGACCATCTGATATGAGCTACAACATACAAGACCGACTCTCGATCAGCATTGCGTTTGAGGGTACTGAATATCCCCTAAGCAAATTTAATGTCTTGAATTTCTTGCACATCAGTTCGAGCATCAAGATGTTGTTGCCGCAGTTTCATATGTCGATCACGGACCAGTCTGGTATGTTGAACCGTGTAGGCATTCGAGATTCGTCCCGAGTGACTATCACCATTTCTGCAATCGGTCCTGACTCGGTGAGCAAGACCTACAGGTTCCGCGTCTACTCGTTCAAGAACTCGGAGACTGGGACGGGCACTCAGTGGGAAATGGATGGCTACCTTGACTCGGTGCCGTACTGGATCACGACGGTCAACGATGGAATGCGCGGAACCTCTAACGAAGTGCTGGAACAGATCGCACAACGCTGCGGCCTTCGTTATGATGGTACTGTGACCAACGATGCGCAGCTGTGGCTCCCGCAGAATCGCATATGGGGTGAATTCGCACGGCGCATTGTCTCGCGTGGCTATGCCAACGACAAGTCGTGCATGAAGGCTGTAGTGACCAAGGAAGGCGTGCTGCGCTACAAGGATATCAACAACCTGCCCGAGCCTCAGTACTCGCTACTGCAGGGCGAAATGAAAGATGGTTGGTTGCCAATCGTTGATCACCGGCCGGTTAGCGAATCGGGAATGCAAAACGCATTGACGGGATATCAAGCGACGAGACGGCAGCAGTCTGTAGTGGCGCCTGTCGATCAGCTCGAGTTCTCTGAGTTGGCGTTCAAGCCTGACTCTAGATCGCCGCTGTACAACCTGGAAACCAAACGCGAAGTTGGTAGAGGCCGGCAGCAGTACTCGCCGATTGATGTGGGTAACGTGCATCCTGCATACGAGCAAGCTGCGTATCAGAACGTGCGATACGGCAACCTGTACAACTTGGCGATTGAATGCCAGTCGATCTTTCCGACGCCGCTGCAAGTCCTAGACAAGTTCAACTTCAGCTCGCAGCTGCTGCAAGGTGAAGCCAACAACGTGGCTAACGGTACGTACATTCAGACCGGGCACGTGGTCTTCCTGCAAGGCATCAACTACTACGAGAAGATCATCGGCGTACGCCACGGCACAAACATTTCGGAACAGCAATAATGTCGCAGGTAAACAGCCTAAACGAAAACATGGAGGCCTCTGGTGACGGCACTGACCGTCGTTACCTGGGCCGTGTTACCGCTTATGAAGACCCCGCTGGTCAGAATCGGTTTCAAGCGGACATTCAGGGCGAGTTCGGTGAAGGTGAGAAACCGCTGATTGGTCGAGTGCATCAGTCGCCGTTCGGCATCGGCCCTGGCTTCGGAGTCTATGGCAGCCCAGCGCCTGGCAGCTTAGCAGTCATGAGTTTTCAAGACGGCGACAAGAACTACGGTATGCTGGAAGGCTTCATGATTTCCGCATCCGATGTGAACCCCGAGTTCCGCGATGGCAAGGTGTGGGGCTACGTCGATCCGAATGGCACGAAGCTCAAGGTCGATACGCGGAACCAAACGTATGAGTTCGTGCATGTGTCTGGCACTGAATACCAAATCGACGCATCTGGCAATCTCACGATGCACACGGTCGGCGGCAAGACTGTTCAGATCGACCAGAACCTGAACATCCATGTGAACGGCAATGCCTCAATCGTTAGCGATGGGCAGATGTATATCAAGGGCAGTGACGCCGTGATCGATTGCAATACGACGATCAACGGCAACTTGCAGGTCAATGGTAACGCTTCGATCCAGCGCCGCTTGTCCTACTTCGGCGGCTTGACTGGTCGCAATACGTATGGCGGCGGCGGTGATGCTGCAGACATTCAGGGCAACGTTCTGCACTCGAACGGCAGTATCATATCCAACAACGTGACCTTGCACACTCACCAACATGATGCACCTAACGGCAGAACCTCTTCACCAATCGTAGGAAGCTAAGATGGCAGCCCCTAGTAATTTTATGCTTCAGTTGCAGGGCGCTGACTGGATCGCGCTACCCTGAAAGTGTACCTTACAATTTAATAGCATTCTCAGGAGGCTATTAAATGAAAGAGCACTATGTGTATGTACTGCGCATCAAACGGGCACGCGCTCCGTTCTACGTTGGTAAAGGCAAGGGTCGCCGTGCTTGGATGCACTTCACCAAGCGTGAACTGGCGATCAAGAGTCACAAAAGTCACACTATTCTGAAAGCAATGGCTGAAGGCAAAGAGGTTTTAGTTGAGTTCATCAAAGAGAATCTGACTGATGCGCAGGCATGCAAACTCGAAATAGCGACCATTGCAAAATATGGCCGTCGACTGGATGGCAGTGGCATCCTCACCAATCAAGCAGTTGGTGGAGAGTCTCGCAGCGGATGGACACATTCGGAAGAAGCCAAGCGCAAGATTGCGAAGACAGGCAAGGGGCGTAAGCACACTGAAGAAACCAAGCAGCGCATTGCCGACTGCTCACGTAAACAAAAACACAAGCCACACACAGAAGAAGCTAAGCGCAAAATCAGTGAGGCTGGTAAAGGCCGCTCAAACGGACCCATGTCAGAGGAACAGAAAGCCAAGATAAGTGCGGCACTCAAAGGTCGCAAAGTTCCGCGAGAACGTGTAGAGAGAAGTGCTGCAAGCAATCGCGGCAAGAAGCGATCCGAAGAAACCAAACGAAAGATTAGCGAGTCGCGCATGGGTCTTTCTTATGGACCTATGTCAGAGGCGCACAAAAAGAAAATCAGCAAAGCCAACAAAGGTAGGACGAAATCTCCGGAGTCGATTGCGAAAACAGCAGCAGGCAATAAAGGACAGAAACGTACACCAGAACAGAGGGAACGTATGCGGCAAGCAGCACTGAATAGAAAACCATTTTCCAAAGAACATAAAGCGGCTCTGTCCGCAGCGCAGCGTAAGCGCCATGCAAAGCTTAGAGGTGAAGCATGAGTGCCCCTACTAATTTCGCCCTCAATTTATCCGGCGCTGATTGGATCGACGTAAACACGTTGATGACCCAGTCGGTGTATCCTGATCGACTACCCGATGAGCTCTCAATCACCAATGCGTCGCTCATCAATCTTTTGAACTGCCCCATCGGTGCGCGTGGTCGAATCTTTGAGCCGACCTATGGCTCGATGATCTACCAATACCTTCAGGAGCCCATTGATGAGACGACTGCTCAAGCGATTCAAGTCTCGTTCATTCAAGCAATCGCTAAATGGGAACCGCGGATTGAACTGGATTACTCTGGCACATACATTCGCCCTGACTATACCATTCCTGGTTATCACATACGTCTGGCATTCACCATAGTACTGAGTGGTGCCAAGGCTACGGTCGACTTCAATCTTGCTCAAGGCTAATTATGGCTGACGAAATTCTCCAACTATCAGACCTGACTGCTGACTTTGACGAGTTCAAAGATCAGTTCAACGAATTCCTGCGTACTCGTCCTGTATGGAAGGGCACGCTGACGACCATGACCTCGCAGACGTTGATCGACCTGGTGTCGGCTGTGGGTGCTCATGCGCAAGCTCGACTGATGCGAGCCAGTGAAGACTCGTTCGCAGAGACGGCACAGTCCGATGATGCGATTCGAGCAATCACGCAAATGCAAGGGTTACGACTGACGCGTAAGAATCCTGCTGTGATTCCTGCAACGCTAAACTCTGCGCAAGACGTGACTATCCCGCCATACACGCAGTTCACCGTTGGTGGTCAATACTACTTCAACCGCGATCAGCTCCCCATCGTTGCCAACGTGCCCGAAGCGGTTGAGCTCTATCAAGGTCAGCTCGTTGTCTACCAAGTCGGCATGGTCGGCACGCCGTACCAAACTTTCCTGTCGGACGAGGACGGCTTCAACGTCAGCGATACTGATACGGTAGTGCGTGTCAACGGCAACATCATTGAACAGTCGCGTGGCGGCCTGTGGAACTACAGGAACCTTCCTGCCTATTCTGACTTGACGTTGGCTGATGGCAAGCTGCTGGTGCAGTTCGGCAACGAAACCTTCGGGTCGATGCCCGGCGTCAACGATACGGTGCTCATCAGCTACGCGTTGACCGAAGGCGACTCGGGCAACAACAAGAACCTGAAAGACAAGAAAGTCAACATCGACGGCTTCCCGTTGATATCTGGTATCGTTACTGCTGATCCGACTGGCGGCTCGGATGAAAAGCCTATCGTGGTTTATAAGAACGTGGCCTCGGGCTCGTTCGGTACATACCAATCGGCGGTTACTCGTGCGCAGTATATCGCAATGGTGTCGACTTATCCTGGCATCATTGACGCAATCACGCAAGCGCAGCGTGAGATTGATCCGATGGACCTCAAGTGGATGAACGTCATTCGCGTATCGGCTTTGACCAACAGCCCGTGGACGCAGTCAATGATTGCGGACTTCATTGAGTACATGGAGAAGACTACCATGTATTCGACGCGCTTCTACTGGCAAGACCCGATCCCTGTTGACCGCGACCTTTCGATTAATGTGTACTGCTATAACACGGCAGTGCTGTCGCAGATCAAGCAGATTTCTGAAACGGCGATCACGCAACTGTTTGCTCCGAAGCCTGGCATTTTGCTGACTGACTTCTTTGAGTCGGATTTGACTTCGACCATCAAGACTGCAACGACCGGCCAGGTCTCGCACGTTGACGTTATTAGCCCTACGGTAGCGATGACTGTCAGCCCGCCTCAAGCCGTGAGACCCGAGGTTACTCCGGTGCCGGGTGGTGGCGTGTTAGGCCCTCAAGTCTACGGCTACTCGATTGCAGTTGAGACCGCGGATGAGATTGGCCCGCCCAACAAGTGGGTGTTCCCACAACTGAAGGGCACGTTGGCAAACAATGCTTTGTCGTTGACGTGGAAGACTGTACCGAACGCGATCCGCTATCATATCTATGGCCGCAACAGTCAGCAAGGCTACGGCTTGATCGTTACGCTGGCTGCAGTGCCGAACGTTGACACTATGACGTATGTGGATACTGGAGCAATCACTCCGGTTGGTCCTCTGCCTCCGACCATCAGTCAAGCGCCGATTCGTTATAACCGACTGCGTAGTCTCATCATCAACGTCTACTATGCGGATCGTCAACAGAAGATGGACGGAACACCTGAACGGAAATCAGTATGAGCAATCCGTACGAGATAGATAAGCGGCTCGGTGTGAAGACTCCTCGCACCGTCTTGCTTCCACCCTATATGTTCGACGACTACTACGTCGAATACACGAACTCGATTGATGCGGTGTTCGGTCCCGAGGTGGACAACAAGATTCGAGTCATTCAGAAAATTCGGGATATGTGGGTGACCAATCCTGACCTCGAGCGTGAGGTCATGGCGCATCATGTGATTCCGTTTGATCTATGGAGTCAGCCGGAGCGCGAGATTCTGGTCAAGCAAGTTAACATGCTGGGCATGCGGCTGAAATCCGCTGGCGTGCTGACCAACAACGACTACCATGTGATTTCGCGTTTCCTCGGCCAGTACTGGTTTGAGAAAGGTACGTATGGCTTCATCGAGTTCATCAACTTCTGCTTGGGGACAAATTTAATTGTCCGCAATCTGTGGAGCCGTGACGAAGGCGATGATGAGTACCACGACTTCACCGCAGAGGTTGGCGGAGTTCCACCCGGCACTCCCATTTGGGAAGGCGGTGAGTGGTTCCCTACGACTCATGTAGAGATTGAAGCGAAGGGCGGGCTTGAGCGGCTGGACCTAGAGACGCTGGTCGAGTTCTTCTATGAGATTGCAAACTACAACCTGGTACTGCACTCGGTTGATATCTCATTCGACATGCCAGTCCTTGATACGCTGGGCAAGGCTAACCTCGAAGCAGAGATTGTCGCACTCGGCATGTATAACGATAACGTCGTTGTCATGAGCACTGAAGGCCGCTATGGTGTTGATGCTCCGCCGACTACAGAGCTACCACAGCTGCCAACGCAGGTCCTAGTAGTTGCCGCTGGAGACGCCCCTGGCTTTGTCTTGACCAATCCGAATGCGTGGTTCGCAGATAACTCCGGCCGTAAGCTGATGGTTTACAATCCAGCGTCAGATGCGAACATCACAACGTCGGTGCGCGAGATTTTGGAGTTGCCTTCTGCTGTCATGGGCGCTTCGGTTGCGGACTTCAATGCCGCAGTCGTGCTGTGCAATCCTACAGGTTGGGTGCGACTGCCTGGCGCGCAACGTGCTCGTGGTCGTATTCCTGTCTGGTCTGCGCAGCCCACACTGACGGTCGATAACACTTCGATCAGCACTGAGACGCTAGGCTTTGGTCAATACTTCATCGTCAATCCGGTCGGCTGGACTCAGATCGAGCCTGGCAAGTTCACCCCTTACTGGTAAATCAAATGGCAAATTTTGCACCCATCAAATACGCAGGTAAGCGATTCCTGCAAATGGTTAGCGGCGACAAGGTATCGCCTACGTTCATTCCAGTTAGTGCTGGTGCTGGCAACATGATCCAGACGCGTGCCGATGGTTTGTACAATGGTGTCGTGCTGGCGAATCCGAATGTGTACGTTGCAGCTGCTGGTGTTGATGCAGCAGGACGTGGCACCAAGGCGGCTCCGTACAAGACGCTTGACTACGCCATCGACCAGATGCTTGCATCGGCAGGCACAATGCAGAACTACGAAGTCACGTTCTATCTGAAGGCCGGCGAGGCTTTCACTTGGAACAATCGCAGGTCTGTCACCAAGGCGGCCGTTCGCTTTGCATGGTTCGGAGACACCAAGTACGGCGACTACGGCGATCCATATTTGAACCAAGTCACGAACTCCATGTATATGTCGGACTTGCAACGCCCGGTCATAAACCCTATGACTTCACAACCGGGCAACAGCTACTGGCAATGCGCGGGTCTGGACTTGGATGATTCAGCTGCTGCATTGCTGGGCGTGAAGATCAATCTGCCGGACAATCCTGCCAACCTGAGCGCAGCTGACTTCCCTGGCATGGATGTGTTCGCATCGTTCAGTACGGGACGTGTGGCGATTCATGGTGCTATCGTGAACAAGCGTTCCAATGGCATGTATGCTGGACTGGTTGGAGTGAAGGCTTCGGGTAACATGACGTTGCAGCAAGAAGCTTCGCAACTGACTGTAGCAGATGTGCGCGTTGAAGCTGGAGCTGCCGTTCAGACATTGGAAATTCGCAAACACTTCTTCCACCTGTACGACTCGAACACTGCGAGCAACGAGTACTTCATCCCGATGTTTCCGAACTCGGGCAATTCGAGTCCCGGCTCTGGCCTTCTGAATTTGTTTTGGACGGACAACGCATCAGCTGCCGTGCCGAGCTATGGAACGACTCTTGCAACGTATCCGGTCCAAACCAATCCGACCTATGGCGTGCGTCAGTACTTCAATGGTCTTCGCTTAGATGCGCAGTCGCGTCCCTTGAACGTTATCTCTGGCCGCGTGCTGTAATGGAGATTTAAATGGCAGCTAGTCCGCAGTTTCTAATTACCAATCAGGGCTTGGCCATTGCCAGTGTGGCCCTGCCGCAAGGTCCGTACATTCACATCACTGAGTTCCGCGTGGGTGACGCGTATGGCTACCAGCCGACTCGCAACGACCCTGGCCTCAACGGCAACCTTCTGTTCTCTGCAGCACCGAAGTCCTATCAGAACGTTGGCGACAATACGATGGACATTGTTTGCCAGATTCCGCCTGATGCGGGTCCGTTTGATTTCGGCGAGGTTGGCATTTACGTTGACGATCCGCAAGGCAACAAGGTGCTGTTTGCCAAAGCCGTGTGGGACACGCCGCAAACGAAATTCTCTAGCCTCGGCACCAACGTTGCATCGTCGTATACGTTCCACTGCCTGCTGAAACTCCAACAGTCGATTGCGGTTTTCAAGATCGACACGCTAGCCGATGTGTCAGTGTTGGAACTCGACAAGTGGTCGGATGTGATTGTGCCCTCTCGCGCAGCCAACCCGGACGTGCCGGTTCTGATTGTTCGCGAGCTCGATCCCGCTTTGAATTCTTCGCTGCTGCATCAAGCCACGACGGTTGCGACGGACAAGTGGACCGTAGGTACGAACTATGAGTCGTTCACGCCGTTCAACTCTGCTGGTATCTCTACGGTGCAGACGCAAGCAGGCGGTACGTACACCACGCTGATCGTACCGCAGTCGGCGATCCCTGCATCCATGGTGGCTGCGTATCGTAATCGTCAGATCGTTGCGGAAGTGACGACTGCGATTTCTCCGTACCGCAGCGTGGCTTCGATTTCAGCAGTCGGCAGCAACTACGTGCTGAACTTGAACCCCGATCCTCTGCAAGAGATTCCGCAACCTGGCACCCCTGTCATTCTGTACGAAAGCGTGTCGCTGAAGACGCTTGGCTTGGCCACGCGCACTCAGGCAGGTCTGGTGATTCCTGGTGATCGTATTGACTACGACGGCGCTTCTGGCGTGTTCTCTGTTCAAGGATTGCTGCATTCGGCTGACAACAAGTCAGGTCGTCTGCTGACCAGCGCAGACAACTTGAACAACTTGGCACTTAATACGGGCCTGTATCACGTTTACGGTGCTAGCCGTCCTGCTAATGGACCCCCTGTTACTGTGGGCGGCCATATCTATCACGTCAACACTGGCGGATTGATTACGCAAGAGTATTGGCCTCAAAAGCTAGTTGCGAGCGATCCGATTACTCCGTACTGGCGTTTTTATGATTCTGGCGTGGCAGGTGGTACGTGGGGTCCTTGGACTGTCATTGGCGAGACTCCTTCGTCAGGTGGCTCCATTCAATATCTCGGGCAGTTCACTGGAATGCAAACGGGGGTCTTCCCAAGCGCAGGCGCCGTTACGGTGCGTGGTCTTGGTGGCGACAATGACGTGTTTGGATATCTGAACGGCAACGCCATTCTGCAGTCTCAGTCGGACGGCAACTCAGACTCGGGCATTACGATCCCAGGCTTCGAAGGGGCGACATGGGCTGCCAATGCTTATGGTCAATTCCAACTGTTCTTGATTCTCTACTAGGATTACGCAATGACTACGTATGCAACCTACGACAAGGACGGCTACTTCAGTGGAGCCGTCGAGGCTGACGAGCAACCTGCTAACAGTTCTCCGTTCATGCCGCTTGAGTCGCCGCCTGGCTACCGTGCATGGTTTGACGGAGTTGGCTGGGTGCAGCAGCCGATTCTGAATGGCAAAGGTGCAGACCTGCAAGTTGCCAAGAGGACTGCTCTTGGTCTTCTAGCCCGGGCTGTATTCCGCGATGCCGAAAGCGATGAGTATCCTGTGGCGGAGCGTGAGTCGTTTGATGCTCAGTATGCAGAGGCGCTGGCAGTGATTCGTGGCGATGACATTGGTACGTACATCACTGCTATCGCCGATGCTACCGGCCGCGATCCGCAAGCTTTGGCGAAGAGCATTGTACAGAAGCATGAGGCAAGTCGTGAACGTCACGCGGTCTTTGTAGCACAGCTGCAAGCGCTGCGTAGACAAATCGTGAACGCAAAGTCACCTGCGCAGATGCCAGCATACGCTGAACTGCAAAAGGTGGGAGTGCGCTAAAAGAAAAAGCCCCTAGAGAACTCAATCTCTAGGGGCTTTTATTTTACCTACTGATTACGCAATCGTGCCAGTCTGGCCCGACAGATCAAACACGCCAGCAGCCACGCACTTCAGGACAACAGTTGCGCCCTCACCTGCCGTGGTAAGCAGTCCTTCGAAAGGTGCATTGATCGTCACACCCGCGCCGGCCGTGAACGTCACGATACCAGCACCGGCTTGGCGTACTTCGAAGACTTGACCCACCGTAGCCACGCCCGTATTGACCGTAACCGTCACTGCGGTAGCCGACGTGCAGCGATTGTACATGCCTGCAACCACGTTGGTGCCTGCGGTAGTGCCGAGTTCAAGAGCATCACCCGCCAGAGTGTTGACTGCGTCAAACTGAGCCGGGATCGTCGGCTTGTTCTTGATGAAGTCCAGGGCTGCGGTATTGGCCTGTGCCCAGTCTGCTTGAATCTGTGCAGCCGGAATCGTAGGCTTGTTCTTGATGAAGTCTGCTGCCGTAGTCGTCGCCTGTGCCCAGTCTGCTTGAATCTGTGCAGCAGGAATGGTGGGGGTGCCAGACAGTTCAGAGTACGCAATCTGCTTCCACGTACCGTTACCTGCGAGATACACAGTAGCCGATGCAGTACCCGTGCCGAGACGTGCGGGAGCAAACGTACCGCTCGTGATCTTCGCAACGTCCAAGTTCGGGATGTCGGTAGCAACCAGAGTACGGAAACTCGGAGTCGCAGCGCCGCCGGTGGTCGGGCTAGCGAAAATCAAATTCGGCGATTGAGCAACCAGAGAGAACGCCAAGGTTCCAGAGGTCGTGACCGGAGAGCCCGCGACTGCAAGCAGGGCAGAAGGAACGGCTGCAGCAACAGAAGTCACCGTGCCAGTAGCGCCGCCACCTCCACCAGACTTCGGCGTCAGAACTGCCCACACCGAACCGGGATCATCAGCAGGAATCTCGGTGCTGGCTGCTTGCGCTGCTGCGTTGCGATAGACCAAAGCCGAAGCATCGGGAGTGACTGCGGTGTCCCATTGATAGTACACGTCAATGGTGTAGTCGGTGGTATACGTTTGGCTCATGGCTTGCGCGTCGAGAACGAGCAGCCAGCGCGTACCATCCTGGGTCCAATAGAGGCCAGCCTTGGTATCGCCTTGATTCGTAGTCAGCAGTGCCCACTGCGAAGCGTTAGCGTCCAAAGCAGGCAGCGCATCAACGCTACGAACTTCCTGCGGCCAGTCGGCATCCACGACGTGAACGGTGAGGTTGGCGGCCAGCAGAGGGGTGGTTTCAGACGAAATGGTCATTGGTATTCCTCAATAGATTTTTGAGGAAGGGTACGCCTGAGTGAAGAAACACCCAGGCGGTTCGAGCTTTGTATTTTGGACTGGTCTTGTTGCCAGCCTCAGACTTTCATTGCGAACGTCTACTCGACTTAACGGCCTTGACGTGTGCGGATGTTCTGCTCCGCATCAAAGTCATTACGACAGTCTACATTGCAAAAGGTTTTCTTGCCCTGTACTTCCTCGCCGCAGTAATGGCAGAAGCCAGACGAGACATGACGCTTGGGTTGGTTTCGTACGTTGTTGATAGCGTCTTCAACGAACTGCAGACCGTTATCCGATCCATAGTCAACTGCTCTACTCATTTAGGTTCGATCCTGTTTAGGAAGCTCGCGACCGTATGCGCGATAGAGCGCTTCCTTTACGTGTTGATACTTCGCCTTCTCGTTGCGGTCCTGGTTCTTGCCAGACCGGTTAGTGAAGTACGATAGTTTGGAAATGGCTTGTTTGAATTCGGGGCACTTGGTCTTGAGTGTATTTACGATTTCCCCTACGCCTTTGGTGAACAGACCTTCCGGCAAGTCTTGTGCTGGATTGCGAGCTTTGCCTTCTTCCTTCTTTTCGGCATTGTCGATCCAGCGCTTAGGTGGCGGCTTGTTCTGGCGAGTAGGAAGCGCAGCACTCAAGCGCTGTGCAGCTAGGATTTTCATGGGCTATCCTCGGGTATATGTAACTCCTATTACCATGATGCTCGGGTCTGATAGAAGTTCAAGCGGGACACCGTAGCGCCCGCGTGTGATGCTATGAAATTTAGGTCGTGGTTTCTTCAATCTCTACGACAGGCAAGAACACTTGCAGCTTTCGCAAGTCAGTATGTATGACTTCCGAGCCATCCGGCAATACCGTGCGGGTCGTTATCGGGTAGCTGCGGATTTCATACGTGCGATTGAAGTCCTCTGGCATCCACTCGTCATAGAGAAAGAAGGCAGTGAGCACTACCTCCTTCTCAGGATTGTCGAACAGGAGCACCAAGATTTCATCCAAGTCAGTGCTGTTGGTTTCCATGCTTTACCTCATGTTGGTGAACCAAATCACCTTCTGCGATTGGAACTTGATGCCCAAGTCGTCCATGATGAATTCAGACGTTACTCGCGCATCCGTATCAAAGGGCTCATCGCTCAAGAACTCAGCAGTCACGCTACTGGCATCGCGCTCGTCCGGGCCGTCCTCTAGGAACTCAGAGGAAACGTTGAACGACGAAATATCAGCCGGTGGCATCAAGATGTACTGCGGACTGAGAACCTTGGCCGCCACCGCCATAGTTGCGGGATACTCGTCGTCCATGACGAAGTCTGCTGCAACGTTGCGTACTTCAGGCTGTGCAGCAATGCGAACAAGAATCTGACGACCGACACTCGTGGCTGCCGTATCGGATAACGGCACGAAGCTATCGTCGTTTTCCAAATACTCCATTGCCGCGCTGCTGATGTTAGGCAATGTCGTAACCAGAACTTGCCTACCAACCGCCGAAGCCTTCGTGTTCGCAAGAGTCGGTATCGTTAGGTCGTCACTGACAGCCTCGGACGTTACGGTGTTGACTGTTTCGTTCTCTAAGACGATGAACTGAGGACTTAGGACCTTACCATCTATGTCGGCCATCTAAGTCTCCTTACGCTGAGCGTTCGAGCGTCATGGCGACATTCGAGACAGCCCAATCAGTTCCACCAACAGGTTCAGTCAACAGCTGCTGAATCACCGTCGATTGATTCACGGGTACGTTGACTACCGTGCCTGCAGTCTGCACTTCAACGTCGTTGACCTTTGTGCCGAGTTTGACAGTCGGGGTCGTAAGACCAGAAGTACGCGTCAGGGCTACAGTGTTCACCATGCCAAGTACCCGATGCTGCGCCGGGACAACGAAGGTAGGCAACGAGTACTCATCCTTCTGACCCACTGCCGAGGACTGCACCGACGACGTGCTGACAGACAAAGCTTGCTTGCCAATAGCCGTAGCGTTCGAAGCTTCGCTGGCAGGGGCCTTCTCCCATTGCTGCACCGGACTGGCATTTGCATTGTTGCGTACGACCTTCAAGCCGCCAAGATCACCCTTAGCTTTTCCGGCACCATCTGCAAACCAAATGTCATCGAACATATTGAGGCTGTAGTACGGCATCTGAAAGAAAGCATCGCTGTTGGCCGTTTCAGTCGTATTGCCGAGAACGACGCTCTTCTCAGTGTGGAGCACTACGTCATCGACCATCCACACAACGTCATAAACGAACTGCGCAGTGCGCGTGGCAATGATGCGATAGTTCGCCCACTTGTTGTCGCCAACCAACGTGGCAGGTCCTTGAACAAAGTTGCCGGTGCCGCTGTTGCGTTTAATCAGCGCATACGCAAAACCTGACGCGTAGCCGAAGGCAAAGTACTGACCAGAGTTCGTCGTGTCGATTCTCAGATTGGGTCCCGCACTGCGACCAAAGAAAACTCCCATGTGAGGCAGCGACAAGACCACGGCTTGCTGGATCGCGCAGTTGGTTACGTAATCCCAGCCGCCGTCCACGTCAAAGGCACGACTGAAAGTACGCGTGGTGGTCGTAGACTGCCACAACCATTGCAGATGTACGAGCTTATCCTGGAACTGCCCGATGTATGTTTGTCCACCCGCAAACAAGGATGGGTCTGTCTCACCAGTCACCCAGTTCTGGAAATCTTCCGTAACCAGCACTTGGGTTGATCCAACGTACACAGCATATTTGCCGGGCCGCAGCTCCCAAGTGCCATAAAAAATTTGGCTGGGTGTTGGCATTGCAATCGGTGTCCACGTAATCCCGCCGTCGAGGCTACTCAGGTAGAGGCCGGCTTGGCAAGCCATGACTGTGCGGCTACCGAAGACCGCAAGGTGCATCGGAGGCGAGGCGTTTGTGGTAGATACGTATTGCTGGGTCCAGGTAGCGCCGGTCGGAGAAGTCCATATCTGGCATCTGCTGTTGCTGCCGTTAGGCTCCACCCCGCCAACAATCCAAAGCTGCGAGGCTTGATTGTAGATTACAGTACGCGCCGGGTTCGAGGTGCCCGCTGAGAAGTAGCGCCACCAACTGGACAACAGTGCGGGATTCGAACCATTAGTTGCCCAAATACACGTACCGGTGCCACCGCCTCCAGAACCGCCGACCCCAACGTACACATTGGTTACAGGATCGTAAGCAACATCCTGGAAGTTCATGGTGCTACCCGGCGAAGTTTCCGCAAAGCCTTCATACGGTCCGAGCAACGAATTCGAGAAACAGTTATACTGACCGATGCGCATGTAGTATTTGCCATCTGCCAGTTTCTTCCAATCACCGATCGTCTGACCAGCAGGAATATTGGAGGCAATTGTGATCGTTATCGGAGTATCAAAGAAGCCGCCGTCTACGGATTCAAAAATAGAATCAAGCCTTCCGCCTAGTGCAGCGATGAGGCGGCTAGAATCATCGCGCAGAAACGTAGTGTTCACCGGCAGCCCCGTGAACTGCGCAGCACGGCAGCCGAAGCTGAAGCCTCCGGTCGCATCCCAGTCGGCAGCTTTCGTCACCGACAGCTTTTTGCAGAACGTGTTACCGCCTGAGTTATCTGCCGTGAACGGAAACATACCACCTTGCGATATCGGCACGTTAGGACGAAGCAGAGTACGGCCATCAGGATACGACGCGGACTTGCCAGTGCATATTGCGTTCAGCTTCGGGTCTGTGTCGTTGCGAGCTGCCAGCCACACGTCTGGCAATGCTTTGAAGTCATCAGTGCGGCGCAGAGCCTCGCCGCCCTCTACAGAATGAATAGTCATTGCTGACTCCTATTAAACGCTGGTCTGTCCGAACTCTGCGGCCCTGATAGATGCGTCAGTCCATGCGGTGTCATCCTTGCCCTGCTCTACGATCATCGACAACGCGCCAATGCCACGATCAACCACACCGTTGCCGGTTTGCAGAGGATCAGCCGCGGTGTCTTTCATCGAAGGCAGGACCGACATATACTTGTTGGTCTGCAGTCTGTACTTCACGGCGTTGACGTTCGCCAAGGTCACACCAACCGGCGGCACAAACTTGTACAGGTCCGTCTCATCTGACTGCAGAGCTTGAACGAAGTCCGTGCCGTTGGTCGCAGCAACGTAGTTATCGACACCAGGAGCCGACGACTGCCATTGAATGATCGAGCCGTCGGCATCAGCCGTGAGCTTGCCAAACTGTTGCGGTTTCATTTCCGGCAACGTGTTCGCGCCGCTAACCGCCGAGTTCGCCGTGCCGGTCGTGAATCCAGGCGGCCAGTCGGCATCAGCACCGGACACCGCACTCATAGTTTGCACGCTCAGCGAATAATCAAAGCTAGTCGAGCTGAACGGCAGCCACGAATCGGTAACGTTGTTCGGGCTGGTGCCTGCAATCAGAGTCACCGAAACGTTATCGGCCACGGTAGCGCCAGAGATTCGGTACGTTGCCTTCACGCGATCAGCAGCAACTGCAGTGTTGTCGCAGTACAGGCGTACGTCGATCCAGTAGTACACGCCAAGCTGAATCGCGACCATGATAGGCGACGTGCCGATGGCAGACAGGTTGGTCGGAAACAGAAGGTTCAGGCCGTTGGTCGTGTTATTCAGAATGCCAATGATCGACGAGAAGACCGTAGCTGCAGTTGCCGAAGAGCCAATGCCGATGACAGGCTGAGCAGCCAACGTGTTAGCCACGGTGTTGAAGCGCACCCAGCCGGCCCACTGGAACAGGGCTTTGTTCGCATTCGCGCTACCAGAGCCGTTGTTCAGAATACCGGTCGACGGGAAACGGACACGCATAGCGGCCGCAGTAGTTGCCGAGGGTGCGCGATTGACGGACAGGCCGTAACCGGGGTACTTACCAGTCCCGGTTGTAACTTGAGGAGTACGAGTAGCATCCAGAACATAGAAAGGATGTCGCTGTTGAATGATGCCGAGGGGCAAATCGTTCCACGTTTGGAAACTTGCAATCTTCTTAGGGCGGGCCATATTTATTCCTTGAGGATAGTTACTTGTGCGGTCTCGACTGCTTCACGCGTCCATGCTGCGCCGGTCGTCGGATTCTTGGGGAGCTTCTGCTTCACGGTGGTCCAGCTGCGCAGCGCTCCGGTCAACGTAATGCTAGAGGTCTCGGTAGTGACTCCACCGCTGACCGTGCCCAGCTTTACTTTCTGTGCAACATCCAACAGCTTAGAGAATGAAGCTTCGTGCGTCACTGACAAGACTGAGTACTGTGCGGGAATGGTTCCACCAAAGCCGTACGTATCACGCTGGCCGTTGTCTCCGGACTGTACCGAAGTGTTTGACGAGGTAGCACCATACGTAGCCACTGCTTGATAGTTCTCAATCAAATCCGGCACTGGAATCCACTGCTGTTCACCAACGTCGGCATTCGGCACGTCACCAAGCACGCGCACGTCACCGAAGATTGTGGGCTCTGGGAAAAACACCCAGTCGTCAACGTGTACGAACTGTGCGCTCGGACCAATCGAGAAAATCAGATTGTTGGTCGTGGTTATCGTTGACCAGCTGACCGTAGTCTCTGCCGTCTGATTGCCGTCGATGAAATACTGCAGATTGACCGAGGTCGGCGACGCTATCTCAGCTTTGATTTCGATTTGATGCCATTCGTTGAATCCGATGGGAACGTTGGTGCTAGTAATCGCTGCAGCATTCGCTGCGATATAGAAGTACGAGTTCTGCTGAGGAGTAGACACCGAACCGTTAGTTAGTGCAACGCCGCAGGGGGCTTGGCCAGTCGAAGCCGTACTGCCCGTAATGGTCGAGAAGAAAAAGCCCGTATGATTCGCAGTCGCGGTCACAGTAGCTGCGGTAAGCGGGCACAATAGTTCCGGCACCCAGTTCTCACCGTTAGCATCGGAGCTGTAAATCCAGAGACCTCCGTTAGATACTGCATACGTAGCGACAAATCGACCATTGACGAACTGCAGGTCTTTGCTGAACGCATTGCTTAGCACGGTGGCGGAACTGCCAGTGTTAATCACTCTCCACGTCAAGCCCAGGTCGGTGCTAACGTACACCGTGGTCGTCGCATGACGGACAGCAACGATAGTCTCGCCGTTGTTCGCCATCGCGTAGAAGAAGTCGTTAACTGGAAGCGTCACGGCTTGCCACGTTGCACCGTTGTCTACCGAGCGCGCTGCGATCCCTTCGCCAACCGTGAGATAGCCAGTCGGAGTCGACACCACAGCACTGTACACTCCGCTACCTACAGTGGTTCTAGTCCACGTCGTGCCGAGGTCATTAGATACTCCGATGTATCCACCGTTGCCGACCATGACCCACGGCTTACCAACCGGACACGTTATGCCGTTGAGCTGCGTCGGCGGAGTCGCTACCACAGCATCGGTCCACGTCGTTCGGTCCGTCGAGTACTTCAAGAAACCGCCGCTCGGGCCTTGACCAACTACGAAGAACTTGGAGTCTGCGAATTCGATAGCCTTGGCCGTCCAGACCTGAGTGCCAACTGGCATCTGAGTTCTCGTGAATCCGATATCCGGGTTGCCAGAAAACACATACCAGCCTTGATTACTGCCATTGCCCGAAGCGAACCACAGCATGTTAGTGCCGTCAGTGCCAGTCGCTTGTACCGAACCGTTAGCCGGCGTTTGCGTATTCGTTGCCGAACCGAACGCCCAGTTGCCGAGGTTAGGAGACACGCCGAAGTAGTCACCGGTGACCACACCAGAGGTCGGGACCATCCACTGATCGCCGACATAACGCGGAACCGCCAACACCGAATTAGCGATCCAGGCGCGTACACGATAGGACATGCCGAAACCACGATTGGTTACCAGCGTGGCGTAAGACGTTCCGGTGTCAATCAACAGCGGAGTGTTGGTCGTTCCACCCGTGGGAGCGGCTGACGTATTTGTGCCGGTGACTCCGATCATGGCGCAACGGCCAGACTGTCCAGCGTTACCTGCTGCAGTTCGTGCCGCTGTGCCTACGACGTAACCAGCGATTCGGAAGTCGTCACTGGTGGTGACGTTCTCGAATCCTTCAAAAGAATATTCACTCATTGCCGTTTACCTATCAGGTTCAGTGAAATGCTTTCCAGGTTGGTAGTGGCGAATGCCCACTCCAGTACGTCACCGGAAGCAAAGCTCACGGGCAGACCGCTCGTTGACGTGAACGCAGAAGAGTTGCCAGTCATAATCAGCGTACCGACTTGGACCGGAGTGGTAGTGCCCGTCGCAATCTTGTTCAGCGTCAAGGTAGCAGTGGTGCCTGCTGCGTAGCTCACAAAGGCTTTGGCTCCTGCAAAGTTCGCTTCGAAGTCCACCGGCTCTACAAACACGTATCGAATCGACTGCAGCAACGTCGGCTCGCCCTCTGCAAAGAAACCAACGTAAGCCGTTGCGGGATCGGGCGGCAGATTGTCGAGGTCGAGGTAGTCGTTGCTAGTCGCAACCAAGCCCAGGCCCGTGATCGACGATGCCGGTTGCGTGTGCGGAGACGGCGTAAAAGACGCTGGAATACCGGTTAATTGCGCATATGCACCGGTTTTTCCTACGTCTGACAGTCCTGGCAGATTCGATGCGTCAATGGTCACGACGTTGGTCTGGCCGTTGACCGACACCACATCGCCAGTGATCAGCGGGATTTTATCCCAGCGCGTGCCCGAGCAAATGATCTGGTCGCCAACGTTCCAAGCACCGATGCCATCAATCACAGTGTTACCCGCGACCGAGACCGAGTAGTAATAGCCTTGCAACGAAGGATCAGCTGCCGGGATCGTCGGAGTGTTGGTCGACGCATCCCACACGCCTTGGTATCGTGGAGCACCCGTGATCGAACTCGGCAAGTATTCCGGCTTGATCGTATCGTTGCCGTCCAAGATATCAAGACCGAAGTCAGCGCGGGTAAGAACGACAACGCCAGTCTTGGCAATGCCGTTCTGCCCCTGCACCGAAATCATGGAAGCGCTGATCGTGCCATCGCCTGCAATCGTCACGCCGGACCCAGTCTTCACGCCACCAATGTCAGTAGCGTTAGCTGCAGGCAGCTCGTAGTTGATGATCGTCGGCTTGTCGTCCAGACTGTTATACGAGTTCGTAGTAGCTACCGGCGCAAGATCGGAAGCCGACAGACCACCAACGACTACGATGGTGCCCGCCGATGACTTAGCAAAGATTTTGCCATCAGCAGTGTTGACTGCAAGCTCGCGCTCTGCAAGCTGCGAAGGCAGAGGAACTGCACCCGGAGTGTGCGAACCTTTTATCTGAATTGGAATGTCAAGGTTCATTAGAATGTACCTCTATCGAAAGTCAAAGTTTGCAAGAACACTTTGGTCACTGCGTCGTCATCGTTCACCGGCTGCGCGAGATTGGTGATTGCACTGCCGCCCATGTTGATTGCGCCTTGCATCGTACCGCCCTCAATGGGCAGTGCGTCAACGTCATCAGCTGCGAGTTCGAGATTGCCCGCACCGTCAGGAGCAACACCGTTGATGGTTTGAATGCCACCGCCACCACCTGAGCCACCACCGGTAGAGCTAACAGTGATAACGCCATCCTGTAGATCAACGAGGGTGTTGGTGCCGCCAACGATACGACGAATCAACGCAGTGTTGCCCGTACCTTGACCCGAGTCAGACACCAGAGATACAGCACCCGTGGTAGTCGCAGCATCATTCTGAACCGCAATCACGCCCTGCTGAATTGCTGAGCTGAGAGTGATGGTGTTCGAACCCAAGTCGGTAACGAGGTCGATGCCGCCTTGTGCCTGCAGCGTCACGTCACCCTGAATTGCGTTGACTGCGTTGACACCAGAAGTAACTGTGCCAGCGAATCTGAAGATCAACGAGTCAGAGCCCGAAGCCGTAATGTCGATGCCGTCGCCTACAAAGTTCAGAGCGCCTTGCAAAGTGTTGACCGACGCCACACCACCAACCATGTTCGACGACAGGGTGATGGTCTTCGTCACCGGGTTGTTGTTCACGGCCACGCCAGTGCCTGCTGCGACCTTCACCGAACCCGTCATCGAGTTCAAGTCCGTCACCGAAGCTGCTGCACCGAGCGACGTAATCGTTATGTTCTGACCAGTCGTGTCAACGCCAATGCCCGTACCAGCTTGAATGGTAACAGCACCCTTCGCAGCATTGAGGCTTGTAACCGGATCGACAAGATTGCGGAACTCAAAGCCGCCGGCCACTGGTTGAATGTCGATGCCGACACCCGAGAACGTCAGCGGACCAGACTGGCCGTTGATGCTTTCGACACCAGAAGTCGCCGTGGAGTTGAACGTCAGGATGCCTGCCGTCAAATCCATAGTGATGCCGGTGCCTGCCTTCAAAGCCGCAAGCACTCCATTCGGATTGTTCACCAACGAGAACGCATCCGTGCCCGTCACCGAGGACAACGCAAGGACTCCGCTGTTAGTGATCGTCACTTCAGTAGCATTGGCCGACATGGACATGCCAGTGCCAGCTACAATCGACTTCACGCCGCCGGCCACCGTAGTCGATACCAGAGTGTTGCCGGTCGTACCTACGTTGGTCAACGCGCCAAGCTTCGTACCCAGAGCATCATCAAGGCCTTCCAAGTGCGTGACCAGCGGAGCCTTAGCAGCGCCCGTGTAATTCACGCCTGCGCGAGTGACCAGAGTGTCTACGTCGAACGCAGACTTAACGCCAATGTCGTCACCGTTCAGCACGTCCGAGTCAAGATTGCGCGTCGTGTTAAACAGCTGGTAGTCGCAGTCGCCCGTCTTGTTGATGTAGGACAGGCCGCCCGACGTATCAAGCGCCACGTTAGCCAGAGACAAGAAACCGCCAGCAGCCTTCGTTGCCGAACTGTTGATAGCAGCCACGCCCGGGCTGGTTCCTATCCTGGCAATCTGATCCAGGAACAGTCGACCGTTCGTATGATTCACTGCCGAGAAGGAATCACACTCCATGCCGTAGACAGTACCGCCGTTGACTTCGAGGCTGAACTGACCGCTGGTCTCTTGGAACTTGAGAGTGCCGCCATTGTGCTGCAGGCGAGGATTCAGCACACCCATCAAGTTAAAGAATTCAATCACGCCGGTGGTTGCTACGTCACTGGTATAAGCAATCTGCGTATTGTTCGCAAACGTCGTGAAGTTTCGAAGCTGTATGTTGCCAGTGTAACCTTGAGCGCGAATCTGTGCACCCGTGGCTTGAGCAGCCAAGTCCAAGCCATCAAGCACAACATCTTGACCGCCAGTAATCGTAACCGAGCCGTTAAGAACCGCGCCGGGAGAGAAGCGCATGTGGAACTTGATATCGCCAACGCGAATCGACTCGGCGTACGTTGCATTGGTAACCAACACCAACGTGTCGGTAGTAATCGCGGCCAGAGCTGCCGTAATCGTTTTGAACGGCTGACTCCAGCTGCCGTTACCCAATATTGCGTCGCCCTTCGGATCAACGAAGAACGTATTGCTGGGAGTGAACGCACCGCCGACGATTGAAGGATCAACCGACAGCTGACCATTCGAGTCAACCAACAGGCCGCCGCCGGACTCAACCGACACCAAGCCTACTTCAGTGGTAGTGGCGTTGGGAATCTCAACGTTGCCTTCAGCATCAGGCAGCTGGTTGTTGACGGACTTGACCGTACCAGCGCCCGAGCCTTTCTCAGTGATGACAATCCACACATCATTAGAGCTGGCAGGCACCTCGGTAGCCGTTGCGGACACGTCGATGCCTGCGCGATATGCCATCGAGTCTTCAGGAATCGCGACCGGAGCTGCGAGCTGGAAGTACAACGAGATATCGTAGTTGCCCTTTATGACCAGCGAGATTAGCTTCTGGTCAACTGCAAACACATAGCGGGTATCATTGAAGAAGTACAGACCTTGCTGTGCCTGACCCTCATCCGCCGAAAGCACCACTGCGCTATCTAGGTTACCGTACTGCAACGGCAACGAAGTGACGAAGGGCGCATAGAGTTGTTGTTGGCTTGTACCCCGGTAGATATCCAGGGGCAAATAAAAACGCGATTCAATCTGTGGCATAGCGCCCTCTAAACGGCAAGAGGGGCCATCTGGTTAAGGATGGCCCCTACAAATTAGAAAATGGAGTTAGCACGCTTGAGATACGGCAAGCGATCGCTCACCACATCAGCCAGGCGCTGACCAGAGGCTCCATTGATTCGTTGAGTGCACTTCGTGAACTCGTCACGGTCGGCCAACTCGTTCAAGCCGTTGTCACGCCAGAAAGCTGCAAAGGTCAAGCAGCCAATCTTGTACTCAGCAACTTGTGCGGGACTTTCCACAAGGCGCATGTCATTGAACAACTGCTTGGAGTATTTCTCGTACGCCGCTTTGCCAGTCAGATGACCAGCGCCACGACCTTTGTATTTCAGACCGTCACCGGGCTCGTTGTTGCCCATGCGACCGCCGTACACGGCTTCGGCCAGCTTCAGTTCATTCTTGACGAAGTCGGCTGCATTCTGCTTTCCAGCAACAGGAGTGCCGACATAGAAACGCGACGGCCATACTGCAACAATGCGAGCAGGCGTCGTGTAATACAGAGACTCTTCCCACTTGGTGAAGTTCTGCGTCTCGGCAGCACACTGAGCCATGAAGTAACGAATGCGGCGACGCTTCACTTGAGACTCATCGAGAATCGAGTACTCAAGCATGGCTGCGTTCAACGCATCGCACAGCTCTTGGTTCGCAGCCGTGGTAAAGCTTCGTAGTTGTTCCAGGGTAATCATCGAACCTCCACGATTCCAAAGTTAACAGGTAAGTCTGCACGCTTGATCGGATTCAAGTCGTAAGTGATCGTTCCTTTGATGTAGTAACGACCGGGTGGCAACGTCTTAGGAAATTCCAAGGAACTTATGTAAGCCGCCTGATTGTTAAACACGATATCAGGGAAGCGGTACACAACGTTATTCTCTGCGTCCAGGACCCAGGCTTGGTACACCGATGTACCAACGTGCCGATCGAGCATGGCAGGCGTAGGAAGGTAAGTAGTGAAACCTGACTTGACTTCCACACGACTGCCGACGTTCACGGCCTGAATCGTTGGTTGCTGAATCTGCCAGCTGCCAAAGACTCCGACCGCAGTGAACAGGGAGGCAACAGATACGATGCCTGCCAGTCTATCAACTACGTGGTACGCCGTGGACAGGAATGGTTCCGGTATCACTTGGCTGCACCACTGATAAATAACGCCCTTGTCATTTGTCATTTGACCTCTCCCTTAGAGTTTTCCTCACTGGGTTGCGGTAAATGCGGGGTCGGTGGCGTTCCCGGCATGGGAACTCCGGCCACACGATAAACCTTGATACGCCATAGATGCTCAAGTTCTTTCCAAGCCTTGTTACCCATGACTCCAGAAGCTGCGATGAGGATGGCGCTCATCAAACCTCCGACTTTGCCCCATTCGCACAACCAGAAAGTAACGAGCCCAGTGAAGCTGGCAGTGCAAAGATCAACAAGTAGGGCGAGTAGGTTGAACTTGTTGGTAGTGTTCAAATGACGTACTAGGCCACCAAAACATGAAATGCCGACTACGCTCAAGTAGGTCATGAGTGAGTAGACGGGCAGTGGATTTTTATCATCCATCGTAGCCCCTAGTTAGTGATTCAGCTTGTGGCTGATATCTTATGAAATTGGTCCAGGCACTAGTCAATACAGGATCGGCATCTTGTAGAGAACGCCTGCGGCACCGCTTCCTAGGTAGAGATTCCCGCCCATTTCTGTAGCATGAGTCACCAAGGAGCTAGGTATTGCAGGATACTCGTTGATCGTAGAGAAGTCTTTCGTGACCAGTAGAACAGTAGAGTCAACACTGCGCCCATAGATTTTTCCATTAACCGTGAACGCACTACGGAATGGCGTGCCGGTAGCAACCAATGGCATGAAGTTCGCGCCGGGTGCTGCTCCATACACATTGCCATTGGTCGCGTCTACCATGTACATCATGTTGGTTGTGGAACTGTATACGGGATATCCGTTGTTAGCGACGATAGATGCTTGCAGCGCGCCTTGAGTCCAAGACGAAAGATTCGCCGAGAAGTAGTAGGTGCTCGACCCGGTGCAGTGTACGTACGCATAGCCACCGCCATAGTTCGACCGGCCTGCACTGAAACCGATAGGAAAGCTACCGGCTGCAGTCCAAGTAGCTCCAGTAGGAGACGTGTAGCCGACTATTCGATTGGTACTGGTATTGGTCGCAACAAAGCCAAGCAACGTACCAGTGTTGAACATCCAGTTCGAGTTAAGGTACGGAAGGACGGGCTCTGGAGAACCAGTAGCAAACGTACCGCCTTGGGTTTTCGCTTTATACCGAGCGCGGGTTGCTGGGGGACTCAACACCACAACGTTTGTTGCTGTGAGTGCGAAGCACGCGGCGCTGCTGGTTGTACCGAGCAAGGTACTAGTCCAGTTTTGACCCTCGTCCGAAGACTCCCATAGTGCGTAGTTGGAAGACTGAATGCCAATCACACGCAAGATGCCATCGGTATCACCTTCGATCTGAGAAACTGCAGGAAACGAACCCGTGAGTGTATCCCATACTGGAGGCGGAGCGCTGTTGTAGAATGAAGCAGTGATGCCTGTTATCATTCGATTTCCAATAGAGAAAGAGGCTCCAGCTTTTACAGTGGAGCCTCCTTGATTTACGGAGCAGTTACACCGAACAGGTCCCAACCATCAGTGCCAACTTTCTTCAGCGTGACGGTTGCGCCTTCACCTGCCGTGACCAACGAGCCGCCAAACGGAATGTTAACCGTCACACCGGATGCAGGAGCAAAGGTGATTGCGCCAGTGCCTCCTTGCCGGAAATGAATTTCAGTTCCAACAGGGAAACCAACCGCAGCGTTGGTGGGCACCGTGACCGTGACTGCAGAAGCCGTTCTGTAGTACACGCCAGCATCGGACAAGGCGAGTGTTCTGCTGGAAGCAAAGCCCGCCACCGGAGCGCCATCAACAGCAGTGAGCAGCTTTGCCCAAGCAGACCACACGCCATTAAGCGTTCGAGTGAATCGTCCGCCGTTTATGCCAGGCATCGTAATAAGTTGGTCAACGTTGCTAGCTGATGCTCGCGTCACCAAGAGGCTGGCCGTTGCGCCGGCGATCGGATAGTTGCGAGCAAGCGTGCTGTTCGCTGGAACAGATTGGCCGTACAAGCCAGGGACAACTACGGTGTTCAAGTCCACAGTGCCCAGCAGATTGTCAGCGCCCAGGCCGAACGCCTTACCCACGGTCAGAATACGATCTGCGATATCGTCGTTTGCTGAAGTCTGGATGTTAGCACTCAGCGTGATCGTCTTCGTTCCGGGGTTGGTGACCATGCCCATGCTATTGTTTGCAGCAATAGCAAGAATTACGTCGCCATCTATGTTGTTGAGAGACGAGACCCCACCCGTGCCGCTGCCGCCTCCGCCACTGAACTTCTTCCACTGACCATTGACCGAAACTGCAAGGTCGCCAACAGACCAGGACGTGATGCCATCCAGAGCAGTAGTGCCTGCTACCGAGACTTCGTAAACGTGCGACGGTGCCGGAGCAGTGAAGACAACGCTGGTATCCAAGTTCGTGTCTTGAATCTCGCCATCGTCTTGCAGAGCGATAGAGTGCGACGTAATCGCACCGAACCCGTCATTCTTATCAACCAGAGCAACGTTGGTCGAAGCGTTCCACTGACCTTGCGTGACCCAGGTGCCAGGAGCAGCAGAGTCAGGAGTGATGCGCTTGTAAACGAAATCAGACAGCGCCTCTTGGCTAGGCGTCGGAGTCGGGACAGGACTCGGGTCTCGCTGCAACGCTGCCACACCACCCTGCATGTTCTTTTCAGAAGTCGGAATGGCGCCAACGTCTGCGGCAGTCAGAATGATGAACGCATCGCTCTTGCCGTTCACTGCTTGAATCTTGGTGGACAGAACACCAGGTGCAGTGACGCTCAAGCCCGCGCCTACAATCACTCCACCCAAGCTGGCCGTGGTTGCAATGGGCAACGAGGACTGACCCACGCGAGTCCACGGACCAAACGTTCCACCGACACGAGTACGCGTTGCCATGTTGCCTTGCTGCTGCCAACGCTGCTGAATGTCTCCGCTACCGGTTGCATCCAAAGGCGTGACTTCCAGAGTGCCACGACTCATTTCAGCAGCGACGAAAGGCGCATTCTGCAGCGACTGAGCATCCGCGTTGCTTGCAGTAGTGAACAGGCCAGTCGTAACCGAAGCGTCGAGATTGAATCCATTGGGCAACGGAGTGGGATCAATCAAGCCAATGATTGTCACGACGCCAGAGCGACCGTTCACTGACTGCACCATGCCACCAGAGAACGTCAAGTCGCCGTTGGTAGGATTGATCGTCAAGCCACCGCCCGCAGGAATGCGGACACCGCCGAGCCGCACGTCAGATGCGATAGGCAGCACGTAGTCTTGAGTGTTGACGTTGCCGTTAGCATCAGGTGCCGTGCCGTTAACCGTGCGCACAGTGCCGGGAATGTCCGCAGCCGTAAGGTCAACGACACCCTGCTTGTCGTTGACCGAAATGACAACGCCGCCAGGAATCGTCGCAGTGTCTACCGAAGTCAGACCAGTTGCATCAACGGCGAGACCGTCACCGACAATGATGGCACCGAGTTCAGTCGTGGTAGCAATCGGCAGCTCAAGGTTCGAGTTCGAGTTCGGATTGCGACTGAACAGTCGGAACTTGTCTCCGACGATTGGCAGCAGAGCCATCGGCGTAGCGAACGTCAGAGTGGCCGTGGTCGGCGACGTGCCAATAGATTGAACGTACCGGCAGAACGAATAGGCTTGGCCGGTCGTGAACTGCAGGATGCGTTGGCCGAAGTAGCCGACAGCAACGTCAGGCGAGTACTGCGAAATATCGATGGTGACCGAAGTCGGCGTAACCGCAGTGATCGTGTACTCAGTCGTGCCCGTCGAGTATTGATAGGCATCGAAGTTCCACAACCCATTGCGATCCGTGTAGGCAATGAACGCCGACTGGCCAGAGCTCGCGCCGCTGATGATGTACGCGTTCGGCGTCGCATCCTTCGAGCGCGGCAAGCGATCAACTGAACCGAATACGCCCATGCGCCACGGGTTGGCCGTGTCTTGCGTGTCGAACCACATAGTGTAGTTCGAGTCGGTCATGGAAAGGTAGGCGTCAATCTGGATCGAGTTGCCGAGCGTGCCGGCAATCGGTTCCTTGTGGATCGGCACGTCGGCGGCACCCAGGGCGAACAGGTCGCCATTCTGCATGTAGAGACCGACCTCGCCGAAATCAAACGGACCCAGGTTGTAGTCCAAGTACATGGAATACTTGATGGTATTCGGATCGACTTCAATAGGACTGCTCGGCACGCCACTGTAGATTGCCGTACCGTGAATGTTGGTATCCGTAGGTTGCGGAATGTAACCTGAAGCCGAACCCAACGTGAAACTCGTCAGTAAAATCGGGCCCGTACCCGCTGCAAGCGCAGCCTGGCCCGCATTCGTAATGGTGATCTGCACTGTAACTCTCCTTCGAGGGGATCATATGAAATTGCAGTTCAGCTTGTTTTTCAGTAGGTACAAAAGTAGAGTAGGAAAAGAAAAGTAGAGCGAAGCTGGGTCGCGTAGAGGTCGGCGTAGCGAAGCGGAGACGAACCTCAAGGCATGTTGAGCGGATACCTTCACACACGCCCACGCTGAGTACCGCAGGGAAGATTGCTGTCTGCCTACGTCTTACCAGTTTGTGTGGGTTCTGCTCCTCTTACTTTTGAAGAAAGAATACCTCGCTTCGCTTCGGTATTCGTTTGTCTACTTTTTCTTTGACTTCGGATTTTGTTTGTCATCGAGATTAGACTGAATTCCATAATAGATAGATTTTCTATGGGTGCTGGCTTTTCGTGATGACAAACAAAATTCCGTAAATACACGGTGTGCAAATCCTGATTTCACCTACAGACTACAATGAGCAATATCCACATAGACTACATTTCCGGGCCTCCTGGGCTAGGTAAGACGGAGTGGGCTATTCATCAGATGGTAGCGCGATCCCAAAATAACGAAGGGCCTACACTCTATGTGTGCCCTACTTTCGCATTGGCTAAGCAGGTACAGAAACGGCTGGAGCGTCACTTCCTGAAAGCTGACCCCAGTCTGAGTCGTGATGATGTGCGGCGCCGCATGCTCAACCTATTCGTCAAAGGTTCGTTCAAGGGGTCGAACGTTTCCGACTTGGTACGCGATGCGTTTTCTGATTTCCTGGTTCGAAGCAAGCCCAAGTCAAACCGCATTGGCAACAACAGCATCGGTTTCATCAGCCACGCGGGATTCTACAAACTGCGCTCAGAGATTACGCCGGAGCAACGGCTGTCTACTGAAGTCTATTTCGATGAGGCCAAGAAGTCGACGTTCGCCAGGTCGCGTCTGATCCTGAACGAAAAGCAGAACGAGCTCTTTGAGTCGCTGTTCAAGAAAGTGCAGTACGACAAGACGAACTTCTATCGGCTACGACCGAAAAAGAAAGTGAATGCCAAGACCATCGAAGCACTGCAAGCATCGCTGAGTCCAAAGAAGTACTCGGTCTTCTGCTCTATTCAAGAGGACGTGTCGAACGAGCTGGTCGAAGTGTTTGTGCGATCTAAGCCATTGAACGAAGACTCGAACCGCATCAAGGTCCACGGCGTGACGTTGCCTGCCAAAGTTTTCTACGGCTACAAGCGCGTGGTCATCATGAGTGCGTACTTCGAGCATTCGGAAATGTACCACCTGCTGAAGAATGGCTCGAGCATTACGTTGACCGATGTAACCAGTTCGATCAAGGGCTACAAGAAAGAGCTGGCGAAGATTGAACGTCGCTTCGCTAACGTGGTGCTACAGCCCTTGCTTAAAGACGACAAAGGCATCAGTACTCAGAAGCTATCGGGCACGCTGGTCAAGACCAAGAAGCTGAACACTGCATTGTTAAACGCTGAAGCCTCTGGTATCACGCCGGATCAGTTCGGCACGTTGATGGAGTTGCTGCGCAACGGAGTTCGGCCTCAAGTTCATGATGGGGTGATCTACCACTTCTACAAGCTGCTGTACAAACACATGATGCCGCATCCGCTGCGGTGGATGGTGAACAAGACCGCGCAGCTTGTACGCGCACAAACGGACGTGCAAGGCCCGCCGCTAATGGTTCTGAATAAGGACTTCACGGACTTGGTGCCCAACGATTGGACCTACGTTAGCCCATCGAGTCACGGTCTCAACTCGTACTCGAGCAGCAACGTCGTAGCCTACATATGCTCAGTCAGGCCGAAGCCAGAAATGTCCACGTTCCTGCAAGCACGGCTGAAGGGCTACTCGACCTACATGGGTTACATGGTCGACTCGTGCATCCAAGCGATTGCGCGTTCAGCCATGCGCGACAAGACTTCGAAGTCTAAGGTGTACGTGTATCTGTCTGACACCAAGCTGGCCAAGGATATCTTTGACCTGCTCGGCGGGCATCCGGTGTTGCTCGAGTCGTATCCTGAGTCCTTGGGCGATTACACGTTCCTGACCAAGTCGACGATACGCAGCATGCGCAGTAGTTCGACGAAAGTAACGAAGAAGCAAAAGAAGGAAACCAAGAAAGCAGTCAAGCGCGCTGAGACGTTGAAGAAGTTTGGGCTGCCGCAGAACGCTACCGATGCTCAGTTAAAGGAAGCTCAAGCGAAAGCTCGACGCAAACAGAACTCCGAGATACAGCAAGCAAAACGCAAAGACCCGAAAGTGGCTCGCATCAATACTTTGAAGACTGGCATACGTCGATATGAGAAGCTGGAGACTATGACCGACAAGCAGAAAGCAAAGCTCAAGCAACTGAAGCAAGAACTCAAACAACTAACGAAATCGTAAATAACACATGAAATACACGATAGTGATTGCTCTGGTATTGCTGTCAGGATGCACCGAGCCTGATGATGTGACTTGCACGACAACAGGCGAGTTGGTGCTACGCGATGTTTGCATCAGCCGCGGACTCAAAGGCTTTTGTGCGCAGCGCAGCTGGGTTGAGCAAGTCAAGCTTGAGTGCAGCGACGGCAAGAACCGATACACCGAACCCAACAAAATCATGAGGGTAAATCAATGATTGTTCATCCCGAAGGCCGAGAGCCCGTGAACCTCGGCTTCAACCCAACAGCTTTTGTGGCACCGACCACGCGTGGCGAGTACGTGGCCTTATTGCAAGAAGCGGTTCGAGTCATGGAAGAAGTCGGAGAAATGTTGGACCAGCGTGGTCGGCAACTAGCGCGGCTACGCAATCAAGGAAAAATCTAATATGAGTAACGTGAGCTTTATTGAACCCGTCGAAGTGTGGGTCTTGCTATACGGCCGCTGGAAGAAACTGTACACGGCCGCCGGACTTGGTACGGAAGCCAAGAACACTGTGATGCTAAGCATGAGCACCAACGTTTCAGACTTGATGTTTGAACAAGCTGAAGGCATATGGTTGCCCAGGCAGCAGAAGTGGTTGAAGCAACCAGAGGACGGCGACTTCACTCCACCTACGTCAGAATTGCTGACCGGCGAGTGGAAGTATTTGGACGCCAACGCTCTGACCGACGGCAACTACAACTACTGGGGCGCCTACAAAGAAATCGAGTACTACACGGCACGCATTCACAGCACCGAAAACAGCGGGCCTGCTACGCTTCGTGGTTTCGTTCAGCACACGACTTACACAACCGTGTTCGGTATCACGCTGACCAAAGGCAGAGACACAGTCCAGATGTACCATCGTGAAATCAAAAACGGACCACCCGTAGTTGGATTCTTGGACGAATCGCCGTACGACTGGAACAGGATGCTCAAGGACATGCGGCAGCAGTTCATGCAGATTGAGGCAACGATGAACAAGCCGCCCGCGAGGTTCGAGTAATGTACCCACCCGCAATGTATGACTCGTTTCTCAAACGCATCTGGCTTGGCATCGCCGACAAGGAGCATTACGACGAGTCGATGATCCCGAATCTGCAAGAGTATCTCGAAGCCAAGCTGCAAGAGGCACTCGACTGGGAGTACTCGTACATCAAAGACTTCTACGTGAAGTGCGAAATCAAAACTGCGCTGTACGTCACCATCGGCCTGCAGTTCTATAAAGAAGCCCACATCACTTTCCTGGATGCCTCGGGGTACCGTGATCTTCAAATGCTCCCCGCTAACTGTTCAATCACCCGTCAAGGAATGCAATGTCCGGCAACGTAAACCACATCATGCTGCTCAAGCTGGTTGAGCGCCTGATGAAACAAGACCTCATCAACGCATACATGAATGCGTACACCAGCGGCAGCTACTCGCACGAAGGTGCAGTATCGAAAGCATGTGAAATTCTCACTGAGCTGGGAATCGAGTACACGGTAACGCTAGAGGCGAAGACGCTGCCGGTACCTGACTACAACCAAAACTCGTACCCAAAGTTCACCGAGCGCTTTGCACGGATCAGTGTAACCTTGGAAACGAAAACAACGCCCGGTATCGACATACAGACTCGCGAAACCTTCCACTGCTTGCTTGGATGCCCTGACAATGCTGACAGCTAAACAAGCCGGCGACCTCTACGACGACAAGAACGACGACAAGCAGTTGTGGGATTCGGTCAATCATCATCTGGCATTGATTGAAGGCCAAATCCGTTCGGTCTGCAAGTTCCATCATCAACTGCAGTACAACATGCCAGCCGACAACGAGACGAAGAAGCAACTGATCTTCGAACTCATCGAGCACGGCTACCTCGTCACCGAAGTGCCCGCTACCGTCCCTTCCCATTTTAGACTTCAAATCATCTGGCCCCGCACATGACCTACCTCGCAACTGAACTCGCTATCACCGCAGCCATTTCTGCTAATCTCGCAAACCGTGAACGACTGAAGGGTACAAGCTCGATCATGATGGATCAGTCCAGCCCAGCTACGCTGCGGGACTTCTACGTCGCAAGTATCAGTATCGGCCGTCGCGCAGGCACCACCAGCTGGGCAGTCAATCGCGTGAAGACTGGCACCGCTATCGCCATCGTGTCGAATCCCGGCCTGGCTGAAGTGTACAAAGAGCAGGGCGCCAAGGAAGTCTACTCCGATCACTTTGTGCGTCAAGGCGGATTGTCCGGCAAGCAACTGCCTGAGTACATCATTCTCGATCCGGCCTCCTACTGGCCCACTCAGTCGCTGACCGAGCTGTACTCGGCCCTTGCCCCTCTGGTCCTCGGCACCGACCGCGTCATCGTCAATCTGAGCTGAACATGGAATACAAGATCGTTACCTCGCACACGCAGCAAGGCCTGGAGACTCAGGTCACGAATTTGATGCGCACTGGCTGGGAGCCGAAGGGCGGCTTCGCCATGATATCGACAGGCACCTCCGTGTACTGGGGTCAAGCAATGGTGAGATATGAGTCACGTTCCACTGCAGTCTACGATTGATTGGACGAAGATTCCGCAGGCAACCATAGACTCGTACATCGACGCGTTCATGGATGACACGCAGAACACCTTCTGGCGCAAGCTTGTGCATGATCGGCCATCTGCTCCTTGGCATGAGCGCGAGACACGACGCCTGCAACGAACCATCGTACCCTACGTCGATAATTCCACCGCCTCTGTTCACCTACAGGAAATGAGAGAAGCACATGAGCGCCGAGCTGAAAAGCTTGCAAGTCAGGTTGCACGAGAAAACCAAAGAGCTGCAGGCCCTCGAGCGAAACATCGCTGAGTACAACTCGAAGCGTGGCAAGATATTCAAGGACATTGCGCAGCTGCAATTCCAGATTCAAGACCTGACCAAGAAAGACCTCGTGGTATCGGAGCATGCTGTACTTCGATATCTCGAGCGTATGTATAAGTTCGACCTCAACGAAATCAAGAGTCAAATCCTGACACCGCAACTCATCAAGACCGCAGACACTCTAGGCAACGGCAAGTTCCCAACCGGTGCAGGCTTCAAGGCGGTAGTGCGTGATCGCGTCATCGTTTCAATCATTGGAGATTCAGAGTGAATTCCGTACTCAGTCAAGTTGACTGCAACCTACCCACCGCGGAAGAGTCGCGCTTCGTATCGAAGAATCAAACGCCGTGGCCTGACGTGCCCATTTACGGCCCTGACGCAGACACGCTGCGCGCACTGTTCCTGATTATCAACGCAGGTCTGGTCCACGCTCGGAACAAAACCTACACCGGAGTTTCAAAAGACCTGATGCCTCCATACATGCAGCAGTGGTGGCCCAAGATTATTGAGCATCTGCAAAGCAAGGGCTACACCGTGACCGAGGAGCGCGATGTGGTTTTCATCGACTGGGCAACGGCATGAAAGTCCGGCATCTGAAGCCGTCCAGTATGTACCGGTCGTATGCCCGCAGTCTTACACGTCACGGCTGGACGCATGACACCAGCATCACTCGACTGTCGGACCAGGCTATGGAACACTTGCATGCCATGAATGATATTCTCCGCACCGTCGGTGAATCTCCGACGTTCACGTTTGAGAACTCGTTCCGCATGTTGCAGACTTCGCTTGGAGCAGAGAATGGATGACATAACAAAGTACATGAGCCAAGAGTTCAGCCACGGCATGAACCGTACGCAGTTGTTGTGCCATGGCCTGGATTTGATTGCGAAGTTCCCAGTCGGTGTCTCGCAAGTGCTGGCAGAACTGCAGAGCAGGGATGCAATCATTGCCGAGCAACAGCGCACGATTGACGCACTCAAGGCCAAGGTTTCAAGCAAGGAATGGGTGCTGCTCCCGCGCAATCCAACTCGCATGATGACGCTGCGCGGCCTGCAAGGCGACAAGGTGTTCACCGACTCCAAGTTCGACTTGGCTCAAGACTACTTCGAGTTCTGCGACCTGCCGACCAAGTATGAGAATGTGAAAGATCGCAGCGATATCATGTGTCACGATGACGACCGCGAGTACTATGTCATCAAGTCGATCTACCAAGGCTGCATTGAAGGCTTTGAGGAGCAACAACGTCGTAATGCAAACCCTGATCGTTCGGAGCGCGACAAGCAGGTTGATGCTCATTGGAGCGAGCATTGGCCCACGCCGGTAGAGCGCAATGAAGGCACCGAGTGAAACCAAAGCGAAGCCTTCGGTGCGTAGCTTCACTGTTCCGATCTATCGCTGCCGTGTCTACTACAGCGATAGCACCGAAGAGTCTGCGAAGCTGTGGCCGGAAGCTCGAGGCTATCTCGGCGTGTGTGGATCGACAGCCAAAGGTCTCTACATCGCAATACACGACCGCACGTTGAACACTCTGGTGCATGAGTGTGTGCATCTTTGTAATCACGTACTGGCGCGCGCAGGTGTTCCAATCAGTCAAGAGGCAGACGAAGCTGCCGCGTATCTAACCGAGTGGTTGTTCAAGCGACTACGAAAGGAGTTAAAGCTATGACATTCAACCTGCAGCATTGGATGGACGATAAAGTCGAGTGGCATGACGGCATCAGCGACCGCGAAACCTCAAAGCTGTCCTACCTGTGCTTCCTGAACTATGCCAGCGGTGGCAGTGAAGACCCTGATGATTGGGGTCCGGTCAGAATGGAGCGCGGCCATCAACGCGGACTGACAAAGTGGCAGGGCGTACGCCTGCTGACCTACATCGGATATCTCGACGGCTTGGAAGATGCGGGAGTTAACGTGGACGCAGTATGGAATGAGGTGAAGGCTTACAGCGCACGTCAAGAGTGGGTAGAATCCCAAGATGGAGAATGCAATGTTTAATCTGCAGCAGTGGATGGACGAGACGGTATCGGTCTCGACTTGGAACGGTACGGTACAGCAACGCCGCGCCGATTACTTGTACTTCCTGATCTACGCTAACGGCAGTGCAATCGTGCGTGGCTGGGGCTGCATCAGCAATCGCAACGGCCATCAGTCGGGCCTTGAGCAGAACCAAGCACTGGCGCTCCTCGAGTACTCGGCGTTCCTATCTGGCCTCGAATGCGCGGGCGTCAACACCGCAGCCTTCTGGCACGGCATGAACGAATACGCCAAGCGCTTTGATGGTGAACTCGTGATCGAGCCACCCTCCGATGATCGCATTGAGCAAGCTGCTCAAGACTTGGAAGCTCGACTGATGACGGACATTGCCAAGGAGGTAGCCGGACCCTCTGATTTTGAAAAGGACTTCTTGAAGCCATGAATCACATACACTTCCAATCTTTTGGCAAGCCGCATTTCCTTCGACCGCTGGGCAATACCGTAGAGCTCTCCACCAAATGGAGCGGCCTATCAATCAAGTATCAAGACTTATGCGAGCAAGTGATCGGCTCCGATGTATGGTTCGACAGTATGATCCTGAAGGTTCGCGGCATACTGTGCATCGCTTCGCCTGCTGCAATCATTGAACCCGGGCGCGCTCTATCTATCATCGTGTCTCGTGGTGAGTGGCTGATGGAAGTCTATGAGACTACGATCCGCGCACATGAAAACCTTGGCGCTTCGTCAGAGGAATTGAATGCGGCTCGCAAGAATCTGCTGAACTACATCAACGCACTGGAGCAACCTCAATGATTACCGAAGGACCCTTACGTTGCTACGGTGAAGACGTAGAAGCGTGGCACGCTGCGTTCAAAGCTGCATACCTGCAATACTGCCAGAACGACTGGTACAGCAGTACGACGTTGGACCCCAAAGACTGGTCGAACAGAGCAGGCTTCATGGTGGAGCGCATCATGAACCTCACGACCTACGGCAGTGGTGACGAAGACATTGCCCGGAAGATGATTGAAGTGCTCGACCACCTGTGGATGAAAACGCCCGGCAGTCGACTGTGCGAGACGACCGACTACATCTTGATGTGCAACGTGCCGTGGCTCTACCGCTTCCTCGAGTGGGGTACGTCGATCCGTGGCGCCTGGCTGCAACTCAACCCGCCGAAGCCCGCAGTCGACAATAAACGCCAGAGCAATCCCTACGTTGTGTTCAACACTGGTGAGAGCTTCAGCGAGCAGGACGGTCAGTACGACCTGCTGGTACACACCACAGAAGAACTCATCGCCGCCATCAAAGGGATGCTGCGATTTATGACGGAGCCGCAATGAACGACAACACCGCACATCAGCTACTCCGAAATCAAATCACGCTGGAAGTTCTGAACGTATGGCGTAAGTACATGGTGCCTACGCTTGTCGGCGAACCCAGTGATGCTATATCCCGGCAGTTGGTCTATGACGCTTGGCATTCTTTACTGCCTGCGATGTTGCCGCCGCACGTCAAGTTTGAAGTCATATGCGATGAGTCGAACAATCCAACGTCAGTCATTGCAGTCAACGACATTTGCGTACACTTGGCGTTCATGGTAACGCCAAATGACGTGTTCGCAATGGACCTCAGCTTGCAGAAGACACTCATCGAAAACGGAATGAACCAATGACAATCGACACTAAACGAATCCTCGAAATCGCGGCCAATCCCAACACCTGCCCGATTAGTCCGTTCTGGTTGAACGACGAAGTCCGCATTACTGACGTACGCATCGCCACTATTGCATTCGCCAGGGCTATCGAAGCAGAGGTCAGAGCGAACATGCTGAAGACGATGAACGCCACAGCAAAGTTAACTAGCGCGCTGCGGGAGCAACGCCTAGAAGAAAGCCTGCAGGCTGAGCGCGATGGACACCAATCAAAGACCTGACAGTCCATGCGTCGGAGTCTGCTCAACTCTCTACACTGAAATCTGCAATGGTTGCGGTCGTACCTACATGGAAGCAGCCAACTGGGTGTTCATGGATGAGGAAGAAAAAGACAAGGTATGGATTCGCATTACTGCCGAGGGATTCCCTAAGCGGAAAATTTAATACCAATGGGAAGTCCTAGAGATAGGGCTTCCCTATTCTCGTTTCTAGGAGTTCCACAATGCTTGTCGCTTCAATTCATTTGAACATCACCGGTACGGTGTACTCGGTCTTCACCACTGAGGATGGCGCGACCACGACTACGGTCTTGTCAGACGAGGATCACTTTGTAGAATGGGTGGCGCTGGTCGTGCCGTTCCTGAATCGTTGGTCCGGCGCTCAGTACACTTGTACGGCTACGATGATCGATCAAGAGAACTACAAGATCGAAGTCGATGATGGTACGTGAAAATCGTAAATAGAGATTGAATGCGTCATGCAGACTTGCAGGCGCCAACGTTGTTCAAATCAACAGTACAACAAATGAAAACACTGACTCGTCCCTACCACGTTGTAGATCAGCTCAAGACGCTTCAAGAGTGTGGTGAGTATCTGCTGGCCATGAGCGAGCACAACGACCTTGACGCTATGGAACGCGCACTCGGCGATGTGTACAGCGTCATCAAGCGCTTGCGCGAAGGCCCGACCAACGCGCTGGAGTTTCAAAAAGAATCGGGCAACGATCTGACGTGGACAGCATGCACTGCATTCGGCGATCACACCAACGTTGAAGTCGTGCCGATCTACATGGGTCCCGGTGCAGGCTACGTGCTGGCGCATCCGCAACGCCTGCGCTATGCTGACACCAAGCAGCTGGTCTATCACAACCGTGAGCGTCTCCGCAGGTATTTCCTGTACACGCCACCGTCTATGTTCCAGTCGCTGACCAACACCACTACCAGCACTTCCATCTTCAAAGGACCAGGAGGTCCCAATGTTTAACCCGATCGAAGAAGCAGTCGAGAAGCTCAACGCTGCGAGCGGCTTAGCTGAAACCAAATTCCACAATCTGTCGGAGAACGAGACTTACGAGGAACGTTATCTCTGGAATCACAGCATTGGCGAACTTGTGCGAGAGCTCAGTGTGCCGCCGACCAAAGACCAAGTGTCTGACCGTGCCGAAATCAACGATGCGCTATGGCAGGAGTTTAAAGCCACCGACTTGTGCAAGCATTTGTTGGCTGTGACCGAGCGCGCCTTTAAGTACGAAGGCTTCAAAGAAAACCCGCCCGAGCGATACAAGCCTCAAGCGCTGGCTGAGGTCATGGGCTACTATATCAGGGAACTCAAAAATGCCACAAGCATCAGCTGAACTCGCCGCGAAGTTCAAGGACGACGGCGACGCATTCGAAGTCTTGGCCGACCGTTTCCATGTTGGCACCAATGGGTACATTCAACCGAAGCAAGGCACTGAAGTCACCGATGACGATATGGATGCCATCGAGTATCTCGTTGACGAGTGGGACTACGGCTATGACAACACCCCGCTCGTATCATGATCTATTCATCACCACGCCGGACATTGAGCGCACGTCTATTTCGGATTTGCCGTTTCCGTTGATGGTGACTTGCTCACGCCTTGGTGGCTGGGAACTATGGAGTGGCTGCAGTGCTGACTCCAAACTCCTGGCCGGCGAGTATCACTCGAAGGGAATCAAGCTCGAATGTCAGGGCGTGGTTCTCGTAAATACATTGGAGAAGCCTGAATGCGCATCGCAGTAACGCCGATCGCTCTTGCCCTTGCGGGCTGTCATCAGCCGATACCACAAGACGAAACCAAAGCAGGCTCGTACACTGTACAAGACTTGTTCACCGACAAGGATGGTTGCACGGTTCGCCGCTACTCAATGGATACAAGCCCAGGCATGTCCAACTGGCGCCACTACGTTGTGTGCCCGAAGCATGACTCGGTGACGATTACGCAGCATACCGACCAGACTGGTAAGTCCACTACGACCTCGACCACTTCCATCCCGACGGTGACCAAATGACGCTACAAGGGGCCTCAATGGTAGTGCTACTGCTCTGTGCACTGCAAGTTAAACACTTCTTCGTTGACTTCGTGTTTCAGACAGACACGATGGTCCGCGAAAAGGGAATCTACGGAGCACCGGGCGGCCTCGTTCATTCGCTGCAGCACGCAGTGGCGACCGGCTTGATCGTACCCTACTTCCTAGTCGGTCCTGAGGTGTGGCGCGTCGTGACCATGACTCTGTTCATCGTGGTCTTGGAGTTCATGTGGCATTATCACACGGACTTCTACAAGATGTGGCATGGCAAGAAGCACGGCTTGAATCCGAGCCATAAGGCGTTTTGGGTTTCGCTCGGCTTGGATCAACTCAGTCATCAACTCAACTACGTGGTGATCATATGGCTTGTACTTGCGTTCAACGCATTGCTGAACTAGATAGTCAGCTCAAGACCCTTCAGCGTGAGCTTCAGGCGCTGAAGGATCAAATGCGACTGGTCATTCATCATAACGAAGGGACGCCAAGCGCACCCGTCATGTACAACCCGAACTCGAAGCTTGGTCAATGAAAGAACGCTCAGTCTTATTTATCGGCGGCCCGAAGCATGGGCGCGTCATTTGGATGAATCAGGACCTACACGAGTTCCGCATGGAGCTCTGCCACGCAATGACTTCGATCAACGAGGGCTTTTATGCACCTGTGAAGTCGGCAACGACCGTGATTCAATATCGCGACTCCGGCTTTCGTAGTTCCGAAGGTCACAAAATCTATACGCAAGACCTACCGGTAATCAAGATCGACGGTCGAGCTTTGCAGTTGGCAGGCGACGTTACCGAAGTACAGATTCACTTGCAGTACCTAGAGCAGCAGCTCGAAGCAACGCGTAAAGAGCGCGACCACTACAAACAGAAGTTCCAGGCAATCAAGGAAATCGCAAATGAGTAGAAAAGTTAAAGCCCCTTCGCAGAACCTCAAGTCCGCCATGACCGCGCTGGCTAACAGTGCCGGTAGCCTGCGTCATGATAGCGAGCAGCCGAAGGGACTGACCCCGCAAGGTCTGATTGCGGAGCTCAACGGCCAGCTCGACTCGGTCTTTGCTCATCTGAGTTCGCTCCGCAGCAAGCTGCATCCTGTGATTCAGGTCAGCGCAGAGGAAGCCGGTGGCCAAATTGGCTATGCCAGCCCGACCAACGCGCCGTTGTCTATCGAACTGAACGATCTGCGCAATCGCATGACTTCTCTTATCAACAGCATCACTTCCCTGACCGACGAGGTAGACCTGTAATGGCAACGCCCAACAAAGCACGCAAGATCAAAACCGCATCTGCACGTTCGCGCTCGGACGAACTCAACTATGATCCCGCTCCTATGGACCTGGCTGAGGGTGAGTCCCCGATGGGTGAGATCGAAGACCTGACCAATCAGCTCGACTACGCACTGATTACGCTTTCTCTTTCTGTGGAAGCCATGGAAAAGAGACTCCAGTTGGTGTTGACTCACCGAGTCGATGCGACGGACAAGACTGACCCGGAACTCCGGCGTTCCTACGACTCGCGTCTTGCAATCAGCCTAGACGCACTGCTTGCTCGTGTACAGCATGTGAACGATCACGTTCGCCGTATCACCGATGACGTGCGCCTCTAACCCTCCTGAATGGGTTAAGCTCGGTCCGCTGTGGATTCTGTCCGGGATGGCTACCATTGCTCAGACCGGACATTGCGAGTATGACGTTTCGTGCATCAAGACTTCCATGCACGAATGCTATCTCGCTACGGCTTATAAGCTGCTGGACTTGTTCGAGGAATCGAATGAGCCGGCAGCTGTTGCCGTATTCAAATCCTTTGCCATGCAAGTTATACCTGCGTTGCAAGCACACGCCGGACCGCGCATCGACCTACAGGTCACCGAAGAATATGGAACCGTCGTAGTCAACAACGGCAAGGAAGTCCAGCGTCACGTTCAGACTACGGTACGTCTCACGCGCAAAATTTAATAGTTTGCATAGGAGCACACAATGGCAACATATGATTTTCGCAGTAACAAAGTTGGGGACCTCAAGATCGGCATCATGCTCGAATGGGAAACCCAGCGCATCGTCGTTGCCAGTACCTTGAACGTGAATACGCAAGAGCGAATTCTGATTGTGAAGGCAGCCAAGCCCGAGGACCGCGAAGACGTACAGCGCTTCATCAACGCGGCCTCTGGCGAGTTCACGGTCAAGAACAATCAGAAGTTCCTAGACACTCTTGCTGCGTACGTGGACGCCAAGTACACCGTGAAGTCGAAGAAGAACTCTATAGAATTCGACAGCGCATCGAAGGCTCAAGCCTTCGCCAAAGCTAACGGTGCGACAATCACCAAGATCGTGGTAAAGGCAAATGGCTGACCATGTAATGATCTTCGACGGCAACTGGTATCTGCATCGCGCATATTCCATTGCCGGAGAAGCTTCGCCGAAGGAAGGCGTGGCTCGGCTGTTCCTATCGTTGATTGCGCGGGACGCGTTGATGAATCGCTGCAACAAGATCGCTGTAGCCTTCGACGGCGACAACGTATTCCGCTATGCGATCTACCCCGAGTACAAAGCTAACCGCGACAAGAAAAAGAAAGAGTCGAAGAAGGACGGCAAGCAGAAGTCGACCGATGGCATCTACACCATCAGCTTGCCGTTCCTGCAATCGGTGTTGACCACGCTAGAGATTCCCTGGGTGCAGCCGCCGAAGCATGAAGCCGACGACGTGCTGGCCTCTACTGCTGTGTTCTATCACAGTCAGGGCATACAGGTTACGCTTGGTGCGAAGGACAAAGACATTCACCAGGTGCTGCGCAAAGGCATCCGGCTGTATATCTCTGACGCGAAGCCTGAACCGAAGCTGGTCAAGCATACGACGCCGAACAAGAAATTCCAAGTGCCGTATCGAAAGATGCCGCTGTATCAAACGCTGGTCGGTGATGCAATCGACAACATCAAAGGCGTGTTTGGTCCGGCTAAGGCCAAGGCGCTGGCCTTGAAGTACAAGTCTTTGAAAGAGATTGTGGCAGGTGAGCCAGACCTCAAGAAAACGTTGATCGTAAATATGGAGAGACTGAAGCTCAACAAGCGATTGGTGACACTCATACGTGACCAACCGTGCGAAGCTGCGAAGCTTCCGAAGAATGCGCATCGCCGCATCGCCTTCAGTCCGCAATCTCTGATCGACTATTGCCAGTACCTCTATCCAAAACAGAAAGGACTATTCGGATGACCACGCAAACCGTTATGATCTACGACCAGTTCGGCGTAGAGCCTTTGCAGTTCTTGGTGCTGAACGGCGACTACACGCATCTTGACCAGGTCTTCATCAACTCAACCGAATGCACTGATGAGCAAATGGATGAGTTGTCGTCGCTGATCTACGATGGCGACGGCAACGTCATTGCCAAGTTCAAGAAGAAGTTCCCACGCAAGGCAGTGGTCAACGGCGCCAAGGTTATTGTTGCTGGCTTCTTGCCATGAGGACCAACAGCGCAGTAACTTCGGTCGAGTACAACATTCGACCCAGCGATGATCCCTTTACGCTGTACCTTTTGTATATGACCATTCGGCACGGGCCCGAAGAGCTTGTGTTTGAAATCCGAGTTGGCCATCACTGGATGCCGGCTGACGTTGATGCAGCCATCAATCGCAACATCGCCACGTACTTTTCAGCCATCATGTATCATGCCGATATCCGATCCTGGATCAAGGAACAGCACCTGAAGCAACAGGACGAGCAATGCTGAAGAAAATTTTGAATGCCGCGCTGATCGTTATCGTTTGCGCGCTTGCTTTCTACTACGGATGGAACTTCCATGCTTGACAGCTATAACTACCGTACGACTCAAAACACCAGCGTCAACGTTCAAGTCGAGCAAGCCAACGTGCATGACGCTGCACGTCTCTATGGCGAAGTAGAGGAAAAAGTACGTAAGTCTTTCTTGGGTACGCTCAAAGCCGAGGGCCTTGCAATGTCGCTGTACGTCTCGGTCTTCTTTGATGTGTCTGCTGACAGCATGTACGCGGTATTCGGTACGGTCGAAGTCAACGGTAGGCGCATCTATGCGAAGGTGCCGGTCAAACAATTCGACAACATACAAGACGTGGTACTGCGCTTGCGCGATGAAGTCGCCACGCAAATCGCAAACCAACTGATGGGGCAGATTCCTAACTCTGTCGGTGTAGAGGTTCATCGAATTCTGGAGCAACATAGAAAATGACTGAAATCAAAATCAATGCAAGCATAGAACGTCTCAAGCGCATCATCGACTGTGAGCCGGAGATTCGTCGCCGTCTCATCGCAAGTGAGAAAGACAACGCAGCTTGCAGTGGTGTACCCTACACGGAACCCGAAGCTCTGAGCCTCGAGTACGTCGTAGACTTCCTGCTGTCGATCGGTATCTCGCAAATCGAGTATGCCGGACTTCAGCGTCAACTGGGCAAGTAAATGGAAAAACACACTCCTGAAACCCTTCAACGTTTGATCGACATTTCGGCTAAGTTTGAAGACCTCGGCCTCATCACTCTGACTCCGAGTGAGTTCGCTCGCATTCGCGGCCAGGTCTCGGCTGATAGATTCCGAGTACCCTACGTGCTGGCTGGTGCGGCTTTCATGAACGTAATGGTCAATGATCCTGACTGGCACTCGCTCGTCGATCCGACCACGCGCCATGAGTTCCTGATGCAAGGCCACATCTGCAACTGCTTCGGCACTTCGATCTACTCGGATGCTTATTGCCTTGAGCGCCAAGTAGCGGACAATGCCCTCTTTCTGTTCTCCGAGCGCGATGGCAATCTCGTTGCTCACAAAGTAACTTTCGTCGTAGAGTAACACATGAGCAAAGGCGCCAAGAAGCAAAAGGTCGCAACCGATAACCCAAAGAAGGGAAAGACTGCAAAGGACAAACGCATTGCAGAACTAGAGGCGTTGCTCGCAGGTGGCGCAGCGCCTACTCCACCACGAAAGAAAACGTGGAACATTCTGGATATGAAGGCATTGAAACCTCTGAACGAAAATCAGAGCGCAGCCTTCGATGCTTATCGAAACGGCAAGCAAGTGATTCTTGGCGGCTCGGCTGGTGCGGGTAAGTCCACACTGGCCGCCTACTTCGCCCTACACTCAGTGCTCAATGGGGATCAGAAACAGGTCATCATTGTGCGCACTACAGTGGAAGCTCGTGGTATGGGCTTCCTACCTGGCACTGAAGAAGAAAAGCTGAGTCCGTATGAACGACCCTACAGAGAAGCTCTGGGTTTCCTGTTTGGTCGCAGCTCGACGTATGACGACATGAAGGAAGCAGGGCTCGTTGCATTTGAGTCTACCGCTTTCCTTCGCTCGGTCACGCACAACGACTCTGTCGTAATTTTTGATGAGTGTCAGAACTCAACGTTTGAAGAACTCTATACTGTAGCGACTCGACTCGGCAAAAACTCGCGGGTGATATTCATCGGCGACATTATGCAGAACGACTTGTACATGAAGAAAGAGAAGTCTGGCTTTCCTGAATTTTTGGAAATCATGGCACTGATCCCCGAGGACTTCGAGCACATCAAGTTTACTTCCGACGACGTAGTACGGTCTGGTCTGGTAAAGCGGATCATCAAGGCCGTCGAACGACATAGAGGTATTGGCAGATGACAAAGAACAAAACCCTACTCTTCCTACTCGGCTTGAGCGTGGCCGTTGCGGCCGCGACCAACTCGCCACCCGTCGTGGCACTGTATTTGCAAATCGCAATGACAGGAGCACTCTGATGTTTTGGGCACTGAGCAGTACCGCTAAAGCTATTTACCTTCTTGTGTACCTAGCCGCGTGTACGTGGCTCGGTGCCCTTTTGCTCACTCTAGTTCCGGAGTCTCCGGTTCTGAAGTGGTCGCTGAGGCTACTGGTGGGCATCATGGTCAGCGTAATCTTTGCTGTACTGATCGTAGTGGTCGGTACAGTCATGAAGCAGTAATTCGTAAATACACATCATAATAGAGGACAAGGTATGGCAGGCAATGCTTCTTAAACCACAAAAAGATTTCAGCAGAGACTTCCTGCAAATCTACAACCGAGCACTGGTGGACACCTCAGTAGTAAGCAGACGCGATCCGAAGCGCTTGTTGAACCTGCGGTGTTCTCAACTCCCGTTCTGCCCTCTAGGTTTCTTCGTTGACGTGTCCCGCAATCCAGCGCTGCAAGCCTTGGACTTTATGGGTACGTTCTACACGCGAGTGGGCACGGCAGTTCACGAAGTGATGCAAACGGTGCTGATGCAAACGTCAGCAAAGATCGTTGGCGACTGGACGTGCGGTGAGTGCGGTCAGGTGCACAAGTTCACGAATCAACCGGAGTGCTGTGGCGCTCCGATGACCTACGAAGAAATCTGTTTCGACTACAAGGGTATCCAAGGTCACTTGGATACCCTATTCCTCGTTTCAGGGACGATCAAGAAAGGTGAGTTTTGGGTCGTTGACTACAAGACCACATCTGAAAAAGCGAAGTCGAAGAAAGCGAAGAATCCAGGTGATGCGTACGTTGAGCAGATCATCACCTATGCGTATCTGTTGCGCAAGCAGTACGGCATCAAGGTCACGGGTGTCATGTTGGTATTCATTCCCCGAGACAATCCGAAGTCGCCGGTCACGTACTCACGACCGATCACCGACAAGGACTTAAAGAAGCAAGCCGCGAAGCTCAAGATTTACAAGCAAGCCCACAAGGCAGTGCTGAGCGCCGAGTCGAAGTCCGATGTACTGGGCTTGCTCGACACGTTCGGTACCTGCAGCAATCCCTTCTGCGAAGTTTGCCCTAGCAGAAACCCGCGTGAGATTTTGAAGACAGCGTACAAAGCCGCCAAGGCTAAGAAGACGCTGCCTCTGCTCGACGCAATCACTAAAGCATCCACGAAAAAGAGGACGAAGTGACTATTTATTCAGGACCCGCTCCCATCCTACTCGACTCCTGGCAACGCGCTGTTGTCGGTCGTATTCGCGCACGTACTGCACCCGATGGTTATCCGACCAATCGCGCAGTTTCGATTCGCCAGATCGTTCAGTTCGACAACTTGCTTGAGTATCAGCAGCGTCGGCAGATCAATACGTTTGTGCGTGACCTCGTACGCTATCAAGTGCTCGAGCGTCGCACGAATCCTGGTGGCCACAATGCGTTCTACTACAGCTTCACCAACAAAGGGCTGCACTGGTGCGACCGAGTGGTGACAGTGAAGAATCGGTTTACGTTTATGGAAGTCATGGACTACATGCACGACCTGTTGGGTGTTGTCAATGACGCACGCCTCCGCCAAGCCATTGACCACATGAAGCCCTGACATGAAGCTCACCAAACTCCAGATCATTGCCGCAGCGCGACTCATCAACGAAGAAACGGATAAAACGTTCCAGGAGCGCGAAGACCTGCTACACAACGTGGTACTCGAAGAAACCGAGGACGGCGGCATTACCATGAACGGAGTGGCGCTCCCGAACCATGCAAGCAACTACAAGTTCCAGCGTGAGCTCCTTCAGCTAGAACGTAAATACAGCCAAGCGGATCATGTGAACTTCATGACCGCTACGGCAGCAGCCACGACTGTATCCGAACTCGTACACAAGTATACACTGGTATCGACCAACGGCGATGTGGTGACTTCTGCCAAGACCCACCTTCAAGTCACGCCCACGGGTGTGAGCTTGATCGTGACCCTCTACTCCATGACCAAACCCGTGACTCTCAAATGACAGCATTTCATCTTGCACATCGACCCCGCACACTCGACAAGCTCATCGGCCATTCCGAAGTCGTGACTCGTCTCCAGGGTATGGTGAAGACCGGGAAAATTCCCAACGCTATCCTGTTCACCGGTCCCAGTTCCGCAGGCAAGACTACGTTGGCTCGCGCATTCGCTGCAGCGATCAACGGCGTTGACTCTGTTGACGAGCTGACCGACTACAAGGAAATGAATGGCACCGATCAGAAAACGATTGAGGACATTCGCCAAGCAGTAACGTTGTCGCGCTATGCGCCGACGAAGAAGAAGCGCGTGATCGTCATTGACGAAGCGCAGGGTATCATTAGCAATCCGCAGGCAGCAGCCGCGTTGCTCAAGCCTCTGGAAGAGCCGGCAAAGAATACCGTTTGGATTCTCTGCTCGATGGACCCGCAAAAATTTACGTCGGGTAACGGCAAGGCTCTGGCCAACCGTTGCTCGCAGTTCGTATTGCAAGCACATACGATCAATGACCTGACCAAGCAAGCCAAGCGCATCATCAAGCGCGAAAAGATGGACTACGCTGAGCCGATCATTGACACCGTGGTGCAGAACTGCAATATGGAAATGCGCACTCTGGCGAATCTGCTGGAAGGCGTACAGCAGTATTATGATGGGCTGGACAAGAAAGACCGCCCGAAGAAGATGAAAGAGTCCGATGTAGCTCAGGTTCTTTCAACCGTGGTTTCGAGTGACGAGAAGCTGGCCGTCGAAGTGATGGTTGCTCTATATGCAGGCCAATACGCAAAGGTGCAACGTGCATTACTCGACGTACAGAACGGCTTCCAGTTCGTTACGCTACTTCTTCAAGCGAACCAGTTCCTTCTCAATTCCGCAATCCTCAAAGGCGAACGGCACCCCAAGCTCGCCTGGTGGAGCGCAACAAACAAAGAGCTACAAGCCAGAACCAAAAAGATGGAGATTACACTCGGGCAGCTCGCAGCCGTAAACGAGCGCCTGGTCGAGTGCAAGTCTCAAGCCCAACAATTCCTGGTTAGCCCGGAAGACCTGCTTTCCGCAAAACTTTATCGCGCTATCAAGGATATCTTTGCTAAGTCGAAGTGACCTAGCATAAGGAGTCCCAGCAATGGACATTTATGTAATCGTTAACAAACGCAAGTCCGTGAGTACGTTGGAAGTCAGCGTACCCGCATACAACCACACGATGTATGTGCATCGAGAGTCGCTTCCCCTTTCTCGGCAAGTCGCGTCTATGCAAACCAGTCGTGGTGAACCGCAAGCGCTCACGCTGGATACTGTTGAGCGCATCCGCGACATGCAGTATCCAGATGGTCACATCATGACTCTGGAGCAGCTGCTGGCAGATGACTCGAACGACGAAGATGACTTCGAAGACCCGGTAGCCGAGGAAGCAGAAGCCGAGTGTGCTTCTGCTAATCCGCCGCTCTGGTATTGCCGAGGCTTCAAGTCAGAAGAAGAGTACGAAGAGCATCAACGCTCTCTGCAACATCGCCTGGATCGCAGTCACGCGCAAGCCTGGCTCGACCATGTAAGCCCGAAGATGGACCGGCCGATCAAGAGTGTGTACGACGTGCAAGAGGAAGTCTTTGCGTCTACTATGCAGATGGCCTTGGAGCGTCCGCTGGTTGACGTGCAGTGCATCATCCGTCCGGTCGTCACTTACGAAGTCGAAGTTCAAAAGTACACGACGACTCTGGCAGATGATTCGGCCAGCGCTGAGACTTCAACGGTCACATTCAGTGAATTGAAACTCGCGCACAAGTTCGCCCGTGAGAACTCCAACCTGGACGCGTACGGCAGAGACCACACGCTGAACGAAAGCTACAAAAAGACTCTGCTCGCAGTAGCAGCACTTAACAACATCATGAACCCGAGGACGAATGACGATGGCGAAGAAACTGCATAGACCGCGTTGGTCTGCAAGCACCGAACTGCTGCAACGTATTGAAGAATACACGAAGCCGCGCAACATGAAGCTGTCGTCGTTCCTTCGTGCTGCGGCCATTGCGTATCTGGATTCAGCAGCGTCGAAGGCCGAAGCCAATGTCAATCATGATGAAATGCGCATGGCTGAAATGGGAGTGCCGGCAGAGAAGCGCGGCCAGTCGCCGGTCTTTGTTCACATGGACGAAGCAGGCTACTATCGACATGACCAGGTAGAGTCTTCGAGCAATGACTTGATGGCACTCATGGCAGCCTCAAAGCTACCGGAAGGGTACATCGACTTGCTGGAAGTCTTCGAGACACGCAACGTTAGCGTGCCTCTGCATACGTGGCTGAAAGCAGCGGGTTTCGAAACCACTGAAGAATTCGATCCGCCGACCGACACCTGCCGTATCGTTAGCAACAACGTGCTGCAAAATATTCTGGTGACTGGTTTGAAGATTCCGCCTGAAGCTGCGCACGACCCGCTGAAGAGCGGCCTGAAGACTTATGGCGTCTACCTCAACTCCGTCAAAACGGATGAAGCATGATTCTCGGCTACTGCGGTACTCATCGCTCTGGTAAGACCACGTTGGCGAAGGCTATGGCTGATCGACTCGGCCTGCCATTCGTGGGCACTTCTGTGTCCAAGTGCTTTGCAGACCTCGGCTTGCATCCAGCTAACGTGAACAACGCCATCGACCGTCAGCGTGTTCAGGATCACATTCTGATTACGCTTGAAGATCAGTGGAACGAACATTCGGACTTCGTGACCGATCGTACTCCTCTGGACTTGATGGCGTACACGTTGACCTCCGGGCATCTGCTGGTTGACGATCAGTGGCTTGAAGACTACATGGAGTTGTGCGGCCAGTTGATGCGTAAGTTCCACGTCATCGGCTACGTGCCTCCGGGTCTTCCCATCGTGGAAGCTGAACTCAAAGCAGCATTGACCCAAGTGTCCATTCGCCAAGTCGCGTTTTTGATTCGTGGCTTACTCGACACCTACACAAACACAGAAAGCCGTTTCATCATTCCGTCTTTGAACATCTACCACTCGCTGGAAAGACGAATCAATTACTCGCTTGCATCGATTGACAGCTACCGGCAAGCAATCAACGAGAAAATCTAATGAACCTGCAATTCATGCCTGTACCCGGTATCGGTATCACTCCCGTCTCGCTCCCTCAGTCGAACCGTTCGCTGTTTGTCTACAAGGCCCGCGATCACGCAGCCTTCAGGGACTATGCGCGGGAACTGATGGAGTTCACCAATCTCAGCGAGCAGCATCGTGGTGGTGTGCAACTCATCGCGCTGAACAACGACGCGACTGACGAGGAAGTAGCACACGCTGCATTCTCGCTGCGTGGTCAAACCAACAAGCTGGTCATCATTGTGTGGCGCAACTGGAACATCTGCACGCTCGACGTTCCGGTCTGCCCGAAGGCCCAAGAGTTGCATGAGGAGCTGGTTCACACGGCACTCAACACCGTGACGACCTCTACGGGTGCAGTGCTGGTGTTGATCTAATGGCATCCGCGCTTGAAGCCAAGGCGGTAGTCGCCAAGTACTTCACCAAGAAGCGCATGTGTGCCAATGCAGAAATCGGATTGCGCAGTCGTCGTGAAGGCGCAATCCGAGCTGACATTCTTGCAATGTCGATGAGTCAGGAAATCATCGTGGTGGAAATCAAAAGCAGCGTGGCTGATTTCCGCAGCGACAAAAAGATGCACCTCTATCTCGACTACTGCAACAAGGCATACTTGGCGTGCAGTCTCGAAGTGTACAAGAAGATTAAAGCCGACATTCATCCCGGCTTCGGGGTCATGATTATCGGAGAGAAGTCAGTGCGGGTCATAAAGAATGCCAAGCGGCGGGACATGGACCCCGAGATTCGTATGGGCGTCATCATGCGCCTAGTATTCAGAAATGCAGAATACAACCGATTCAAGAAACGGAGAAAGGCACTATGAATGAACGTCTGCAAAACACGCTGGCAGTCTACAATCCCGTTGAAGAAAGCTGGTCTGACATTCCATTCGTTGATGTGCGGAAAGGCTGGCTGATTAGCGTCACTCATGCGACCGAAGGCAAGCCTGGCTACTATGCAATCACTGCCGAGGACGCGTACTACGAAACCGAGAGCGACTCCTACAACGTGCAGCATACTGGCGTCTGGTACGACAACGAAGAAGAAGCCGTCGCAGCATACAACGTGTGGCTGAACGATAACGCCTTCGTAGTTGGAGGTATGATATGCACATAGAGTTCAGCGAGAGTCCGTACAAGTCAGCTACCGAGTCGATATCGCAGCTACGCGAACGACTCAAAGCTTATCGAATTCAAACCAGCGCTGAAGCCAAGGCTCGAGTCAAGTTGATCGAGAACCTTGACCTCAACGCCTTCACCGTCTACTTGGGCCCAGTAGAAAATGCACAACATCGTAACTAACGCCGGCGCGTATGCAGTCGTGAAGCATGCCTTAAACAGCCTGCCGCACGACCTGCCGGGTCTGATTGATTTCGTAAATACCTACAGTGCACATCACAAGGTCCCGGTTGACCTGAAGCACAATGGCTTGGACGTTACCATTACCGTGGGAGGCGTCCAAGCCTCTTTGACTTTGCATCAACCCAAACCGTACTACACGGTCACGTATAAGAGCGCCGCTAACACTTGAGGCCATAATGCTTAAAGAATTCACGATCACTGTATCCAAGACGATCCAGACCAAACAGTTCGAACCGTTGACGATCACCATCAGCGAGGTCCACACTCACAAGGGCGAAGACCGCAACGAACTCAAGAAGGTTCGCATCAAGTATGCCAAGACGCTGAGTCGCCAAATCAAGAAACTGATCGAAGGCGAAGCGGAAGAGTATCGTGAGTAACCTGGTCTGCAATCACTACGACTCGCTTGAGCTAGAGGACTGCTTCCCGTACCGTAAGGTGAAGCTTGACATACACCCCGGCATCACGGCGGTGTACGGATTGAACAAAGTCAATCCCAAGTCGAAGAACTCGAACGGCGCCGGGAAGTCGTACCTCTTTGGTCAGATTTTTGAAACGCAGTTCCACGAGTCGCTCGGCGGCAAGAACGAAGACCGCATCAAGCGCGGCCAACGTACGCTGCACATGACGAACTATCGTGGTCAGAAGATCAAGATCGCTAAAGGCGGCAGCAAGATCGACGTGACCGCTGATGGCGTGTCGCAAGCCCGCACGGCTCCGCTGGCCAAGAAAGCCATTGCCAATCTGATTCCGATCACGGCAGAGGATTACGAAGCATACGTATTCATCAACTGTCGCCTTGGCCATCCCTTGGTCAGCAGTGGTGACTCGGAGCGCAAGAAATTCTTTACCAAGTTCTTTCAGATCGACCGCATCGACGAAGAAAAGAAACGCATTGGTAAGCTGCTGCGAGACCTCAAGTCCGTACGCGCAGCCTACAAAGAAGCGCAGCGGTCGTACGATGAGCTGAAGTCGTCGTTGGCCGAGAAGAAAAGCAAAGACGAGTTGCAGGAAGAGTACGACGAACTCGAGCAGAAGCTCGAACGTCTGCAACGCAAGCAGGAAGCTCGGCAGGACTATGAGCGCTACACGCTATTCCTGGAGAGCGCACAGTCGCACATCAAGCGCCTGAAGAAGAAGTGCGAGCTGACCGAAGAAGGCTTGGAGCAGTATCAAGAGTTCATGCGCAATCAAGCTCGTGACCTCAAGCGTGACCTCGAGCAGGCTCATGAGTATCAAGACTATCTGCGAGCCGCCAAGAAGTACAAAGAAGCTGTGTCGAAGATTCCGGCAGACGTGTACGAAGCATTCAAGGACGCCAAGCTAGAGAAGCTGGAACGTCAACACTCAAAGGCCACTGAGCTGTCCGATGAGATTGAGTCGAAGGCACGCAAGCTCGAACGCTTGGACTTGGAAGAACCCGAGCGGGTCAAGAATCCGAAGGTCGACCTCGGTGCGTTGCACACTGAGATTTCCAAGATCGAGCACCAGCTGAAGCACGCCATGAAGTTTGGGTCTGGCGTGTGCGAGACTTGCGGTCAGGATGTGAAGACTGCAGACCCGAAGAAGCTCAAGGCCAAACTGCTGGACTACACCGAGCAGGTAAAGAAGGCCAAGCGCTACAAGCAGTACGTTGAAGACTTGCAGCAGTATGCAGAGCAGCAGAAGTCCGCAATCAAGCTGAAGTCTGAACTCAAGACGCTGCGCCTAGAACTGAAAGACGTAATCAAGGCCGCCAACGCCTATACGCATTTCCGCAAGCTGCCGGAGAAACCCGCAAAATTTAATGGGGAAGCCGTAGACGCCAAGGACGTGCAAGACAAGCTCGACCGAGTGCAGGACGTGCTTGAGTCCATTCGATTCCTACAGCCTTCTATTGACTTGCTGGCTAAAGCTCCGAAGGAAGCCCCGGACTACTCGAAAGAAATTCGCAAGCTGACTGATCGACTCTCTACGCTCCGAGCAGACCTTGAGGTGGTGAAGACCTACCGCAAGAAACTCAAGCCGCTGAAGGAGCGCCTGGCTGAGTACAAAGAGAAGTTAGAAGCCGAAGCCGATCTAAAGATCATCTATGAAGGCTACGGCGACAAGGCAATGAAGAAAATGGTGGTCGAGCAAATCTCAGCACTGCTGATTGCTCAGATCAACAAGTACGCATATGTATTCCCTGAGAAGTACACGTTTGAAATCGTGTGGGACACCAAGCTCCGATTCCTCTGCCATCGCAAGTACGGCAAGCGCGTAGAGACTTCGGACGTGCGGAAGCTTTCAGGCGCCGAGTCGACCTTGTTCTCACTCATCCTGGTCAAAGCTCTTCTGACCTTTGTGCCTCCGCAGAAACGCGCCAACGTATTGATTCTGGATGAGCCTTCGGGTTCTATGCACGAGGAAACTCGACAGTCCACAATCGACTTCTTGAAAATCTTGAACGCGGTAATCCCGTCAATCGTACTCATCACTCCGAAGACCGAAGAGCTATATCCGAATGCTCGAGCGTACACGGTCATCAAAGAGAGTGGCAGGTCGCGATTGGTAGAGGGTCACCCATCAACCGTGAGCGCTGCATGATCCTCAAAGCATGGGGTGTCTTATCCCATTCCCCGCTAGTACTCAGTAACGCGCTTCGCAGTCTAGGCGTTTCTCATTCTGTTATCGACACCGAGCAAAAGATTCCTGTTGAGCGCCGTTACGACGGGCTGTGCGCGGTACAGCCTGCGTGGCCTGTCATCGTTGACTCGATCACCAAAGTCTCTAAGCTGTCGATCATTCCCGATGATCCAAAGATTCTGTTTGTCTTTGACTCACGTGCTGCGTTGCTGCAAACGAATCTGAAGCCTCTGGTACTCAACGACTTGATGCCTGATGTACAGCGCGCACTGCATATCAACGGGTCGCATGAATTCAAGCTGGTGAAGCGCGAGCCTTCGCTACTCGAATTCATTGACATGGCTACCAAGCCTTCGGTGTTGCGCACGCTGCAGACTGCCTGGTGCAAGATCAATCCATATGCTTACCGCAAGGAAGTGCAGGAAGCGATCATCCTCTACATCGAAGGCTCGCGTAGCTTCAAAGCTACCAAAGCTGTGCTGGAAAAGAATCTCCGCGCAGAGGCCATGCTGCCGACCTTGAAGTCCGATGAATGCGCAGCACTCATTGAGGCCGTACGTTTGTACAAGGCCGGAGCCAATCTAGATCAGATATGCGAGCACTTTAATATGGAGAGCTTCGACATAACCTACATTGTCTCCGCAAGGAAGAAGTATGCCAACTAGACTTACGCTGATTGATCCAGCGCGCACTCTATTCTTCGTAGACGTGCCCGATGGTGAATTCATCATGAACTGCAACGGTGACTTCGTTGACCCCACCAAGGTCGTGAGTGTGCGCACCGTCTCTGTTAACCGCGAACATTTGTTCACGCCGTTTGTGCGTGACGCGCTTCCAAAACTATTACAGACCGCCGAGTATTGGTGCTACGGCGTCGTAGGTCACGAGCCCGTGGCCGCTGTTGAATACCCAAACCCAACTCTTATCTACGCACCCGATCCTACGGGTGGGCAGTGCATCTGCGGCGTAACCTGCCTGGGTGATAACCTGTCCTTCGTACGAATCATTCAAAAGGAAACATCATGACCTCTAGCACTATGACCATCGGTCAGAAATTCAAAGAGCCGGTCAAGCAAACCATCATTCCGATCATGGAGTATGCTGGTAGCACTGGCATCCTGCATGGCTTCTTTCCGATTGCCGAAACCACGTTTGAAGGAACCGAAACCACGTTCGAGGTTGAGCCTGGCGCTTCGGTTCCGCTGATGGCAATTCGTCAACCGGACATTGAAGAGTCGCCCAATGGCTACGGTGCTCCCGAGCTGATGGTCGCGTTCTACAACTACGAGCAGTCGCGAGAAGAACCCTGGCGTGGTTATGCCAACTGGGTCACGCTGGATCGTATGGGCTACGTCTCGCGTTGGGTCGCACCTGCCGGCGGTATCTCGTACCGAAACATTTTCTTCCCTGGTTACCTGGTGGCTTCCATGCGCGAAGCAATGAATCGCTACAACTTCACGAACCCTGGCCCGGCTCCGACGCCGCCCGATGGCGAAGATGGTGCGCTGCAATGGATCAACACCGTTGCTCTGAGCCCCACCAATGGTGAGTGCGCCTTCTTCGACTTCAACTGGGTGCAGCTGTTCAAGTCGACTCCGATCCCTGGCATTGTTCCCGGTTCGGTTGTTCCGACCAACATCCGCATCAACAGCAATCCGGCCGGTGGCGAGTTCAAGGCCGTCGTGGTTCAGTCTGCGCAGTCTGTTGCTCCTGGTGGCGGCATCGTGTTTGACACCATCCGCGTCATCAAGCTTGCTCACGACGTGGAGCCCGGCGACTATCTGTTCACCTTCACCATCTTCGCCAACGTGTTTGCCTCGGGCAGCCTGACGAATGCAGTGCAAGTGACCAAGGATGTTACCCTGACTCTGACGGTCAAGTCACCCGCAGGCAATTCGTAAATAACATACGTACCCTTCCCGTTTAAGGATTCACATAATCATGCAAGCAAAGATTGAATCGGCTTCGATTCAGGATGCGCTCAAGACGGTTCTCCGTCTAGCGGCCCCGGCTTCCGAGATCGGA